CCACATCCGCGTTGAACACCACCGGAAGATAGACGGTGTCGATGTCCGCTTTGCTGGAGAACAGGGTGGTGCTTACACGATTTTGGTTGTATACATTGGAGTAATACGGGGTGACTGTGAGATGGGGGAGGGGGTCTGGGGTCGCTCCGAGAAGCGCGTTACTGCTCCACAAAGCGGCGAGTTGGGTAGCGTCCAACGCGGACTGGAAGATGTTCACACCGTAGAGTTTCATGGGGATACGACCAATAGCACCCGTATGCTGATTAGTATACCTTTCAGCAGTATTAATATAGAATTCACCAGATGAACCAAATGTAACTGTTGAACTCTCAAATGGGGTTGGATTTTCGTTATGATGAATCTTCATCGTTGTTCCATCCCAAACCCATGTATGTCTTTCAACAACATTTTGTGTAGTTAGAATTTGTGTTGTCGCTTCACCACTATCTCCGTATATGAACTGTCCACTGCTGCCCTTATAGTATAATTTACCATTTGAACCTGCTGAACCGTTATGTGCAGAGTAAACATGATCAGTACCGTCGGTACCACTCATGGTGTAATCAATCACTTTATACACAATATCAAATGTGAAAGCATCACTGTTAAGCAATGTGTGATCCAACACAATGTATGTGTTATCTGTCGCGGTGTTCACGCCGTCAAATTCGATGTATTTACCGTTTTCATCCTCTCCTGTTGTTAATCCACCGTTAATGTTGTTCACAACGGTCGCGTGGTTGCCTAGAGAGCTGGTGTCGGACAGCTTATCACCCGCCACCGAGGACATGTCCAGGGCCATCACCAAGCTCTGGTTCTCCACCAGTTCGGTGTCCACATTCACCGCTTTGAACGAGCTATCCTCCACAATCTTGGATTCGTTCAACAGCCCACCGGATACGCTCACATACAGGTAGGCGTTGTTCACCGTGGTTAAAGGGTGGGACTTCATGGTGGACTTGTCGTATACCTTGTCTACCGTAAAGGTTATGGTTTGCTCCACACCGGCGGTGCCTGTGATAACACCCGACACTTCGGTGTTCACCTGATTGAGTTTGGACAGATCGTTGATGTCGTTGGTGTCCATCTGGTCCGCGAACAGGACGGCGTTGTATGTTTTTTGTGTGTCGGTGGTGATCTTGAGCTCAGCGTTACCGATTCCGTCCGTAACACTGAACACCACCTGGAATTCGGTGTAACCGGGTTGGTAGAAGTTGAGTTGGGCGTTGTCACCGCTCTTATTAATCCACCATTCGAAACCGTTGTTGACGCTAGTCAATGGGTACATTTTGCCATTTTCTAATTCTTGAAGGTTCACCCACATCCCTAATGTTATTTGATTGGGATCGGCAACATGCTTCAATAATTTACCCGTGTCGATGTAAGAGCTCGTGTCGTTCAAAATCACACTGGAACCACCGATGTCTGCGTTGTAACTGGTGTTTTGGTAAGTAATGTTTTTTCCTACAGCTTGGGCGTATCCCACAGAATCTTTCGTGTTTTGTTCGAAAGTCAAATGATGCTTCAATGATTTGGTAACTTCCTTATCGGAAATGCTTTTGTTAAAGGACAAGTCGTTGGTTGCTGTATCGCCAATCTTCAAATCGGGCATACCGTCGCTGTTAATCCCTAATGAAAAGACCCCTTCCTTTTCCACGAAGGTGGTGTTGTACTCGGTGGGTTTCACCCACGCACCGATAGACATATAATTTGTGTTGACACCTTGGTTGGATGCGGAGATGGTGTACGAACCGTCGAAAGCAACGGAGGTGTTTCCTTTCAACGGTTGTGATCCTCTAACGATGTTTGCGGAGGAAACCGCTGTGTTCTCGAAAGTGCTGCTGTCTACAAAGCTGTCCACTATTTCGTTGAACTGTTCGAATGTCCAGTGTCCCACCAATTGATTCTTCAAGAACAGATCGGTATTGTTCGAATTCGACAAATATGTCAACTCGTTTGTGTTCAATTCGCGATTGTATATTTTGATATCGTCAATTGCGCCAGTAAGAAACTTATCGCCATCATAAGAATCCTTACCAATCAAAAAATTATCAGATGATTTCGATAAATCAATAAAGACATCATTGGCACTCCCTACCAATTGGTTGTTCACAAACAAGTTTACATTCGATGTAAACCTGCTATATGTAAAACTTATGTGGTGCCACTCACCAGAAGTTAAGTTAGCATTCGACGAAGAAATGGACATTTTTTATAATATCCATAGAATAAAAATTAAATATTTATTTTAATCCATTTACGATGTTTAAATAATTGTAATTGTGAAGGTTTTATCATCTATTTTGTTCATATGTCCTACTAATTTCAGGGTGCTCGTGGTCACATACAGAGTGTAATCGAACAATTCGTTGGTGTCGCGCACATAGATAAAGCTCTTGTTCAGACTTTTAATCGTTATTTTGATGGCTTTTTTCTTAATCTCGATGGTTGCGTTTTTGTTGTAATTGTCCAATGTGTCTTTCGACATATCCAAAGTGTACGCCTTGTTGTTCCCTAATAAGTCCACAGGGAATGTGAAGCATCCCACCTCCGGATTGTTCAGTGTACAATCCACAGACACCTTCTTCATACATTCCAAAAACTCGCTGATTATTCTGTGTTTATTGTTTGCAATGGTGTATATGAACTCGTCCGTGGTCAAGTTTCTATCGTACACCGATACAATCATTTTGTTCTCCTTCTTCTTCAGTTGTTCGGGGGTCATTTTCATCGTGTAGGAGTACACCGTAAAGTTTCTTTCCTTCTCGGGCAACGCGATATGGGAGCATGTTCGGTTCGCCCGACCAATCACCTGGTCTATACGATTCTTGTTCCAATACGGTTCGGTGATGTGTACCTGTCGCACATTTTTCAACGAAATACCCTCGGCACCGGATTGTGTGATGAACAAAATCTTCAATATTTCTCCCCTTAAGTTGGATTTGCCTAATTTGTTTCTTATGGCAGTGGGCAATCGATCAAATTCGTTGTTAAAGATGCCTAATACTATGTTGTTGTATTGGGTTTTCTTTTCATCTGTTAGATTCAAATCAGATTTGAACTTAATATAGCCCGTTTTTTTAGGATCGTAATCAATATCCCACATATCGTTCTTGTATATAATTTTGAATTCACCGTATTCGATATTCGATTCACTCTTTTTTACTTGATTCAAACATCTTGACAACAGTTCGATACCCTCCACACTACTGAACTGAGAATATATAAGCACGGTGCCTTCTGAGTGATTGATGTTTTCGATCATTTTCTTAAACTTCGGCGAATACATATGCAGATCCTTCTTCAAATTGTCGTTTGTTAACTTGCTCAACGCTTTCGCTATTTGTTTGTTGTATTCCTCCTTTTTCTCGTTAGATTTCATATTTTTGATGTCCTTCGGTTTGGGACGGTCTATGTTCTCCGGAAAAACAAAATTGCAAATGTTCCTAGAGTAAGTCTTATACACAGACACCTGGTTGCCGAACAGGCTGGTGCTCTGTTTCTTTTCCAGTTTCTTCTCCATTTTTCTAGCGTCCACATACTTGTCGTATTGATAATCGGACATGAATAAATCCTCCGGAACGGTGTTCATGGTAGGATACAATCGAGGATCGTTGTTCACGAAATGAGACACCGTCCCCATTATTCTGCGCATGAACAGCTCCTTGTTCATCATGGTGTGATCGATTTCGTCCACAAAGTATTTACCAAACTCATTCGGGTCCGTCGGGAGGGCGTTGTGTTTTGTAACAAGTTTTTGTATAAAGTTTATTTTCTTCTCCTCAAAAGTTCGAATGATTTTCTGAATAATCTCTTCATCTGACAGAGTGTTCAGTTCATTAAAAGATACTTTATTGTTCAACTTTTTGAACAAGTTTGGCACCAAAGACAGATGGATCTTGGAGACCTTGTTCTGGATTTCAATCTGATAGGTGTCTATTTCAGGAATGGTATTCAAAATGTTTATCAACACCTTTTCGTTGTTTTCCTTAAAATGCAATGAATACATGTGTTCGTAACCTTTTAACAAATTAATTGTGTGCGCTATCTCGTTGGGGGTGTTTATAATGGGTGTTCCTGATAGAAGGATCAGCTTAATGTTCTTACTCTTCATCAGGAGTGCATACAGAGCGGATGTAATTTTTGATTTGTTGGACACCCCAGATATAAAATTATGCACCTCATCAATGATAATCACTTTGTTATCGAAATAACCGGTATTCACATATTTTTCCTTGATGGTTTGGGCGGTCACACCGTTGTAGTTGACGAAGGTGTAATTGTTGGAAATGATGTCACTTATTTGCAACTCCAAACTTTTGATTTCATCCTCCGATAGTTGGTCGTAATTGGAGCTTTTTTGTTCCTCGTCAATCACCCACACCCCCTTATTCGCTCTTAAGGTTTTTTCACTAACATAATCCACTTGGAGTTTTTTCACAAACTTCCAATGATGACTTTTCTTGTCGTAATATTTGTTACCACACTTAATGATCTCATTAATATAGTTCGATCTCAAAGAGGCAGGTAACATAATGACCACCTTCTTGTAATTCATTAGCATCTCCGCAGCGGCTATACTCGAACACGATTTACCCACACCCAATCCGTGATACACCAACAACCCCCTGTAGGGAGACTTGTACTGCAAATAGTCTCGAATGAATCGCTGATGAGGGAACAGACTCATTCTTTCCATTTTCATTTCACAAGACACTTCGTCGTTGTTAGTGCTGTTTTTCTTGTAATTAACGAAAGTGCCCGTTATCCAACTGGGGAACTGGGTTTGATTGGTCAACGCCCAACTCTCGGGGGACACGTTGTGTACCTGTTTGGTATGTTTAAAATCATAATTAGGTTTTGCTGCTGTAGTGGTGTTCGTGTTAGCGTTTGGTTTGGAAGAATTGGTATTTGTGTTCGAGTCTGTATTTGTATTGGGAGTTTTGGGTTTTGGTTTCGCTTTGTCTTCTTTTATCTGTGTTTTCTTCGATTTTAAATCGATGTAACAACAATCATCGTCGTATTTATTTTTCTTTTGGATATACCCATCGGGACATGGTGGTAAAGGATTCTTAGGGTTTGTTCTGCATTTGCGTTCTTTACTCTTTTCCTTAACCATTATGCTGCTTCTTTATACATATCATATAAAATATTAACATTGGGGAGAAGCATTTTGTAATTGAAGACTTCCGCATAACCGTGACAATGGTACACAGTTTTGTCTTCGTTCCCTATACATATTTTGGAAATGCAATTAAAAAAGCACGCCTCGTCCGAGTAGCTTGACATCAAAGTACCGATGATGTATTTACATCTGGATAGATAGATCAGATTCGCCATGGCATGAATGACACCGGTTGAGGTGTTTCGACTGGTGTCTAAGTTGTCCATTGTATATATGTTTTCTTTGGGTATTATTTCCTTGATTTGTTTAATTGCCTTGTCTGTATTGGAGGATATCAAAAATCTGGTGTTTGCATTTTTTGCATATATCTGTTTTATTAATTCCACGAACGACTCAATGGGTGATATTTTTGAGAAATCACGATTGTCCAACGCATCGTATTTCGGCAAATAATCTCTAAAGTGTATACCAACACACTCCGACATATCAAAGTCGTAATTGTCAATCGTTCGATTCACTTTGTTACTGAATATCAACGATTGATAAAACTGTTGTTTTTGTTTCAAAAAGGAAACAACCGGAATTTCAGGGTGTTTGAATTCGTGTCCGCCTTTAATAACGATATTATCGAATTCATGAAGTTTATGCATAATGGAGTTTGTGTGGGTTTGGGGGGAGTAGAAATATTTTGTATCGAGAATAGAATTAAAATCTGTAGTTTCGAAATGGTTCGAAAAGATGTCCTCCAATTCGCAAAAACAGCACTCCTCCTTCTCCCATACGATAAAAAATTTACTTTTCAAATGATTGGCCAGGATGTGCGCGGAAGCCATCGCTCTCAATCGGTTACATAGACCTTCAGTAGGTATCAAAATGATATTCGGATTCTTCATATTTAATTATCAAAAATATCTTCTTTATTGTTTTCCAAACTAATGTTAGGGTATTCGTTTTCCATGCCATTGTCTGGTTCTTTATTGTTGAATTCTTCAATCAATATGGCATGCATGGATTTGAAATAAGACACATCTTTATCCCCTATGTTTTTTACAAAGGTGTACGATTGTTTCAAGTTGTCCATTTTTCTTTGTTCAGCCTCTAAGACTCTGGTCTTTAATTTATCGAAAGTAGTTTTATTGAATTTGCGTTTGTTAAAAAATGTGGATGGTTGTTGAATACTATTTAACAAAATTAAATTCATATTTTATTAATGGAAATAAATAATTTGAAACAATATTCGAATACGATTCGTTTTGTCGGTAGAGTCGCCAAGGAGATTATTTTATCCAAAAACAAAGTTGTATCTGCAAAGAACATTAAAAATGACATCGTTAAAATGGGCCCGGTGTATGTAAAGATCGGACAAATAGTGTCTACACGCACAGATTTATTTCCTGATTACATTACGGATGTGTTTTCAGATCTACAGAATGAGGTTGAGTATATGGAATACGAAGATGTGGAACAAATCTTTCACTCGCAATTTAATCAACCAATAGACGCTTGTTTCGATGATTTTTCAAAACATCCAATAGCGTCTGCCTCTATAGGACAGGTACACCTTGCTACTTTGAAAGAGAACACTACGCAAGTTGCCATAAAGGTGTTGCGTAAGGAAATCGACAAGACTTTCAAAGAGGAATTATCTGTAATTATCAATATGTTCAATGCTTACAACAGTGTGGTGAAGTTGAACAAGAATGCCACGGATATTTTGGCTATATTGAAAGAGCTCTACAACAACATAGAATACGAGACCGATTTTGAAAAAGAATTGGAAAATATGATGATATTCAAAAAGATTTTGGATGATAACACAAGTATTGTTGTCCCTAGAGTGTACAAGCCGTTGAGTTCTAAAAAGATTTTAACCATGGAGTATGTTCCTTCTGTTAAGATAACCGATTTGAAATCTAATCAGAACGAGGTATTGGCGACCGAACTGATGAAAAGTTTTGTGCTGATGGTTTTGAACGACGGGTATATACATTGCGATCCGCATCCGGGAAATATTGGGATTAACAGTGACGGAAAGATCGTGTTGTACGATTTTGGAATGGTGAAGATGTTTGATCTCAACATAAAGGAGTACTTTCGAAAGATATTTTTTGCGCTGATGAATCAATCGAGTACGGAACTGATAGAATTTATGTTGAGCAATGGTATTTTGATTGCCAAAGAGTCTAACGGAACGAATATCTCCACATTAACCGGTTACGAGACCATTCTCTTGGAAAGACTGTTGAATTATATGTACAATTATTTAAATAACTTGGATATCAAGATTCTTATAAAATCAATCAATGAGGATAAATACATCGATGTGAATGATATACCTTTCGAGTTCGATACGCAGTTGGTGTATTTGTTTAAAAGCTTCAGCACCTTGGAAGGAGTGTGTAAAGAAATATACAGCGATTTCAACTACATCGACTTCATGTCAGAAGTAATTATAGATTTTTTAGATATGAATATGCTAATGGATAAAATGGTTTATGATATTCAATCAACCACTTTACAACAAAAAAAAGAAAATAGTGTTTCAAATCAAAATTACACCAAAATGTCAATTGAGAAACTGAACAAACAATTGGAGAGTCAAAACAAGAACCTCATCCTTTTTTTGATTTTATCCATTTTGTTTGACTTTCTTTCCTTTCGGGGATAAAGCATTTATATAATGAATGTATTCGTTGTATGTGCAATTGAAACCGGGTAATGTGCTTACTTTTTCTCTACATAAGGGGCATGTGTTCGTTTTGACCAACCATTGCCATATACACTTCTGATGAAACGAGTGATTGTATTTACAAGTCAATGTTTTCATTTGCGATTCCTTGATTTTGTAAAAGCAAATGGAACATTGTTCATTCATTTTAATTGGTTTGCCTTTTTGTCTTTTAAATTGATTTTTCGTTTTGTATTTTCGCCTTTTAAATCGACTTTTCGTTCTGCCTTCAAACGGATATTTCTGTAATAGTTCCAGTTCATCGTGCAGTAGAAGATGGTAAAACAAATGATACCGTGTGAGAGGATTTCGTATGAAAAAGTGTTGCTGTTGCTGACTTTGAATGGTTTTCTTTTAAGAACATTCATATTGCTTCTGGGTTTAAACATAGCTGCATTTTTTGATTTTGAAGATATTGAAAGTGTATTTGTGTTATTTAACTGTACTGAAAGCATGTGTATTATAATTATTTACATTTGTATAAATATTTAAATATGTTTTTTGGTTCAACTTTTCATGATGAAAAACATTAGAAAGATTCGAACCGTTTGTGTGAGTATCTTATTATTTCTTTTTAATTCTTGTATTTCCTGTTTGTTTACATCGTTATACTTGTGCAAAAGTTTGATGGTTTCTTGATTGGTTGCGATACTCGTGTTGATAAGAGAAATAGCTTCCTCTAACATATAGTGTTCCGAAGTTTGTTGTTCAATAGTACAAATCGTTTTTGGAGGCTTTTGTTTTTTAAAAAACTTAATCATTTTATACATTCTATTTTTTTATTTAAATTTGTAATTGATGATATACTCAATGAGACAAGACATCGAGAACATATACAGTGTGCTTCCTTTTGGAAGTGACATCAAATACACTATTTACAATCAAATGTGGAAACATATGTTTACCATTCCTCCTGAGTTAAAAAAAGATTTGTTGACTTATTTTTTGCTAAAAACCGTAATCAATACATATCAGGCGGAGTTAGAAACTGATTATATGGACGAAAACAATTTCTTATATCATCTGTATAATGATTTGATACACGAACACCATAGAAACATAATGAATCAACATCGCGACAGTGATACATTGTTTTACAACTATTACTTTGAGATTATGATACGCGACACAATACAAATACACACGATTCAAAGAATGCAAGATTCGTTTCTGATGAAACGAATCTATTACTTCTGGCGGTTGTTGAATGTAGATCAACGATTACACTTCATAAAATTCATGAAATTGAAATTCAATTAATTTGTGTAAATTAAATAATTATATAAATCTTTTTTTTATTATTATTGTTTTATTCATAGCTTAGGCATTTTTTAAAAACTATATTCAAATATTTTAAAAAACCTACTTTTTCCTATTACTCAATTAGAATTTGTTGAGCGGGTTAACTAAATATAAATTTTGAAATGTTATATACCGTTTATGGTAATATGTATAAACCCTTAAAAACATTGAGTGTGTTGAAATTACTATGTATATTATGTTTTTGTTACCATATTATGGTATTAAGATTTTAAAGACTATATATATTTTTAAGTTTTCAATTTATAATTCATTACGATAAAATTTGAAATTTGAATTTTGTATTACTATTTTTGATATTTAAATAAATAAAATGAATAAAACGATTAATATAAAAAAAAAGATTTTTTTGCACAAATATAGCATGTTGACCTTTACAAATATAGCATGTTGCACAAATATAGCATGTTGACTTTTGGAAAGTCAAAAAATGAACAGTATTACAATCAACATTTTACTTTAAATGTTGTTTACAATCAATATCAGAGAATATTACAATGATCGATCAACTTGTAATATATAACCGAGTGTGTTGATTGAGTCATATTGTACACTATAATGATTACTGTTTATGGTGTGCATGTTAAAATTAAATATGAATTCATTGACCAAAAATATAGTATTTCATTACCATAGAATTTAAAAACAAAAGTATAATACCATTTTAGATAATAACTTTTATTAAATGAATCTCATTTTTTCTCATCAAAAGGAGCACTTTTTGCACAAATATGGCATGTTTTTGCACAAATATGGCATGTTTTTGCACAAATGTGGCATGATTGCTCCATTTTTATTTAAAATGTTAAACATGATGTCATTAAAGGATGTATGAATGCGGGTATTGTGGATATACATCAGATAGGTATAGAAATCTTTTAAGACATAAAAATAGAAAGAACTCGTGTAATAAGACTGTTAATAATAGTAATGAGAATATAAACAGAAACATAAGTAACACAGAATCACAAAATGACAACGATAGGAAATGTCCTAAATGTAAAATTATGTTAAGTTCAGCATTTTCGTTAAAACGCCATTTGCTTACTTGTTATGGTGTCGATTATAAAACATGTCCCACATGTTTCAAAGTTTTTTCTTCTGTTTCAGGTAAAAATAATCACATACGCAATGTTAAATGCACCCCCCCACCACCGACTGAACAAATTATATCAACCATTAATAACATAACAAATAATAATATTACCAACAACACAACTAATAATATAACGAACAACATACAAATCAATGTGTTTGGTAAAGAGGATTTTGACTATTTGTTAAAAGATACAAAGATTATTCTAAAACTGAAATCCTTCGGTAAGGGGGGAGTGTATGCGTTTGCAAAGATATTGGACGATGTTCATTTTAATAAAGACAAACCGGAAAACACAACATTGATAAAACCGGATGAATTTGGAAACGGTGTAATGATTATGAACGAATACAAAGAATGGGAATACAGGGATTTTGAGGATGTGAGAGATGACTTGTTACAAAATATCGTTAAGTACTTTAGAGCGTATAACGAAGTGAAGAAAAAACAAGACATTAAACTGGTTGAGAAGAAGGAAAAGGAGATTATTAAGAACTGTGCCTACGAGTTGATCGCCTTGGAAGGATCGATTCCTGTAGATCTTTTCGATGAATTAGATATGAACGACGACGATATTGAAGAGGACGAGGAAGAAATTAGAAAAAAGTTACGAAAGTTTGATAAATCCACAATGAAAAACATACATCACAGAACTTTCTTAAATTTCAAAAAGGAGAATGGTAGTTATGTTAGAAAATAAGTTTTTGTTCCTTAGATTTATTAATAGTAATAGAGTGACAACAGACAAATACCCCTTTCGTTCAAAAATGTGATGTATCGTGTTCTCATAATTGTTTACACAATATATTTAAAAGAGCTTGTTACCATCTTTGTCAAAGAATCTGTTTTTCCGGAAGAGACTAACCAAAAAAAGTAAAAAGATTCGGTTGACGGTAAGATAGTGAATATGTTCGTTGCGTTTGATGTTGTTGATTTTGCTAACCAAATAGTGTGCGATATGGTCGGTGCTTTCACAAAATATATTGAACACATTTTTGCTGTTGACATCAGCGTTATGTATCAGAAGTTCTGTGACGACCATACCGGGTGATATGGTGCAAAAGTTGATGTTGGAGTCCGAATATTCTTTTGAGATTGAACGCGTGAACTGAGTGATGGCGCATTTGGTGGATCCGTAAACACTGTAATCGGGAGTAGGGAAGCCGTTGGAACCCGCCCCTTCAAAATTAATAATAATGCCGTTGTTCTGCAAAAGCATTTGGGGGATAACTAAACGACAACAAAAAATAGTACCTAGGATATTCGTGTTTACAATTGAAGAAATTTCTTCATTATTAAGATCAATCAATTTATTTCGGTAACTGACTCCAGCATTGTTAATCCAAATGTCAATATGATTATCGAACAAGTTTAATGATTTATTCAACAGCGTGTTACAATCATCAAATGATGAAATATCAGCAATGACAGGATAACATTTACCGTCAATGGTGCTGTCCTTTTTGAATTCTCTATATGTGCTGAGTACATTTTTCGGATTACTAGATGTGATGACGACAGCATGCCCTTGTGCTAACAGTTTTCTTGCGATTTCCTTGCCTATACCTCTGGTGGAGCCTGTAATCACGATATTCTTTGGGCAAACACTCATATTTATAAGATTAAGATTTTTAAAAAGTATTTAAAAATTGTTTACATCTAGTAATATAGAATACAACTTCTCATGTTCCAATAGCTCAGTTGGTTAGAGCGTCGTGCTTATAATCGAAAGATTATGCTTGAGTTGAGTCAAATCAACATCAGCACGATTCATTAGTCACGCGAAGGTCACGGGTTCAAGCCCCGTTTGGAACATTACTTTTTGCTTTTATTATAAAACCAACGATTTTATAATACTTAGAACCTGTTAATATCAAGCGGTTTGTCGTGTTCATTGTAGACACCAATACGAGCCATGAGATCAGCGTTACTGTTACCCACATCACCTGTATGTGCTTTTACTTTAAAGATGTTTGTTTTGGTTTTTCTGAGTTGAATGTTTTTTAAGATAAGGAACACGATGTCCTCGTATTTTTTATTTCTAACTTTCTTTTCATTGTATCCTTCGCTGATGAGTTTCATCGATGTGAAACTATCGGTATAAATGACGATCTCTTTATTTGGATCTGATCGGATAATGGCCATGTATATAGCGAACAGTTCACAGTAGTTAATGTCGTTGTTGTATTCGTACAACAAGCGTTGGGATATATTCTTATCGTTTTGACATCCGAACCAAACTCCAATCCCGGATTGCAGTTCGGTTCCCACCATACGAATGGAGGCGTCTGTATAAATGATTTCTTGATCGGATGGGTCGATTTGATGATTGATGATTTCTTTTCTTTTTCGAATGGGTAGAATATCTTTGTTCAGTTTGATATGGAGATTGTTTACAAGGTTTCTGTTGATGACATGTTCCAATTTGAGAAAATTACACATATTTATGGGTGATGTTTCGTAAGCGAATTCGTTATAGAATACACAAATCGCGATTGGATATGTGTTTAATATACCATTATATTCAACATCGTACCAATGATCGCTTGGTCGTAACTGGATTGATTTGGATGGGATGATACATAAGATGTGTTTGTTGTCAATAAACGCGTTGATGTTAAAATTGGGAAGTATAGGCACACAGAACACATTTTTAACAGGCGATGTATTTGTTAAGTTGAATTTCGTAAGGAACTTTTTCTTAATGTTCGCAGACGAGTAGATCGTGTTGATGAACGAAGATTGCTGATTGGTTTTTTCAATAGCACCGAACATGCAGTCGTTTTTTGAGATATAGTTGCGCGAGTTGTTCATGGGAATGTTAAAAGGGGTAAAATGCTCTAGATTTTTCAAGTTTAATATATCACAGGTGTCGTTAACCAGATCATAAGGCATGGAGGTATGTTTCAGCAAATCGTTTTTTTTGTTTTTGTAAGAGTAACGCTCGATACAATTATATAAATCGTTATACCACAGATTACTCAAACCGTCGTTTTCTGTTGAATCCGGATCGTCCGTTATGTCATAGAACTGACGGAACTCGTTCTTCAGATAATTGTAGCGTTTCGTTTTGATGTTACCGACGAACATGTCTTTTTTGTCATATATCATATGGTTGCCTTTGAAAGATTGGAAAGTCCCGCCCTTTTTGTTACAGGGAACGCTTTTGTTAATGTGTACATTGTTTTCAAAATTAATAAATAGTTTGTCGTTGGGATGAACTATACGAGAAAAATAATTGTTAATCATTTTTTTTAAATATATTCAAATTGCTTTTTTATCAAATTTTATCTTGAACCATCATTAAAGAGTCCGGTTTGTACATTTCGACTGTCATGGAGATGCTGTTTTGTAACGACATGTTCAACACCGAACCGTTTTCGTAAGTATCGCTAGAGGATTGAAAGAAATCGTTGTCTATGAGAAATTGATTGAATTCGGATAGTGTGTTCATCAGGTTTTCTTCTACGATAAACTTGCCGATATTCTCGTCAAACTCACCCGGACCGTTGATAAAAAAGCTGTTGTAATAACCGTTATCGTTCGGATCACCATTGCTGTGAATGATATGCCCCTCGTGTTTGTTAATGAACGCGTTGAACTTGTCCATGTTCTCTTTCACGATACTGTTGTTTATTTGATACATGTTAAAGTTCTTTATTTTAACATAGTCTCCTTTGCAGAAGGCGTTCTTATCGAAGTATGTTTTAGTGATAATCTTTAGGTAGTAGTTTTGGTAAGCGGTGATGTGTAAGATGTTTTGACCGTCCGCTCCGTAGTTCAACAACTCTCCGTTCGGTTTGGTCAAACTCAGGTTTAAGGTGGGTAACGTAGACAATGGATTTGGGTAGAAGTACTTCGTTTCCTGTTGTACCGGTTTCAGAATGATGTATCCTCTGCCGTTGGGGGTTTGAACATAGTTGTCATATTGCAATTGACAAAAGGTCTTTCTAATAGAATCGTCGGTTCCGTCATATACATCCTGGAATTCGTCGATGTTGCACAGTATGTAAGGAAAGTTGAAATTGAAATTATAGGACGAGTTTTCGTTCGACACATAAGTATTAAGTATATCGGACGGAATGGTTACATTTGTTATTTTGATACTGTATATGTCTTTGAATGTGCCTATCATACTGGCGTCTTGATCGACTACGATTTCGACCTCTTCGAATCCCAGCTCAATCATTTTATTGTCTTGATCCAAGTTGGTGGTCAATGGTAAATTAATATCATACGAATTATAAAACACACCGTTCTTGTCGACCCAACCAAAATCGTTCTTTATACCCGCGCTTTTCTCTGTTTTGGTGTGAGGCACCGTGGGGTTGTTTTCGTAGTAAGGGATTTTTAAAAATTCGTTTTTGCTATACGAAAACCGAATTTTGTATTTGTATCTGTATTTGTCCACCATCCAATTGCGGTCATAGCTGTTAATTAATATATAGCGTTTCTCCAAACGAGATTCGTGGTGAGGCTCTTTCGAAATAATCGTGGACATCGCTATGTTTTGGTATGATGACGGAATAATGTTTTGTTCCTCGTGTTTCTGATTATTTATTTCGTTGTTCTGCTTGAAGAAAGCGGTCGGGTCTATATCTTCTGGGTTCTTATTTATTATACTGGATATGTCTTTGTTTCTGTTCTCCACAAAGTTGTTTTCGTTGTTTTCTCTTGGAAACAATTTGGCTATTTTAACGGTCAAGGACTCCCTTTCGTTTTCTAATATATCTAGATTATTTTTGAATTCGTTCTCGTCAAAACACTGATCCATTATTGTTTGATTCAGATCACCTAATTTTTTAATCTCTTTAACTTCTGTTTCTTTTTTGCTGTTTTCGAGTTGATTCATCCTATCGAAAACATCTTTGTTTCCTAATGATTTCGTGTGTTCTGTGCTTATATCAGTGTAGACAACATTTCTATCGGCATGTAATTCGTTGTTTCTATTGTTAACAATGTTCAAACTTAGATTTGTTTTGATAATCTCTTTAACAATTTTCAGGGTCAATTTGTTTTTTGAAATTAGATCTATTAGCTTGTTTTTAGGGTCGTTCTCCACCTTTTTCATGATGGTAAGAAATATGTTCTTGACATTTATATCGCTCTTTGAAAGTGAATAGTTGAATTTATCTTGAATTACATTCTCCATTATTGCAATGAGTTTTTTCATGTTATCCACACACAAAAAAGCATTAGACATAGTTTTATAATTAATTAAATTTATATTTTATTTTAAATAAAATATGGAGGAACAATTGTATGATGAAAATGCTATTATTGTCCCGCCCAAAATAAATACCAAAGATATCCCAATCAGAAAGTACAAATACATCATCGATAGTAGAGATAGAAACAAAAATGTATATCCTGATCCAGCAAAATACATAATTAAGTTGGACGAATGTATTACCGATGTGGTCAATACCGAACTTATTCTTACCGATTTTAAGTTCAACGATTATAATGTAACCAAGTACAGTAATGTGCTACATACCGATACCCAAGACTACACGATTCCTCTAGGCACCTACGACGGTATATCTATCGCAGCGGTTCTGACTTCGTTGATACCATCTTTGACAGTCACTTTCGATACTATTTCGAGTAAATTATCCTTTGTGTCTACTGTAAACATGGAGTTTAGGTTTAAGAATAATGAACAAGCACGATACGATTTTGATAATTCTGTGTATAATTATCCTATGAACAGTGTTGGAAAGATGTTGGGTTTTGCTATTGACAACTACGCATTGACAGCAGATAATGCTTTGGAAGCGCCGTATATGATGGACTTGGAAACAGAGAATTATATAATTATGTACATGCAACAGGCGAAGGTGTATCAAAGCAGAAACAACAAAGCACATAACGCCTTTGCGATTATTAATAAAATGGAGAGCACTTCGAATGGGTTGGTTATGTTTAACAATATTGTCACGAAGTCTTTCAATCCGGCAATAGCCAGTCTGACAAATTTAAGCTTCAAATTTTGTGATTACGATGGCAATCTCTACGATTTTCAGAACAGAGACCATCGTTTTGAAATCGTATTCACCTGTTTCAAACAAACTCGTTGTTACAACGAAATATTCAAATGAATTTAAATATATTTTATTAAAATTATAATTAGATGTCCTGTAGTCTTGTTACATGTTTGTACACAAATGTTCAACCATGGAAAAGATATAAATGGGTAAATAGAGCAAAATCGTTTATACCATGTTTGAAAACCCCGAAACAAAGCACACATTTTGCTTTCAAATCATTACATCCTAAAAAAAGTGGATATCGAACCTACATTTGTAGAAATAGAATGGATTCGCTTGTTATTCGTGAATCCAATGCGGATACGGAGAATGTGTTGTTTAAGATGATTCCATTAGGGTTTATGTTTTTTTGTATTATATTCAATTATTCAATTTTGAGAGATACGAAAGATGTGTTGGTTATTACTGCACCCGGGTCTGGGGCGGAGATATTACCTTTTTTGAAAACATGGGTAAATTTACCGTTATCGATCGGATTTATGATAGTGTATTCTAGATTGGTAAATGTGTTACCACCCGAAATCTTGTTTTATGTCATCATAGTTCCGTTTATTTTATTCTTCGGGAGCTTTGCGTATTTGATTTATCCCAATCGTGAGTTGTTGCATTTGAATGCTTGGGCGGATAGTTTGATTCATAAGTACGGAAGCAATGTGATGGGCATATCCTCCATACTGCGAAATTGGACGTTCTGTGTGTTTTATGTTGTGGCGGAATTGTGGGGGTCGTTCGTGGTGTCCATTCTGTTTTGGGGGTTTTCCAATCAAATTGTCAAAATAGATGAAGCCAAAAAGTATTATCCGATGTTCGGAATGGGTGCGAATTTTGCTCTTATTTTATCTGGTCAGACCATCAAACACTTCTCCAAGTTTAGAACATCGAGTGGTAACGATGTCAATGGTTGGGAAATATCACTAAAATGTATGATGAATGTGGTGGTAGGATTAGGGCTTTGTGTTATGCTTACTTATTTTATCATGAATCGAATCATGAATATGAAACATAAAAAAGAAAAAAAAGAAAAAAACGAAAAGTTTTCCTTGTTTGAGTCGTTCTCTTATATGCTTAAATCTAGATATGTACGGAACATAGCGATTATAGTGGTTTCCTATGGGATTTGTATGAATTTGGTGGAGGTCACCTGGAAGAGCAAGGTAAAGATGATGTACACAAATCCTAACGAGTATTCCTATTTCATGGGAAACTTTTCGACTTACACTGGATTTGTGACATTGGTAATGACCATTTTATCAAAATATATCTTTCAGAATTTCGGATGGAGGGTGGCGTCCTTAATCACACCTATTGTTTTGTGTGTGACCGGTATGCTGTTTTATATAATTATATTTAATGAAACCCATTTAACATCGTCATTGTATTTTGCTATTTTGATCGGTAGTATACAGAACATCGCGGCAAAGTCGACGAAATATGTTCTGTTCGATCCGTGCAAAGAGATCGCATTTATACCGTTGGATTACAAAAAGCGTACCAAAGGAAAAGCGATTGTCGATGTGATATGTAATCCGATTGGGAAATCAGGAGGCGCGCTGATACAACAAGTTATGATACTGACCTACGGTTCCATATTAAATTCAATCCCGTATTTGGCGGTGGTTTTGTTAATTTTTACTTTTGTATGGATTCGTGCTGTAGAATCGCTTAACCAACAACTCATAACCTTATCCAAGGGGTAAAATATTTAAACACAAAAACGAGTATTTATTTTATAATCATGTATACCTTCGTATTTTTCCCACTCCTGCTTTTCTTTCCGGTATTGTCTTATAAATATTTTGCACAGTATCTAGAAAACCGTTCATTGCAGTGCGAGTGTTCGTTTGTTTCGAACACTGAAATGAAAACATGGGAGTCTTTCGTGCTTAAGTTCAACTATTTGGAGAACAAATCCCAAACATACAAATTCATAGAGTTTATGAACAAATTCGTTTACAAATATGAATTGGATTACGAATGTGATGTGTGTATGAACGCTACACACATCTCTTTAATAATTCCAAACAAGAGCACCTACTCGTTCAATACGGTGGTTGATCTGATTAACTCAACAGAGATATGTATTACCAATCACACCATCTGTGAAACAACAAACAGTACAGACGAAGAAGAGGAGTCTGACGAAGAGGAGTCTGACGAAGAGGAATCTGACGAAGAGGAGTCTGACGAAGAGGAGTCTGACGAAGAGGATGATGACGAGGAGGATGATGTCGAGGAGACTTCTGCTAGTGATAACAAAGAGGAACCGAATTTTGTTAAACTGGTTGATAAAATGATAGGTAGTATTATTAATGATTCCATCGCGTTGTCTTGTGAAAAAACGATAAAGTCGATGTTGTCCGAGGTTACGAAGTTACAAAGTTACGAAGTGACGGACACGGAAGACATCCAAGAGGACAACAGCGAAGCCGTCGAAGCCGCCGAAGCCGTCGAAGCCTGTAGTGACATGATGGACCAAGAAAATAAAGATGATGTAATAAGTGGTGCATATACAGATGAATTCGAACTGATTAAACCAGTTCAGAGGTTGGACCAAGACATACGATGTGTTGATTGATAATTTGACTTACGATCTACGGAACAATTTGTTTCTTAATTTGTAAACATCGCGGTCATAATATTTCGAATTTATGATTGAGTGGAACGATTTGTTCTTGAGACATTCTGTAATAAAATGTAACGAGAACATACCGCATTCCGTGTTTTGAAACTGTTTTTGAACAACATTTTGGTGGAGTTCGAAAGTGGGATCGTTCATTTGTTTTTTGATGGAAATTCCAAAGTTAAGAATTTCTTTGGGAATTTTGGAGGAGACGGAATCGAAAAAGTAGAATCCGTAATTATTGCTGCGTTTGTTTGTGTTGAAGAAGACTGTTACCCAATGGGATCCTGATTGATAGTGTTTGTCTAGATTGAACACACACGCGAATATATTATATTGTTTGAATTTAGATAATTGGAAGTTACAAAGTTCAGCGGATATACACGAACTCAAACCGTATGTTTCTGCGAAATCGATCGGAAATACACCAATAAATTTGAAGGATGGGTGTTTTTTTTCATATTGTGTCATGACATTCAGTATATCAAAATTCGTTAACCACGTGTATGTGTTTGTTTTCCAATCTTTCGGTTGTTTCGGCACATGAGAGTCGGTAATTATATTTTCGGTTTGTTCCAACCAACAATGTTCGTCCCCGTGTTCGCACTGTAACATAGCATCGTTGATGTTTTGCCAAAGAGTCGTTTTTGTAATGTTGTTCTCGTTAAATTTTAACTTCAACTTGGTTGCTATGGTTGTTAATTGTTTTTTAGTGAAACAAGTCTTGTGTTGTCTGTAAAAGCGATCATTATACGGAGAACACTGCATGTTTAACTAATAGTTGGAAAATTTTTAAAAATTGATATTAAATATTTATCCCCAAATTCAATTAAAAATATTGTGCTTATATAATTATAATGTCTAACTATCAATATAAACGTAAAATAGTTGATTTTCTTAATATCATGAAAAGTATTAAAGCTTCTACTTTTACACACACAAGTATAACAGAACCGGCGGGTTCGTATTACTTGAGATATGACGATATGGTAAAATTCAACGATCTGTATAAAATTGGTATGAAAAATGGTTGTGATCTTTATCTTACGGAAAAACATCGTGACATCTCACCTATCCTTATTGATTTTGATCTACGATTTGAAAAAGATGTCGTCGATAGACAGTATTCGATTGATTTAATGAAAACCATTGTGAAAGAATATATTAATGAAATTGACAAATATGTTGTTGTTCCAGATACAGCAGAAATATATGTTATGGAGAAAGAGAATCCGGTGTATGTAGAGAAAAAGGATCTTGTGAAAGACGGGGTGCATATTATGATCACTAATATTGTCACCCGTCCATCTGTGCAATTCATCGTGAGAAAGAATCTGTTGTCAAAGTTTGGAAAACTCATGAAATATATGAAAACAACGAACAAAATAGATGACATCTTTGACGAGCAAGTTATCTACAAAAACAACTGGCAGATGTACGGGAGCAAAAAACCAAACTATGAACCATATCGTGTCACACGTCATTGGTCGATGAACAAAGAGTCGAAAGAGATTGTTGAAAACGATTTGTTGGAAGATGATACGGAATATGTCGAAATTCTATCAATCAGAAACAAATACACAGAGACTCTGATCAGAAAGGATAACAAGGAGGAGGTGGCGAAGTTGGATAAAGAGTTGAAAGAGGACGAGACACGCAAACAAAACAAAAAAAGATTGTACAACACAATCATACAGAATCGCGAAACCAACTTCAAACCGTCTTGTGAGGAGGTCAACTTGGTGAAGAAGTTGATCAACATTTTAGATGAGAAGAGGGCGAACGAATATTGTGATTGGATTCGATTGGGTTGGTGTTTGCGAAACATAGACATAGAGTTGTTAGCGGATTGGGATACTTTCAGCAAGAAGTCGTCCAAGTATGAAGCGGGTGGGTGTGAGTTGTTGTGGTACAGAATGAAGGAGGGTGGATTGGGGATAGGGACATTGCATATGTGGGCGAAACATGACAATCCTGAGGTGTATACCAAATTGATCAGCGAGGATATATCCTCCTTGATCTACAAAAGTTTGAGTTTGACCGATTACGATATTGCGTTGGTGATTGCAAGAATGTTCAAACACAGATTCAGATGCGCATCTCACAAACATCACATCTGGTACGAGTTTGAGGGACACGGGTGGAAGGAGAAGGAGAAGGGATACACCCTCTTCTACAAGGACATACCGACTTTGTTGTTCGACGAATACATGAAGGCGATAGAGCGGGAGAGTGCTAGAGCGAGGTTGGGGGATGACAGGGAGAAAGACATTTGTGCGAAGAATATCGAGAGTTTGACGAAGATTTCGTTGAAACTGAAAAGCACCAATTTTGTGAAAGACAAGATGTACAAAGAGTGTTCGGGAATGTTCTACGAACCAAGATTTGAGGATAAATTGGACGCGAATCCGAAATTGCTCGGATTCGAAAACGGGGTCTATGATTTGGATAACGACGAGTTTAGAGAGGGACGACCGGAGGATTATGTATCCTTATCGACCGGTATCAACTACATCGAGTATGATGTGGACAATCCTTACATTGAAGAGATTGATGACTTTATGAGAAAGGTGTTGGTGAACGACAATGTGAGGGAATATGTGTGGACACTGTTTGCGAGTATATTGGACGGCACGAATCGTGATGAAAAGTTTCACATTTGGACAGGGTCGGGAAGTAATGGAAAGTCAAAGATCGTAGAACTATTTCAACACACAATCGGCGATTACGCGTGCATTTTCAATGTCTCCTTATTAACACAAAAACGAGTGGGTTCTAACGCTACAAACAGTGAGTTGGCGATAGCGAAGGGGAAGCGTTTCGCGATTCTGCAGGAACCGGAGGAGAACGAGCGATTGAATGTGGGTCTGATGAAAGAATTGACGGGTGGTGATCAAATTCAGTGTCGCTGTCTGTTCAAAGAACCTATTAAATTCAAACCGATGTTTAAGATGATACTAACTTGTAATCACATGCCCGCGATTCCTCCCGACGACGGTGGAACATGGCGTCGGGTGAGAAGGGTTGAATACACATCCAAGTTCACAGATAATCCGGATCCAAACAAGGTGACCGAGTTTCAGATAGACAGAGAACTGGGATACAAATTTGATTTATGGAAGGAAACCTTTATGATAATTTTGTTGAAATACTACAAAGAATACAAAAAGAAGGGTAAGATTGTCGAACCGTTGGAGGTGCTTGAATACACGAACGAATATCAGAGAAAGAATGATATATTTGCTGATTTCTGTGATTCGTATATTGAGAAAGAACCTGGTAGTTTCATTGACGTAGCCACATTGTTTGAAAAGTTCAAGGAGTATTGTAATGTGGACAACATTAAGAACAAAGCAAAGAAGGCCACCTTTCAAGAGGCGATGGAGAAGCGCTACGGTAAGTTATCCACTGTTAAGGGAGTCAAGGTGTGGAAGGGAATCAAAGTGATGCCCAAACAGATGAAACAGGGTGATGAGGACGACGAGATTGAGGATGAGGATTAATGTTGCTTTCGTATTATGGGGGGTTAAAAACATCTGTTGGTTTTATTGTGCATATTCTTTTGATATTTTGTTTAATCTACATTATTTTGTTGTAAGATACTTTTCGTTATTTTTCTTTAATATTCCAACTCAAATTGGATGTGCCCTTTCGAATAATTGGGGTGTGTTTTTTTCACCTATAAACATACAAACAACGCCGTGTGATATTTGGTCTGTCGTTTGTGACATTAGATTCTGCATAAATTGGGTCATTTTTGAACAGCTTTCACCTTTTACAATATTCCCGAGATAATTGATTAAAAATTGAATTTAAATATTATTTTTTATAATATAAGAATAATACATACAACTATGAATGATATAGTAAAATCTTATATTACCTTGAAGGATATGCTTATGGACCGAGGTGTAAATATAGACAATCTCGATGCTATATCTGATGCCGAGTTAAGAATAATGTCAAAAGTCAACAAGATTTTCTCATTGCAAGTTAATGAAAATTTGAAAATTGTGTATTACACCAACAATAAATTCAAGATCCTTGATTTGAAAAAGTATTTTGAAGACGACGGACATATCATCTTGGTGTTCAAGGAGAAGATCAATAATTTGAATATAAAGAATCTGAGGGAACAAACTAATGTGTATATTGAAATATTTATGCTGAAAGAGTTACAATTCAATATAAGCAGGCATATGTTGGTGCCCAAACACGAAATAGTGCATGATGAGGAGGAAATTAATACTTTATTGGATACATATCAATTGAAAAGAAATCAGTTGCCTATATTGCTGAAAACGGATCCAATGGCCAGATATTTGGATGTAAAAGCGGGTGATATAGTGAAAATAACAAGAAACAGTCCCAGTGCAGGAGAAGCGATATTATACAGATATTGTGTATAATAAAAATTGTTTATTAAATTAAAATAACAATTATGGATGGTATAGATACAAATACAATTTTAGATTTAGGATATACAAAAACGGACAATAATAATTATATAAAAACGAATACCGATCTTGTAGTAGAAGAAGACACAATATCGGTTCCATCAGAAGTGAAGATTATGGATAGATTACAAGGTATTATAACGAATACGGAGTTGTCCTCCGATCAACAATGTAACGAAATTCACAAAATAAAAGATATGGTAAACTTTGTGAATGAATTGAACAACGACGAATATCGTCAACAATTCGAAAACGACAAGAATCAGTTGATTACCCTAATGGCGAAAAATCAAAACATATATAGCAAATTGAATTCTAAAAAGATTAACTTTTACATTTTTTTGGGAGTGTTTGTTTTTTACACAATAGGTTTGTCTTTCATCTATTTGCAAACCGCGCTTCTCACCAAAGATGTGCAGGCGGTTATTCTTATAGGTGTCTCCGTATTTGTTTTGATAATGTACGCCTTTGTGGACATATACGATATGGTCACTCGCAAGCATTACGAAGAGTTCAGTGAAGAGGCCCGCGATTGTAGTATTGCTAATGTGAACGGTGTCATTCAAGAAATTATTGCAAATATTGCCATGTTTGCCGTAGTGGAAGAGAAACTTGTGAATAATGAAAGGAATTCCCAAAAGAAAGAGATTGTAAGGTCGATCTTACAAGATTTTAATAATGTGAACTATGTGAACATGAGAAGATACCAACTCACGGATTACAAGATAAACGAAACAAGAAGCAATATGCACTTTGTGAAATATGCGTTCTTGTTGATGAGTGTTGTTGGATTGATGTCTGGCTTGCAACTCAGAACTGAACTTGGTGTGCCCGATAACTTTTTGCCCATATCAAAGGGTTTCTTAATGGGTACAACCGTGTTCCTTATTTTGACATACATCGCGGTATTTTTCTTACATAGAAAACAAAACATGATGAGAAAGAAATACAACTGGAACAAATTGTATTGGAATGTAAGAGCTACCCACCATAATTAATTAATTAAAAAAGCAAAATTAAATAAATTTATAAAAAATAAATAATAAATAATGGGTGTGATCATTAATACAGACAACAATTACTTGACAACTTTTCTGGACATTCTCATCGTTTTTTGTTTAGGTTCCGTTTTGTTGTTCTTCGCCAATGCGATGAAGAACGAGAACCGTTTCGTTATGTTGTATGTTACAATACTTGTTATAATAATGGTGATATACAATATGATTTATTTACATAGTAATGTAGACAAAGAGGAAAAAAAAACCAATAATTACAACATTCTAACATTCATGAACATATACATGATTATACTGATGGTATTATTATCTAGTATGTCATATTACATAATATCTGGAGTAGAGAACGCAAAGAATGATTAGGGATCAGACATTGAACCCTTTAATATCTGTGAAATACCCTTGTATGTTTACATGTTTTTCTTTCATTTCATTTGGGAACAATGAAATGTTATCTTCAATAAGGTTGTTTTGGGCGTTTTTAAGCATATCTTTAGAGATGATGAATTCGGGAACACACTCGGATTTCGGTGCTTTGGGTGCTTTGGGTTCCTCTACAGTCGGTGTTGGTGTAGTAGTTAGTGTTGGTTTAGATTCCACTGGTTCCTCCACTTGCATATGGGGTAATGTTCTAGTAAGCTCATCGATGTCTGCTTTGTTGATTTTGGTGAATAATTTCTCTTTGTATTCGTTAGGTAGGTTGATAAGGATGGCGATTATGACCAACATTGCTACGATGGGATCGTGTGCGGACAAAAGAATCAAGAGCACTGTGAGGAAAAGGTTTTGCAGATAGTTGTTCAAGGAGAACTTTTGATTGGGTATAACATTTAAGATTCTCAAAACCAAATATACAAGTAAAACTATTTTAATATAATCCATTATTATTAAATATATATAAAGATTTATTTTTAGTGATGCTTACATCTAAAGGATATGGTGTTTTAAAAAAAAATATGAAGGTCAATGAAGTGATCAAGAATTTAACGGTCGTGCCTCGTTCGGATTTCATACAATCAAACGATGATGACTCTTTTTGTGTGTGTTTGGAAACCCCTAAATATTTGTATGTGCCTAAATATTACGGATTGCAAACTTACGGTATTCCAAATAGTTATAAGATAACCGAACCGAAACCGATATCCTTGACTTTTGAAGGAAAGTTATTAGACGATCAGGTGGATCCGGTGAGCACTTTTTTGTCGTGTGCGAAGGACCCGTTAAAGATGGGAGGTATACTTCAGTTACCCCCTGGATCTGGCAAAACTGTGATGGCGTTGTACATATTATGTAAACTTTCTGTGAAGACGATGATAATTGTACATAAAGACTTTTTGTTGAATCAATGGAAGGAGAGAATAGAGCAGTACGTCCCCGATGCGAAAGTGGGTTTAATCAAGCAGAAGATGGTGGATACGGAATGTGACATAGCGATTGCTAGTTTGCACAGTTTATCGATGAAGGAGTACGATAAGGACCAGTTTAAGGACTTTGGACTCGTGATCATTGACGAGTGTCATCACATAGCGGCTCAAGTGTTTTCGAAGGCGTTATTGAAGGTGAACTTCAAATATTCGTTAGGTTTGTCTGCTACGGTGACTCGAAAGGACGGTCTGTCCAAGGTGTTCAAATGGTTTATAGGGGACATTATATATAAAGTGGGAAAGAAGAAGAATGTCGAATGTGAAGTGGATGTGGCGATCTTTGAGGATAGCCATAAGGCGTATTGTCACGAAGCGGTGTTGTTCAACGGAAAGGTGAACATGGCGAAGATGATAAACAATGTTGCGGAGTACGAACCCCGTGTTGATTTCGTAATCGAACGATTGATGAAAACATTAGAGAAATCACCCACAAGAAATGTGATTATATTAAGCGATCGGAGAAAACATTTAGAAGATATGAAAAAGAAGCTTGAGCGCAAATACGAAACTGGGTTGTATTTGGGAGGAATGAAAAACGCGGAGTTGGAGAAATCGAAAGAGAAACAGATTATTTTAGGAACATACAACATGGTGAGTGAAGGATTTGATTTACCGAAGTTGGACACATTAATATTGGCAACCTCTAAGAGCGATATAGAGCAGTCGGTGGGTCGGATTCAACGGAAACACACATACACGGAGGAGGACAACATTCCGTTAATCATTGATATAGTAGACGATTTTTCAGTATTTAGAAATCAATACAACAAACGAATGAAATTCTATAAAAAAATGAATTACAATATTTTAAAACAATAAAAAAAATATGTTTTAAATTTAATATATAATAATGATAGTAGTTATTTTGAAAAATACATTACTTATTTTGTTAATAACTCTCATCATTCATTTCATGATAAAAAACGCAATTTTAGACGATATCGATCTGTTCAAAAGAAGGGTGGTTCACGACGACACCTTGGACAATGTAGAGTCCACATTCAATTCGTTAGAGAAGAACCTGATGATAAAGGACAAGCAAGACACAAAAGAGCAAATGAATGATAAGAAAAGGGTTCGCTTTGAACGGCCTGCTATAGAACCAGAGTGTCCTAATGGAGTCACATGTCAGGATTACGATGTTTCCGAAGAGAGTGGTGTATCCATCGACGAACATAACAATATGAAAGAGTTGTACGATTTTGTGTTCGACGAGGACAAGGAAGATACCGTGAATTTAAACTCTTTTTTCCCGGAAAATGTGACGGACGAAACAGTAGTGGACAACACGGAGATACACAGTCACACCCACAGCTCCGAAGTGAAAGAGTCGATGTCTCACAATTGTAACTTCGAAGTGATTGGAATGATCGAAATGAATTCGGGAGAGGATAATATAGACGGGTTGGACACATTGACATCCAACTATTTTTCAAACTTGTAAAATTGGAAAAAAGGATTTAAAATTTGAATAATTAATTAAGATATATTTCATTATAGTATAAAATGCAAACAGGAAACATTTCTTTCTGTGATAAATTTGCATTGAATATCAAATCTGAAGAAATCAAAAAGAAAATATTGCATGATTTGGAAGAGAAGTACAACATCAAAATTTTAAACAAACATTTTGAAGTGTTTAAGGACGACATATCCATATCTAAGTTGGAAAGGTGTCCTTATATGTTTTGCTTGAAATCAAATGGAAATCCATATTTAATGTTTCTTACTCGTATTAATAACATTAATACATGTATTATGATAGATAAAAAGATACAGCAGGGATATTTTTTACCGCGTATGATCATTGTACACACAATGTTCAGCGAAAAGTTGTTCAACAATACCTTGTTTGATGGGGAGATGGTGAAGGACAATTCGAAAAAATGGGTGTATTTGATAAACGATATGTATGTTAACTGTGACAAATATTTGATTGACAGTAACTTGATAAAAAGACATAACATGGTGTACAACTTGTTGGAAACCGATTACAGACAGGGTAACGATTTATTTTATATTCAAGTGAAAAGACTCTTTCAGTTGAATGAATTGAAAGAAGCTGTAACTAGTTTTAAAACGAAAATTCCCTATACAACGAGAGGATTAATATTCAAACCGATGTTCATAAAGTTTAGGGATATTTTGTACAATTTCGACAATTCAGTAATTCAGATTAACACAAAAACAAAATTTAGTCAGAACAACGAATATATAGAAAACACCCCCAGTTTTGATAAACAAGTGTTCAACATTAAGAACACACAAACTCCGGATGTGTATATGTTGTACAAAGACACCAAATTTATAGGGAACGCGTGTGTGAACACGCTGTCGGTTAGCAAGTTCTTATCCAATTTATTCAAAGATACGCATCTTCAGATGAGTTTCAATGTGGAATGTGTTTACAACATTAAGTTTGATAAATGGACCCCTATTGTGTTAGCGAACTAATTACATCACTCACCGCGTTCGAAATGTAAGCCATATCATTCGTTTTCTTAATGTTAATGTTTAGATATATGTGTTTGTAAATAGTGTTATCAAGATACTGTAGAGAATCGATGTTTATGTAAATATTGTTAGTTATTTTCATGGAAAGTCTTTTGGAATCGATTATATCGGTGACATCCATGGAAGAAGGGAAACAATGATTTGGAAGTATGTTTTTTTCGTAGAAGTTAATCAAAAATGTTTTGTCGTTTATGTTTCGCACACGATTGTCGACAAGAATGAGATTATGCAGTGTTTTGGAGTTCTCGGTGTTACAATGTGTTAACTCCAAGGTGTTCAATACGGTTTTGGTGGTGTGTTTTTTGAAGAATTTGTTTTTTGGATACTTGAGTAAAATGTTTTTCATAATAGCAGAACACTGTTCTTCGGTAAAATGTATATCGTAGACAAACTCGTTACATTTCTTTTGAACAAGGACAATCTCAATGTAATTGACATCGTTTACAGAATGCTCCAAAAACAAGTTGTTATTATTCATAGTAGTATATATATGATAAATTAAATAAATTTAAATCAAATTTTAAAAATTGATCTAGAACTATATAATGGTATATTCATATATTGAATAATGAGCGATACGAATCAGAGCCCTAAGAGGGATGTGGTAATTAAATACTTATGTGATTTGGGCTTAGATGAAACTAACGCCAACGACCTTGAGATAGGGATATACAATTGGACGTTGGCAAAAGCGGATGAGTACAACATAAAAAAGACCTGGACGGAAAACCTGTTTATGAATATTTATGTGTCCAAAAGCAGATCCATCTTGACCAACATAGACAAGCATTCATATGTTGCGAACATAAGATTGTTGAATCGGTTGAATGACAAGGAATTCAAACCACACGAGTTGCCCTTTATGGATATGACGAATGTGTTTCCTGAGAGATGGAATGACATGTTGGATATTCGATTGAAACAGGAGCAGAACTTTTACAATAGTAAACAGGTTGCGAAGACGGATATGTTCAAATGTGGAAAATGCAAAAAAAGAGAATGTAGTTATTACGAGTTACAGGTTAGGAGTGCGGATGAGAGTTCTACTATATTTGTAAGTTGCTTGAATTGTGGTAACAGATGGAGGATTGGTTAAATGATCAGATCTTTAAGTTTCCAATATTCTTCGGTACGATTGGGCAGGTTTCTGCAAATCATAAAGGGGATTACACCTAAAACGAGTTCTTTCTCTGCAATTTCGGTGATGTTCTTACAAGACACTTTGTCTTCATCAGAGAGGGTGGAGGGTGATCCGTATGCGAGTTGTTCGATACGCACCCCAATGATGGTTGTTCTTTCATATTTGGTCAGAATGTTTCTTGAAACCTTATTTTCGTTGGACTTGATGATGGTTTTATTAGGTTCTTGTAAATCAAATTTGCTGTTCATGATTTTATATTATACATCCTTATTTTATTTTTTAATCAATTTTTAATTAAATTATTTTCCCAGAAATGTTTACAATAGGTACAATAGTACACAAATTTCAGGTTGATGTTATTCACCTTTATATACATGATGTCGTTGTTTCTGTCATCTGGTTTGGTGCACTTTTTGTTTAGGCAGGTGATGTTATCAATATGGGGAATGGTGGGATCGTGGACGATGTTATCGTTGATGACATTATTCAGATTGATGTTATTATCGCTATATTTGTTCTGAATTATAAGGGTTGATTCCTTGCTTGTGGATAACGGTTTTTCGAAATTACAATTTTTACAATAGTATTTGACATCAAATCTATCATCTTTCGAATCTTTGATATACAGCATGTTATTGCAAAACTCACAAAATTCCATTATTTATAATTTCAATATATTTAATTGTTCGTTGCTTTTAATCAATTTTTTTATTTCGATTTTATTAAAATGAATGTATTAAACATTTATATAATTCATTTCAATAAATTGGAGAAACGATTAGATAACATCAAACGATTGGAGCGATTGGCGAATGACGACACCGCACTTAAAATTAATGTTCATATCGTAGACGAGCATCAACCGGACACGATCAATGTGAACAACATAAAGAATCTGGTCAAAATTGAAAAGTTACCCGAGAACGACAATACCTTCTATCAAAACTTCGTCAAGCAGATGTCCTTAGAGATATTGTCCAACACCTTCAATCATTTTAAGGCGATCCAACAAATATCCAAGAACCCTTCCAACTCTTACAACATTATATTGGAGGACGATGTGGTGTACTCTGACAAGATCTTCGTACAAATGAACACTCTGATCAAACATGTCCAATCGGAGGATTGGAACATCATATTATTAGGGCAACCGTCCGACAAATCCATTGAAGGCATGACTAGTCTGTCCCTGAATGATATAGATGACAACAACCTGTTGCTTCATTGTTGCGAGTCGTACATGATACAGACAGAAACCGCCAAAGACATGTTATTGAACTTTTTCCCGATACGATTTTCGTATAATATACAACTGAGTTATTTGATCAACAAACATAAGTACAAATGTATGAAGATATTCCCTAATATATGCGGAGACGGAAGTAAAATGGGTGTGTACACCAGCAGTATATTGATGAACAATGTGTTGATATTCAACGATCTCTACAAAGAGATATATATAATTTTGGAGCAGCACTTGAAGTTTGACGATGTGATTATAGAGACCGTGAAAGAAAAATTCTCGAACAACACCAACAAAGAGAATCCAGATTTTATTTATTTGGAAGCCTTGTTCTATAAGAAGATCGGGAACATTGAAAAAGCAAAAGAGTTGTTCGAAACGGCAATGGGATTGTACGAAGAAAATTTGGTCCCGATGAACAACACCAGCACCTTTCTGAAAAATTATATCGAACTCTATAAGGTGTTGCAATAAAAAATTTGATTAATATTATATTTGTTATTATATAATTGTATAAGATGATAATTCCTGTTCGTTGTTTTACATGCCATAAAGTACTCGGAAACAAATGGGAGTACTACAATAAAAAAGTGGAGGAACACAAAAACGAAAACAACACAAATGAGTATCAACTGAAGGATTTGGAGATAACCGATAAGAAGCATGTGTTCTTTTCAGATAACTATAAAGGAAAAATAATGGATGAGTTGAAAATCACCAAGATATGTTGTAGAAGACACATGTTGGGACATGTTGATTTAATTAATTATATATAATATAGAAACAAATGACATCTGTGGAATATGAGGATATTTACAATCTAACAATGGACGACAATATCCATAATAACGACGACGAATATAATAAACTTATTAATAAGGAATCGGTCGTGTTGGATACGCTGAATAGAATAGTCGATCAAAAAGAGGAAGAGAAGAGCAAGAAGAGCATGTTAGAAGCGCCTATCAACATAGTGGTGTATAAAGTGTTTAAAACAGTTGAAATGGTGTGTAAAGAAATGTATAAAAGGAAACCCATTCATTTGATATTCAACAAAGAGAGACAACTATATATTGGTATGTTTATTGTGTTTTGTAGTGTTTGTTTTATTATTTTATATAAAGGATCATAAAAGAGTATGCGACTCGATTTGTTCCAAAATCAATTTTTTGTTATATTTTTGGTGTTGTGTATGCTGTATAATCTGTATACATATCAAAATTATATTTTAATAACGATATTGTTGCTGGCGATAGGGTTGTTGTTCTACAAAGATCCGGAGGTGCTGGACAAAGTGTCGAACGAAAAGAAGAGAGTAAAGTTGATCATTGAGGAATTTGATATCCAAAACATTAGAACCAATGTGTATACGGTGGATAAGCTTCCCAAGACATTCAAATATATATTTATAAAGTCTACAATATTGCCAAATTTAATTAATTTACGATTTGTTCAGAAATTCAATAAAGAAACATATATAACGATATTCATATTGTTAGAGAGCTTTTTGAAATTGTTTTACAAATCGATTATTAGATATAAGGATAAAAAGAATACTGTGGAATCTATGATACAGATGCATTTGGAGATGAAGAAGTATAAGGACGAATTGAAAATGAACGTTCCCATTGTGTCTACCCACATCAAACGATTCGGGAATCAGACCTTGCATGAAGTGATAGATAAAAACATGAGAGAAATAGAAGCATTTATGTCGAACAAAATAAAAATGTTAAAAACTTCGTTAATTGATTAAAAAAATAAATCGATTAAATGAACAAATAAGTAATATGTTAACATCTTCTACAGAATTTGTGAAGAGTTATTTGTGGAAATATGTAGATATAACCATAAATAGAACAGAAATAGAGATGTTACGAACAAAATACACACCAAACTTAATTATCGAAAGTTTGTTCGAGAGATTTAAGGACATTTTTCACGACGAGATTGATGTGGAGAACTACGTGTTCATCATTTCAATAACAGAACGGTTTCATTGGAACAATTTCATGATCTTCTACATAACCTTTGCCAAAAAATTCGGACTGTCAGAGAACGAAAAAATAAACACAATAGGGGAGCTGGACAAATATATAGATACCGACGAGCACAAGTTTAAGTTATTATTGATATGTTTATATTATTATTTTTAATATTTGATTTAAATTAAATTATGGATATATGGAAAGTAATTGATACATACTTTAAATCAAACGATCATTACTTCACAAGACATCATTTGAATTCATATAACGATTTTGTATTGAACAAAATACCATACATCATCGACACATTGAATCCGTTCATTATATTGAAGGAGGACTCGCAGTTCCGTGTCGAGGTGGAGATCGATAAGAACATAAATGTATGTAATCCGTCGTACGACGGGGATAAGTTGTTGTATCCGAATGTTGCAAGACTGCAGAATCTGAATTATTTCTGTGATTTGAAAACCGACATTACAATATCGTATTACGAGAAGGATCAACTGGTACAGAAGGATGTGTTCGAGAACAAGAAGATTGGAAGTATACCTATATTACTTCATTCTAATTTGTGTTATTTGAAAGGGTTGAATACGAAAACCTTACAGGAGTTAGGCGAGTGTCCGTATGACCAGGGTGGATATTTTGTGGTGGACGGAAAAGAGAAGGTGATTATTTCGCAGGAGCGTATTGCTACAAACCAGCTGTTTATAAGCGAACCGTCCGATCAAGAAATGTACAAGTTGGAAGGGATGATCCGTTCCACCGCATTGGAAAACGCTTTGTTCCCCAAAAGCGTGCATTTCTGGGTGCAAAAGGATACATACACGCCCATTAAATCGGGTTCATCGATCGGTATGGAGAATTCCTTTTTCATAAACATGAAAATAATGAACATAAATTTGGAACACATTCCCATCTGTGTCATATTTAGGGCCTTGGGTGTAGAGAGCGACAAAGATATTATCGATTACATCGTGCTAAACAACAAGGAGTTAGTACCACATTTGAGAAGTTCGATCGTGAACGCGACAACCGTCTTCGTAAACACAGACAATTACATTTACACACAAGAGGACGCATTAACTTATTTAACTAATTTTGTTAAACACAAAAATATCGATTTCGTTAAGTATATATTCATCAACGATCTGTTTCCCAATATAGGCAATGATTTTAGACAAAAAGCCATGTACCTGGGTTATTTGATCAATAAACTGGTGCGAACCACAATCGGACAACTTAAAAAAAACAAAAGAGATAACTATATGTTCAAACGGGTAGACACAACAGGGATATTATTAGGAAACATATTCCGCGATTTCTACAACAAATATAGAAACAATATTCGTAATTTGATTGACCGCGAATACACTATGGGAAGCACGAGTAATAGATTGAAGTTGGTGACAGACAACAATTTTAACAGAATATTCTCGGCGTTGATCATTGAGGAGGGTATGTACAAATCGATGAAGGGGAATTGGGGACTGACTGGAGACCCGAGTGAACAAGGGATCGTTCAAGATGTAAATAGATTATCATACATTGGATACATGTCCCATTTGCGAAGGGTCAACACTCCTATAGATCGATCGATCAAACTGGTAGAACCCCATCGACTAGACACCCCTCAGTGGGGTATGATGTGCCCCATAGAGTCTCCCGATGGAGGAAATATTGGTCTGTTGAAGCATATGGCATCCTCGTGCGAGATCACCTTGGAGTCAAACAGGGATTCCATTATGGAATGTCTAGCAGATTTGGATATGATCCCGTTGGAGAACATCAATCCCTTTAACATAAACGATTACGCGAAAATACATCTGAATAACAATTGGATTGGTATTCACGATAATCCTTTGAAGTTGACAAACGCTCTTAAGGAGTATAGACGAACGGGGGTGTTGAATGCTTTCATATCCGTTTCGTGGAATGTCATCGAGAACGAGATAATGATCTTTTCTGATTCGGGCAGATGTATTCGACCCTTAATATTAAGCGAAGAGCATGACAAGTTGAACTACGACGCCAAATCGTGGAATGAATTGGTAAACGGGTACACTTACGAGTATACTTACGACAAAAACAAAAAAGACAAACAAAGTGTCATCGAATATGTGGATTGTTTCGAAACCAACACATTGTATATCGCTATGACAAAAGAGGACTTGACCGACAAACACACGCATCTCGAAATCCATCCTTGTCTGTCTTTAAGCTTGTACACAAACACAATTCCGTTCGCGAATCACAACCAAGCGCCTCGAAATGTGTTCTCCGGACAACAAGGAAAACAGGCGTTGGGTATGTACGCGACAAGCTTCAATCACAGGATTGACACGGCGTCGTATGTGCTGCATTATCCGCAACGGTCGTTGTTAAGCACCAAAATGGCAAAATACACCTTCAAAAACAATATGCCGAACGGAGAGAATCTGATCGTCGCGATAGCCACATACACCGGTTACAATCAAGAAGATTCGATCATATTGAACAAAAGTTCTATAGAAAGAGGTATGTTCAATGTGAGTTACTTTAAATCGATCGTTGATTCAGAAGACGAGGATTTGAAGAACAATACCAAAGTGGTGTTCGACAATCCGGTGAAGTTGAAGAAGGAGGGAAAGAATATAGATTTCAAATACGCGAACTGGGATATCATAGACGAAAACGGAATGCCGATAAAAGACAAGTACATATCCGAGAACGATTGTTACTTGGGCAAAGTGAATATGGAGTACAAATACACAGAGGACACCGACACCATATTTAACGATCAGAATTATCAACAATACTATAAGGACAAATCGAAAATTGCTGATAAAACATTAAACGGCAAGATCGATAAAGTGATTCGATACGAGAAGAATGGGGGTGATCATGTGAAGATAAGATTGCGCAAGTTCAGAATACCGGAGCTCGGTGATAAAATGGCAAGCAGTCACGGACAAAAGGGAGTGTGTGGAATGATTCTGCCTCAAGAAGACATGCCCTATAACAAACACGGATTGGTCCCCGACATTATAGTGAATCCCCACGCGTTCCCCAGCAGAATGACAATCGCGCATCTGATCGAATCGGTGCTGTCTAAACTGTGCTGTTTAGACGGGCAATACATGGACGGGACAGCCTTCGAGGATCATTGCATAGAGGACTATTACGAGTTGATGAAGAAGTATGATTATAACAAGTACGGCGATGAATTACTGTACAACGGATTTACCGGGGAACAAATAGAAACGGAGATTTTCTTCGGACCTACCTTCTACTATCGTTTGAAACATATGGTGAAGGATAAAATCAATTACAGAGCATCTGGGGGACCGGTGGAGTCAATCACCAGACAGCCCACACAAGGAAGAGCTAATGGGGGTGGTCTTCGTATAGGTGAGATGGAAACGAACGCCATACTCGCGCACGGTATCTCTGGGTTTGTGAAAGAAACGATGACAACACGATCTGACGGATATTACAAGTATATAGATAGTGAAACGGGTGAGGACATTATCTACAACGAAAAAGAGAAATACTACGATTCTGTAAATGCACAAAAGATAGAGGTGCCGTATAGTATGAAACTGCTGAAACAGGAGATAGAAGGAATGGGTATAAATATGAAAATGTTTACAAAAAATGTATAAGTTTATATAAAAACAAAATATGATGTTGTCTATTCCACAAATTGTGCTATTGGTTATTTTTTTTATCACTTTAATGATTATCGCTTATAAAACGTATACAATTCTATTTATAAAATCCGAGAACGAGATCACCGCTACAACAAACAAGTTCAATAACATGCATCATAGATCTGAGTTTGACAGATCTGTTTCATATCACACTCTCGACAGCGCATAAAGGTATTGTATGTGTCGAATTCGTAATTGGTCGAATAGAAAACTCTTCTGATCTTGTTCATTTGAATTTGCTTAGAACAGTTATCGCACGGTTTCGAATACTTCAACACATTATCAAAGGAATCAGTGCCAATTCGAACCACATACAAATCAGCATCTTTCAACAAATATTGTTTGTTTTTCACTTTGTTTAAGGCGTTAATTTCCGCATGTAAACTGTTTTGAAACATATTAGGCATCGTATTGTACCCGGTCGCGATTATTTTCTTTTTGTAGACAATGACACACCCGTGTTTTTGTGTCATGGTTGATTTTTTGGCAACATCCGCCGCCATCTTTAAATAATGGTCATTCTTAATCTTTGCTCTATCGTTATCCACATTCTTGTAAGAATAATGAATCTTCTGTGACATATTACATTAATGGTTTAATCAATACTAGTGTTAAACCAAATATAACAGATGTAACGATATTAATAAGAACTGGATAACTTTCAAAAATAGAATAATCATCAATTTTTAATATCCTTAAAATGTCTACATAGGTAAATACCAAAAACAGAACGATCGATAAGATCAACAAATTGTTATCTTTTTTGAACACATTTTTTATTGTTTCTACCAGACTTTTGAATATGGTGTTATTATGAACGATTTGTTGTTGATTGATTAGCTGTTGTTGAAGCAGTTGTTGTTGAAGCAGTTGTTGTTGAAGCAGTTGGTTGGATATATCGGTGTTTGGTTGATGTTGAACAAAGGATTCTTGATAGACGGGTGAATGGGACAAATCGATGTTGTTATCTCTTTCGATTTCGGAGAGCACTTCTTGTACAGTAACGTCTTCGTCGATTTTGGTTGCGGTTGGTTCTTGTTGTTGTAAAGGTTTACGAATATCTTTGATTAAGGTAGATTTCATTGACATATTTGTTTTAGATTTAGAATATTATTAAAAAGGTATATTTAACGAATATCACACACAGTTGCCACCGGTTTGTATTTGTAACATTTGTCGTCAATTTTGTAGATTTGTCTCTCAATCTCTTTAAGATTGGGTCCTTTTATTATCCGGCATTTGTCGTCTTTGCATACTTGCCGAAACAACGACGCCAAACCAAATCCCAACAAAATAGAGATAAATTTCAAACCTAATTCTGAATCATAAAGCATTTTTTAGTTTAACTAATTTTTTTTTTTGAAATCCTCAATTATAGGTTGAGGTGTTGCATCTTTTGTACAGGTCACCTGTTCGTATTCGTATTTGTAGCAGTTGTCTGCGTTATCTTTATATTGGGTGCTCAAATTTGTGGGGGATGGAAACTTATGGACTATCTGTCCCTTTGGTTGTGTGGAGTACACAACTAGTATTCCAACACAGAACGAAATCAAAAAGTAATACAAATTCAATCTTTCGAGCATATTTTATATTTTATGCTCATTTTTTTTGCAAATATTCTAATATATACTACACTACATTCTATACATATAATCATCCGGGAGTGTGATAAAGTACTCTGTAACATAAAAAGGTGATTGGAGATTTAAGAATAAATATATTATCTCTCTAATAAGGTAAAACCTTTTAAAAGTATTTTCTAAAAGTATTTTTAAATTAATTAAATTAGATTTATATAATTAGATTTATATAATTAGATTTATATAATTAGATTTATATAATTAGATTTATATAATTAGATTTATATAATTAGATTTATATAATTAGATTTATATAATTAGATTTATATAATTAGATTTATATAATTAGATTTATATAATTAGATTTATATAATTAGATTTTATTTAAAATGATAAAGTTATAAAACTTCAAATGTATAATAGACTATCGATAAAGAATAGTTACCATTGTAATTACAATTATAATAATAACAATGATAGATCCAGAATCTTTCAGTTAAAATATACTACAAACAAACACCATCAAACACTGATATACAATAAAATAGACAAAATTAACAAACTCGATAGAACGATATTGAATCAGCAAATGGAAGTGAATCAGTGTTCGTTGACTAACAATTGTGAAGCGGACAATAAGAATATGTCGATTCGAAAACTGTCTTTACTGAAGGATTTGAAGACCAAATGGGAAAAAGAGCTATTGTATATGTATTTTGAAGAAATTTAGAAAAAAAATATTCATCTATAAATAAAATATGGTTAAGTGTTCTAACGGAACAGAAGATTGTCGTTCATTCAAGGTTGTTGGTGCAGGAATACCTTCCACAGGAGGTCGATATATCGCGAAAACTTTCGGTGTTGCCGCGAAAAGAGCGGGTTCTAAATTGTACAGCAAGATAAACAACGATGCTGGATTCGCCAAATTTCAAAACAAAAACTCTCTTAAATTTATCTTACAGGAAACCACAAAAGGCGCTGGCAAAAAGACCAAAGCGTTTGAGGTGTTCAGAATTAAATTGGAGAAACCCGTTGTTGTGAAAATAAAAGGACAAGAAATCGTATACAAGTACAAATACAATGTCAAACAGCTGACTACATCAGTTGAAGAAGTTATGCAACAAATGATGTAAATTCAATGTCCTAACATAATATTATTGCTAAATGTAATTGCAAAATTAGGTATGTTTGAGTACATATCGAAACCGTTTATTTTTGTCCAATTATGAATATTGCTGTTGTTCGACGATGCGCCGATATAATAGGTGTCGTAAGTGATCATATCCATAATTGCTGTGAATACATTAGGTGAACCGTTACCCGATATGAAATGGTACAAAGCGCTGTTTGTGACGCTTTCTCCTGTATAGTTAGTATCGTATTTCTGTCCGTGAATAAGTTGTTCCATCAAATGTAATCGTTTCATGTGTTTTACATCAAAGTCTGTTTCAACAAAGGGATTGATACCTAAGCTGTTATACGCGTTTCTTCCTATACCCCACCATTCGTCTTTGAATGTGTTGCTATTGTGTAAACGGAATTTAAGATGTTCCGAACCGCTCTCTATATTTTTTATGAAGTAGTGATTGTTGCTCTCAAAGAAACGATTAATTCTTGGTAACAATTTTGGGTATTTAAGAAGGTTCGACAAACCGTCGTCTGTGGCCACATCACCGTCTGTGGCCACATCACAATACGAAAACAAGTCCATTTCACCCAATCCGTACATCGTATTGCTATTGAAACACAACAATGTAGCTGTATTGTTTAGACATATATGGGATAGATTTGAATTGTTGTCTGATAGTTGGTCAACAAGTCGATTTATGTTTGTAGATAATTCGAAAGTGTACATATTGTCGTTTACAGGATCACCGTATTTACCAATACCATTCATTAGCAAGCTATAAATAGCACTCCAACTTGCACTGTCGTCTATGCCTAAATTGTAGGATTCGTTATATCCCATACCATACACAGTATTTGTGTCTGTGAGCAGTAAGTTAAAGGTGTTTGTGGTGAACAGTTTGTAGTTCGTCAGATTGTTATCTGTCAGGAAGTCCTCAAGTTGTTCACACCGTGATAATGTTGATAACTCGCTCTGATTCGCCAACGAAGTCATCATCAACATGTTGTTCGAGTTGTTACCGATAGCGTAATATTCCAGAGAGGCGGTGGTTGTGTTACACAGTGTGAAGAAGGAGTGATCTATACAGTCTCTAACATCGTGTAAATATGTATCTGAAGTAAGAATATCACTGATATCGTACGGTTCCAAACGGTCCTTTTGTAGAATGGATAGGTTTTGAATTGGATTTGAGTTCATAGTAACATTGCTCTCTAACGAAAATAATCTTGAAATAAAGTCTGTAGACGGTTGATTCACTTTGAAAACGGTTGGTGGAAACACTTCCGGATTGGTGATATAAATGTTCTTTTGTTTGAACGAAGACACTATCCCGTGAAAAGGTATAGGCATAACACCAGCGGTCATATTGAACATAATGACAGGACTGAGTTCGAAAGACAAGGTCCCTATGTTGTAATTTGCTGAGGCAACCGGCGAATCTGTTGTAATTGTTATATTTAAATTAGAATGAAAGTTATCGAAAGTGTGTGTCTGGTCGGATTCGAATGACACATTAGATGTTACAATGTTAGGATTGTAAGAGATGTTTATATCTAAATTGCTAAAGGCATGATACAATGTTTTGTCGAAAGAGTTAAAGCTCATGTTCACATTCATTTGGTTGGACGATTCGAAACTCATGGTCGCATAGATGGTTGGATTGATCAGATCGGTGGAGTTGGTATCGATCAAAACAGGAATTGTTTTCGAGAAATATTTCTCAACACCGTTGTAGGATGAATACACATTCACAACTCGTTCGTAAAACTCGGGAACGGGGTATACATCCGATTGATCGCTTTGTAAGGGGGTGAAACTGTCCATAACGAAGTTCGAACTATCCACTCTTAATGGATGGGTTTTGATTTGGTTCATGTTGTATTCGTTCAGATCATCTGTGTTTTGTAACAGGATGCTGTATTGGAGATTGTTTGATGACGGGAAAATATCTTCGATGTTGGTTTTAAGAGTGATGATATTGTCGAGTTCGTTAAGAATGGGTGTGAAGCGCGTTCCTTCGATAAGAGTGTCAAATGGATGATCGGAGTACAACACATTGTTCACTACACCGGTACGATATTCGTTGCCGATGTTGAGTATCGATATTTGTTTCCACTGATCGGGTAGTACATTTCGATTGGTGTAACCCAATCCGTATTGCTCCACCATGAATCGATTCTGATTTGTTTTGCCGCGTGGTTCCAATTCGAATATACAAGTAATGATCACGAAGATAAGAATCAAACCGATTTCACTTTTCAAGTAGTTCCACGGTTCGGAGAAGTCTAATACGGACAAAATTTTATTGTAGAACAAGTTAATACAAGTTCGTTTATTCATATATTTGGATTCGTATTGTGACACAAACCCTTGTAAACCACCTTCAAACAATGTATTGAAATCGTTGTTCGACGAAGAGGTGTAAAATGTTAGATTATCTTTGATAATGTGTGAAAGGGATGTCTTGTTATGTGAAGACATAAAGTTGTCGTTGTAATAGGAGTTAAACATTAGATATGGTTCTACAAATTGTAACGATTCGAAGGCGTAGTTACTGTAAGGGATGATAATGTCGTTTATGGATTGTGAGATGAAGGCGTTTTCGCCTACATTATGATTGAAGTGTTGTTTGAAGATTGAGTGTATGTTCGAAGTGAACAAGGAGTATCCTTTCAGATTGGAAGAGTTGTCGGTGAATTTGGATTGAAACAAATAGTCGTCTTTGTTGTAGTTGAGGATTTCGTTGCTGTTGTTCATCGCGGTGAACATCATTGGAAAATCAAAAGATGTCTCGTCGACAGAAAAATTGTACTCCGTGTTGGGCAACAGAGACAACTTGTATCCACTTGTTCCTCCAAAATTGTAACCGATGTATTTATCAGAGGAGTCGTAGAAATCGTAATGGTACATGTTGTTGTTGCTTCCTAGTTTGATACGAACATCTGTGTCATGAAGGGTTACGAATGTGTTGTGATTGAAAACGCTTATGTTCTTAATATGATTCAAAAAAGTAGCGTATGATGCTACAGGAGTGTAGTTCAGTTCGTATATCGCCTGAATGGTATATTCGAGTGCTAAAGTGATAAGATAATTGGTGAGAGCGTTGTTGGTCTGTTTGAATTTGTTCAGCGCGTACACATTTTTGAAGGACTTATTTTGGTCGTCGTGAAACACCTCAAATAATAATTGGATGTTTTTTTGCATGATAGGGAAACCAGTGTTTTGCAACCAGTTCTTGTCCTTGGTAACCCTGAATATATTCCAAGCGTGTATGGATACCAAAGCCTTCTTGTATAAAACAAAACCGTTGGCTGACATCATATTATCGGTCTCATTTTTGACGAGAAAATCCAGCACCAGCTTGGCCAAGGTGGGCTTTAACATAATCAAAATGGGCAAATGATACAAATGGTCGGTTGCATACACATCCGAGAACACATTAAACAAAGCGTTGACGATTGTAAAATTGATTTTGTCTATATTCTTATCGTTTTGACCGACATTAGATTTGTTCGTTATGTTGATTTGACTCCATGTGTTGTTCCAGTTTGTGATATGGTGCTGAATAATTTCTTCGAACGAATATAATTGGGTTTGTAGTAATTTGTCGGTGTTGATGTTTTTTGAAAATGACGCTGTGGTCACAATATAGAAGACAAACGGTATATTGGCCAGAATGGATATGTCAAACATATTGTCGTAATTATGAAACCCTTTGTACACGAAATCATTTTGTTGAAAAGCGTACATGTTTGTCATCATAATAGTTGCATCGCGAACGAACGAGAAATGCATAGAGGATAACATAAAGGAGTTGGATTTGTCTTTTTGATCGAACAAATGATGTAACGACAAATCGTGATTCGTAGTGGAAACGATAGTTACCTTTTGTAAGAAACACGATGGGTAGTTATGTAAGGGGAACTTTTCAATGGAAACATCAATGTTGTTATTAAGAGTGAAGTTATCTATAAATTTACAGTTGTTCATATCTAATGTCTGTGAGTGATTGGATATGTTCATATTCAATTTATTGAGTCGAAAAGCGATATTGGTGAAATCGGGGATTGCGTATTCGGTGTGGTCGGATTTGATGAACGCCTTTGTCGCAACATTGTAAGAGGCGGATGTTTCGATACCTATAGATCCGTTTGTCAATGAACAACCGTGTTTGTATCCGTTGATGAATTTTGATATAGTGAATGTGTTGCTTGTGGTATTGAAAGAGTAATCAAATATGGGTAGGTTGTGTATCGTTTTGTATTCATCGGTGTGTTTAAGTAAATCTTCTAAGAAATCAGTTGCGTCGGCAGTTTCTTGATCAGTAGGTAATCTATGAAGATGTTTGAGATAAATTATTTGAATATCAGCATAGTTTAACATATTATATATTTATATGATATGGTATAAAAATTAAATTAATTAAATTATTGGAAAAGGACTTTGCATATTTCTTCTTTTTTCATAGATTGAAGTTTTTTGGGTAAGAATCTTAGTAAATTGGGATCGTTTTCCTTTATGTGTTTGATAATATCATCTTTGGACATATAAGTGGGAGACGATGTTTTACGAGAGATACATTGTTCGTAACTGTTGAATAAGAACTTTTTAACTTTTTGTTTTTTGGAGGAAGACATTTTCGGTTTTTCCTCATTTTTCGGGTTCTCAGTTTGCGTCAATGTGTTTGTCATGATGTACATGTCCGTGTTCTTTTTAAGCGATCCAATTTTTTGTTGGGTTTGTTTCATTTTTGAAAACACTTCCTTAATTTCACTCGCGTAAGCATTCGATCTCGACATCAGATACAACTTTTTAATAGATAAAAATGTGTTGTTTAAGATTGACAACTCGTGTATCAATCGATTTATGGTGTGAATTCTGTTAATGTAATTGTTTTTTTTGACGGACAAGTTGGGTGTGACGAAACTGTGTTCGTTTTCTGAATAGTCGGATGCTTTGTTGTGATTGAATAAGTCGTTTTTTATTTTTTGTAAATTTTCGAAATCGGTTAAATAACTATTCATTTAATTAATTATACATTAAATCTATCATCGAAAATATATAAAATGTGATTATACATATTGTAACAACAAACACACCTAAAGAATAAATTGTCTGATTCGAATCAAGACCAAACTCTTTAATAGATCCATCAGTATTGAACAAAAAGGGAGGTTTGCAGGTAATGATCAATAACATGGAAAGCACGAAAAACGAAATACTCATTATTAACCGTTTATTGATAAACATTTTGTTATATGTATTATATAAAATTAAATATATTTTTTATTAAAATGTTAATTAAAATATTCATTTTATTTTTGTTTTTCAATTTTGTTTTGTATATATGTAAATCGAGTTCGAAAAAGGAAACTTTTCGAAGTGGTAGAAACAAGTTTTTCATATTGCATCATAAAAGTAAAGACCCTCTATCTATAGATGCGTTGCCTCAATTTATATTGACCATAGGGTACAGAAATAACGAGGAAAAGGCCTTGTTCAAACAAGTATACGAATTACATAACAACGACGATGATAGAGAGTTCGAATACATAAAAATGGAAGAAGAGGATGTTGATTTAACAAGTGTTGATATTTTGCTGTATGTGAACGACGCGGTTTATTTGAGTGATTATGTGTTGATCGACTATTACAGCGATGATCTTGTTAAAAGAAAATCGCATCTACAGGAAAGCGAATTCATATTGCATAACGATGTCAACACGAGTGTGTTTGTCATATTGATGCCAAATCACACTCGTGTTACGAAATACGAGCAGATTGTGTTGGACCCTATAGAAACAACCTCATCCGAATACAATTTCGAAATAGAATACGGAATCAACGGAAAATATTACGAACTGGATGTTAACACAAACGAGGTTATCTTGTATCAGAACAAAATCGCGAATCTAAAAGTGATGATTGGCGACAAGGTGTTGTTGAAAAACCAAGAACACCCATATATGAACGGTGTGTACGAAGTGAAGGAAATAAACAATTACATACGGATGGTGAACGATAGCGTGAAGGTGTTACCCAAAAACGAGGTGTGTATTGACGAAAATCTAAAAGAGCATGTTTATTACAAAAACAAACAAAGTTGCGAGTTTAAGAACGACTATGTCGGAGAGAAGAAAGAGGTGGACATGACATGGGACGCTAGATGCAGACGAAACATGGAATGCCCTTTTTTCGATTATGACAACGAATACAGTGGTGGTTGTAACAGTGGTGGATATTGTGAGATGCCGTATGATGTGAAACAGGTATCATTCACAAAATATAAAAATGAGTAGAAAATAATAAAAGAGTAGAATAAAAAATGATTAATCTTGTGATTATCTTGTTAATATTGTTAGTGCTTTATATAAAAGATATCAAGGAACATTTTTTTGACGAATGTATTACTTTCAAAAAAACGATAAGATCCATTGATGTTGATATCGTATTGAAGAAAGAGTTATATATATACGAATACACAATCGGCAAGTTCAGAGAGATAATTAAAGATAATAATTTGAAAAAACGAAACTTTTTACAAAATTTAAATAATTTAGAAGAGATTAAGAGAAGTGAAACTAGTTACGAGAACGTATACGAAATTGACAACGAGATGATTATTTATAGATTGGGAAAATACTACGCCTTTCACATCAAGTTCAATGGCGAGGAGGTGGAGGTAAGGGGGATTATTCGAGATTACGATGTGTTGAACCGATACACCAAACGGAACGATATGAACAATACTGTGGAGGATATTATCATTCAACATATGGGTGATCCTGTATTGTCCTCTTATTCAGGGATGTCGTCATCTTCTGCTCTCTGATCAATTTCGTCGTTTTCGTTGTTGTTCTGAATTGTGTCCATATCTATAGAAATTCCCATTGTTCTCTCGAGTTCAATAAGAACTAACATCATATCATTATCGACATCGTCGTATTTTGTCATTTTCATGAGTTTTTCTTCTTCGCGAAGAATTTCTGCTCTCTGTTTGAGACGCTCGACATCGACAAATTGATTATCATAACGGGTAAGTATACTTTGGAGGAATTGTTTAAACGCGTTGATAAAGTTGGTGTACGCGGTGCGGTTTTCGTTGTTCATTTCGGTATTGAGATAGGTGAAGATGTTATTGGTATTGAAAATAAGCTGTAAAACCGCTTTAACCGATTTGAACATAGCGAGAGTGATGATGTGAATGTTAGTAGAGAATGGAATTGTATTGTTTTGAAAGACGGATCGATTATTATTGAAGAATGAAGATTTGTTCATAAGGTTAGAATAGAATGAATTAAAATTAATTAAATAATAAAAGTTTTTGACGGATTTATTTTGTTGTAAAAGGAAATTTAGTTTGAACTGTTCAAAATTGAAAGGAGTATTATAATTTTTAAATAAATCCTCAAACTCGTCCATAATCAATGTTAGTTCTTCGTTCATATCGTCTGTCAACTCATCCTGTTCGTATATACTACCTGTTGCGAGCGTCGATATGAATGTGTTTGGATCGAATTCGAAGGATTCTTTTTTGAGGATTTGTTTGGTTGTGGGGCATAATATATCGAAATGGTTTTGTGTAGAGAAGAGATTGTTGATATTAAACTCGTTGATGTTGTGAAGTTTGAAATTATCCTCGAGTTTGTTATTGATTTTAGATTTGATGTTAGACGAAATATCTTTGTGATTGAAGAACGGTTTTATGTCGTTGATGATTGTATTCAGAGATTCGGGTTTCTCTTGTTTGTGGTGGGTTAGATTATCGAATATGGTCCTGAAAGACGGATTGTGTTTGAAAATAAGTTTGATAACGGCGGTTATTTGTGAATCGATAAACTCTTCACTTTGGTAGTGGATGTTCGCTTTGTTGAACAGACTGAATGTCACACAAGCAAGATATTTGGTGAAGGTTTTATCCGTTTCGTTGTTTAGCGGGAAACCGTGGAGAGAGAAGTTTTGTTTGCATTTGGGCATGATGTAGTCTAGATTGTATTTGAATTGCACGATAAGTGTAAAGAACGCACAATATATGATTGTGTTCGCGTAATGATTCCATAGAGACAGGTCGTTGTTCGATTTCAAAGATTTCGGATTTTTCGACTTTTTGAAGTTGGTCAGGAAAGGATTGAAAATGTTCTTCGTCTGACGATAGATGAGAGTCTTTTCGGCATGAGTCAGAGTGATACCGATGACCTGTGCGAAAAAGTGCAACACATCATCTTCGTTTTTGTTTGTGGGGTTGGTGTTTGTTTCTATGGAAGTGTATTGGTTGTTCGGATCTGAATTGATGAAGGAGGTTGTGTTCAAAATTGTGCCTTCCAAAATTTTGGTTGAGTTTGTAGAGTAAGTTTTCTCTTCGAAGTAATCTTGTTCGTGGGATTTCGAAACAAAGTTGTTGAATTGAACGAATAACGATTTATAGTCATTCAAAACGGTCCCCAAATTTTGAATGTATGTATTCGTCTCTTTTTCACGGATAGTTAGGTCAATGTCAATGTTCTTTTCGATAACAGAATCAACATATTGTTTGTGAGCTTGCAAGTCATCGAACGAGTTGAATTGGTGCTGATGCACAATTTCGTTTTTGGTGTTGTTGTTTTTGTTAAACGAGATATTCGTATCCAATGTGTCGATCGTGTGAGTCGTGTACTTGGGGTGGTATATATCGAATATTGTTTTAAAGTAGTCAGGAGAGGAATGTAGCAGAAACATTTTGTGTAAATCGGATACATTGGTGTTGTTGAATTGTAAAAAGTCATGAATGGACTTTTTATTATCATCTTTGGATATATCGGTCGTAGGAACAGCCGCAGCGGAGGAGGTTGTAATTTTAGTGGAGTTGATAACGCGTGTCAGTGTGTCGTAATCGGAGAAGTTAAGTTCGTGAAATGATGTGTTGAATTGTTGAAGGGTTAGGTCGATTTGTGGAAGGGAATTCAGATTATCGGGATGAAAGAGTTCAAGATATTGATCTAGGGTTAGTGAGACGAATTTCAACATATCTTCGAAAGCGTTATTATTGATGATGAAAAATATGTTTCTGTTGAGATCGGGTTTGTTGTATTTGTATCCTTCATACAGATGGGTGTATAGGAAGAATGTGTTGTCGTGTATATTTTTAAGATTGTAATGAACCGTTTTGTTGTTGTCAATGATAATCTTGAGCAAATCGTTGTTCTGTAGAGATTCTTGAATTGTTCCTTTTATTGTTTTGCCGTTGAAATAATGGAGTTCGCATTTGATGGGAAGGAATCCGGGGATGTTGTGTAGAATATTTAAATAATTCTCCACATCGAAGGTTTCGAATTTTTGTGTGGATTTGTCGCCGTTGTAATAGAAACCGTTAAACTGGTTGGTGTCTTTAGACAAAGGTCGAAAATATTCTAAATGGTTGTTGATATGGATAGAATGGGAGTCACTCGCTGCCATTATTGCGGTGACTTGGTCTTCCAATTCACAGTTGGAACTGTCGATAACTACGGTATCGAAGTATAAGTTCAAAAGGTTCGTGTTAGACAGTGTATCGAATATTTGATCGTAATCGTCGTTCTCAGAAATAGAAATGTTATGTTCTTCAACAATCTCGCGCAGGTCGCCCATATTAAGAATGGATTTGACATAGTCCAGTTTATTGTGTTTGAACAGAAGTTGAACGAGTTGCTCTTTTTTGTGTGTTTTGTTTTCTTGTAAGTTGATATTGGCGTTCAATACAATTTGTTTGAGGTCTTTGACCGATATATCGTCTATTTTATCGAGCACATAGGATAAAAGGAAATTGTAATTGACGAGTTGTTGGCACATGGTTTGTTTTGATCCTTTGATAGTGAGTTTGTATTTCTGTGCGATAACTTGCAATTGTTGAAGGGTAAATTGTCTTGAGGTGCAATCTTCGAGGTCAAAACTTGTGTCGTTGTTATTTAACAGATTAATGTTTGCGGTAAACGAGTTACGAATGACATTTTCGTGGTCAAGAAGTAAGTTGTTATTTTGTTGATTGTAATTTTCGTGGAAGAAAACGGATAGATAGAAGGGTGTCATAGGATGCCCTTTTTTGAAGAGAGCGTAATTATCGATGTATTCGTCGTAATCGTCTATTCTTTTATCAATGTTGGACACTTTGGTCACATCCAGGTTATAAACAGAATTGGGCACTTGCGTGGTCGTTTGAAAGAGGGAGACGAATGTTTTTCCGGACGCTTTTTCGGAGGGAATGATACTCAGAAGGTTTTGAATGTAAATTATTTTTTCGTCTTCGGAGAACTGTTGTAAGAAGTTTTTGTTGTTATACTTAATAATTAGATCGTCGTCGAAGTCTTCAAAAACAATATCCTCTTTGTCTACAATGAAGGACAAAGAGGTCGATTGTTGATCATCGGTGGTGTTCGTTGGTAATCGTTCGTTGTAGGTGTTTTTGGACTTGTGTTTGTTGATGTGAAACGAACTTATGATATTGATTGTATCCATAGATGTGTTGAAGATGTAGGTGTCGTTTTCGGAGAAAATCGGATAGAATGCGTCGCCCACTTTGTTGACAATGAGGATGTTGTCTTTGTCGTTTAGTCCACCGTCGTTGATAAAAAAAGATTTGTTTTCGGCGACGATGAATTTATGAGAGCGTAGAATGGTTTCAATCACAAAAATGAAATCATCGTAAAGAATATGATCGGGATTGAGAAACCGTTCGTGCAATTTAGGATTGTAATTGAGTAGAAGGGCTTTGTTTTTGGAGGTTATGTCGGATTGTAGGATTCTTTGAATTTCTGATCCTATATTGGTTCTTAGTTTGCTAATGCTTTTTTGTTGTTTTTCTGGTCTTTTTTGTCTGAACGAGTCGGATGTTAGAAAAAGATAACAATATTCAATACTATGAAGATTTGAAGATTTGGAAACAAATATATCTGAAATATTTAAATGATTAATAAAAGGTTCGTTCATATTTACTATTTATTAGATAATGTATTCCAATGATTCTCTAAATCATTAAGCATATTGTAAATATAATCACAAGAAGAATTGACAAATTCTCGAACATCGTCAAGAATAAGGAGTTTAGCGCCTTTAATTTTGATAAGGAGGATCGGTTCGAGAGGATGTGGGATATTATATCCTATATAGTCGATGTTGTATTTATTGTCTATGTTTTCGCGAATATAGTGGTTAAAGACAAGTGATTGAAAGATGTTACCGAGAGTGTGACCTTCGTTGTTCACAATTATGGTGAACAGCATGTTATGGTTAACAATTTCAAAGTTAGAATTCTGGAATGCAATGATTTTGTTCTTTAGAACCGTAATAGCTTTGTTGAATATGTAGATACATGGAATGTTGCATTCGGAGGTAATACTGAGAACGAATGCGTTTGGTTCTCTGTATTTGTTTCGGAAGTAGTGTCGTTCGCGTTCGATGGAGTTGAATTGGTAAGTAAGATTTTCAACCGTGGATTTTTCTTTGTTGGCGTTGATGTATTTTTTTAGTTCTGCATCTGCTGTTTTTTTGTCTACTGTAAATTCGATGGACATGTTGCTGATCATTCCGAACGAGGTTGATACTTGAGGGGTTTTAAGGGTAGCGACGGCGTTCACGACAAATTTGGAGGACTTAGATGGATTAAGTTTGGTGATTATTATGTAATCTTTGGAGATTGGGTCTGGTGGGAAGAACTGTTTGGCTAGATTAGGAAAAGGGGTATCGTTTTTATCGAACACTTGAATATCGCTTGTGTATACATTCAATGGATTGCCCGTGTTGTTTTCTTTATCGATTACAAATTTGTAATCGTCTTTGTTCCAATCTTCCAATTGCTGAATGGTAACATTGATGGGAATAAGGGAAATTCTGTGTTGAATGAATTCGTTGTGAAGGGGAGTGTTGTTTTGCAAAACATCAATGTCTTTATTGGTAAAGTCGTTAGCGTTGAAGAAGAAACCAACATTGGGGAGTTCTGATAGAACAATTCTTCGTAAGGAGTTGATAATGGATAAGTCAATATCACTAACATTAAAAGCAATTTCAAACGGAGAAGAAGTGACTAAATTTGAAAATGGATTATCCATATTATATACTATCTATACAAATTATTATTTAAAATCAATTTTTTTTTTCAATGAAAAGGAAAAAAAATATGAATAGCGTGTTTTTCTATAGTGAAAAATGTATGCATTGTAAGGAAGCATACGAACTTATTAAGAAGGTTGGGATAGACAAGTTCTTGTTCAAAGATGTTGAGAAGGAGGAGAATTTACCGGAAATAATCGATAGAGTGCCTACATTGTTGACTCATGACGAGAACAAAAACATAATCGTATATGTGGAGGACAATTTGGTAAAATATTTGTTGGAACTGATGAATGTTGAACCGTTCATGGTGAATGAGATGGGTGGTACGTTGTCGGATACATATTCATATATGGATAATAGTGGTGTTAATTTGGATCATTCGTTTCAGTTTCTAAATAAGGATTATAAGATAAATACACCAACCGAATCAGAAAACAATAAGATAATTAACTATGATAAATATGTTGCTGAAAGAGATACTGATTTAAAACTTATTAATGAACATTAATAAAAATGAGGAAAGAAGAATGTGTCAATGTGTTTAACGTTAAATTAAGAGAGTTCATTAGCGACCTGATCCGCGTGTATCCTACAGATGATGATTTAAAAAAGTTTAAGACATCCATAAACATGTTGTTGGTAATGAGCGACAGTCAAATTATAAAAATATACAACGAGTATGTGTATACGAAATATAAGACCCAAATATTTGCTAAGGACGAAGAGTTTTTTATGAAACATGATTACAATGACGAATTAAATAACTCTGATTACAATGACGAATTTACGGAGCAGCTGATAGATAAGATCAAATCTTATTGGTGTACAATGACAGATGACAATAAGACTATCGTATGGACCTATTTCACGCTGTTGACCAAATTATGCGAGAAGTATTATATTATTTAAAGGTTAAAATCATAAAAGATTTTAAAATATGATTCAAAACAATGTTTGCTATATGTTTAACAAGGTCTATTTAAATTTGATGAAGGAGATAAAGGACAAGAATCCGGATATAAAGAGTAAGTTGAAGAGTAATTACAAAATATTTGACAAGAAGTCGAACGAATATATTACGAAGATGGTGATGAATATGAATGACACCGTGACAGAAGCGTTATTTGGGGACGAAGATATATTGGATAAGATAGAGATTATAAACTTTGAGCTTTTTGTTGATATTACGATAGATACCATATTGAAGAAGGTGGTTGATACGGATGGCAATAGCAGAAACTCGTTGAAGTACTATGTTTATATATTGATGGTATTTGGATATATTTATAAGATGGATGATTTGGATGATGTCAAGAAGGATATTCTGTTGAAAAAGACGGTAGATATAATTAACAGCGTAGATACGGATAGTATTTCGAACGAGGAGGAGTTGGAGAAGCATTTGGAGGACATTTTGGACGATGATTTGCGAAAGTTGTTGATGAAGATGTATGTTGACAGGACGACTGTGAAGGAGTCTGTGATGAAGTTGGATACCGAAGACATCGATACGGGTTTAGAGTTTTTGAACAACACGAGGATTGGAGAATTAGCGAAGGAGATTTCTTCGTCGATAGATATGAGTAAGATTAACATGGAGAATCCTGAGGAAATGTTGAACATGAACAATTTGTTTTCGGGTTCGAACAATATGTTAGGGGATATTATTCAAACAGTAGGAACAAAAATCACACAGAAGATTCAGAATGGGGATATCAATCAAGAGGAGTTGATGGGTGAGGCGTTGAATATGATGGGCACATTGAACAGTTCGGGTCATGGGGATATGATGTCTCAGATGATGGGGATGATGAGTGGAATGGGTGATTTAATGGGAAAGAGTGCCGGTGGCGCATCATCGGCACCCACCAATAAGACAAGAGAAAGATTACAAAACAAATTAGCAAATAAAAAGATATAAATAAATATAAATATGACGATTTGGTATAAGGACATAGTTAATTTTTTTGATATTAATAACATGCTATTGTTTTATCCAACAAGCGACATGGAATACAGCGAGAAGTTAAATTCGATAATGAGGCTGATATTATATATAACGATAATATTGTATTCGTTGAAGAATGATCTGAAGGTATTCATTATATTGATAGTCGCGGGGATAGTTATTTATATTATGTATACGATGGATGATAACAAGGAAAAATACATAACTGACAAAGATATGTATGAAAGATACGGAATTGAGGATGATGACGACGAAATAGCAACTTGTACAAAACCGACTCGAGAGAATCCGTTTATGAATGTAACGATGAACGAATACGCCGAAAATCCCAAAAGGGAAAAAGCTTGCAAAATGAACAATAAGGTAAACGAATATATAGATCAGTATTTCAATGAGGATCTGTATAGATCGACAGACGATATTTATAATAAGAACGCATCAGAGAGACAATATTACACAATGCCTGTAACGGAAATTCCGAACAATCAAGACAAGTTTGCGCAATGGTTATATGGAAATGACGAGAAAACTTGTAAAGAAGGAAATTTATTAAAATGTAAATATTTTTCTTAAAATAATATTAAAGATGGAGAAATTCAATAAAGATCATTTCAAGTATTTTAACAAAGAACACCGAGTTGGAACAGATAACTGTGCCAAAGAATCGGAAAGTGATCAGAACAAAAGAATGGAGGATTACATGCTCTTCAATTCTTACAGGGGTAATGTTTTGAAATGTGATAATGAAGTTGCAAAGATAAGAGAGTTTATGACCGAAAACAACATGACAATGCGTGAAGGATATGGTTTCACAAACGCTTGTCAAGTGGACAACGACTCGAAGATGCGTATTGATTCGAACAAAATAAATAGGGATCGTAATCAGGTTTTTACAAGAACCTTCCAAGCGGTTCCTGATTTGAGTAAAGGCGAAATCAATATTGAAAACGAAAGTCGTATTCAACAGGGAGAGATAACATTCGACGATTTCCAATGCGAAGGCAAACCGTTCGATGTATTTACCCCAATGTTGCCGTGTTTAAAAGCGAGTATTCAAAATACGGAACACATTGTTGAGTCATGGACAAGAGGAGGAGATACAACCAGAGATACAATTAAACAAAAAGAATTTTTAGAGAAGAACGGGTATCAATTTGATGGAATCTCTTTACAAAAGAAACAATGTTAAAAAAAATATTTATTATATAAAAGAATGAGTGCAAATCGATTAAGTTATGATGAATGTTCTTATAAACAATCGTTGTTTCAAAGTGTAGCACCGGTGAATTACACTTTGGATCCAATAAAATTCGAACATAAGGATAAATGCAGAATGGAATTAGGCACAGTGGGTGGAACAAATGTATCCCATATAAGAGGAAACTTAGTTGATTTGGAAAATGATTTAAGAGGACAAAGGCATCCATCGACAAAATGTTCCATGTATAAATACCAACCACCAAATGACAATGTGTTGAAATCAGAGGAGTACATCAAACCGGTAGCACATCCGGACATTGATATATCGATGCAACATTTGGGAACATGCCAAATGTTCGATTACACACCAGTACCTAAAGAACCTGAAATGAGAATAAATAGATGTGGATAAAAATATTATAATAATTTAAAATGAGTTTCTCTAAATTATCATATGATACTTGTGCATATAATAAGTATCTTGAAGAATCTGTGGGAGTTGGAAAATATATGATGAACACCCCTTCAGTAAGTTGCAAGAAGGATTGTTTTTATCCATCACCTTATGTACGATTGGACAAAACTGGTGTTGCCAAATGCAATAATAAAGAACTGGTGGATGTTGATTCAGAATTGTTGGGATTAAATGTGAAACAAACAAAATGCCCCAAAGAAAAACATTTTGATTCAGAATATTGTAAGAACGAAAAACTTACCGATTGTGCCGATGCTTTTATGAGTCCCGAAGACACCAAACTAAGCAACCCTCCTTGTACACTACGAGGAACCGGTTGGAATAGATGGGAATGGTTGTGTGAGAATCCTCAAAATATGGCATTAATGCCCTTTGAAAGAGAAATACAAAATCGTTTGATTGTCAAAGACAACCACCGTCCTTGTATTCCTAATTTAAAAAGTAACGATGATGTAATGCCTTCTCATTATGGCGACACTAACTGCTTTACCGACGCAGAAGTCGTTTCGATGTATGAGGAAAAGGAAACAACACCATTTATTCATTGGAGGTCTTGTGACGAGATTCGTAGATTGTAAGTAAATAATTGTTAAGTTCTTTTATTGTAATATTACACTTATATTGTTTAATAAAATTAACGATGTTGGGTATAGGTAACCATTTAATATCCCCAATTTCTGTGGTGTCAATAGGTTTTTTTATATTTATATCTTTCAATAGCTGGAGTATATAAAATAGTTTATCTTTAATAATGAAAGTTCCAATCTTTCTATGTTTATGTGTGTTGATCATGATACCTGTTTCTTCAAGCAACTCTCTTTTTGCACAATCAAAATAGGCGTTATTATGTAATTCTATTTTGTCCATATGACCTTTTGGTAAACCCCATTTTAAAGATTCGTTTTGGAATATGATTAACACCTTATCGAAGTGTTTGTTCAACAAAACAATCCCACATTCATTAATATACCTTCTCATAGTAATCCATACTAACTTAATGTTTATATAAAAAATCGATTTTTAAATATATATAGAATAATATAAATGGCTTTTTACAGTAGTTTAGCAGATACTTCTATGGAAAAGTTTAGTCATAATAATATGGTTCCTTTTTTCGGCAGTGGAATCACACAGAATCTGAATGAAACGATGAATCAGACCTTGCTCGAAAAATACACTGGTTACGACAACACTACCCATATTGAAAAAATGGAACAAACTAATTTTTCCGATATCCAAAAAAATGTTTACACTCACGAAAACAGTCAAGGTTATTTAGTACAACTGGACAGAATGGAACAATCCCCCTTCCACAACAACATTCTTCCCGTAGAACAAGTTAAAGTAGGACCGGGGACCAAATTCACCGATCCAGTAAACGCAACCGGTGGTTTTCAACAAGACACCTTTAGAGATGTAGCTTATTACAAAGATATTGACGAACTTCGTGTGAAAACGAATCCGAAAGAATCTTATGAAGGCCGAATAGTGGACGGTCTAAAAGAAACCAAAGGAGGCAAATTTGGAAAACTGGATAAAAACCGTGTGGACACTTTTTACGAAAAAGACGAAAATGACCTGTTCAAAACAACAGGAGCGTATCTTAAGGACAAACAACGACCTTGTGTCGATGTTAAAGACACCAACCGTAAAGATGCGGTTGAATACCAGGGGGTAGCACACAAAAACATAGGAGATATGAAATACGGAACTGTCCAAGAGTCTACGCGACAAAATTTTGAAAGCTACGGTGATCGTAATGTTCAATCAACTAATAAGGGTAAAGGATACGAATACGATTATGGTAAGAAAAATATTTTGGTATACAACAACGAGAGAGACATAACTTCAACCAAAACATACGAAGGCAACCTGACTTCTTACATTAAATCGATGATTGCACCTATCACAGATGTGTTGAAACGATCAAACAAAGAGTATTTTGTTCAGAATCCGAGAGAGTTTGGACAAATGCAGAGCACTTTACCCAACAAGCAAACTATATATAATCCGAATGATACCGCAAAGACAACTATTAAGGAAACACTGGTCGAGGATACAAGAACGGGTAATCTTAAGGGATACGAACAGGTAACCACCTACGATCCCAATGATGTTGCCCGCACAACAATTAAGGAGACATTGATCCACGATGCGAAATTGGGCAATCTAAACACAACCACCAAATCTGTTGTATACAATCCCAAAGAAATTGCTAAACATACGATTAGAGAAACATTGGACGACGTGAACGCGACTGTCAATCTGAAAGGACATTCTATGCAAAAGGTGTACGATCCTAATGACATAGCTAGAACTACAGTAAAAGAAACTACCATCGCACATGATAAATTGGGTATTGTGTCGGGTCAAGATAAAGGCGGTGGACACATGACGAACAAACATAACGCTAAAATAACCAACAAACAGTTTATCTCGGATAACGAATATATCGGCAATCCAGAACAAGAAAACAACGATGGTTATAAAACCGCCTCATTCGACGCAAAAACAACAAACAAACAAATAACATCCGATGTAGAGTATTATGGAATGGCAGGTAATGATAACGATGCTATGATGTCGTACGACGCCATATACAACGCGGTAATTAATCAAACTAAGGAGAGTTTGTTAGAAAAACCTGAACCGACTCAAAACAGTGTTAAATTCAATGCGGGTAAGGAATATATCAATTTGACTAATGTGAAAATACCGTGTAACAAAGATGATGGAAACAACAATATTTCTCAAATATACCAAGAACCACCCTCTAAACAATTCATCAATTTCACACAAGAAAAGAATGTAGATGGCATAGAACAATCAAACGAACGATTGAATCCCGATTTGCTCCAAGCCTTTAGAAAAAATCCCTACACACATTCATTGAATAATGCGGTTTGAACAGCATCTATTTAAAAAAATTATAAATAAATGACTGAAGGACATTACTGTCAGGAATTCGTCAGCAAATGTGCGCCATTTTTTATTCAAGGATTTAATGCTATATATAAGAACACATTGAAAAAGTGCTCCAAGAGAAAACTTCTCTTGAAAGAATTTCAGGAAGCATTGGAATCGATACATCTATGGAATTCGAAAATCATTGAAAACGAATATTCTAGGTTTAAAATCGCAAGTAATTGCAATTGGTTAGAAGATTTGATTAAAGCAGCATTCGTAGAGTTATCTGAAATAATTTCAAAAGAGAAACGAAACATAGACGATGATATACCCAAAGGCGAGGTGTTCGTCCATAAATGTTATATAAATATCGCCAGAGAAATTTGGAGAAAACCACAACTATTCTATCACGATTATTCTAACACAGAAAAAGCGCAAAATCAATCGGAAGTCACAAAGATAATCCACGATGTAATATCCAAAACAATTCGTAACGAATTACCATTACAAACAATCGTGGATGACTATTTACATCAACAACACAAACCGGTAGATGTTGAAACAGAAGATGTCGATAGGAGAAAATCATTCGGTGGAAAAGATGATTTTAAAGAGGAAGCTGTTGAAGAGGATGCTGTTGAAGAGGATGCCATTGAAGAGGATGCTGTTAAAGAGGATAAGGAAGAGGAATCATTTGAAGAGGAATCAGTTGAAGAGGAAGAAGTTAAAGAGGAATCAGTTGAAGAGGAAGAAGTTAAAGAGGAATCAGTTGAAGAGGATAAGGAAGCATTTGAAGATGACTCGATGAAAACAATATTGTTTGATGCACGATATTGTGACAAAGATAATGTTGATGTGAATAATAATGAATATTCTGTTGATAACGAATCATCGGATCATGATGATTCAAAAGAAGTGATTAGGGAAGTTGATATTGATGATCATGAGAATGATGAAGTCAACTATGGTGGGCTCAAAGAGATTAAAGTGATTGAAAAAGAGAACAACGGCGAGGTGAATGCTGACGATCAATGCTATCAAGATGTTATCATTTCAGAGGATATTACCGTTGATGAAAACGAAACAGATAATATGATTGAGAATTTAGATACGAATGTTGTGTTAAAGGTAAACGCAAATAAAATAGAAATTTGTGAGGCAGAAGAAAGTGATGATGGTGATGATTTTGATATTAAAATAGAAGAAATAAACGATGAAGATGAAAAAAAACGAACTGTTGTAAAGGACGAATATAAATATAACAAAAAAATGAGAAACACAGAAAAAATTAAAAGTATATTAGGAAGTAGTATAGAATATGATGAGTTCAGATATAACAAAGATCAGTTGAAAAAGAAATTATTATTACAAAAGAAGTACATATGAAGTTTTTTTTAAACAAATAAAAAAATATATAGAATATAAATGATACAGTTAACATCTTTCGTAATAGCGTTATTTTTTTCAGCAGTATTTACCATGTATATACTCTATGAGAATAAAAAGACAGAAGAGAAGAAAGATAACATGCAAATGTTTATATTGTCAATAATGTCATTTATAATCGTATATATGATTTCAAATTTGATAATAGATAGTAATGATGATAAACAAATAATGAATAATATAAAATCAGGTGAACCTCCGTTTTGATTTTAGGGATTATAATATATAATAAATAAAGAATATAGTATAGTATGAAATTAGAGTTAAAAAAATTTGACATTACATCCATAACAGATGATAAGGTTGTTGTGATGATAGGAAAGAGAAATACGGGGAAGTCATTTTTGATAAAAGATTTATTGTATTACAATAATTCCTTTCAAGTAGGCACAGTTATATCTGGTACCGAGTCGGCAAACAATTTTTACGGCGAAATGATCCCTAAGATTTTCATACATGATGAATTCAAACAAAACATCGTTGATAATGTAATTAAACGACAGCAGCATGTGATAAAGAATCTAAACGACGAGAATGTCAAATACGGTGGATCGAAAATTGATCCTCGCTCGTTCTTGATATTGGATGATTGTTTGTACGATTCTAGCTGGACAAAAGATAAAAATGTAAGGGCATTGTTCATGAACGGCAGGCATTTGAAAATGTTTTTTATCATATCTATGCAATACCCATTAGGCATACCACCCAACTTAAGAACGAATATCGATTATATCTTCATTTTGAGAGAAAATATCGTAGCGAACAGAAAAAGAATATACGATAACTATGCCGGAATGTTTCAGAACTTTGAAATATTTTGTCAAGTGATGGATCAATGCACCGAAAATTTCGAATGCTTAGTGATAGACAATACAACTAAAAGTAACAAATTAGAAGATAATGTGTTTTGGTACAAAGCTATTCAACACCCTCCTTTCAAAATTTGCAATCAACAATTTTGGGAAATGAGCAAGAATATCAAACACGACGACAACGAAGAGAATTACGATCCTTCGGTGTTCAAGAAAAAAAGACCTATCATCAATGTTAAAAAAACATATAGAAATTAAAAAGCATTATGTATACCTTCCTGCGCTTCTAGCATCATGATCCTGTGTGAAAATGTTTTCATACTCAGGATCCGTATGTTTGTGAAACAGCATATCATTATATGTCGTTCGTGGGATGAACTTATACACTACTTTTTTTTGGGATTTCAATTTTTGAATTTCTTCGTGATATATACCATCTATAACCATGACTATTCCAATGAGTAAAAATATAAATAACAAACTAAACATTCTCTTATATTAATTTTCAGTAATATTTTTTTCTTTCATCCACGGATCGTCTTCGGTATACATAGTAGAAGGCTGTTGATTTTCCGTTGATAACTCTAGAGTCACCTCTTCGTTGTTATCCACTATTTTAATACTTGCGATATCGCTCTCGATTTGTTTTTTCTTATCTTTTTCTGTTTCGGCAATTTGTTCCTTCATCGCAGCCTTTCGTTCCTCGAAATATTGTGATTTGTTCTCTTGATTTTCTTGATATTTCTTCATCAGAGTGTTCAACTGTGTTTCGGCAAACTCTTGGTTTTCAATATGTTCGGGATTCGGCGACCAAGGACACCAACACCCGACCTGTGCTACAAAAATCGAAAATTTATTGTTTTCCAATTTTCGAAGTTTTACACTCCTGGTTTGTGCTTCCTGAATCGTATCAAAGACTCCTCTAACCTTAAGACCCCTAATGGAGGTTTGGAAATCGTTCTTCTCGTGAAATGTTTTTTCTAAATCATCCGTTTGATCTTGCACAAAATGACTGAAAGAATCTTGAATTTTCGATTCATTAAATAAAAAGTCAAAATTGTCTTTTAGAATTCGAATCTCTTCTTTCTTGTCCGGAAATATATTTTCCAAAGTACTGATGTATTCCAAGTTCTTTTTTACATATGCCTTTGTATATTCTTCAAAGAAATACGCTTCCTTCTTTTTGAGGATTTCTTCAGGACTTATAAAGGAAAGACACACGAAATTTTGATTACGGAGAGGTTCGTCTTGCTCTAGATAATCAACCTCTTTCGTAGAAATCATTATATAATGATAAATAATTAATATGTTTAAGTAAATTTTAAAAATAAATTATTTATTATAAATAAAATGACTTACTCATTTGATTTCATGGAAGTTTTCGTACGCATTCTTAAATATCTTATGGAAGGTTTGGTAGTTGCCACAGCAGCCTTCATGTTCCCTAACAAAAAATTAACAATGGATGATGTTGTGTTGATTGGTTTTGTTGCTGCCGCAACATTCAGTTTATTAGATTTATATAGTCCGAGTTTAGGAGTCAGTGCCAGATCAGGTGCTGGTTTAGGTATTGGTGCTAACTTGGTTGGATTCCCCACAATGAACAACATGCCCAATGTTGCCCAATCATTGAGAGGACCTTAGATACTTCTTACAAATTTCCATCCCAAATCTTTACAGATCTTTTTCCAAATTTCTTCTTGTTGGTGTAGTTTTTCTCTGCTTTTAAGTAGAGGAAAATATCGTAAATATTCATCTTTGCCTAAAATTTGAATAAATTTGTGAATAACATAAGAATATGAAAGAAAGTTTTTACGAACTAGAGGAGAATGTTTTAGAAATGGAACTTGAATCTCTTTAAACATATTCCTCAATTTCTCTTCTAATTCTTGTGTTAAGTTAGGATTTGGTATGCCTGTTATTCTATTTAATATATACGGAATATGCTCATAGTATTTGTTGATTTTTAATTTCTTTAAGATCTCTTTCACTTTTTGACGGTTTATTTCCTTTACATTGATAATCCGTTGTTTTTTCAACTCTAACATTATTTTATCGAATATTTCTTCAGGAATATCTGTTGTTTCCTTACCCTGGATCTGATTTAACCATTCTTGGTAATGATTGATGCGTTTGTAGGAAAAGTAACTGATTTCTTTAGGGGGATCTTTATAGGATGGTTTTTCATTGTCTGTTAACAAATGTTGAACCGAAAAACATTTGTTACACACCGAAATACTATCGTTATTAATAACGGTTTTTTCCATTGAGTTGCAAAATTCACACTTTAATGCAATGTTGTTGTCTATGTTATCATTGATATAATTTTTGTCGGTTATCGATAGATATTCATCCAATAGAGAAGCCCTGTTATTAGGTGTAGATAGGTTACAATAGGTTTGTTTATTGCTTTTCTTTTCCACTTCGATTGTCTCTACATTCGAAGATAAATGTTGTTTATGAAAGTATTCAAGAATGGTTTTTTTGTTTTGATTATTTGCATTGTTAAGATGATTAGTAATGTTCATGTTATTGTCTGAGTTGTTTTCAACTAAATCATAATAATTGTATAAGATATCAGCAGTGTTTGAATAGTAATCAATCTCCTCTTTGTTTGTAACTATATCTTGAATGTAAGACTCAATAGATTTTATCTCATCATTTAAAATAACAATATCTTTAAACTCGTCATCAGTTTTTTCATGATTAGGTTTGTTATTAATTTCTTTTAGATTGTCTTTTATAACTTTTAATCTATCATAATTTTCTTCCAATGAATCTTTTTTAGTAAGAAAAGTTTCTATGTTGTTTTTGTGACAAAAGTCTAAAGTGTTGGAAGTTTTTTTGTAATTACAAGATCGTTTATATATATTTTGTTTTTTCATCGAAAAGTTTCTTTTTTAATAATGCGTAAAAATAAATTTTAAATATCTATAAAATTATTTTCTTATATTATATAAAAATACATAATGGGAGGAGGACTTATGCAACTCGTAGCTTACGGTGCCCAAGACATCTACTTGTCTGGCAACCCACAAATTACTTTCTTCAAAGTTGTCTACCGCAGACACACCAACTTTTCCATGGAATCCATTGAACAAACTTTCAACGGTTTCCCCAACTTCGGCAAGAAGGTTACCTGCCCCATCTCCAGAAACGGTGATCTCATCCACCGCATCTACCTCCAAGCAACTATACCCGCTGGATCCACCTCCGAGTGGGCCGGTCACGAACTTGTCAAATCCGTGGAAGTTGAAATTGGTGGTCAACGCATTGACAAACATTACGCCGAATGGCTTCATATATGGAACGAACTTACCCAAACCGCTGGTCACTGGGAAGGTTACAAATTGATGGTGGGTGGTAAAGATAATCTTGTTTCTGAATCAGCGTCCGGTGTGGCTGAAGTAAACGACAATGTTGTGTTCGTTCCTCTTCAATTCTGGTTCTGCCGCAACCCCGGTCTTGCCCTTCCCCTCATTGCCCTCCAATACCACGAAGTCAAGATCAACCTTGAATTCGGTGAGAAAGAAGCCGTTGGTGTAACTGGTGACATCGCTTCCGCCTCCCTCTATGTTGACTACATCTACCTCGACACCGATGAACGCCGTAGATTCGCCCAAGTGTCCCACGAATACCTTATTGAACAACTCCAATTCACCGGCGACGAAACCGCCTCCTCCAAAATCAAACTCAACTTCAACCATCCCTGCAAGGAATTGGTGTGGGTTGAAAAGGAAGAGGGTGGTGCTGTTGGTTCATATGTTACATCATATGACACCGCCAAACTCCAACTCAACGGGCATGAGCGTTTCTCCGCCCGTGTGCCCCAATATTTCCAACTTGTCCAACCGTACCAACATCACGAACGCGTGCCCGTTAAGGTTGAGGGCGCTGATAAAAGCACAGGTGGTATCAATGTGTACTCCTTCGCTCTCAAGCCCGAAGAACATCAACCCTCTGGGACATGCAACATGTCCCGCATTGACAACGCTACCCTTAACCTTACAGGTGTTGATACCTCCAACTCCGTTAAGGTGTTCGCCGTTAACTACAATGTGCTCCGTGTGATGTCTGGTATGGGAGGCTTAAGTTTTAGCAATTAATTTGCTAATGGTTAGAGCCTAACAGTCAGCTGCCGTAAATACGGGTAAACAGTGTTACTGGCTAGTGTTTGTTGTTCACAACAAATGCGAGATACCTTATAATGATCGGGAAAGTCCTAAAACTTCGAAACACCAAGGTTGTGTGGAAACATACAACTGGACGGGGTAATGACCTAGTGTATGGTAAAAGCGTTCGAAGATGTTACAATGGATAATCCGCGGGCAATGTTCCTAAACTCAATATGACAAGAGCACGGAACACCCACAACGACTATGTAGTACAGAGACTTAATCTACCTTTGTATTGCGACGGGTGTCGGGTGATAATGATGGTTTAGTCAACCGGAATCATCTTAAGATAGAGTCTGGCCTTGTGTGAAAGCACAGGGGGGAGAACGAGCCTACTCCAACTAGATTATTTAATTAAAATAGTACTATTGATTTCAGATAGTAAAAAAAAATTAAAACAACAAAAGAAAATTTACTTTAGTGATACTTTAATCACAAAACCTTTTTTTTTCTAACTTCATAATAACTTTTTAGCAATTATGAAAAATATGAATTTACTTGCCCAAAATTTCAATACGGATGACGAAAAACTCTTTGTAAATTCGTTCAAGATGCATCTTGAACATGGCAATGATAACAACATAATTCTTTCAAGGAGTGGTTCGTTCATACATAATATTCTTTTTGTTTGTTGTCATCATTTTCCAAATGGTATAGATCTTATCTGGTAGATCGTCAATATTGTCCAACGACAACAACCATTCCTTACTTATATCAGGGCATTCCTTTTTTAAATTCAGGGAAAGTCCGTCAATGTAAGCGTAATCGTCATTCAGCACACTCAACATATCATTATATAACCAACACAGAAAGTAATCCATAGATTCTTTGTTCTCGGAAAGAGATGTATCGTTCAAATAAGTCTGAATGATTTTTTTGAGATGAAAATGATCGTGAACAATAGCTTCTTTTTGTTTTTGGTTAAAAACTTTCTTGTTTCTCCATAAATGGTTGTATATTTCATTGACAACAATATCGTTCGGAATGCTTTTTGATAGAAGTAACGCTTGAAGTTCCATTTTTTGATTGGATACTTGTTTTACATTATTTCTTTTCAATTTTTTTTCTAAGAACATACGAGGGCAATTAAACATCTTCCGGAACTTACATCACATTCGAAATGTGTTTTAACACCAAATAAGTTGACCGCTAATAACAAACCTAAGTGTAAATTTAAAATTTGATTAATATATATAGTATTAACAACATCAACATATAATGTATGTTATCAGACATCAAACAACACATACTTTCTTTGGGATTAACAAAGCGGATAACAATAAAACAAAAGTTTGTTGTTTTCCAAATGTGAACGATGCCAAACGGGTCGCAGATAACATAGCACGATTTCATTATTGTCAAAAAAGATTTCCTGATTTGAAAAATTATGAAGATATGTTCATGTACCATAAGGAAATACAATATGACAAAAACTTTACTCCCTTAAAGTTACAAGTTGACTACAAAGACTGTTTAATGTCTCTACATCATGTTGCATCAATGGAGTTTATTGAATATTGTGCAAATGCGAATTTAGATGTAATGTTTTGTGTATTATCTGAAAGAATGAATGATAGATTCTATATGTTTGATATGTCATTGAATAAAAAAATAAATGTGGAAGACTTTTTGAATAAATGTTATTATGAAATCCATTATTAATTTATATAACCTTGATATTTACTGTTTTAGAAGCCATAAAAGCGACTAATACCACCTTGGTCTACTGTATTGAGTATATGGTGGTTGTTTTTGTTGTTTTTTATATGGAAATTATATTTTGTTCGAAATCCATTCTTGCGATATGGTATCCAACACCATCTGGTTTCCAAACATTATCAACCGAACGGCGATATTGCTTCATCATCTTACCGATGACTCTAGCGTATATCTGCAACCTTTTAAGTCTTTTGTGTTCCTTGGTGTAAGGCACAACAAAATCATGAACTTTGTTGTCGTTGTTCAGTTTGATCAGCTCTAAAGGAGTGAGATACTCGTTCGAACCATCGGGCAGTTTGCCACGATGAACATTAGCGTATAGATCAGCACCAAGTTCCAAAAGCACTTTGATACTGGTCATTGCGTTGTGATCAACCGCTTTATACAATGGTGTAACACCGTAATAGTCAGTTGAGTTAACATCACAACCGAGTGAGACAATGAGACGAATGGTGTCTTCATTATCTGTTTCAACGGCGATATGTATGGGTCTGGCGAAGTAGTCTTCGTAAGAAGTGTTATCGTTGATGTCTAGATTGAACAACCGATGCAATGTAGTGATTGCTTCATGATGGTTGTTACGAATAGCATCAAACCAACACGCGATTTGCAGGTCGTGAGACATGTTTGTAATTGTGTATTAGTTGTTTCTGTATTCTTCGTGAGTAGATGGGGTAGTTGTGATAACTATACAAATTATTACATATTTTTCTTCAATTTTTTATTTAAGGATTTATCATATAAAAAATGTAAGTCTCGTTAGCTCAATTGGATAGAGCGTACGACTTCTAATCGTAAGGTTGTGGGTTCGACCCCCATACGAGACTCAATTTTTTTTAAAAATCATTAATATGTCGTTTTAATGATTTTAATCTTTCAGTTGTGTCAACAGTAAATTTATTTGTCTTTCTTTTTGTTCAAGAGCATCTATGCTGCTCAATAAAGATGAACAAAAATAATCAGAATCATTGTAAAATATCTCATCGCAATATTTTGAAGCTTCATGTTTTTTTTCTTTTAAATTTAAATTAATATCATGTTTCAATTTAATTAGCTTTTCTTTTTTAATAAAATTCGATTTAGTGTTGTCATTAGATTTACAAAAAATAACCAAAGGTTTAAAAAATACTTTGTTCATATTTTGAATAAAAAATAGTAAATAATGTTTATATCAAGATATTATTTTTATTTAAGGATATTTATATAAAATATAGTATGCACCATTAGTCCAGTGGTAGGATGTCTGCCTTCCAAGCAGAAGACTCGGGTTCAATTCCCGAATGATGCATCGTACTTGCTAGGATGCCCGAGAGGTCTAAGGGGTTAGACTCAAGTTCTAATAGTCTATTGACTGCGTGGGTTCGAACCCCACTCCTAGTAAATTTTTAGGTTTTTACCTTTTTGGCAAGATCATCAACTTCTTTCCAAAGGATATCACAGTATTGTTTATGAAGTTTGTAATTTTCGGATTGTATGTCACAGTTCATCAAAGCATATTTTAGTTTTTCGCGTAATTTTGTTTTTTCTGGAGGAGTCGACATTTTACTTTGTGTTGATTTGTCATTATGTTTGACGGAACACACAATTGGAGCTATTCTATGCCTTGGACTGATTCGTGCAATCATTTGTTTTTAATAAATATAACACACTTAATATCTTAACACGCGTAATTAATTGTGAATGGTCTATTTAAAAAACAAATTAACACATTTTCACAAGCGTGTATTTGTTACACCAAACACATTTTCACAAGCGTATGTAATATATAAAAATCCGTCTGGATCTCTATGATTCTTGTAAACTTCGGATAATATTTCCCCTGTCGGTGGTAATATATTATTAACAAAAACAAAGAGTGCCTTTTCTTGGGATAATTTAATACGATTACGAATTACATACACCATTTGACCGATTGTCTGATCAGAAGGTACAAGATACTTTTTTTTATCAATATCTTGTATCTTACTGTTTATAGATTTCGTGACAATTACAGGGATTCTATTAGGGTATTTTTTCATTAATCTATTGCTTTCTTTGAACCGTTGTTCGATGGATAATTTTTCCATTTATATAGAAGATCAGATTAACTTTAAATATTCAGAGTTTTTGGCAGGCAACACTTTCTTATGGGTTAAATATATTTAAAAAACTTTAGATATATATTGGTTAGTATGTATAATTTCTCTCCAGGTCCAGGGGCGATATTTCATGATGTGTTGGAATATGTTCAGATGGAGATGCTAAATTGGAGAAACAGTGGTATAAGTATTTTAGAGTTAAATCACAGATCACCAGAGTTTAGATCTATGTTGATGAACACCAAACAAAAATTGAGAATATTGATGAATATATCTGCCGATTATGAAATACTGTTCTTACAAGGTGGAGCGACACAAATGTTTTCGACTATACCATTGAACTTTGCAAACAAAACAGATACAGTGGATTATATTGTAAACGGATATTGGAGTGATTTCGCTGCCAAAGAAGCGTCCAAATTTTGCAATGTTAACATTAGTAACATGTCGAATTGTAATGACTATACGATATGTCCCGATCAAAAAGATTTGGAAATATCCCCCGAATCAAAATATGTTCATTATTGCGATAATGAAACCATTCATGGATGTGAGTTTAATTACATACCCAATGTGGGTGACAAACCACTTATATGTGACATGTCCTCCAATTATCTGTCCAAACCGGTTGATCTTACTAAATTCGCAATGATTTATGCAGGCAGTCACAAGAATATTGGACCAACAGGAATGGTATTAGTCGTAATTAGAAAAGACATGTTAACAAACAACAAAAACAACATACCGACAATGTTAGATTTAGCCAAAATATGTGAAGCCAATTCTATGTTGAACACCCCACCCATTTTTCCGATATATGTTGCCGGATTGACTTTCAGAAAAATATTGGATATGGGTGGTATACATGAAATTGAAAAATCCAGAGATTTCAAAGCACAAATGCTTTATAACACAATTGATAATTCAAATGGATTTTATCATTGTAAAATGAAAAAACAGTATCGTAGTAAAATGAATGTGCCATTTGAATTGAAAAACAAACATTTGGAAGATGAATTTATCGAACAAGCAAAAGCTCAAGGACTGATTGGTTTAAACGGACATCATCTCGTTGGTCATTGTCGTGCTTCTATATATAACGCTATGAGCATTGAAGGTGTAACCAAGTTATGTAATTTTATGATTGAATTCATGTTACATAATTTACATTAAATAGGCTGCTACTAACAACAAGACAGCAAAGATAAACATATAGGTTTTGTTCGTTGCAAGGAATCCTTCGATAATTGGATCATCATGTTTTTTCCATACAAGGGTTTCGCATCTGACACCACATCCTGCTCCTTTAGCATAAACATCAAATCCATTATCCTTTAATAATTTTTTCAATTGGTTATCATGATGTGGTATTGAACTTGTGAAACCATCCATTTCGTTAACAATAAACTTAAGTTTTTTGGATTTTAAGATGGATTTTCCGATTGTGGAATCTGTTAAAAAAGATAATAAACATCCTTCACAATCTACATAGAGACAATCTGGACCGTGTTCTCCTAACTTTTTCAAATCATCTGTTACGAGGTCGTTTGCATACTTTTTAATAATTGTATATTTATCGTTGAAATGTTTCTGATTTTTCCAAAGATGCTCATCACCGTGATTACCTCTTCCTCCCTTTCCAGGTTCAATCACGACATGTTTGGAAGGGTTTTTCAATAAGGTGTTGATCATATGCGATACTTTACCCGCACCTCCACCTATTTCCAATACACTGTCGCAATATGGAATAACTTGAAACGCCAAACTGCATTCTCCTAATTCGTGGTTTTTACCAAATCCACTTCCTGCAAACTTACACTCGTCTTTGATAACTCCTGTAAAATCTTTCATAAGTTTATTAAAATCAACAAATATATTTATTAAATATATTGAAATAAATGATGTATATAATCTCAATCATATTATTATTATTTATTACGGTTTCTTTATTATATCTATACAACAAAAATTTAAAAGAAAGTTTTATCAATAATACTGTTCAAATTCCATACACAGTATTACCGAAAGAACATGATTTTGTACATCAAAATATTCCGAGAGTTATTTATCAAACTTATAAAAGTAATTCAATAAACAAAGATTTATATAAAAATGTAGAATCTTGGATCAACTTGAATCCATCGTATCAATACGAGTTTTATGACGACGAACGCATTAGACAATTTTTATTAAAAGAGTATGGTCCAAAATATGTGGAACGATTTGATAGTATTAAGGTGGGTGCTTCCAAATCTGATTATTTTCGCATTCTAATCATTTATAAATACGGTGGTGTGTATGCTGATTTAGATAACAAATTGTTAAAACCATTAGATGAAATCATAAACCCTGAAGATACGGAAATATTACATAAACAGTTGAATAATTGGTATGATACACATGTGTTAATGATGAGTCCAAATAATGAATTATTGTATAACTGTATTCAAATTATTAATACCAATATTGATAATAAAATTAAGGGCACAGCGATAGATGTGACCGGACCTAGAATTTTACGCAAATTAATTAAAAATAAAAATTATATTCCCAAAAAAATTGTGCATCAAAAGGATTATATAAAAGTAAAAAGAATATATATTTCGGAGGAAAACTATGTGTATTGGACAGATATCGATTATATATTTAAGATCAAACCATGATGGTGTGCCAAAAAGTAAAAAGTGTTATTCTTCGAATTTTGCATAAGATTTGAACTTTTGTCTGTATGATCCAATTTATACATGGGTGATTGAATTGTTACTATATGTTTTTTTTTATCATCAGGAACATGTTCTTTATGTTTTTCTTTATACTTCAATTTATGAGGTATATGAGCACTGATGTGATGCACTTTATCCCATTGGTTTTTAAATTTTACATCGGTATCATACAAATTATTGAATATATCATGAAAAATAAAATAATTATTGTTAGAATCTCTATTCGTCCAATACTGATTAAGACTTTGGGTTAAGGTAGTCATGATATAATTCTTTTTTTTTGAAAACAAAAACCAATTGGACATTTGTTTTGTTTTGGAAGGTTTATAGAAAGCGAAAAATTCGTTGTATTGATGAACCCAGGAATTCAATGGTTTTGTACAAAAGGTTGTTGCATCTACCCATACACCGTTATATTTGTTCAATAAGTTCACTCTCAATAAATCAGATCTATGCGCTATTTTCTTTATTTGCAAGTAATTGGGTACAATAGCAGTCATATCAATGTAGTTGGGTACATTTTTTGCATCCAATTTAATAATGTCAAAGTGATTTTTATTGTATTTTTCCCATGACTTCAAACACATTTTACAAATATATGGTGCGTTATCCCAACCCTGTTCCCAATAAATAAATAATTTAGGTTTTGTTTCAAAGGGTTTTTGTTTACCATATTTATGATATATGTAAAGTAAAATTAACGATAATGTACATATTAAACAAATTATATAAATTAAATAAATTTTCATTTTTTAATTCAAACACATTTTTAAAAATATTATAATGAGTTTTGAATTTCAAAATCTTTTTTATATAATTTAAATATCTTCTGCATATTTTCGTCATCTATATCATTAACAGTTAAGTTAAAATTACTTTGATTATCTTTCTTATCATCATTTAATCTAACATCAACATCCTTTTTCTCCATTAACTCGTTAAATTCTGATGTTAAACTATCAAACTTTAAGATATGATTACAAGTGCGTTCGTTATTATCGTTGTATATGTAGTCGTGTTGAGGCACAAAATGACAATTTAATCCACCGTTATAGACATTATCTTCGTTCATATTTTCTTTTAGCCATTTGTTCATATCTTCTTTGTTGTTCATATTATGTTTACCTTTATGTCTGTAAGAGTATTCGCTCACCATTCGGTCTCTTGGATCACGAATGACACAAAAAGTATCGTCGCTGTCATAGTAATTGTTCAAATAGAAATGTTTTGGAGGTACATGCCAGTAGGTGCATTTATTAGTTCCTACCTTGTTTCTGTGTTCGGGTTTGAAACGACCCCATTTTATGTTCTTATCCTTTGCCACATTTTCGATGGTTGTTCCTGCGTTTTTGGGAATATGAATAAATTCTAAAAAGTCTTCAATATTGTTGTTGCCTTTTGTATAAAATATAACAACAGTTGTTAATATTATAAATACGATAATATTAAATGTCCACATTTAATATTAAAAAATATTTATTCGAATTGCATTAAAAATTGAATATATTTATATAAATGTGAAATTATATATATTTACGATGAGTAATTGTATTGTGGAGTTGCCTTATAACAAATTTAACAAACTGATTCAAAAAGAAGACATTGTAAAGTTCTTGAGTATATACGAGGATGTTAACAATATCAACATATATAGACGAGCCTTTGTTCACAAGTCGTATTGTACGAGAAAGAATGAGAACTTTCTGAATGGAAATGTGAATTGTCCCTCTAATTGTTTGCCGTTACAAGAGGATAGTAACGAGCGATTGGAGTTCTTAGGTGATGCGATATTAAATATGGTGGTCGGACTGTATTTATTTGAACGATACCCTACAGTGAATGAGGGGTTTTTAACGACTACCCGAACGAAGTTAGTCAATGGTGAGATGTTAGCATTTTTATCGAAACAACTCAAATTGAACGAGTTTGTTTTATTGTCTACTCAGATTGAATCCAATCAGGGTAGATCGAACAAAAACATTCTAGAGGATACTTTTGAAGCGTTTATTGGAGCTATATTCTTAGATTGGGAAGAAAAGAATAATACGGGCTTTGTACACTGTCAAGATTGGATTATCAATGTATTGGAAGAGCATGTTGATTTTACGGATTTGATGACCCAACAAAAAAATGTAAAGGATAAGTTGGTGAAACACTGCCAACACAACTTTCAGTTCATTCCTAAATTTTATGAGATTGATGTTTTAGAAACCAATGGACAAAAAGTACACACCGTGTATGTTAAGAATAATATGGACAGTATCATTGGTATTGGTAAGGGTCAAAACAAAAAGTATGCTGAAATCGACGCTTCCAAAAAAGCGTTGCAATATTACAATATCAGTTAAACACTCTCCTCGTTAAACTCGTAAAATAGTGTCTTTTGATCTTGTAAATAAGTCAATGTTTGTTTCAATCCGTCAATTTCAATTTGGAGGTCATTGTCTTTGGAATTCAAGTTAGCACTGAGTTCATTCAGTCTGTTCACAACAATCTTCATAATTTTAGAATCTATATTTTGTTTTTGTTCGTATTTTCTTAATAAAATGGTGTTAAGAGCATTGATTTTCTTTTTGGTATCCAAAATCAAATTTTCATTTTTGAATTGTATGTTTGATATACGAAGATGATTAAAATAGATAAAACCGAAACAAAAAGCTATTATTAAAAACTGTATAATATATCCAATCATATTTGTTTAATCCAGAGAAAAAAATTGGTATATATATCGAACAATAATAAACGCCAATAAGAATGTAATGATCAATCTAACAAACCCTGATATAAGATACTGTAGTTTCAATTTGATAATAATATAGTTGTTAATGTTTATCACTTGTTCCGTGTCCTTGTCAGATCTGGGCAAAATACCATTGATTATAGGATCTACTACAGCCAATGTAAAATCTTTTATAAAAGCATTCACTGCAGCCGATATTAAAAATGCTATTATCAATCCATCAACATCTCTTTTTTCAAACATCCATTTAATGAAATCGATTTTCTTTTTTGCCATACTTTTACTTTTATATATAAGAATAAAAATTTGATTTTTATTAAGTTTGAATTATTTAAATGAAATGAAAGTTTTGGTGATTGTAGAGTCGTCGACCAAAGAGAAAACCATAAAAAAATGTTTGGAATCAGCATTTAGTAAACAAAACAATTCATATACTGTCAAAGCATCAGGTGGACATATATGTGACTTGGTCAAACAAGACTTTGGATTGAATAAAAAAACATTACAACCTGTTTACACAGTATTAAAAGAAAAAAGTAAAACGATTAGCGTCTTACGCGACTTGGTAAAACAAACAGACAAAGATGGTGGAATTACATTGTTAGCGTCGGATAATGACAGAGAGGGGGAAGCGATCGCTTGGCATTTACAAAACATATTGAAACCTCAAAGATATAAACGGATTTTATTCAATGAGATTACAAAGGATGCTTTATACAACGCGGTGACAAACCCTAAAGATATTGATATAAAAATGGTTAATTCACAGCAAGCAAGGCGTGTGTTAGATAGATTGGTCGGTTTCAATTTGACTAAAATGCTCTGGCAGAACTTTTCGTCCAAGACGGTGCTGTCCGCGGGCAGAGTTCAATCGGTCGTGTTGATGTTAATCACCCAAAAAGAAAAAAACATTAACGAATTTGTTTCCGAAAAATACTGGAACATGTTGAACACATTTAACAACAATATCACTGACGCGAAGTTGTATCAAAACGATAAGATCCTGACATTCAATTCTAAGAAGGATGTATTGCGTGTGTTGAATTTGTTAAAGAGTGACAATCATTACACCATTGCATCGCATGTTATGAAGGATGTTCACGAGTATCCAGACAAACCATTCACCACATCAACTCTGCAACAAAAGGCAACTTCGTATGGGTTTTCTATCAAAGAGACTATGAAGGTGGCACAAGAACTATACGAATTAGGTCACATTACATATATGAGAACGGACTCCTTTGTGCTATCCAAAGAGTTTCAGAGTAAATTAAGTGTGTATATTCAGGACACATTTGGAAGAGAGTTCGAGAACAGAGGAAGAACAAAAAACACAAAGCAACAAAAGAACGCACAGGAGGCACACGAAGCGATTCGACCAACAAAGTTGGTTCGAATGACAAGATTAACACCCAGACAGAATGATTTATACAATCTCATATTCAATCGAACGGTCGCGTCCATGATGATTCCGGCGACTTATAAAGAGTTGTTGTTGCACATTGAACATGAAAAAATAAAATCATACAAGATGTATTTTCTAGGTAAGACAAAATATATTGTGGAGTTGGGTTTCAAAAAAGTGTATTGTGAGACGGAGAAATGTCACAATGTCCAAGAGGTTGATAGTATTTTCAAAACATTGAAGGAGAACAAGAATCTTAAATCTTTGGAAGTTGTGGGAAACTGTATATGGTCCACACCACCACAGCGATTTAGTGAAGCGTTGATAATCAAGAAGATGGAAGAATTGGGAATCGGAAGACCGTCAACATATGTAAGCATACTGAACAAGTTGTACGACAGAAGATTCATTCTGAAGATGGACAAAACAGGAGAGATGAAGGAATACAACGATCTGATTTTGAAGAAAGGAGCTATTAAGGAAAATATTGAAAAGAAAGAGTTGTACAACGAAAAGAATAAAATTGTTCCGACGGATGCGGGTATAAGTATTAATCAGTTTCTGATTTCTAATTTCAATGATATTGTAAATGTTGAATTTACCAGTGATATGGAATCTGATTTAGACAAAATAGCCGACGGTGACAAAACATATGATAATCTAATTAAGAACTTTTACAAATTTATCATCGATAAATGTAAATTGGAAAAGAAATCGAAGGTTATGCTGGAGAATAAGCAACACAACTTTAAGGTGAACGACAAAGATGTTATTGTTCGAATGGCAAGATTCGGACCGATCATTGAAATACCTACAACAACAAAGTCAATCTTCATTCCGTTATCACCGTATATGAAAATAAAACAAATGTCAGACATCAACGAAATTAACAAAAATGATATAGAGTTCTTGTTGCGATTTCCAGTAAAACATAAAAGTTATTTAATCGATTATAAAAGTTACGGTTTCTTCGTGAATGACGGTAAAAAGTCGCTATCCATTTATCCCAAATTTTTCAAAGATCTATACAAACAAAACTATGAGTTCATTGATAATATGTATGCTAAAATAAATAAATGATTAGGGATTTTTACATACCGAATGTGTCATTTTTAACAACACAAGTCTGTATTTTAATAATGTCTAAACATTTTTTTGATATAAGTGTTTTAAATTTGCACTTGCTAAGTTTTGTCATATTTATAGGAGGGTGTTACATAACGTATGTCAAACAGTTTATTGTGTTTGATGAATTGGACATAAGTGGAAAAGAATTGCATATTGGTAATTTATTATTTCATATTATTCCGTTTTTGTATATATGGTCAAACTATAAATTAAACAAAAAATATATATTGGAAACTATAGTGTATCTTCTTATTTATGTATACATGTATAATCCGAAGAAGAAATATTACATATCAGAAACAGAGTACAGGTTGTATGGTTTGATTTTAGTATTAATTATTATGATGTTTTACATGTTCATCTGATTTTCAAAGAATGGATCGTTGCTTTTGAATGCTTTGGATTTAACTGAACCGGTGCATATGATATTATGCTTATTGGAGAATTTATGTATATTTTGAAACACGGGGACACTGTTTCCTGGTCGGATAATGTCACCGTATTGGGTTAGAGCGTTTTGGGGAGGTATAGCGGATACTAAATTTTTGTTTGTCATATAGACAACATCCGGTTGTACATAGAGATTACCCCATGGTCCTTTGAAAGCTTCGCCTGTATACAAACCACCATTCAGAACAGGTTTAGGTAATTCACTTTTAGAATTATTGAATTCAGAATAATTCATTATTTATTATTTAAAATATAAAAGAAAATATTATTACAAATGGTTAATATTGAAGCTATTGTTGAAGATATATTGAGTAAAAAAGAAGATAAAGAAGGTTACATTACAAAATACAAAGAGTTCTCTGAGAATTACCCAACTTTGTTCGAGAAACTTTTCGAACCGAATTTGGACAAAGCGGTATTGAGATACATGCTCAATCAAAAAGGAAAAATGAATACCAACAAGCAAACAGAACATAATGCGTCCATTAAAGTTGGAACAATGTTAGTGGATAAATATGTCAAACCAAATTTGACTTGATCGGTATATCGTATTTTTTACACCATTCTATACATTTTTCTACATTTGTATTTTTTACAAGATTGTTCGAATGTAACAATGTTAATGTTTTATTAATATAGAATATTTGACTGTTCACAAATTGTGTGTTGTATTCGTAAATATGAATTAATGTGTTCATTTGCAGATCCAACGATATAATCTCATCGATCGAGAACACTCTGTGGTAAACTTTAGATTTTATATGGTCTAGTAAATGTTTGTTTTGTAAAGTGAAATTAGAGCAAATCAAATATTTTTCCGAATTAGCGGGTCTACTGGTTTTAGGTTTCTGTATTGTTATCTTGTCATAAAACAGTCTCAACAACGCTATCATATTGATAGTGTTAATGTCGAAAAGATCGAATGCCTTGATTATAAAGGTTCCGCCTTCCTGTTGAATGTTCAAACAAATATATATTTCACACAGCATTAGAAGTAAAAAGTCTTTTTCCTGTGCGTTAAAGTTCTTACTAAAATCGAATCCTCCATCTGCAGTGACCAGATTACATGAATGTGGACCGACAGTGTCTACAAAGAAATCTATGTTTTGTAGGTTATATATGTTGCCTGTGTTGTCGTATCCGTAACATATCTTGTAATTGGTTATGTTTTTCAATTTCCAGTTGGGAACTCTCTTATCATTTGAGAGTAATGTAATACAATCGACTGGATGAATTTTTTTATCATTATATACATTATTGATTGCCTGAATAAAACCACCCGGACCTTCACAAATACATGCTGCTTTAATCTCTAAATTGTTAACCAATACATTATTATCCTTCAAGACCTCTACTAATTTAAAATAAGATCGACTGATAGGAACAACATTGGCAACACCATCATTGTTGAAAGAAAAAATGAATTCGTATATGTTTGCATACTTCTTCGCAATGTCCCAATTCTTTTGATTGTCGATCTTATTTTTATTCCTTTTCAAATCCTCTAATAACAATTGATTCTTGCTATACATCTCATTATATGATTGTTTGTCATAATGTCCTTTGAACTTATTTAATATGTGATATAATGTTGTTTCCATTAGTAGTTATTTATTTATATTTCTTAAATACAAACCACGAATTTAGAAAACTGTATCTTTTGAAAACATCGTCTAGTCCATACTCCTTATCGTCGTACCATTTATCAAATGTATTTATCGAGTCTTCGATATTTAACGATTTCAAATCAGTCTCTGTTAGTACAGTTATATCATATTCTTTCAGCTTGTTTTGCAATAAATTAAAATCTACCAGGTATTCGTCGTATACAACATTAATAGATTCTATGTAGACAGATATTTTTTGACCTGTTTTTTCAGGTTCAAAGGTGTCGTATTTCTTCTCTAACATCCACACAACATTGTCGTTCACAATTCCGGTTTCCTTGCCCCCTGTCGCTTTAGACAGCATGTCGTTCACCAAATTTCCATTCAAACAAGTTCCTATGAAATAGCTACCCACCTTCATCACCTTGTCTATGTTCGCACAGAAAGCGTCCAATTTATCCTCGTTCTCAAACATATAATGTATGGCAAATTGACAACTAACCACATCAAATTTATTATACATTATATTGTGATATTTGCTGATCTGGTTGTGTGTAATATCCTTTCTCGTTATGTTGCCCCATACAACATCGTAGAACTCCATCATCGTATCGTTTTCAATACTCGACTTATCGACCCAATGGGTCGACACATCCTTTTGTAAAAATATAGCATTGAATTTGTTGTTCGACATATTGCTTGTCTGATACGAATCGTAATATCTCTTATACGCTCCGTCTGCTGTATTCATAATATTATCCAAATTGTAGTCAAAGCCAACGACAAACGAATATCTGTTCTCGATCCACTTGAAAAGGTCACCCGCCTTTCCGCACGCTAGATCAATCAATGAGTAGTTCTTGTTTTTGAACAACGAAAACAGTTTGGATTTGATACTTTTGTTATGAAATGTAATCATCGGTTTTGACAATAGTTTCATTCTGTTAACATTTCTTGAATAGTATACATTCGCTTCGATTATATCGTTTTTAGTTAACAACTGTTTCCCTTTGATCATATCATCCGTCACAGGATTCTGAATACTTCTCCACACATTCATGGCGGTAACATAACTATTTGCGGTATTCATAATGTTTTTATTATTTTGAAATAGTTCGGTTTTGTCGTATCTTACTCTGTACGGTATCCAACAAAACAATTCCGTCGCATTTTTATCATACACATATTCGATTACGGTGTTGCTGTAAATGTCTTCGTTCATCTTGGTTTTCGGTCGTTTGTCACCATCACTTATCTTCAAATATACCTGGACGAAAGTTTTAGCTCTGAACACAACTTTGTTAAATATAGCGGATTTGGTCAACACCTTAATAGGATCAATCAGTTCGTCAGTGTTTGATCGATAAGATACTTGTAAATTGCACAACACACATCTACCTATGTTCGGAATGAACAATTCTTCTCCGTAAGATGTCAGCATATCAATGGAGTTTTCATCAGGTGGTTTCCATTTGAACACATTCATCCATGTTCCCCCAAATGTGTTCTTTTCAGATCCAACATCTTTGTAATACGCTCCTACACTGAGGTTGATGGGGGTGTAGATCAATCCGTCGATGTGATATTCGTATTTGTCCTTGTTGTAAGCCTTTCTAGCCAACTTAAATATATCGTCTCCCTCGTGTAAATGCTCTTTTGGTTTGATGACAAACTGTGACGATGCATTCTTACAAAAACTTTTGATAAGATTGTATCGGTCGGGAATTAACTTATTACTCCGCACATCCTCGTTGTTCATGAAATACACATCGAATGCTAAGTAAGTATTCAAAGGCGTGTTGTGTTTGGACTTCTTAACGAATTCACCGTCCAACAAACAACTTGCCTGTTTGTGTTTTGTACCAGTTGAACGTATATTCAATCTAGAATCAATCATGTAGATATCATTGTTATCGTCCACATACAACAGCATCCTTTCACCATCCGCTTTTTCTGTAACACTATAACCCGCTTTTATAGAGATTTTGCCTAGAGTTTCATCTACTAAATTAGTTTGTTCTAAAGTAACCGGTTGATAAGATAAGAAATAACGTTTCGGATTCTTGAACACAACCTTCTTAATGTATCCTAACATGTTGTTCTTACAATTATCAAACACCTTAGGATTCACTAAATTGAGATAATTACACAATATTAACCCTTTTTTTGTGTTTGTTATCAAATGATTTGTGTCGTCTAATAGTTTCTTAATTATTTCAATGATCTGAAACAATATCTCGACAACATCAACAACTTGCTCATTATTGTTGTTCAAATATTCAATTTCGATCTCGTATTTCTCCGGCGCTCTTAACACACCAGACTGTTCCATTTTACTTGCAGGATATATGGATGATTTGACTATTGTTAGATCGACTCTAAATAACTGACTATGATGCACAAATGAGTAACGCTTCTTATTTCTGAAATGTTTGTTGTTCGTATTCATTATCGCTTCCATGTCATCTAGTGACTCTTTCTCTGCTTCGTTTTTCATTTTGAAATATACATCGTATTCCGATAACTTGATGTTTTCGAAATTATCCACTTTTTTCTTTTCCATAATGGTATAATCATTCAATATACCAGTGTTACAATAGTCAACAATAGAATTCTGCTTATCGATGGTGATTCTGTAGTTTGTATTGTATAACGATATATCTAAGGACTCGCGATGTACGGTTTCGAACAGTTTGAACGGTTTTGAATTATTCAAATAATTTAAAACATCGGAGAATAACTCCCTGTCTATGGTTTTGGAAAAAACACACTCAAACTCGTATTCTTTATTTGTGTTTGCATCGACAATACTATTTGTTATCAGATTGTATATTTCGCTCGTAAGTTCCATTATATTAAACTGTTAATATAAATAAAATTTAGATCAATTTTTAATTCTCTTGATTTTTTCAATTAGGTCGTCCTTTTTTTTCATTGTTTTATCAATATGTATGTTGTACTTATCGATATAGTTTTTCAACTCTGTCATTTTTATGTTGTTAAAATCGATGCTCTCATAATATCCTTCTTGTATTAACTGATTCTCGGCAAATTCGATTCCATCGAAAAATCGTGTGTTGTTTGGATCTATTACCAATGTAGTGTCAAAGGATGACCCGTATATGTAATAATCCTTTTTATCGATAGCAATAATATTTCTTTTCAAAATATTAGAAAATAATACTAAAACATCTTTATTTGTCGGTATGTTGTATTCCGTATCATATATGAAATCAAACATATTATTCTTCAAGACATTGTGTCGTTTGCTGATGCTTTTGTACACATCATTGGATAACGAATTGAAAAAACTTTGTTTGTACTCATTCATATCAATGTTATATTGATTCTCATACACAATCACCAGTTTTTCAAACAATGTCTTATATATTTCCTTGTTCATAGGATTGTGACTCACTTTCGGTATTCTTATATAGTCGTTTTCTCTTCGTTTAACAATCGACGCGACATACATTTCTCCTTGTTGATGCTTAGTAAAGTTTATTTTTTGGTAATTATGGGTGTTGATAGACGATATACGATCAAATATTTGTTCCATTATATCTAGTATATATACTTGTCCTCTGTTAATTCGCTTAAATCATTATTCTCACATTTTTCAATTTTTTTTGGGTCTATTTGTATTTGTTTGTTATATTTCTTTTTGGCAATTGAATATTTCACATGAATACTCTTCTTATTTGTTTTGTTTATATGATTTTCAATATCTTTAATCATCGATTTATCGTATTCGAATGATTTTTTGGTCAACTGATCGGATTTAACATCATCCTGTATATCGTAATCTTCGTTTTCAATTTCATTGAGATCTTTTTGTTTGGAGGGGGAATACACATGTGTTTCAGATGCCAATTCCAACAAGTTATCAGTTTTATTCAGTATTTCTAAAATGTTATTATCGTCGATTTCATTTAACGAAAAAAAAATACCGTTTGTGTTTTCCATGAAATTCAAATTGAACGTGTTTGATATATAATGAAATAATTCTATTTTTGATTCATAATCTAGTTTTTGCGAACTGTCAATCAATAATTTTCGATGATTCATTTCTAAATATATTATACATTAAATACCTTAAATCAATAAAATTCTTCTTCCGACGCATCTTCTTCACTCAATACATCATCATTATCAATGTCATCCACATCTTCGGATGTTAAAGACAGCTTTTCTGTTTTATCATCCTCCTCATTTTCGTTCTCTTCATCGTCGTCTAATATATCCGTAGCGTTATCTCCGTTGACTACTTCATCCTCGTCGAGCTCCAATACATTCAACTCACTATCTGTTTTGACCAACGATTCATTGGTTTTTATACTTTCAATAATTTTACCAAACACATTGATATTTTTATTGTTTAAGATATATTTCTTCCCTAATATTTCCACATTTACTTCGTCATTGATGGTGATGTTTTCCAATAAATCTGGATGGTTCGTAAATTGAGAATCTTGTTTTGGTATGATAATGTTTAATATATTCTGATATTGACCAAATTCTGTTATACCAGAAGTACAAAGAATACCGAACACATTGATGTTCTTAACTTTACATTTTACTATGCTCCCTATAGCGGGGTTACATATGCTAGCATTGAACTCCACATCGAAGAGCACATAACCATGAAATGTACTCAACTCTATTGATCCTTTATATACAGTAAGTAGTTCTATGCTATTTTGCTTTATATATCCAAATTTAGAACATATGCCTTCATATTTCTTTTTTAAAACAGTTAGTATATTCTTTTTATAGTTTGAATTTAATAACCATGGTGCAATTTTCACTGTGTCTTTATTTCGGATTTCCGTAAAATTATTCATTGTATATACAATATCAAATATTTAAAATATTAATGCTTATATCAATTTTTTTTTAATGTTGTATTCAATGGTTCGTAAAAATCTATCTTCTAATCGTAGATAATACTCATATATAAGGCACAACCTGCTCTTTGATTGTTTATCCAGGTTTATTTTAGAATTAAGTTTGGTTATCGCCTCTTTTAACAACTTTAATGTGATAGATGATGTCGTTAAACACGCTGTACCAAACGATTTTGTTTGTATGTTTTTATCCATATGTTTGACCTTTGATTTCGGTTCAAACTTGGTTTTGTCTTTGTTTGTTATAATATCAATGAATCCTTCAAACGATTTAACCGTCAAGTCTTTTTTTACAAGTGCCTCATATTTATTATTCGTTGAAATATCACATTTCATAAATTTGTCTTTTTTATTTTTACACAAATAAGTGTCCATGTATGCATTATAATACGCGACAATTTCATCATCGGTTTCATCCTTAATGACATATTTGCCCCTTACCAATGACTTGAGCATCAGTGGATTTGTCACCTGCACAATTTTCTCTATATCGTTCTCAGAAATTCTGTCGACAATCATATTTGCTATAATGTCATTGTCACTATTCTCATCGACCTTTTGTATTATTTGTTGTAATTTATTGTATGCTTTCAAAAACTTACTATTAATGTTGTTTTCCACTTTCGTTTGTGTGTTGTCTATATCTTCCGTTTCTTCATTATTTTCTTCGTTGATTACATAATTACTTATGTATTTACGCTTTTTCTTTTTTCTATCAACCAAAGTAATTTTATAATCATCTATTTCTTCCTGTTGAAAAAGATATTTGTTATCTGTTTTAATTAAGTATCCTTTGATATTATTCATACACACAATAGTTTTGTTTTTGCACATATAACTCAGTGTGTTTTCTAACAAATCGTTGTCATACATTTCTTTCATTTGTTCTAGATCAAATTCATACATCAAGTTATTAGCAATAATCTTTTTGATATGTTTGCTTGTCTCTATAATGTCAAACAACAACATGCGTAGGTTTGAATACTTTGGTTCTTTTACCATCTTCGACTTATGCGCACACACAATATTATCGTATTTGGATAATATTTTGACTTTACTTCCATCCGATTTGACAATTTCCTTGTTTAAGTTTATTGACGATCTGTTGTTAAGAACACAATCGATAGAGTTTGATTTTATAATATTCTCTATTTGATTTATTTTATCCTGTTTTTTTATACCTAATCTATAACGACGATAATCAACAGTTTCAATATTATCATCATCCATATTCAAATGTAAATACACCCCCACGTTTCTCTTTGCTTCACATAGCGTATGATGACTGTAATAACGCACACCTCTTCCTATTATTTGCTCAATTTTGTTCATGTTATACCATGGTTCCAGTATATGGATTTCTCTAACATTTTTAAAGGTAACGCCTTCGGATGCGACCTCATTTATCAACGCTATTTTTATTGTATCGCCGTTCTGGTTGGATGGATCGTTAAATTTTAAAAGTTCGTTTGTGTTATTCGGAGATAATGTATCATCCGCCGTCAGTATAATATATGACAGTTTGTTTTTCTTCGTTTTGTTGTCTAACAAAATGTTGTTGTTATTGTATTTATCGTACCCCAAATGTTCCAACGCAATTGCGCACGGTATCAACCCCGAGTATAGATATTTGGAATATATCAATATCAAACCCTCTTTTTTATCAATATCCTTCAATATATTGAACAGTTTGGAAGAATAGTCGTTAAGATTTTCCAGTTTCAAAAACTGGTTCTTTTTATCATTGTATATTACCTCCAACAGTTTCTTGTTTTCTCTTTTATTGAAGTTGTTAAAAAAACCTGTTTTCCCTTTCGAATTACGAATATCGTTTTTGTTGTCTGTGGGGTACACTATGTTGGACAACTGTATTCTATTCTGTATATCTTTGTTGGTGTCGTTTTTTTTAATTTTGTTTATGTTATATATATGTTCTTGTTGCCCTTTCATTTTCGAATACATAAACTCATACTCTTTGTCATCAATTGGTGTTATCTTTGATTTCGAATCTAACATGTCTAATTTGGGATGTTTGGACAACTTTGAACTCGAGAAATATTGAATTGGGAATGTTTCGGGATCATACCCTCTCATGTAAGAGACATAGTTTTGAGCAAAATATTTTAATCTTTTCATGGATGATTTAGTCAATCTTTCTTTATCGTCAAACTCTATGCGAGTATCGTATGCGTAATATTGTTTGTCCGTTAAATATACAAAGTCCATTAACCAAGAAATTTCGTTTGGATTGTCGAACATCGGTGTTGCGGATAGCATCACCAACCGTACATTTTCCGCACATCTAAGTATGAACTTCAAAACTTTTGGAAACTTTTTCATTGATTTTTCGTTGATCAACCTGATGTTATGGATTTCATCAATTATGAAGATTCTATTGGAGAACTCCTCACGAACTGTGTTAAATATATACAGACTGCGTTTGTTCCGATCTTTTCCGTATTTCTCTTTGCTTTTACGCGTTATATTATCTATATAATTAACCATTTTCAAATACCCAAAGAAACTATATTTTTCGTTTATCATCTTCTGTATTTTCTTATTAACCTCCACTCTACTCATCTTATTCCAACCCGGTATCAAATCTAAATATTGTTGACCATTGCACGATTCGTATGTTCGCGTTTCATAATTCAATTTGGACATATCAAACAATTCTTTTCGATAGTTGTTTTCTAGAGCACTAGGTAACAACACCAGAACTTTCTTATCAAAAACATCGACAAAATTCTCTGCAATCAAAATGGAGGAGCATGTTTTACCGACACCGACACCATGGAACAATAGTATGCTCGTGTTGGAGGTATCCATGGAGAGAAACTTTTTTAGGAATTTCTGATTATTTGTGAAAGCGAACCCATCTAAAGGATATTTGGTGACAACATCAACAAAATATTCGTTATGCTCATCGAGTCGGTGTTCGTTATACTTGGGTTTCAACAGTTTAGATTTGTACATTATTTTTTGAACATCGGTGAAATTCTTATTCTTTTTAAAACTTTCATGAATTGCTTTGAAATATTCAAATTTCTTCTTTAAAGTTGCCGTTGCCTTCTCAATACTGTCTAATTCAGATTTTTCCTTTTTAGTTAACTTATCATCAATATTCTCCCAATTGGTATATATTGAAAATTGTTTTCCTTCATCGGCATCCGTGTCCTCACTCTCGGCATCCGTGTCCTCACTCTCGACATTCGTGTCCTCACTCTCGACATCCGTGTCCTCACTCTCGGCATTCGTGTCCTCACTCTCGACATCCGTGTCCTCACTCTCGGCATTCGTGTCCTCACTCTCGACATCCGTGTCCTCACTCTCGACATCCGTGTCCTCACTCTCGACATCCGTGTCCTCACTCTCGACATCCGTGTTCGCAACAGGAATTAAGTAATCATAATGGATACCAGAACTTTGATTTGAACTGGTGTATACATTCAATTCTGAGTTGGTATTCCTAATATTTAAGACACCTGAATTATATAGATAAATAATTTTGTCACATCCTTGTGTTGCGTGGAATTTGGTGCTTATATCTTTATGTATAAAGTATATCCAAACATTTTGAACTTGTGACCAAACAGCAATACAAACATCAAACAACACAGCTAATATTTCAAATTCGTCGTTTTCTGCCCAACCGGTACCCAAGTTGTCAATTCCGCTTTGTATTCTGTTCTTCACAGTATTATTGTATTTTTTACCATTTATTAACATATCAGTATCCTTCAGAGTGTTGATTAATAGTTGTCTCAAACTGCGTGTGTTGTTTGGAATTTTTACATCGGGGTATAAAATGTGCACCGATTTCAAAAACGCATGATACGCACAATCTCCATCACCCGGTGCTTTTTTCATTTTGTACAATTGGTTACTATAATCTTCTAATTCAAAATTTTGTTTGATATGTGGGTTCATTATTATTCTTACGAAATATTTTTAGTTTTTGAAATTTGTAAATGTATTCTTTTAAATAATTCCAATTTCTCTACTTTATTTTCTATTTTTTTACATATGGTGTTGTAGTCAAACCATTGAACATCTTTTATCTCTTTGATTTGGTCGATGTTGTTTTTGTCGTAAAAAACATCGTGAATGTTGTTTTTACAATAACTCGCCAAATAAAATATATTTCGATAACGCAACTTGTTGTTACCAACAAAGATCTCTTCATATTGTTTACAATTATCTTCGATGGATAGTAATGTTTTATTGATTCCGGATTCCTCTTCGAACTCTCTTAGTGCACAATGTATATCTTTTTCATTGATTTTTCGTCTTCCTTTCGGAAATTCCCACTCGGTTTCAATCATATACTCGGATGGAATCAAAAGGTCCAGTGTGATGTCGATAATCTGTCCGTTTGCTTTGATTTTATAACCGTTTTTTAATGATTTAAATTTGGTAGCGCTAATGTTATACTCTTTTCGCATGTTGTTTGTGTTGTTAATCCACATGGAATTCCACAGATATTCGAAATCATTATTTTTTAACTTGTCTTGTTCGTTTTCTGTCATATTTTTCAGTAGTTTGGATATATAACTAATATTTTTAATATCATATTTGCCCCTGATAAACTCTGTGTAACAAAGAGAATCCTTTCTTTGAACCATCAGATAGTACATATTATTGTTCAAATATTTGTAGCAGATTATACCAAAACTGGTTATTGGGAAATTACAGTTTTTTGAAGTATGTCCATTATACCCACAATTTATACATACAATATCTTTTTTACAATGTTCTTTGTGATGAAAAATCATTTTCTCAACCTACAATAAAATTACATTTTAATGTTTTAAATATTTCCCCACCAAAAAATATAATCTGTAATTAAAAATATATTACAATGGATCCTAAAATATGGGGTAAGCACATGTGGAGCAGCATTCACTTTATCGCTTTAGGATTTCCAGAAACACCTAGTGAGAAACAAAAAACGGATTACAAACACTTCTTTGAAAATCTATACAAAGTATTACCTTGCAATACATGCAGCGAACATCTCGAAAACACTCTGAAAAATGAATTACCGTTGTATGCGACCAACCTCGACAACAAAATCGAACTCTTCAAATGGACCGTCAAACTACACAACATTGTCAACAAACGATTAAAAAAAAAAGAAATGCAATTCAAAGATGCTGAAGATATGTATTTTAAAAGAGATTTGTTTCAAGAAGCCATGTGTCCGTCTGAAGAATTGAATTATGAACAGGTATTTGATACCAAATTATATGTGAGTTTACTGTTAATATGCATCATTTCAATATTAATAAATATTTATTACATTGTCTTCAGAAAAAGATAAAGATGCATCTTGAGGGAGTAATGTATTTAGGGACTTTCCAATTTTCGTATAAATAGAATTTGTTTTATCAATATTCAGATCAAAATGCAAATGCATATCCCCGACCTCGTTGATGCCTTTGTTTCGTATAACAAAGGGTTTGAAACAATCGAAAACCCTTTCGCTTCTCACAACAATGGATTCTTGAGCATACGTTATCTGTTTGACAAAACCACACAGCAACTCCAACAAAGTAATTGTTATGTTGATATGTATGTGCATATTGTCAACTTTGATAATTTCACTATCATATATGTGTTCAATGATCAAAATTAATGATTTTGAAATGGTAATTAGCTCGTTGTGTTTCATACCCGGTCTCAAATATATGTTTCTTGTATCCCATTGTCTTATCTTTCTATTACCGTCGCATACATTACATACTTTGTTGTTAATTACAAAAATTCCCTTGCCATTGCAAGTTATACAAGATAAAAAGGATATGGTAGGATTTACACCTTTCCCGAAACATTCTCTACACTGAATGGTATTTTTACTAGGATCTACGATACCGGTCTCGTTACACACGGTACATGGGTAGAGAATAAGCACATTGTAATCTTTGTAACAACCATACATTATATCATCCATACTCATTTGTATTTTAATTTTTTGTTGATCGTCTTCTGTATTCATAATATCCGCGAAGAAAGATTGCATGTTCCCTTTCTTTTTCGCATAATATATGCAGTCGTATTCCTTTCGTTTCGTTTCGTCAGACAAAGTGTCGTATGCGTTTTTTATATTTTTAAATTGAGTATCATTACCATCATTCCTATCAGGATGATGTTTTAATGCTAGGATTTTGTATTGCTTTTTAATATCATCCAATGTACTGTTGTTGTCAACATTCAACACTTTATAATAATCATTTTCTTCTTTCATCATTTATGTGTATGATTTAAACTTATTTAAATAAGTTTAATAAAAAATGCAAACTATTTCTCCATATAATGTATTGAATATTCATCCGAATTGTACACTAGACGAAGTGAAGAACCAATTCAAAAAATTAGCGGTCCAATATCATCCGGACAAAGGAGGGGACAAGAACATTTTCAATTTATTAGTTCATAGTTTCAAACAGATTATTAAGGATATAAAAGACAAAGAGAGCGATAAGAGTTTTCATACATTGAAAACCGAACACAAACATTCAATCAATACAGATACAGACTATGTTGTTGCAAATGACGGATTCCAAGATAAATTCAATAGGTATTTTAACGAAAACAAAACCAAAGATACTAATTTCGAAAGAGGGTATGATATCTTCATTAGTGAACCCGAAGTGAAAACTTCGCAGAAACATTACAAATTGAAGAAATATAAGGAACCCGAAGGGAGCGTTTTAAGCAAACTGCAATTTGAGGAACTTGGAACCACTACCAAGGACTATTCTGGAAAAAATGACAACATTCATAAACTACAATACATGGACTATCAATACGCACACACAACCTCCAAGTTGATCGATCCTGATATGGTCAAACATCGCAATGAGTTCAAAAGTTTGAATGACATTAAACAAAAACGGTCGTCCGAAAACTTCTCAATGACAGACGACGAAAAAACTTATTATGAAAAACTATCGGTGATGAATGATAGAAAAGAACAAAAACGAATCGCGAATATACACAAATATGACAAATATCTCGATATACACAATACTTCCATCTCTAAGTTATCTATACAATAGAATTTATATGTATTTAAGATGATAATTTGTTCGCAACTTTTTGCATTGGTTATTGAACAAAACGGGATTGATGGTATTGGTGATAATGATTAAGTCTGTCATTGCTTCAACGGGGACACCTGTAGTAAGAATAGACATGTCCAATAGCAAAATGTTTACATCGTGTTTGAAATGATGTGCTATTCTTTTTAAGATGTTGTTATTTCCACGAAAGTTTAAGAATTTTATGCTCATTCTTTCTAATATGTTCTCGAATCGTGTCAACAATGTTCTGTTGTTTCCCAAAATACCTATTTTGTTTTCGTTGTTGTTTAGCTGTTTGATCAAGCACTCAAAGTTCTCGAATATTGAGTTTTTAGCACATATTTCTTGTTTATTGTTGTGCTCGATTGTTGGTTCTTGTACGAAGAACTCAAAATCATCCTTTTTACATAACGGACATAACACCGTTTCGTTCGTGTTACATTTTTTCCATTTGTTAATACATTCGAAGCACACTTTGTTCGAACAACATTTCAGAATGCTTGTAATATTTATATCAGAGTAACAAATGAAACAAAGATTGTTTTCTGTGATTCGTTTTCTCAATTCAGCTTCTTTTTCGCGTATGCTTTCTTTCTTTTTCTCCAGACGAACTAATTTGTTTTGTTGATCAACAGAATTAGCGAAATACATTTTTTTAATACAATATTCGTGTGTTTCCAAGTTTTTAATTTGCTCTCGGAATTTTCGCATTACATTTTTTATGATGTCTTTTTCTGTCTTGATGCTCGAATCGGTCAAATGTTTTATCACATGTTTTATATTATTTTGTTCGATGTTATTCAGTAACACTTCATCCACCAGTCCGTCCAATGTCAATATGGTGATCGGTCTTTTACATTCAATATTGATAACGTTGATGGGTTTGCTTTGTTCGTCATTGATAAGAATATGATTCAAAATTTCTTTGTTGCCGTAAAAACAATCTTTAATCAGACTGATATCGGAATAGATGTACCATTTGAATTCGTAATCAATACAACAATTGGAAATCAATTTATTCGTGTAATTATGGAAGATTACTCTCTTGTACGAGTGTTCGTAAATAATATTGAAGTTCTTTTTCAAGGCTGAGTGTGATATCACAATCATGTTGTATTGCTTGAATATGGTGTCCGTTATTTTGGAGCTGTGATTCACAATAAACATTGAATCATTTGAATACTTTTCCCAAACATGAATTAAATATGGTTGTGTTATGATTAGATTAATGTTATCTATGTTTTTTTCGTTTGATATAATGATATCCTTGTATTGGGTGTCTGTGTAAAATACTTTCTTAAAATTACGAGAACAAATATTGATCAAAACTTCGTAATCATTTGTTACCAAATATCCTATATTTGTATAAATCTTAGTGTTACATGAATTCTTAGTTTCAATATAAGGTTTTTCTTCTAAACTTTTACATTTATTGATAATTTCATTCATTGATTATATATTTAAAATATTTTTGTGCTAAATATACAAATTAATAAATATGCCAATTGAAGATATCGATTTTTTATATCAGAACAGTATCAAAGAAAATATAATTATTTTGGTAGATAGTTCAAAGAGAAATAAACTTTTATATCCAAATGTATCGGAGTTTCAAATTGACTTTATCGAACCTTTCAATTTCGTGTACGGAATCGAAGTTATCGACACAACCATTCCTAGGACAACTTTTATGATTGATAATTACAACGACGAATTGATATACAAAGAAGGGTTTAATATATTGGATCAAGATTCATACAACATAATAAAGTTTGTAAATCAGGATTTTTCAACGGCGGAAACATTTTATCAACGGTTTAATGAACAACTTGTTGAATATACAGAAGATTTTGAAATTGACAATTATGAAAACAAATTTGATAACTCCATTGTTGAACAACGCACGAAAAGTGATTATCCTATTGTCCGTTTCATAAACAGGAAACCATTTTTGTTCGATATGAACAACTCAAGCATATTTAATATTCTAGGATTTGATCAATTTCCGAAATCCGAAGATTCATATAAATACACCACTGTGGATAGTATTCTGAATAACTACATACCCATAAACATGATACCGTATGACAACATCACACCGTATGAATATGCTAGCGTAAAGCGATACACCAGCATCGACACTGTGGTAAATGATGCCGAACAAACGTTAAACACTGTTAAATTCAACTATGTACACCGACCCAAATATCGAATAGGATCCTTTTTACAATATTTGAAGATATCCTCTAACAAGACGAATGTGTACACAGGAGATACTGTGATAAGTATTAGTATGAGAAATATTACCACGAACAAACAGGTTTTTTCTAACCTGACAAACATTATATTCAACAAAATCATCGGGTTTATAGAGTTCCCGTATCAAACGAGTTATTTACTGGGAGACACGCAACCTAATACCCATTTGATATTAAAAGTTAACCATACATACGAAATAACGATCAATAATGTGTTTGTGAATCAACAGGACTTGAATTCGTTCAAAATGGAGATTACAATGGGAATTGCTTATTTTATTAATTTGCAAAAAATGGATATAAGCAACCCTAAATTGTTTATATCCAAACCGATATTCTCGGAAAGCGATAACACCAAATTGACAATATCTTCAGTCACATCGGATACTACTTTGGTTATAAACTGTGATGTTAATGAATCGCTTGTGTTCGATGTTACCATTCCTGTGAATATGACGGGTAAACTATCGTTGTTTCCAACATTTACCATTCGTTACTTTGAGATTGATGTGGTTAAAAATAATTTAATTTCGAAGGATGACTTGTTTGTGTTAACAATTAAGAAGAAATATATTAATACTGAAAGCACGGAACACATATGTGAGTTTATTTTACAATACAAGTTCGATACAGAAACAAACAAAGCTGTCTTATATTGCGAGAACACATACCTTGACTCGATATTCAACTACACGGACTTCAAAATCAACATTGATCCATTGGATAACAATAATGTCAACAATGTGCTCATTAATTGCCAATTGTATGCAAAGACACACGGTGTTCAAGTTATTGGAAACACGAGCGACCATAATATAAAAATAAATTTGGAATTCTTCAAAGAATTTGGGTTGATTTCGCCGGGTATGGTAAATTTAGCTTCGGAAAATTATTTAATTTTGCGTTGCGAAGAGATAGAGAATCATTTGAGAGGTAGTTACGATGTTAAGGATTTTTCACCTGGATTGGGTGTTCTAAATATTGATGTTCAAGGATATGCGTCGGGGAGAACAGAGTTCTTTTCGGTGAAATACAAAGAATTTCATCCCATTGGCAAACTGAGCAAAATGAAGTTTAGGTTTGAAAGAAAAACTGACGGTAAACTGTACGATTTCAAAAATATAGACCTACATTTTATATTATCCATTAAATTCCTAAGACCCATTCAAAAGGAGTTTTTTAATAAATCAACTCTCAACCCGAACTACAATCCAAATTATCTAGGCTATTTTAACAAAACTTTACAAGATCATTACGACGAAGAGAGCAGTGATGACGACAGCGATATCGACGAAAAGTATTTCGAATCAGAGTTTAACGATAGAGAAAACGAATTAATACATAGAATAAATAAACAGAATCGTTCATTTGAATCTGATTGATTAATTTAAAATATTAAACATTTATTAAAAGCGATATACAATATCATATTTGTTAAATATTAAAAATGAGTGGTCATATTACCATATATAACGACTTACATCATATACGTGTAACTAATAACAATACAAAAGTAGTCTCTTATTTTTTGAAACATAATTTAGTAATTCAAAAAGATAATGAATTGTCGTTTTTCCTTAAAAATGACAGTTATATCAAATATTACAAATACTCTGATATTGGTTCACCCACTTCAAATGATATCGATCACCTCATACAATCAATTGTCGATTATATGATGGTGAATGAAATTGCAAATACCATCATTAGTGTTAATGAAATGGAAAGGGCAGACATAGTTTTGGATCTAAGTGTTCATTCTGGTAAAAATGAACATTTGATATGTGAAAAATTAGATGGTAATGCATCATCACTATTTAATAATAATTCTGTAATTATGGAATTAGGTAATATTGCTGCAGCAGGAACAAACAGTATAACTCGTCAATCTAAAGAATATGCGAATATTCCTTCAGGAAGAATTAATATTTCTCTGGTATCTGGAACACTAGCTAAAAATATAACCGCTGGTAATGTTGGAATCGAAGAAAATGACGGTGTAGTCTCTAAAATAGGAATTTTCGATGATGATAATGGTGTTTATGTTCAATACGAAGCGACTGTAAATGCATCTACAGAACTTGAGGAAACATACAGTATATGTAAAAAAATGACTGGACAACCTGTTGAAAAAATAATCCAAACAAATTGGAATGTAGATAAGTGTAATGGATTCGGACCATCCCAAATTGTACTTAGCAAAGAAGACATGAACACATTCATATTTAGATTGGGTACTTTACCTAAAACATTCTTACAAGTTGGAATAATGCACGAGGGATCTGCTATTCTCATACACGAATTCAATACATCTGATTTCTTTACGAAACTTCCGATAAGATGGTTTTTATCTCATAATAATAATGCTGGTATTACATCTACTATTCAAATGATACAAAACAATTCGGTCGTTTTATCAAATGAAAAACATTATACACAAAAAGTAAGTCACAGTGCTATATGTCCCCCAAACAGTTACAAGAAAATAGATTCGGATGTTACTCAAGATGTTGTATTTGACATCAAGCTAAATTCCTCGTATATTCGTTCCAAAATTAAAATAGAGAAAATAAATATTATAAACAAAGAATCAAATGGTATTGTGCTTTGGAAACTGTTGAAAAACGCTACTGTCTCCGATAACACTTTGAATAGTCATTCATCAAGTACTTACACAACAAACTCTATTGTTGATCTATTATCTTTAGACACGACACAATCACATAATGGAACTAGTTTTCTTCTTACAAACTATAAAGAAGCATCTTTAGGAACATTGATATCAAGTGGTTATATAGTTAACAATACATTAACCGAGATAGATTTGAGTAAAAATGAGAACAATGTGTTGTATGCGGATATTGATAAAGTTTCTGATCATTTAACATTGGTCGTGGAGTATGTCAACGCTCCTGCAGAAATACAAGCCACTATCGTATGGCGTGAATATGAGTAGATTTAGCTAATGAGAAATATTATCAATCAATCGTAGATACTCTTTCTTTAATACTTCAATTTCTTCATCAGATTGAGCATTCTTTCTCAATCTTTTGTATTCTCTGTTCAGATCTTTTTTTGAAAAGGAATCATTCGGAAGATTAAAAACTTTACTATTAATTTTATTTAATTCTGGAGTACCGTCAAACACATAATACTCTATCTCAAACTTCAGCAGATGATCACCCATCATTGTTGTAGTCCCATCGTACGACTGAAATCGTATTGTCAGTTTGCTTAACTTCGGTATCGGTTGTTCGTAAAACTTACCTATCTTATCTGATAATTCCGATTTGTATTCGTTATAATAACTCATCATAGGTAACTGTGTAAATGACTCCGCTAAATATTGATTGTTTGATATTGCATTTGGAGAAAACTCCTCAATGAACAAATTACTGTAAAACTCCGTTCCGTGTTTGGGATACAACGCATATATCAATTTAACAGAAAACAAATTCTTGATTACATCATTAAATTTAATCACATAACTGTCGGGTTCTTTGTATATATTCGTATCTCTGTCCCTGCTATCTATTAAAATATAATTCTTCTTCTTGATCATCATCATTTTTGATTTTGATAAATATTTTAACTTCGCTTTAAACGCAATATTTCAACCTTGTCTCTGTTCTTAAACACATTGTTGATTCTCTCTTCAGCATCATCCATTGCGTTGAATTGCTCCAACAATTTTTGTTTTATTTGTTTTTGTGTAAGTGGTTCTTTCACAAAACTCTTTTTGTATTTAATCACACCATCCTTAGAATTGAGTTCGTCTATTTCGTTCGTGCCCATAAATTTCAAGATCTTTGTAGAAAACACATCAATCAGTTTCTTACGGTGTTTACGCTCATTATCTAAAATTTTCATTTTAGCATTGATCGCCTTAACCTCGTTATCAAGTTTAATCCACGATTTGACCTGCTCTTTAAATTCTTGTAAATCGTCCTCGGAAGATTGATGGGGAACCAATTGATTGTGATGGACATTAATCTGCTCGTCTCTTGTTAGATTATCCGTAAACTCGCTCATATTTACCACATCCGATTGTTGTCTTAAATACTCCCTTACAATAATGTCACGCTCACGCTGATGACTCATTTATTATTATTAAATGCTTTTAGTGTATTATATTTAAATTATTTTTGCATTCTTTAAGTTTTTTATCTTCAGAATTTATTTTTTATCTTTCTTTGGTTTCTTATCTTTTTTGTCTTTCTTATCTTCAGATTCAGGCTTCTTTTCTTTTTTGTCTTTCTTATCTTTTTTGTCTTTCTTATCTTTTTTGTCTTTTTTGTCTTTCTTATCTTCAGATTCAGGCTTCTTTTCTTTTTTGTCTTTCTTTTTAATTTTTTTAACAGTGTTTGAAAATTCAAGCAATGAGTTTACGGAACGATCACCTTCGTATTCAATATTACGATTAGAATAGATAGTGGGGAATGAACTAACTGGTTTAAACAACGATTTATCTTTTGTCATCAATGTATTTAATAATTCATGATTTACATCGATAGTGGATATAGCATTTGCTTTTTTGAATGAGTTCCATTCAGGTTTCATTATTTCACAATACGGACACCCATGCATATACACGAATACAATCACTGGTTTTTTATCATAATTAGATGATGTAAAAGAGCGAATGTCTGATGATGTATCGAATGTAGAATGAATCATTTGTTTTAATTTAAGTCTATAAAATTATTGTTTGGATTGTTTATTAATCCTATCTGATATAATGTGTCCTTTACTAAATTGTATTTAACAGATTTATCCCGTTCATCCTTATAAGTCAAATCTGGTCCTTTGTTGATCTCCATAACCTTACATTCTAGATTTTTGTTCACCGCAACATCACAACCCAAAATCATAAAATTTAGATGATGATTTGCATCATACTTCATGATATGAGGGATGTAAGAAGAAGAAATGTAATTAAATAAATTAAATAAATTTTGTTTTAATATATTCGCTTTTTTGGCCCCCAAATAATTATACAATTCCTTCACGGTTAACGGATTATCATCGTATATTTTTCTATCTATATATCCCGTTGTTATATGTCGATCCTTGTCCAATGAATTCTTCTTAAACTTTTTGGGTGTGTAGTACATGAAACCGTTGTTATATAATTTAAATTTGCATTTCTGTTTTATGATTACCAAAACATATTGGCGAAGATTAATTTTATGCCCATTAACCAGAAAAGGGTCTTGTAAAAGTTCTTGTCCAACAACATACTCGTTATGTAACGATCGTTTTATGTATTCAATATTGTTGGTAATTGTGCAACCTTTTTGTCTTTGTACATTCTTTTTTAGTATGTACAACTTCGAAGCATCAAAGTCATCAAGGAACTCTGAAAAATCATTTTTGTTGTCTAATATGTATGTTACAGGGGTATATTTCTTTTGTTTTGCATCATCGATTGATAATATCTTGTGTAACATGGCTTTGTTAGCTAATATATCAATGCTTTTTAAACTGTATATGCAAAGTGATCTTTTTATTTTTACTATATGTGGAAAAATAGTTATGTAATCGGTTAAAAGTTTGAAGAACAGTATGTCTGCGTGTATGTAAGAACGCCCTTTTTTAATCTTATGTATTTTGAATAATGAATTAAATGGTTCAATTATGTCGATAGATGGTTTTTTTTTGGATACTTTCTCATCAAACCTGTAATAATGTAAAATGTGTTTTTTGTTTCTTAAATCGTATTTGAGTGAATAAAATAAATAAAAACAAATAATTATCAAAGATATTATATAATATCTCATTTTAATTATAATTGAATATGTTTAATTCAAAACAAACATGTGTTATTTTAATAATTGTATTTGCAATCAAACTGTTATTGGTGACTATTATATATAGTCACAGTTCAATACCAGTGTACTGTCTTATGGTAACGGGATACAACGAACGGCGAAGGGAATTTGCGAAAGTAAGCATTCGGAATTTTAAACAACAAACATACAAAAACAAACATTTAATAATATTGAATCAATCTAAAAACAAATTAATTAAAAATGAGGAGAAAAATGTATTGGAAATTTATATTGACAACACTAACAAGACTCTGGGTGAAATAAGGAACATTTCCTTACAATTTGTTCCACCGAATGCCATATGGACAACTTGGGATGACGACGACTGGCGTCATCCCACATATATCCATCATATGACAAATGAAATGCGAAAGCGAAAAGTTGATTTTTTAATGTTCACCAACAGATTCGAGTACAATCTAAACAACAAGTTCGCATTCAAAATGTCTTTACAAACAGGCTTTATGACTTTCTTTAGCAGGTACAATCCGAACATTAGATACGAACATAAGTCCACCTCGGAAGATGTAAAAGTGAAAAAATATGCTATCGATAAGTTGAACACAAGTATATACCATAATGACGCAAAAATGTACATTCGAATGATACATGACGACAACACAAGTGTGTTTGTAAAATCTGATAAGAACGATATCAAGAACACGAAAACAAATAGAATGTATTTTGAAAACGAATTAAATAACAATGAGAAGAGATTTGTAGATAATATAATATTCAAATATTATAAACAATGTATGAAGAGTTTGAAAAATTAAACTGTCAACATATACAAGAGTTAAACAAACAAAATGCTGATATAATGAAGGTGTTTGATATCAACGATGTTGTTCAGAAAGACACTTGCAAAGATAGTCTCGAGAACGAATTGTTACGCAAATCCTTCATCATCAATGGATCTTGTATAAAAAGAGAAAATGACAATACGAATATGAATTTGTGTCATGGATACGATTGTTCGACAGAACCGTTTTATCAAACCCCCGATAGGTTGAACACATATCACAACTATTTGGTGTTACAGGACGATTTGCTTGATAACACGCCTTATAGTTGTACGGAAAATCATCAACATTTCTTCAATTGGACTAGAAGAAAATTACCGGTTCAACCGGAAGAGAGGGAAGCGTACGATATGGGATTTTATGACAAATATTTAGATAAGATTCCTCGTATTAGATACACACCATGTCCAACAGATAGAATCAAATATCATTGTTAATATAATTTGGACCATTTTTTTACTGTCGTCGATTTTGTGGTGCCGTATTTTAAAGAGCGTAGATGAATCGGACAGAATTTATCGTGTGATCCTTTGGATCGTTGACATCTTTCATTTTTAGCGTTATATGCAGTACATCGTTTTTCTTCCGGTAGATTTGCATTGTAACTTCGTTTTTTTATAATCTGTATTTTGTCATTGTTTATATTAATGTCACATATGTATCTCTTTTCCAATTCTTCTAAATCGATGTTGTAATCTTTGGATATTTCATACAACAACATCTTATGAATTTTTTGTATTTCGTTTTTAAACAGATTTACAATAAACTTTGGGATAATCGTGGTATTCATTGATCTATATATTATTATTAAAAGGATAATTTAAACAATTCAATTTTTAAGCATTTTCTTAAGAATTTGTTTCATATCATCGTAACTCATGTTATCAACATCTATATCTTGTTGTTTGGAAGTGGTAGCGTATGTAGTTGTTTCTGATTCGGATTCTTCACCACCTTCTACGATTTTTAGATCTTCTTCTGCTATAGGATTCACATTCAGTTTACTTTTAATTAATTCGTTAATATCTATATTTTTTAATTCCAACTTTTGTTTTTCTTCTTTTGGAGCCGATGTTTCCATATGTCTGGTCTCTTCCATAATAATATCGTATAGATGTTTTCCTTTAGAAGTCCATGAGTAATTGGATAATATGTTCTCTCTCGCGGCTTGTCCGTGGTTCGTAATCAGTTTTCTGTGTGTGTAATAGAACTCCAATGCGTTTACATAGTCGTCCACATCACAAACCTCTGCTTCACCGGCAACGAAATCTCTGCTGTGGTCACAGTAATATGTCCATTTGGGATCAATCAAAATGGAGTTTTTACCCTTGATGAAGAAGTCTTTAAATCCACCAATATTAGGCACAATTTGAGGGACTCCAACACCAGCTTGTTCAAAATTACACAATCCGAACCCTTCACCGTCACATGTGTTCAACCCTATATCACCTACATTGTACATAATATTTATGTCGAAATCGGATATCTGTTGAGGGTTTTGTAAAATGATTAAATGTTTTTTCAGATCTTCCATCGTAATATCGTATTTACGACATTCGGAAACGATCAAATCTGATAAATCCCAACCACCGTGCATACTTGTAGCAATCAATAGTCGAATTGGCTCGCCTAAATGTTTTGAAACAAATTTAATATAACTCATCAAGCAAATATCCCATCTTTTGCGTGGTTGATTTCGGTTCAAGTTAACAATGACAAAATCCGATTCTTTCATGTTGAAAAACTTTCTGCATAACTTCTTTGGAATAGGATAAAAGTTGTCTTTGTTAAACCCATGTTCTAAAATATGGGTTTTTTTGGTAAATCCTTGATACTTGATCACATTTTCCCAATATCTGGTGAACATGATACCACCATCACACAGTTTGTCGATGTTCTTAATTAAAGCATTTTTCTCATTTTTATACACAATATCGATGTAGGGGATCAATTTGAATCTTCTGTCTTGGATTGTTTTGATTTGTTCAATCAATGAGTTGATAACGACTAGATCGTTGTATATTATCACGATTTCCGGGTCAACTTTTTGGATGTAGTCCACAACAATCTTTTCTCCAAAACCTTTATTTTTCGGATCTTCGTTCGCATACACATCGAAAACTTCAACATTTGGGGGTAAATTACGCTCTACTTTATGTTCGTTGCTATCGTAAAAGTTTTGAAATCCAAAAATGTGCAATTTAATGTCAGGGCATTCTGCAAGATATTTAGACAACTCAAACATAACTTTGGAATATCCGTTGTATTGTGCAGGATGTGTACCACATAGAATAACTTTTCTCATTGTTTTACTATAATAATAAACTATTTTTTAAATTACCCACGCAATGTATATTTTATTTAAAATCAATTAGTATAAATATATCTAAACTATCTTTAATTGAACAATGTCTTTTGTTAATGATCTGCTAAAGGATTTGAATGATTTGGTGAATCGTTTACAAGAAGACAATCTTTTCCTAAAGCGAGGATACGACGAAATCGAGCGAGAGAATGAACGATTGAAAGACAACGAAAAAGAAATGCTGAAAGTGTCATCGATCATAACCACATCGAATGAAAACACTAAATTGAAAAATTACATCCAGATTCTAGAAGAACAACTGCAAAAATATAAATCTAACTCAAAAGTTGTTTTTGAAGATTATGATCATGAAGTCGAAGAAGATAAATTATGTGTACCTGCTACTGTTGAAGTAGAGCCGGAGAACATACCGTCCAACGAAGTCGAAGAAGAGGAACTCTCTACTAGCACCACCGATAATCCAAATGTTATAGACAATTATATAGATTCGTTAAATACGGATGAAATCGATACGGATTTGCGAGTATTTAAATACAAAAATGAAACCTATTTCATTGACGAAAATAACATATTGTATGAAAACCATGAGAATGAGATAGGCAGAGAGGTTGGTAAAAGACGATTGAACAAAAAGACAAACAAATATAAAACCATTCTGTATGAAACTTAACAGATGATGTTCATGGCTGAATCTAAAGTATTTTTGAAATTATTCTGGATGTTCACTACATTCTGATGACTGATTTTTTTTTCAAGATTGCTTATCCTTTCCTTATCGAAATGATATAAGGTATCATGTTGTTTATGATTGAAATCGTTAATTTCTTCGATTTGTTCCACATTGATTACAAACGGATTTGTGTTTACATTAATAATCTTTTTGGATGTTTTAAAGTTTCTGAATTCGTCAATTGACATGTATCCACCGAACAAAGTCAAACATTTCCTGGGTGGTGCGGGAAAGATATATTTATCGTGATTCATCACATTCGCCATGATATTGATCAAATTGTATATTTCCCAGATGTTGTGATTGTTTTCGTTGGAATAAAAGTTGTATGCGCACATACATTCGAAACTACAGAAACAACCATTCACTTCAAATGTGTTATTCTTGTATTTGATCGGCAAGCCCAAATACGGATTGTCAAACTTATGGCAACACCAATAACATGCTATATTGGTCAACTGACTTTTGTCAATGTTTTTCAACAACACTTTTACACCATCCGAATCTTTCGTATTGATTAACAATTCATATGGTTTGGATGAAAAATGGTCGATTTCATTATAAGCGTTCGGTACTCGTTGATCGTTACTGCTTTGTAAATCAACATCACTATTGAACACATCCGATGACATGATTACATCGTCTTTAGAAACTAGGCTGTTGTTCCGTGTGATGTTTAGGTGTAAAATTTGAGGTTCCAAATTTTTATTATCTTTCGCAATGTTTTTCTGATTCTTATCTGTCTTTGGTTTCCTTCCTCGTTTCTTTTTTTCAGGAATCTCTTCGGTATTCATTTGTCTATGTATTTTATTTCGTCTCATTTTTTTAAGTAATGATCTCTACACACCGAAATGTATTTATCAGAAGATCCAACATCTACAACACATTCGGAGTCTGTTCTTCGTAGAGTAAACAACCCTTTGTTAGTGTCGCATAAATGACATTTGGAATACTTTTGTTCGTAAACATCAGCATAAGGAATTAGATCGATCATGTTACCGAACACATTTCTATCTGCGTCGGTTAACAATCCAGCAATAATGACATGTTTATTGTCTGTTTCAACCATTTCTAGAACAATTGATTTAACATTTGTGAAGAACTGTACTTCGTCAATGATAATCATGTTTGTATGTAAGTAGTCTGGATGATGTTTGATTACATCTAAATGATCTATTTGATTGCACACAACCTTCTCCAAATTGTGTGTTGTTATAAAAGCTTCTTTGTTGTATCTTTGATCAATACAATGATTGAATATCAGTATGTTGTTGTTGATATAATGTTTGTAAAATAACTCAATAAGCCTGGTTGTTTTGCCACTAAACATCGATCCGGAAACGATGTGTAGGAATCCCATTTATTTTTTTTGCGTTCTATATTTCTTACCACCTTCTTGTTTTTTAAGTAATAATTTGGAATCGGAGTTGATGGATGCTAGTAGCGAATTGTACTTTTCCAAATCTTCGGTGGGTAAATTGTTTTTGGAGTATATGTTCTTTACCGAATCAATTTGATTTTTAAAGTTATTTGTCAATTCGTCAATTTTTTCGGAGGTTAATCTGTTTATATTGTCGAAGTAATTATTTGTTAAGGTCAAAGTGGTATTATTACTATCGTTCAAACTGTTTATCACTTTATCAATCTCATTAAAGTACAGCATATACTGATTCAACAATTTGGTAACATCAACTATGATCTTCAAAGATACATTATAACTTTCGGTAACATTTTTATTGATTTCGGAGAGGGAGTTGACCTTAGAGTTTAGATCCCTCTCTTTATTTTTGGTCGTATCAAGTTTATTCTTAAATTCGTTTAGTTTGTTCAATTTGCCTATCATGTCATCATTTATCAATTTCGTATTGGTATTCGCATTAGTAGGTCTCGACATTATTACTTTTTATGCATATTTTATTTATTTTTAGCATGTTTTGTTTTTTTCTTAGCTTGTTTACGAAGAACTTCCGATGTTTCTGAAGGAATTTCGTGTTCCTGTTCGTTCACGATAGATTTGTAACAGCTTTTCAATTTGTATTTCATCTCATTTATATCTTCGCTTATTTGTGTATACAAAAAGGTATAGTACATTGACATCCCTAACAATATTACAAATGATAAGTTAAATATGATTTTGAATAGCATTTATTTTTACACAATATTTTTATGATGAAAAGGATAATCCGGCCAGACCGGCAGTAATCCTTAAAAAGTTGTAATTAATAACATACAGAAACAGATCGTATTTGTAATTTTTACCATCGGGAATTGGACATCTTTCTGTTTGAAACTGTATTTTGTTCAGTCTGGACATATTGCATGAACCCGATGGTTGAAAGTTTTCGGGATACAAACTAAATGAATAGACATAGATGCCCGATTTGGGTATGACGGTATGATGTTGGTAAGGCTGAACCAAATTGAAATACGAAGCGTCCTTCTCTTCGAACCGATCGATTCCGTTGAAAATGAATTTACCGTTTTTCATTATCTCTTTTTCTCGAGTATAATTCTCGCAATTACAATGACCATCCGCATCAATATACTCTCTCGAATCAGCGTAATTGTAATCGATGTATTCGTACCAACTGTTTGTATCATCGACATCGTTTCTTTTGAACACCCATACGAACTCCTTCACTGGATTTTGTAAAGTCAACTCTGATGTAGAGAATCTGTTAATGTTCAATATTGGAATACGCGTAACCTGTTCTATTAAATAATCTTGAGCATTCGTCGCGAAGTAGTTCCGTTCGTATGTATCCAAAAACAGATAATTCACTTCCAAATGAGGATTAATATCAATAGCCGCTGATTCGAAATACTCGTTCCAATGCGTTGGTTTCTGTTCGTTGATTGTAAATATTTCCTTATAAGGTCTCAACTCAATATGAATCTCTACTTCGTGATATTGTAGAGCGATCAACGGCAACGCCAATCCTGGACTTTTATTGAACCAGAATGTTAAAGGTACAAAGAACCGTTGTTTTTCAATTTGAACAGCGTTCTGTTGTAAACGATTGAAAGGGTCTGGTAAGTACACTTCGGGTATGTTACCGATAAGTTTGTCATACCCGTATCGTTTGCTAGATTCTATTGATAGTTCGTTCCAAATATGTAACCATTCGCCGTATTGTTTGTCAATGATGGTTCCGCCTATATAGATATGATAATTCTCTATCAACACCTCTCCTAGATTTTTAACAAATCGGAAATCGTCACCTATAATGGTCGATTCGTTGTTTCGTTTAACTTGTTTTTTTATTTCTGGAATTTCAAAGGAAAAATATATATTTTGGATTAGATCGGCATTTCTTTTTATTTTAGATATCATTGTGGTTGATTCGTTGAATTTAATATAATTCTTGTCAAAAACAACACGCATACTTTCCATAGCAAAATTGGTATATGTTTTGTAAACTTTCTTGAAAAAACTTACAGAAGGATTTCCATTCAACAATATGTTTTGCGCACCAAATGCAACCAATTGAATTAATCCACCAGGCATTCTTTTATTTACTTTGATTAAATTTATATAAAGTTTTTTTAAATTTATTTTATTTTTTGATTAAAATGTCATTATATTTACATCGTAAAAACAATCTGGCAGATGTTAAGAATGTTTTTGAAGCTAGACGCAATCTTGGTTTTGGTTCTTTAGCCAATTTTGATTCAAATAATGTGAATATCGATGGTGGGTCTATTTCCATCGATCATTTCAAACTTAAATCAGACAATGCTGGTCTAAACAAATTTCTTATTTGCAAGAGTAACGACGGAACGGTGGATTTTGTGGATGTGGAGTTGGGCAACTGGATCAACTGCAATTTGGAAGACATCAAGTTTAGTGATTTTGATACATCTGATGTAGTGTTTCAAAACATAAACCAGTTGCAACCGATAGCGTTTACGGGTGACTACAATGATTTGTTGAACAAACCTACAAATTTTTCAGATTTAAACAATGATTTGGATTTTCTTCATAAAGATGTGCACAATATAGATGTGGACGGTGCAATTAGTAATCTTGGATTGGGTTCTATGGCGTTTAAAGATAACTCAGAGGCTATCACAATGAACAATCTTACAATCAACGGAAATTTGATTTTTCCAAATATTGAAATCGATGAAAATCCTAAATATCTATCCATACAACCCGATGGTTCAACCTTTTGGACATCTTTAAAAAAAGCATCAGACACAGAATACGGTGTTATAAAATTGAGCCACGCATTCACAGATAACGACAGCAATGCAGCAGCATCCATCATCGCGGTTAACGAAATGGAACAGACTATCCGGTCTTTGTTGAATAACATCGGAAATGTTTCTCTTGCTGCAGAAATCCAAGAAACTATAATTGATTCTGGTTTGATGAAGAAAACAAACAACTTATCTGAGTTGACCGACCTTAGGCAGGCCAGAGCAAACTTAGGTTTTAATACAAATATGGAAGGTTTGATTTCGTCCATTAATAACAACAACTCCTTTGCTGTTCGAGATTTTTATGTAAACTCAAACATCGTCTTTATAAATCCTAACAACGCAAATTTACAATTTACGAACGATTTCTATTTATCAATTAACACTCAAGGGCAAATCATACCGAAACAGTTGCTGTACGGTTCAGAAACAAATGCAGGTTTCATATACCTTACAAGCAATTACGATAGCCAGTTGATAATGGATGATAGGATTGTAGCGTTGTCTATGTATGGACTTAACCAATTTATAAACAATATTTACAATGTTAATTATGCCTCCATATCCAATTCCATTGATCCTAAAATAAGGGCATTGTATACCGAGTATATGCGTGTGGACGACAATATTCGTGTGGACAATCCTTCAACAGCCAGACAACATCTAGGTTTACACGAGGTTGCTCACACCGGTGATTTCTTTCAGTTGTCCAATCGACCTGTAAACATAAGTGCCTTTTCCAACGATTTAGGATTCATGTATAGAAGTAACAACTTGATAGATGTGGATAATATTAATTTAGCAAGACAGAATCTTTTAATCGGTAGCGTGGCGTATTACGATAGTAACAATATAAACATCTTGGGAGGTAACGGTACATTTTCAAATCTGGTTATAGATAACCATATGCAATACAAATACAACAACTCAAACTATCAAAACATGTTTTTAAAATCTATCAATCCAAATGGAGATTGTCGATGGGAATACTTACCCGATGCCACATCCACACAAAAAGGCATTGTACAACTTGAAACCGATTACAAAACTTATGATGATAAAAAAGCATCTACAGCATCTGCTCTGTTCAAAGTGTATTATAAGTTATTAGGCGAAATCGATGCGATTGATCGTAATATTGCTGAAATAAAACTGACTCTTAATATTTCTTAAAAGTAGATAATTCACTATTATTATTAGCATAACAGATTAATCAAATTAATTAAATTAATTAAATGTTTTATAAAAATGTTAAAATTTTGAAGGTGATTTATAATTTTTATAATTTGTAATTCAAATAGTTTATAATTCTTTTTATATTTATATAATTTGATATCCGAGCATTGTTTTGTCTAAACTAGACTCTCTTAGTTACAATTATAAACTTAAAAAACCAAACTCAATCATATTTTTTATCGATGTAATGATTACTGATACATTTCTTCCCCCCCGATCACTCCGTGTTAGCCATGCTTTAAAAAACACAAGAGAGAACACTAAAAAATGTTTTGACTCTATGGTTGTTGTGTAATTATCTTTCGAGAGTGAATATTGTAAGTGTAAGAAAAAATAGATAGATTAATCTAATTAATTAAATTAATTAAATGTTTTATAAAAATGTTAAAATTTTGAAGGTGATTTATAATTTTTATAATTTGTAATTCAAATAGTTTATAATTCTTTTTATATTTATATAATTTGATAAAATGAAATCTGTAAGTTTTATTTATGTATACATTTCAAATTGCTGATTAAAGTACAATCGATATATATATGACTTTAAAGTAGAAAATATCAGAGAAATGTATGGAAGTTTTACAATAAAATAGATAGATTAATTAGATTAATCTAATTAATTAAATTAATTAAATGTTTTATAAAAATGTTAAAATTTTGAAGGTGATTTATAATTTTTATAATTTGTAATTCAAATAGTTTATAAATTATTTTTATATTTATATAATTTGGTTCAGTCAATTTATAATTGTTGAAAATTTATTAAAATTAAATAAATTTTAATAAATGAATTTGTTAACTGCAAACAATTTATACGACGTCCAAGATATCTTTAGATGTCGTGAAAATATGTTATTGAAGGACTGTGCCAATCTCGACAGCAATAATGTAAATTTACATGGAGGTAACATATCAATTGATCATTTCCGATTAAATTTTCATGATTCAGAGGATGATGTGTTTTTACAATGCAACGAGGATGGTTTGTTGGTGTTAAATTATGACAATCAATCTAATATTCCAAGATGGTTACGAAAGGATACCCAAAATATAGATGTAAATATATTCAATAACGATATATCTGTGGTAACATACAGTTCTCTGTGTAACATTGTGTTGACTAACAATTTTGGTGATTTTGTAATCAAACCGTATCTGTGGGACTACTATAATTCCAACGATTATGCGAAGATAGAGAACAATCTTTTGGATATATATAATGTGAACCAGTTTTACAATCAATTGGGTTTGACTCATTTTGCTAAATGTAATTTACAACAAGATATGGAATTTACTAATATTAATTGTATGAATTTTAAGTTATCCTTTTTAAAAAACAAGAACGGTCTGTTAGACGATTCTTATAACAATATCTTTGATATCAATAGCATTCCTTTGACGAGTACTTCGCAGTATGGTGTTGGATTGATAAAATATGAACCAGAATCATTGACGGATACGATTTCTAGTTCTTTTTTGAACAACATTTACATTCATTTATACGATATTTACTCTCAGAAGAATATTAATTATCAAAGTAACGTTCAACAAGTGATAAAATATATTATTGATAACGAATATATCTTTTCAAATTTCACTTGCAATTTTACAGATATGGATATTGCAGTAGTAAAACAAAATATAGAATTAGAGAAAATCTTGACCAAACTTGTAGTGAATAATGATTACATTGATTTTACTGATTTAATTGTTAATTTTAATCAAACGAGTTACAATAATTTGAAAAACTTAGGATTGATTGATCAAATAAACAATAAATATGTTAATATAGAAGATCCTATAGATGTTAGAAGTTATCATCATTTTTTCATATACATTAAGGATGGTGTTATTGATTTAACCGATGAAACTTGGAATATAGATTTAAACAATGATTTAGATATGAGTTTTTTGATCTCTTCTGAAACGATAGAGTATTCCGATTTTCCCCATAATACAGATGCCAATTTAGGAATAACTTACATATATCACAGCTATGCGAATTATGTGTTAAACAGCAATGATAAACATAACACATTCAGTTTAGACTTGTTTAGGAACTTAACAGACCAACACTTATTAGAGTTGGATAGTGTGATTGATATAATTGACTTTCAAGTCTTTTTGGAGCAGTTGTATACGACCGGTGTGGATAACGGTTCCAATCTGATCAGGTTCAGTTGTAATTTGGAAGAGATAAGTTTTTTTGATTTAGAAAGACGAAAACTGTGTTATCGAAATTTACAACTGGAACCAATCGTGTATACAAGTGATTACAATTCATTGTTCAACAAACCGAACAATGTGAGTTGTTTTTCGAACGATTGTGAGTATTTGTCTATGTATAACAATTTTGAAGAGTTTGTAAATGAAGATGAAAAGACATTTGTTCGATCGAACTTACAGGTTGGTACATTGGGGATACAAAACATTGATAATGTCGATATGTACGGGTCAAACTTGAATATGGGATTCTTAACAGTTAATTCAACTCTTACCTATACGAATAAGTCTATTAACAACAGTTACATATATTCGTCGAACAACAACGGAGTGCTTATATGGAAACACTTGCCAGAATATGATGTTGCAGTAGATAAAAATGGAATAACACATATGTACGATCAAATGGTATACGATGAAAATAGCACTTATACAAGTTTGTTACTGAATACGATATACAATGAGTTGAATGATATATTGAATATGAAGAAATTAGAATTATCCGAAATATTAAACCATCAAAATTATTTAAATTATTTATAATTTAAATTTAAATGGCGTTTCTTCAGGTTAAGCAAAATTTAGCGGATATTTATAACATATGTGAAGCGCAAAATAACCTCGGATTGCTGTCAATGGCATATCAATGTAAATGCAATGTAGATATACACAATGGTAAAATCAGTATATCTAATTTAACTTTACGAGGTCCAAACATTGATTCAAACTACATATTGGTTTCTAAAAATAGTAGTGGCCAAGTTATGTGGAAAAGACAAGCGTTGCAAGAGTGGATGGAGAAATCACCCAGTGAAATATATTTGAGTTCTTTCTGCAACGATCAGAACTACATAAAAGAGACAGAAATCAATTATACCATTTCGAACTACATAGAAGAGTTCAGAGATACAATCATTAACAACAATTTGGACATTGACGCGATCACTATAAGCAACATCACTATCACGGACAATTTTCAATTTGTATCTAGCAATACGGAATATCCTTGTATATTGACAAATAACGGTTATGGAGACAATCTGTTCATGACGAAGATCGTGCAATCAATCAGTAATAACAATAGTAACACTGTATGTTCAGCGAGTGCGGTAAGCAACTTATACGGTATGGTAAAGGAGATTGAGTCACAATTACCGGACGAGGGTTCTGCATACATGATTTCGACCAATAATTTGGATGATGTTGGATTCAATAAAGTGTATGCGGTTTCTAATCTTGGACTCAACGAAAGTTTCTTAACGAAGGATCTTACTTTATCTAATGTATATTTTTCGGATTCGACTTTGGAAGAGAACGGGAGCACTTATTATTTAATTCGGAATAACAATACATTGGATTATAAACGGTTGCAATACATACAATCTTATTTGGAGACATCGGAGGTGAATCCACCGTCGGCAACATCGGTAAACAATTTGTATGAGTTTTTGAACGAGGGTGTGAACAATAGATTGATCACCTCTAATGTGTTGAGTGAAATAATTTCGGTTGATGCTAATGGATGTAACAATCCCTATTTGCCAGTATTTCAAAACAGGTTGGGTGAAGCGGGCATACAAACGGTTGCGTTCACGGCAAACTGGTATGACTTAGTTAACGCACCCAGAAAGTTAAGTGGCTTTTCGAATGTGGATTTCAATGACGAAACCCTTTTTATCTATAGCAAGTGTAATTTGAGTGATTTGGAGAACCCAACCCAAGCGATGATTAATCTAGGGGTGTCAAAGGTGGGTCGTACGGGAAATTTTGCTGATCTACAATTACCTGTAGCCATATCAAATATTGTGTCAGCTGATAGTTTGTTGGGCGCGATACCTGGTGTTCCTTTTCTAATAAAAACCAACAATCTGAGTGAACTGCAGAATGTAGCGGAAGCAAGACATAATCTGGGTATGGGTGATATGGCGACCTTTAGTAGAAACAATGTAGAAATTCTTAATGGAAACATAACAAGTTGCAATTTAGTCGTCAACTCCAATATGAGGTATTTGCATTCGAACACAGACATCACTCTATCAGGTCAAAATGGAAATAATGTTTACTTGAAATGTTTTACTGCAGATGGTCTGGGCAAATGGGAAGATTTGCCCGTGGCAAACACCACCCTGTCCACACAAGGAATTGTGTATTTAACAAACGATCTGAACAATTCGTCATCAAATGTCGCAATTACAGCGTTTGCGTTGTCAAATGTGTTCTTTAATAATGATAATATAACAGACTTGGTGCCTTTGGCGGGACCAACCAATTTTGGGATAGTAAAGACCACAGATAATTATGTGTCTCCCGAATTATCCAGAAATGTGGTGCTAGATAGTTTTGGAATAAGCAATATGTATAACGAACTACACACCGAGATTGACGCGTTGAGCAACCAATTGACAACGGGCACAACCGAATTGATTTATTCACGGATGAGTAATGTAACAATAAGTAACTATAATGGTAATGGGTTTTTGCAGATTGACGATCAATCATATGGGGATGATATTATTAAAGAGATCAGTTTGAATTTTCCTAATTCACCCAACACATATCTTGCGAGTGATGGGACATTCAAGGAGATAAAAAACATTTCGGTGAGTAATCAAGGTTCATATAACTTCTTGGAAATGGAGGATGTAAGTGATGTGATTAATGGTATAACGGTTAAACAATTGACATTGAATTTTCCGAATACAGCAAATCAATACCTAGCAAGTGACGGGACATTTCAAATTGTTCAACCAACCACGATTAATCAAGGTGGTATTTCTTTATCAAACCGAATATTTTTCAACGGTCCTATTGATATTTTAGAGTTCAAACCAGCAATAAATACGATAGAATTCAAAAACACACTATACACTGCTGGAAATGGTATTGAGATTGATCCTGTTACCAGAGTAATTAAGAATAAGGGTATTGTATCAGCACATGACACCTTTTTTGTCAAAACCGATGATGGATCTGGAACAAAAATATCGTTAACTGGTGCATTGATAGGAAACACCGCAAGGAAAATAACAGGATCGCCTGGTCAATTCTTGAAATGTACGAATGATGATGAATATGGTTTTGCAGCGTTGAATCAAGCTAATTTTGATTTAGGAACACCAGGATTTGTGCCTGCACCAATTGATGCAAATAAAGTGTTGCTAAGTGATGGTTGGTCAACAATAGCAGATTTTCAAAGCGGTAAATTAGAAGAATTCGATGGTGTGAATCAAGGATTAGTTCCACCTCTAGCAACAGGTAATAAGGACGAATATTTTCTTAACGCCAATGGTGGATGGACACTTAAATCAGATATTACCGACTCGTCAAGTGCTATTAAAGAAGTTAGAACAAATATGAACACCATATTAGATGTTACAACAACCACGGGTATTGCCAACATTAATTTTAAAGATGGTTCGAATTATCAAGTTATAACAAAATCGGACGATGCAATAGAAACCTATGTTTGGAAAGGCATAATTGATGTGATCAATAATGGTGCGAGTTTAGTTCCTGATGTAAATCCGAATAGTCAATATTTAACAGCATCAGGTGATTATGGTGTTCCACCTTCCGCTAAGAATTTCAATGTATATATGACTTTTGATGATATTAACAACGAATTAAAAATTCAACAGAATGTGAACGATATTAACTTACCATCAGGCACCACCACATGTAATGTAACACTCAATTATATACATAAATACAAAGATACGCTGTATGAAAACGGTGGTGAATTTATCAGATATGCTAATGATGGAAGTAAAGATGGAACAAACACCAGTTTTGGCGATATAAACAGGAATGTAATAAATAACGCTTCACATTCGAATAGAGTGTTTACACTAAGTGCTACTAAAAGATATATGGAACTGTTTAAAGAAGAATTCACTGAACCAGCTTATAACGGATCACTTGACGATCATCATTTATTCACTACAAAAGCTACCTCAAATTATGTTCAAAGCCGGTTCGATGCGTATAGACAACTTGGTGCTTTCTCAGGTAATGTCAATTACACAACACCCGATACCGTAATTAATTATATAGATACAAGAATGTTTAACAATTCAATGTATAATAGATTGAATAATATATTTGAGGATGACACCAAATTTCCAACCCCGTTAGCGGTTTCAAACTATGTGGATTTTAATTATGTGAAAACAACTATAAAGAGTACTTTGTCAACAAATGTCAATACTGAACCGAACAAAGTAATTATAGCGGAAACATTGTCAAATTATGTAAACAACACACTTACTTTTGATTACAATGTGAATAACTTTGGTGGGGCAAATCACAATAAGTTGGTGAGAGCGAGTAATGTAATAAATTATTTCAACATTAATCGATATCACAGCGGTGAACCCATAAGTTTTACAGACGATATTAAATTTTCTACTCCAGCAGCGGTGTCGAACTATGTGGATACCCATTATGTTAAAACAACTGAAAAAAGCACTGCATTAACAACAGTTAATATTGAACCGAACAAAGTGATCATAGCGGAAACATTGTCAAATTATGTAAACAACACACTTACTTTTGGTTATGATGAGAATAACTTTGGTGGGGCAAATCACAATAAGTTGGTTAGAGCGAGTAATGTAATTCATTATTTTAACGAAAACAGACATATAGATATTAATTTTACAAACAACACTAAATTTCCAACCCCATTAGCGGTGTCTAACTATGTGGATAATCAATTTCATTCATATACACATACTAATAGTGCGGATTTCACAGATAACACTAAATTTCCAACCCCATTAGCGGTGTCTAACTATGTGGATACTAGAAAGTTCTCCAAATCGAAATATACTACTCCGAATGTCTTTATAAATGATGTTGATTTCACCACTCCTCTGGCGACCTCTAATTATATAAATGATCGTTTCAATGCGTATCGACAAATAAATTACAGTGTTTCAGACTTTGCAAACAACACTAAATTTCCAACTCCAGCAGCGGTGTCAAATTATGTGCGACAAAACTATGTAAATGTAGGTTCAAGATATACCGAACACTTTCCGGAATCTGGAACAGATGCTTTCAATGGAAATCAGAAGATACCTACCATGAATGCTATATATGGTTATATTAATTGGATATTTTCAGAAGATACAAAAGTGGAAAATACAGTTGTTATCAAATTAAGCGAAAAAACATTTGATAATTCAGTATATGATAATATACCATCTTCATTTGACAATGATACAAAGTTAACAACCCCATTAGCGGTATCAAATTATGTAAATTATAAGTTTAACACACAATATACACATACAGATGAAAACGATTTTACAAACAACACTAAATTTCCAACTCCATTGGCGGTATCAAACTATGTTGCAAATCTATATGTTCCAGAATCAAAAATTTTAATATCTTCAGAATATGATGGTTATTTTGTTAATGATGATACGATACCTACGACAGCGGGAGCGAGTAATATTGCGAATGCCATACTAAATACGAATATTGGAGATTTAAACGATCAACATACCATGGAAGAATTAGAGACCAGGAGTGATTATAGAGACATGTTAGTTACTGAAGCAGGTTTGTTTGGAATATTGAATAAATCGTATGAAAGAGTAAATGATGGAAATTATACCTATGATGTTTCGAAACCGAATAGAGCAAAGATTCCGACATTGGGGTATATGTTTGAGTCTATATCCAATTATATGTCAAACATAACAAAAAATAAAAAAGTTGGTAATAATTATTCTCAAATAGAAACTGGCAATGATATTGATGATCTGTATCTACCAACCATAGGTTTTATGAATACCGAAATTGATAGAGTAGTTGAAGAAAAATTGACCGATGGATCGATAGAGTTACAATTGGACAGTCTTAACATCGGTACAGGAATCAGTACAAGCAATATTACAGTGGAACATCTTAAGGTTGAACAGGACATTCAGTTTCTTTATGGTGAAAGACTTGATATCATAGCAAATGAACAATTCATGACATTAGATGATCAAGGATTTGTTCAGTTTTTGAAAGTGAACACAGTCGCCGGTTTAAACAATACCACGAGAGCCGAGGATGAGAACTCGTTGATTACAGGACTACACAACACCACATTTGATTCCAATCAATTTCTTTGTGGTCAATATAACACTATAACAAATATATATCAAACTATTGATTATACTGTGGGTAAAACCAATACGGTTAATTTAGCGGTGGGAACAGGTAGTGACGATGCGAACAGAAAGAATGGATTGGAGGTGCATAACACAGGAGAGGTGTATGTGAACAGCAATTTGATATTGGGTAATACATGGCGGATAGCGTTTGATAGTGATCAGTTAGTAATTGAAAAATTCAATTCTAGTACATATGTATACGAACAAAAACATATATTTAAATAAATCATGTATATAGAGAAGGGAACATACGGTTGTGTAATTAAACCCTCAATACCGTGTGAGAAGTATCACAAAGATAGTGTTAGCAAAATCTTTCACAAGGAGGAGTTTTACAAAGAGGAAAGTATGATTACGGATATAATGAAGAAAATAGATCCGAAAGGAAAACACATATTGAAAAAGATAGACGAGTGCAAAGTAAAAACAATTGAGAAGAAGGACAGAACCAGTTGTAAATATAGTAAGACCGAGTTCCCTAAATATCAAATCGTGTATGAATATGGTGGAATGGATTTATCTAAATTTACTGAGAAAGATTTCGATGTCAAGTCCATATTACCGGGGATATACAATTTAACTTCTGGATTGGTTTTGTTGGAGAAGCATCGTATGTGTCACAGAGATATTAAAGAGACGAATATATTGTGTAAAAACAATTTGTTCTATTTTATTGATGTGGGATTGGCGTTGTCGTACGATCGAGTGTACGATAAGGATCAAGATTACATTTTAAGATATAATTATTGTTATTATCCACCAGAGTTCAAGATATATTATAATATGAAACATTCTTATAACAATTTATCGTCTATCGATAATATAGAACAGTTTATTCAAAGGGATGTGAAATTGAATTATGTAAAATCTGGGATAGTGTATGATACCAATTTGATAGACAATGCGATAACATCAATACTGAAGAAGTTCAGTGATGTAGATATGTTTAAATTGATGATGATAAAGAATGCGAACAAGATAGATGTGTTCAGTTTGGGGATGGTATTAATGAATTTATTGCTAAAGTCGAACAATAAATATGTGGAAACAAAGATGGGTTTACTGAAAATATTGGACAGATGTGTGGAGTTGAATCCTTATAAAAGAATATCCCCGAAGGAATTGAGTAAAAGTGTCAAGGAGTTGCTTTAGATGTAGCTGCTCATGCCTAGAGTATGGTAATAATCAGTTTTGTCGTTGGATGTGTATTTGGCGGTCACACATCCGGTAGAGTTTTCGGTGATACCCATATCGTATATTTTTTGTATGTCGATAATGTCTAAAGCGTAATTGTAATATGTCAAATCAGAATAGAACGATGACCCTCGGTCTTCGTCACCGAGGGTATCGTTGGGTGTCAGATACACATTACCGTTATTAAGTTTGAGAGAATCGTTCTTGATGACTTTAGTGCTGACTAAGTTATCGTTGATGAAGTTTTGTATTTGGATGCCTTTTTCGGAATTGGTGAAGTCAATGTAGTCTTGGATCACAATGGTAATGAGGAACCATCTAGGATTAGAATTGCTGGATGTGATTTTGTTGTAAGCGTCTCCGTCGATAGAAACGACGGTGTGTGGGTTCTTGGCGGTGTTGAACACAATATCTAATAAGTGTTTTTTGTCGTTATGTTGGAAATCTGCAAATTTAACAAGAGGACACACGGTAAGAGGATATTTATTCTTGTTATTCACAAGGTCCTTAAGTAATCCTTTGTTTAAGTTTTTGTTTCCTCTCATGAAAATGTTCACATTGGACAATTGGTTAGCGTAAGTTGATTTGATATCTAACCAAAAGGAGTAAGAGAACTGGCTACCTCCCTTTAAGTTGTTTGAATTGGGCATAAAAACGAATCCATCTTTGAAAGGGTTGGAAGTGTTGATTTCTGTATTGGATGAGTCAAAATTACAAGAACCCATAGTTAAAGGAATGGAGACATTTGACACATTGAGTCTATTTTTCATTTTGCTGAATTTATAAACGACAGGGAATGCTAACGGTATTCCAAAATTAATTACTAGATAGTTGATGATGATTCCGATTACACCCATAAGTAATGCATTAATCATTTTTTATATTTAATTTATATAATATTTTATGTACTACAATTTTCTTTCATTTGATTTTTTTCATCAATACGATAAATAGGATTCTGTATTCCATAAGTATCGATTCCGATGACGGAAAGAACCGTTTTGTGTAAAGGTCCTGCTTTGTAAATCACTTTAGCGTGATCAATGGTTACGGCGTAGTTAAAAGCTTGTACTTTGCTGATGTATCCGTTGAAGCTGGGTTTGTTTACAGATGAACCTATATATAAGTTACCAACGGGGGTGTTAACGATAGATGCGTCTTGGGAGTGATTGCTTAAATCCTTGACTTCTCTCAATTCTCCATCCAAGAATAGTTGAACGAAGTTGTTATCCACGACAAGAACGACATTTACCCATCTTTGAAGAGGGAAATATTTAATTTCCAAGGTGTCTTGGTGCTCTACATTGCTAGACGAGGTTGCGAGTTTAACGAAGAATTTGTTTGATACATTGTCAAATTCAAAGAGAGGCGAGGCGTATTCTACAGAGTCGCCTGATTTCATTCTGCCTAGAATGAACTTTCTATAGGATGTGTTTTGGTTGTTATCACCGTCCACATACACCCAGAAAGAGTATGAGAATTCTTTACCGTTAACATAATTCAATCTCGGTAAACCAGCGTCTTCGCTAATATTTAAAAGTCTATCACTTGGTACTTTTATGGGTTTTTTTACCATAGTGACTGTTTTCAAAGAGGTGTCATTGTATTGTTTGAAAATGTATATCATAACATAAACGATTACGATAAACAAGATACCAACAACAACGACCAGACCTAAATTGCTACTGGCCATTTGTTTAGCTGAACCCGCGAGTGATTTACCAGTTCCAATAAGTTTAGACGGTGCAACATTAGGATACATTTGACCTGCCATTCTTTATATTTTAAATTAATAAAAAGAAAATATTATCAATAATTATTGAAAACTACAATTCTGGATTATATGACGAAATCCTTTTTGAACTTAGTTAGCAAATCTTTAAGAGTTTTGTCTTTTTGAATATCATCATATGTTTGAATAGCTAAATGGTACAACAAATCGAATGTATTCGTAGTGTAAATATTATTTATGAAACTTTGGAGTTTCTTTTTTATATTCATTTGTGAAGACAGTTTTGTAAATTGTTGAGTGAAATTGATTGAGAATGTATGTTTTTTTATTTTAAATAAGATGGAATTAAAATTAGTAAATCTATACATATTCAAGGAATCCCAATTGATCCCCCATAAACAATTTATATAAATGTATTTATCTATTTTGTCACAGTAAGAGAGTACATCATACAATTTAATGTAAGTATCGATGTCTGTGTTTATATTTACAATATTTTCGTGCACCATCGACGAAATGACGGAATTGTCCTTTGAGGACAAACTTTGAATGTATTGTGACGATAACTCTTTTGTGTATATGTTGTTCACAATATCGTATATGTTTTTGTGAAAAATATCCATATTAGATTGAATCACTGAAACATTATCCTGTTTATCAGTAACATTGTCTATTAACATAATTGTATTAGAGATGTTACAATTCTGTGCTTTGATAAGTTCAAGTAATTTTGATTCGTCGATGTCATCTCTATGTTCAAACATTTTCAAAAGAACTTGAAAGCATTCTTTGTAGTCCAACTTATTCAGATGTATTTTATAGTCTATAAGTTTTTTCCAGGTATTATGAATTTTCTTTTCTTCCTTGGACTTCACGGTTAGGACGAACTTACACTTTGATTTGTAATTAGTAAAATTAGCAATGAATTGTTTGTTGATATTGTTTATAATATCAACATCATCTACAAAAACAAGTTTTTTAAACGGAGTGAAGAAGGAGGTAATCGTTTTGCACTGCACAAAGTTCTGTATGGTCTCTTCTGAAAAATTGGAATCGTTGACATAGAGTATATCGTATTTGTTTTCGGATCGCAGCATTTCGTGGAATGCGGTTTTACCGGTGCCGTTATCACCCACAATAAGCATAACATGATTGGTTGTTTTAGAAAGAAATGATTTGAATTCGTTTATTTGTTTGAAATTACCTTTAAAATCGGATAGTTTCATCAATTTTGATATTGAATATTAGTATTAATTGAAAATCAATTTTTAAAATGGATTTACAATACGCATTTGGAGTTGAATTCATTCCAGTTGAACAATCTAGCCAATTCGCACGAGTTGTTAGCTAAGTTGAGTTTTTCGAGATTGAGTTCGATGGCGAATTTTGTAGTCCCGTCGGACATTTTGATTTCTCTCGGATTGATCCAATAGTCAAAGTTGCTGAAGGCAGGATTGTATGTTTCAAAATAAACATCTCTCTGCGAATTCATGTCCCAACCAAGGGTATGCGAATGACCTCTGCGACCCACATTTGAATAAGTATTGTGTTGATGATCGGTTAGATTCGAATTCCCAGATATTTCAGGACCAACCGTAATATGAACATTGTTATGGTAATGGAAATTTTTGTTATAATCGTTTCCGTCAGTGTAATCGTATTGGTTACCCAATTCGGAGAACGCTTCAATATTGGAGTAGGACGCCATATGTCTCAATTCGGTTAAGTTTGATGTTAACACTGGATGTGTCGTAGAACTGTTAATATTCAAGTTCACCGAGCTTAAGTCGGTAGGGTCGGTGAATGTACCATCAAAATAACCGTCAATGAAGGTCAGTTTATCAGCGTTTTTCAAGTCGTCTTTGTCGGGTAAGATATTGTAGCACATTACAACTACATCTTCGGAATGTGGTTTCTTAACTATATGTTTTAACCAATAATTTGGACAGGTGGTAAACGAATGATCTTTGTTCAACTTTTTATCAATTTTAAGTTTGTTAATTTTAACCATAGAGCTGATGTTTCCTACAGAAATAATAAAGGATAAGAACATACCTATAAACAATGTGGTGAACAACCAAAAAACTGGTTGTTTGGGATCGCCCATAAAATGAATAACAAGTCCAAGGACAACGGTTAACATTAAAAAGAATATTACGGTAAAAATAGATACAAATGTAATTATTTTATTCATAATTTATTTATAAGAACAGAAAATTATAATTAGAATTCCTTGGTATACAATATTTTAGTTCCTGCTGAAGATACATTTTTGGCGTGTTCTAAAGGTATTGGTAAAGAACTAGCGTCTTTTTTGTAATTAATATATTGATTCAACTCAACAAGAACGTTTGGTACGGCATAGTCAATGACTTTTGAGTTGAGTTCTTTCACTTGTTCAACAATATTAAATTGTTTGTGTTTGCAATATTGCAAGTATATCGATCGCATTATGATAAGTAGTTCATGTTCGGATTGATTGCCTATGGTTTCCGAATTGTTAGTTTTCTTGAAAACGGAATATCTGATTCCGTTTTGTAAAATGTTGATGTTGTGTTGGCTGAAGAACAGTTCTGAAATAGGGTTTTCTGTGTGAATATTTTTGATACCTTGTTTTCTAAAATCATTATTATCAACATTTTCAGCAAAAAATTTATATGATGTAAGGTTTTTTAATTGGGATTCTTCAAACATATTTTATTAAATAATATTTTTTATTATAAATAATGACAGCGGATAAAAGAGTTCGTTCATATTTATCTAAATTGGGTTTATCATACGATAAACTTTCGTCTTCCACTCAACAATATTTGTTGAATATGACCCCCTCCGTGGAAGTCTCACCTGAAATAATATCTGGTTCAGTCATAAGTTCAAAATTCAACAACAAAATAAACAACAGTATGTCTGGAGGAAGAATCGCTTTACCTATTGAATATTTCGGATCACAGACTTCTAATTATCAAAGCGATGTTCAAGCAATCGAGGTTGATCCTAGTTTGGTAAGAAATGGTATATATTTCACCGGGGGTGGTATGGGCGAATCTGACAGACCTCGGTGTGGTTTGTTGAACTATAAAGATTTCAAACAGTTCAATGAACAATACGAGCATAAGTTCTTAAGAAAGTTGAAATTATCATCAGTCCAAAAGAAATCCATTATTGATTCATTGAACACCGATATTGAAAATGCCGTAATTAAATCAGTGAAAGAGAACAAATACGGAAAGTTGACCAAATCACTACTTAATAAAAATTTGAAGAAAGATTAAAAATTAATTTAAAGAGTATTTTTTAAGCATATATCATCATACAATGGCGTCGAAAAAGTATGTAAAGTTGGATCCTAGGGAACATGTGTTGACCAGACCGGGGATGTACATCGGTTCTTTGGATGCGGATGATATAGATACATGGATATATAAGGAGTATATGGAATACAAGAACATTTCCTACATATCAGGCTTGTATAAAATCTATGACGAGATTGTGGTGAACGCGTTGGATCATGTGGTTCGATGCAAAGCTAAGAAAAAACCAGTCAAGGAAATCCGAGTGAATATTGATAAGAAAGAAGGGAAAATAGAGGTGTACAATTCGGGTGAAGGAATTGAGATTGAAATCCATAAGGAGCATAAGATCTATATTCCAGAGTTAATATTTGGTAACATGTTAACTTCTACGAATTACGATGATACAGAGGAAAGAACGATTGGTGGACAGAACGGGATTGGTGCGAAGGCGTGCAATATATATTCCACAAGTTTCATTATCGAAACAGTGGACAGCAAGAAAAAAAAGTTATACACCCAAGAATTCACAAACAATATGAAAGATAAATCCGAACCTACTATTACAGCTTACACCAAATATCCGTATACAAAGATAACCTTTGTTCCTGATTACAAACTATTCAAACAATCCAAGTTATCGGAGGATATGTATAAGTTGATGGTGAAGCGCGTATATGACATATGTGCTTTGACACCAAACGATATTAAGGTGTATCTGAATGATAACAAAATCGAATACAAGAATTTTGAAAAATATGTAGATTTATATTTGGGTTTAAAGACAGAGGTGCCTCGTTCGTATGTTTGTTCAGAGAACGGAAGATGGGAGATTTGCGTAAGCAGCAGCAACAACGGTTTCAAACATGTTTCGTTCGTGAACGGTATCAACACCTTAAAGGGTGGCAAACATGTAGATTATATAACGAATCAACTAACTAAAAAATTATCCGAGTTGATCACGAAAAGAAAGAAGGTAACTGTCAAGACGAACACGGTCAAAGAGCATTTGTTTGTGTTCATTAAAGCGACTATAGCGAATCCTACATTTGATAGTCAAACAAAGGAGTATTTGACAACCCCTTACAGTAAATTTGGAAGCAAGTATGAACTTGATGACAAGTTCATAGAGAAGATATACAAATACGAAATTACGGAGCAGATTGTAGCGTTATCCAGTAAGGATGACGATAAGAATGCGAAGAAAACGGATGGAAAGAAGAAGAACACCATTCGAGGGATAAGCAAGTTAGACGATGCCAATTGGGCAGGAACGAGTAAAAGCAACGAATGTGTGTTGATTTTAACAGAGGGAGATTCAGCAAAGTCGATGGCCATATCAGGATTGAGTGAGGTGGGTAGGAACAAATACGGCGTTTTCCCTCTCAAGGGTAAGATCATGAATGTGAAGGACACGAATATGAAGAAGGTGAACGAAAACGAAGAGATTACGAATTTGAAAAAGATTGTCGGACTGGAAACGAACAAGGTGTATAAAGATACGGACGAATTGAGATATGGTCATATTATGGTGTTGACCGATGCGGATACAGACGGATCACATATTAAGGGATTGTTGTTCAATCTGTTCCACAGTATGTGGCCGTCGTTGTTGAAACAACCCAACTTCATGATGTCGATGTTAACACCTATAGTGAAGGTGATAAAGGGGAAACAGAACATACCGTTTTACAATTTGACAGCGTATGATAATTGGAAGGAGGCAAATGAGAACGGGAGGGGATGGACTATCAAGTATTACAAGGGGTTGGGCACATCAACCAACAAGGAAGCAAAGGAATATTTTAAGAATATGCGTGCATTGGAGTATGAATGGGAAGATAACACTTCAAACGAAGGAATTGAGTTGGCATTTAACAAGAAACGGGCGGACGACAGAAAAGATTGGTTGTATAAATACGACAAACAGAATACATTGGATGAATTGATTGATAATTCGAATAAAATCGAATATTCGGAGTTCATTCACAAAGACCTAATACATTTTTCGAACTATAATGTGGAGCGATCTATTCCTAGTATTTGTGATGGATTTAAGAAGTCGTTAAGAAAAATCATGTTCTGTTGTTTGAAGAGAAAATTGTATAAGGAGATCAAGGTCGCGCAGTTAGCGGGTTATGTGAGCGAGCATGGTGCGTATCATCACGGCGAGGCGAGTTTACACGAGGCGATCATTGGTATGGCCCAAGATTTTGTGGGATCGAACAATGTAAATTTGTTGAACCCGAATGGACAGTTTGGAACACGGATTCAGGGTGGTAAGGATTCCGCGTCACCTAGGTATATTCATACGGAACTGAATTCGATAGTGCCTCATATGTTTCATACGGACGATTTAGACATTCTGGAATATCTGGACGATGACGGAATGAAGATCGAACCAACGCACTACATTCCCATCATTCCGATGATATTGGTGAATGGCAGTGTGGGAATTGGAACTGGTTTCAGCACGAACATCCCGTGTTACAATCCCAAAGACATCATTTCCAATTTGAAGCGGTTAATGAAGGACCAAGATATGCATGATATGAAACCCTGGTATAGAGGATTCAATGGAACAATAGAGGACGGAGTATCAAAAGGGGTGTACGAACGAAAGGGAAACACAAAAGTGGAAGTGACGGAATTACCGGTTGGGTATTGGACAGAGGACTTCAAAGTACACATCGAAAATTATATGGATAAAAATCCTAAGGTGTTGCGTGACTACGAGAGTCATTATACGGAGAAGGATGTCCGCTTTGTGTTACAATTCTATTCGAAAGAGGTGTGTGATGAATATATGGTGTATGATGCTGAGAAGAAAGCGACCAAGTTTGAAATCGAATTCAAAATGCAAACAACAAGACCGTTGAACACATCTAATATGCATTTATACACAAAGAGTGGTAATATTAAGAAATATAAAGATGTATTGGAAATACTTCAAGAGTTTTACGAGATAAGGATGGAGTATTATGTGAAGAGAAAATTGCACAAAATCAAGAAGATAAATAACGAGCTGAAGTATTTAGACGCCAGAATCAAGTTCATAGAGGACATAATCAGTGGTCGATTGAAGATTATGAACAACAAAAGGCAAAACATTATGGACTATCTAGAGGATAACGAGTATCCCTTACATGAAAAGACATACGACTATCTTATAAAAATGCCTATTCATAATTTGACTTACGAAAAGAAGCAAGAGTTGGAAAAGGAGTGCAAAGAAAAACATTTGATGCTCACAAATATTGAAAACGAAACAGAGATTACTACATGGAACAACGATTTGGAGGCATTAAATAAAAAATTGATTTAATATATTCTCTTAAATATAACTTGATAACAAAATAAGGTTTAAAGAGATGGACTTTAGTGCAACCAAATACCGAATTTCGACGATAACGGTTACGGGGAGTATAAATAATGAAATATATCTGGACAAGTTGTTTAGTTTGATGGCAAAGCACCGACAGGAGGAGATCAGTTATTTAGAGTATGGTTCGAACAAACAAGATTTGCAGTCAGCGGGGACCAAGACAACAAAGAACAAAAAAAACAAAACAAAAGAGGAGAATAAACGAAGGTTTGATAATCAGCTAACGATAGTGATGCATTATATGGAGAATAAGTATAACATAAAGCTGTTTAAAAACGGAAACTTACAGATCACTGGTGTGAAGTCAATTGAAAAGGGAAGAATGGCGATAAACTTCTTGATTGACATAATTAAGAATATTCATAACTTGTATGACAATACTCTGCTCAAATCGATAGAAGATGTTAAAAACACAAATTATAGAGTGAGATTAATAAACAGTGATTTTAAGGTGGAGAACTGCGAGATAAGGTTGGATTATTTGTATAATATAGTCACATCGAAATATAAGATCATCTGTAGTTACGAACCATGTATTTATCCGGGGGCTAAAATAGAGTATTACTATCCGAACAACGGATATTGTAACTGTAAAACATTTTGTAATGGTAAAACCGATGTATGTAAAAAGATAACAATAGCTGTGTTTCAGAGTGGTTGTGTGATAATCACTGGAGCCAATAAGATGGAGCATATAAACATCGCATATGATTTCATTTGTAAGATATTAAAAGATAACTTAGATAAGATAAAAAGAAAGAAGTTGATGCTTCCAGTAAAAAAGTAATTTATTGTTGAGTATTCTTGGATAAATTTGTATTTAGCATAACGAGTTGGTCATTAATTTTTTTTAAGGTGTCTGCGACACTTTCCCCGTCATTAGTTTGTAAGAACTTCGTAAGTCGTAAATATAAGGGATCGATTTTGAGAATGTCGGTGGTCGCTACAGAGTCCGAGTCGCTCATGTCTCCGCCATCAGATTCGTATCCTGATTGTTTTAGATTCAATAACAAATCTTCCTTGTTAGTAAATTCTTCGTATTCGTCATCGTTATTACTTTCGACATTATTATTAGTATCCAAGTCTGTTTCAACGAGAGTGTTTTCTTCTGTGTATTCGGGTATTGTATTATTTGTAACAGGGACTAACATTTCGGTGTTTGTGAAGTTGTTATCTTCCTCCTCCTCCTCATCGTTAATGTAAACGACTTTATTATCCTCTAATTCGTTATTGTTGTTCATTTTATATATTGATAAAGATAAAAAATATCAGTTCTTTAACACACATATTTTTATCTATATGAAATATAAGAAAATGAAAGAGTTATTATATATTGCATTATTTTTATTATTATTATATGTCTTGTATGTTGAAAAATCATTACTTAATCTCGTGATAGCTGCTGTATCGTTGTTAATATTGATAATATTTGTTTTGAAATTTAAATATACATATCAAGAACATTTTGCGATAACACAGGAAAATATGTACAATGACGAAAATTACAGAGAGTCTATGAATGCAAATATGAAAGATTCGTTAGTATACTATGTGTCATCCTTCGACAAACGGTTTATAGATTTTGATAACAATTCCTTGCATAATCAAATAAACTCGGAGATTGGAGCATTGTTAACACAAGACTTGCATACCTTTCCTTATGATTATTTCAATCAATATAACGGAATTAAAATAACATCTAAAGTGAATTGTGCGAATGCGAAAACAATATTTGAATCTTTCGATACATTCAGTATATTCTGGTACATGAGAATAATCACATCAAAATCAACATTCAACGATACATCGTATAGTTTGATACAGTTTGACCACAACAACATTGAAGGAAAAACCAATTCTAAGTTATTAGATATACGATTCAACTTTTCGGTCGGAAATTTGAATCCATCCATTGAGATATATATTGCGAACACTAAATTACCGACATCCTACACTTATACATTGGATGATTATCATGCTAACAAAATATTTGCCGATAACAAACATCATTTATTCACTTTTATAAAAGAAAGTGGTAAAGTTTACTTATACGTAGACAATCATTTATTAATTAATTGTGATGATGAGAACTGTTTCAATAACAAATCCTTAACATTATACGGAGATGATGTAGAAATCAAAATTAGAGACTCTTTAATACGCGTAAATGATAATGTCTCTAACAGATTAATTTTGAATGTTAACGCATTCGGAGTATATCGACACAAAGCCTTATCCAGCGATGATGTCAAAAACTTGCACGACTATTACCATAATGTTAAATTACATTTGTCACCAGCATATTTGTCGTTAACACAAAGAAATTCAAGTTTACAATCAGAGTTGAATGCACATACTAAAACTTGCCCATTATCTGATGAAACCATATGTTCTAGTCGAGAGTGTTACGATATTGTTGATTGGAACAATGTAAACACAATAATGAGTAATGTAGAGTGTTTTCATAAAGTGGTAAATTATTGTAATGGTTTGAATTCGTATGAAAACGACAAGATTTGTTCATTTATGAAGAAAGATAACATATTTAAGATGGCTTCTACATTGGACTCCAATTTGTTTATGTATAATCCAAACAACAATCAAGGTAATCTAGATGAAACAATTAATAAAAAAATTCTAACCAGACTAGACCAACTTGGGTTGAAGAATATATATCTAGATAAATCGTTTAGAGATAACAGAGGAAAATACAGTGGTGAAATGGAACGGCTTGTCAACGATTTGTTACAAACGAATCAAACCGTCGACATCAACACACTCGAAAACTTATATTCAGATCAAGTGAACACAAAAATAACAGACGATATTGACTACAACAAACTGCACAACAATCAAGCGTTTTCTAACGATTCCAGTTACACGAATATGTACAATTCCTTGTTAGCACAAGAAGCGACTTCGTCTTCTGTACCTTCTGTGAAAGATGTTAACCTTGATAGGAGCAGTAACGATAATCTTAATCAACTAAATAATGATTTGATTGATTTGAGTTACGATGATGTTGGAAATCCGAATGCATACGAACATATCTTGAATAAACACAAACAAGATAAAATAGAAAAAGAAATAGGAAACTCATGGAATTTCTTAAATGGGTGGTTTTAAACCCCAGAAATCATTAGCTTCGTGTAAATCGTCGTATTCTGAATCCCTAAGTATCTGTTCTTGAGAACGGATTGGTAGTTTACGAGCGTAGAACATTTCTTTTTGTGTCTGTCTTAAAGCGGGATATTGTAAAGATCTGTAAGACATTTTTTCAAACGAAAGATCTACTTTTATCGTTTTGTTTTTATTATAAGTAATTAAAACATATGGCAACTCTAAAGTGTTAAAATCTTTATAATACGAATTGGGTCTAAGCAATTGGATTGAAAATTTGTTGTTTTTCAACCCAATCTTTCCTTGATTGGGATTGTTGCTGAACGCTTGAATCTTGTTAGGATACGGTAATCCGCTTCCGCTAAAGGAAGCCATTGTATCACATGGTGCTGGGGCTACATAATACAATTGGCTATCAGTGAGTTTATCAGTTATCTCTCCATTTATTGTTATATCGCTATTGTTGTTTAATGTTATTTTACCTTTACAATATATAGTTTCAAATGAAGTTTCCATTTATTTAAATTATATATTTTTTATCATTTTTATTCACTTGTGAACCCTACCTGTTCCTAAACCGGTAGGGTTTACCTGTGAGAAATTGCAAGTGTGTTCGTCACACTTCATCATGTTTTGTTCTGGCAAGAATGTTTCTTCCATTTTCTTAGCAGAGCAGTCCATACAATTATTTTGTGTGCTTATAATTTCTTGATTAGCTTTTATCATATTTTCTGCATTGTTGATTAAATACATTCTGCTATCATAACTGTTTTTCATGTCTTCGTTCTTCATTTGATATTGTATTGTGCATCGAGGTCTATAGTCGGTAAACGAGCGACCATCTTGCATTTTATACATGCATTCATTTATGTTATTGGCTGTTTGTTTTACAACTTTTTTTGCTGACGGTTTATTACAACCTGTACATGTATTATTCATATTTTATAATAAATAAACAAAATAGTTTTTACATATTACTCAATAAGCGTTCTACCAATTCCGATTTTGTTCCTTTGGTCAACAACGATTTTTCCTTTAACATTGTTTTAAGTTCTTCGTTTGTCTTCTTTGACAAAGACTTTAATGTTACCTCATCTGTATTCGTGTTAGAAATAATAATAGCATCTTCCTCTTCCTCTTTTTCTTTTTCCTTCTCATAATCATCATCTTCTACAATCTCTTCTATTTTGACATTATTTTCAACTTCGTCGCCGTTAACATCCACCATCATATTCGCTATAATGTCTTCATCCACATCTTCATCGTTTCCTCCGCCCATCACTTTCCTTAGCATGTTGGTTATGTCCTCAGACTGTATGGACATAGTATCGTTAAGTTTATCGTCGTCAATCACAACATCAACATATTCGGTGTGGGGTAACTTTGGTGATGTTAGTTTTGGTGCCGATTGACTGTTGTTGGTGTTATTTAAGAGAAATTGAATTTTTTCGGTGAGCTCTATCAGATGATTTTGTAACAATTTAGTTTCCGTTTCAATAGTTTTTACATATCTATATAATACAAACAAACCTACAACGAATAAAAGTAAAAGTATGATATTCTGTAAAGAGTTTGTTGATTTATAAATTGATTTAGGCATGGTTTAAATAAATTTTACAATGTTGTTTTTAAACCAATAATTTGTTTTTGATGTTCAGTGCTGTTTCTATAACATCCGAATCAAAATTGTTTTTTATGAGTTCAATTGCAACCAATTGTTTTGAACTTCCCTTTTCCAGTTTATACGGGAATGTTATAGTACCATCGTCGTCGTTTATCTTGACATTCATTTTATACTTTATAAATGATTTCAATTTAGTGAGATACAATAAATGAGTTGTAACTACAGCACATACATTGGTAAATGTGCTTAACTTTTGTAAAATACCAAACGCTCCAGACACGCCTTCGATAACATTTGTGCTACTGAACACTTCGTCCATAAAGTTTATTGATTTGTGATGTTTTGGTAATTGGGATACAATATCCAAGTACTGTTTGCATCTGTACATCTCCGCTTCGAAGAGGGATTGTTTTCCTTTACAATCAGGGATGTTAATTTGACTGTTTATGAAATAAAACGGGGTCATTGAAAATTGTTCAGCACACGCGATACCATAAGTTTGAGAGAACAAAATATTCAAAAGCAAACCTTTAATAAAGGTTGATTTACCAGCTGCATTGGGACCGGTAATTATACAATTTGATTTATTCAAATGTATAGTATTCAAACTAGGGTTTTTAATACTAATATGAAAGGTGTTTATAGCATTTACATGTATATGTTCTGAGGTCTCAAAAATTGTAAAACACATATTATATTTAATGGAAAGTTTAGCAAGGGACAATTTGTTAAAGAAATTGTCCAAAATGTTAAAATATTTATCTAATTTAATTAAATTTACATTTCTAAAAAACAATAATTTATATCCAAAATGATACTTACAGTTTTCAATAATATTATTCATATCACTAATTACTTCAGTGGAGTTAGCGATGTTGTATATGGAGTTTAGTTTTTCACAAGCGTTTATGTATGCTATTATATTGTTTACCTTTTCCAAAATATGTGTTAACACTTTATAGTTATTTTTTGCCAATTCAAAAGTGTTTAAAACAGTCTGAAAGTACATGAATACTGACAATCCTAAGGTTATGCATTGTAGAATGAAGACCTTTCTGAAAGCATAACTTTGAATTAAAGCTTTTGTAAAAGTTTTGAAGAATGTTCCTATTGGAATCTTAAACTTCAACTTGTAAACAATTAAAAAATAAGGAATGATGATATACATCAAAGGAGAAAACAGACTTATTAAGGGAGCCAATAATATGGTATACATGTTTTTGAAGACGAGCAACTCAGAACTTTTGTTCAAACCAACTTTCTCAAAAACATCCAATTGAAAATACACAATGTCTAATATATCGATAACTTCGTCTTTACTGTGATCGAATAACCATTGAATATCCTTTTCGTTAGCCTGAATACACCGTATAATATCATTTGTTTCTTCCATATTGTTTTGATATGTTGATAAAATGGTCTGTAACTCTAATTGTTTTATTTTTAATTGATCGATATTGTAAATCGGATGCTTTAAATCATGTATAATGTATTGTTTACATCTTTCGTTAATCAAACATTCATCGATTATATGCACAATAGTGTCTTGGTATCTGTTGGAGTATGCGGTGAATACTTCTAAGTCATGATATACATCTTGTCCTACTATCGATAAATGCTTCATGTTAATTTTATTAACTTTTTAAATATTAACCAATAAACCGAAACCCCTATGATAATGTACAATACCAACTCAAAAAACTCCATTGTGAAAAACCCATTATTTGTTGGATCCTTGGAGAAATACATGAAATTAATGATAAATTGCAAGATAATCATTCTGATTACATCTTCAATATAAGGAACATACTCTTTGTCTACAATTTTGGTCACATTAACTTCCATCAATGAATTAAAATTTGACGTTAACATTTTATTATTAATTAAAGATAATAAAATATAGAATATCTATCTAAATTATATGGATATTTCAGGAGTTAAACATAAGAGATACATGGTTTACATCAACAAAAAAAACACAGAATCAATCAATTGTTACAATGAGCGACTGTGGTTCATTGTAAACAATATTACAAAAAAAACATACGATGAGTTGGTATGGTTATCAAATTATTATTACAACATATATTTTAAAGGTATGGTCTATGAAACAGAAATCCTTACTACACTCAATTCGCTCGATTGTAACCAAAACAAATAATATTTATACAACAGTTTTCTTAATAGTGTTTGATTTAGCAGATGGCGCTTTTTTGGATTTAGGCGTGTTCTTTTTGGGTTTTGTTGTTTCTTTTTTAGATTTTGTTGTTTCTTTTTTAGGTTTTGTTTGTAAATATTTTTCCAAACTCTTTTGAGCTAATATAAGTCCAAATGGAACCGATAGATTAGCTAAATCTTTACTAAAGTTACCTCCTTTCTTTACGCTTGTCATTTTTATTTTATACTAATATTTTTTATTCATTCTGCAAAAAATCATCATCATCATTTGTGTAATCGTATAAAAAAATTATATTGTTTAAAATAACATCAAGGAACGATGAAGATTCGCTGTTTAACATTAAACCATTGTAAAACGCTTTCTCTTTGATTTCATCATATATATCTAACATGACATCAGAGTTGTAATCGAAAAAGGTTTCTTTCAAATTATCTAAAGATAAGTCCATTAGGTGTATATATATACTAGAATATATTATTACATTTTTAAATACTATTTGTAAAGATGGACAATTGGTATGAAAACAATAGAACAGATGTAGATGCTTTGGTAGATTTATTGATCAGAAGGTTAAAAAACAATACTAGTTTTCCGACAAAAATACCTTATGATTATACATTTGATTGGGATAGTTTGATAAGCGATTTGATCAGATATTTATACTATAGTAATGATATTGCGTAAAAATGTAAGTTATAATACCATTGGTTAAAATAAATGTTTACAATTACGAATTTAAAATATGTTAATATCTACGCCAAGGGACTTATTTTTCTTCCGACACATAGATCCAATTTCCGAGAATTCATAAAGTATGAAAAAGGGCATTTACCCGATTTGGCATTGAGTTCAATAAATCTAACAGAAAATAATGTTGAGATAAATTTGCAATTGAACAAGGATTTCTTTCAATTAAAAAATGATATATTGTATGATGTTTTTGTTAAATTTGTGAAACACGACGAAAGAACTAGAAAGAATGTATATAGAATACATAAAGTTATGATTTCTGATGCAATTGATAACATAGATGAGCAGAATACCGCTGATGATTCTGATTTGTTAGACAATTGTGAAATCAACGAAATGTTTAATAAAGTTTCATGTGATCTGGACAACAAAATCAAAATCAGGCAGGACAAATTAGTGATGCTGTTAAAAAGAATAAATGATATGGAAAAGAATATTACAAATTTAAATTTTATTGCTGAAATTAATAACAATTTTGATAAGTTTTTGGGAAAAAATTATATTTAATATATTTTAAATATAAAAGATATGGCTATGGATACTAAATCAGTTTTCCAAGGTATTTTAATATTATTGGCTTTAGTCATTTTAATATTCCTTGTATATGATTATTTCAAAAAGAGTGCTTCGGAAGAAACTGAACCTTTCGAAGACTTTGAAGAATTGGAACATACTAGTAACGACGAAGATTTGTCTGAACCGCAACCGGTTGTAACTAAAACAGAAAGCAAACCAAGACCGGTTGAAGTAACCAAGAAATCAACTGAATTTCCTAAGGATTGTTTCCCCAAAGACAAATTGACACCGGATGATCTTCTACCAAAGGATGCTGCTAACTCTGATTGGGCCCAAGTTAATCCAGCCGGACAAGGAGATGTCCAAAATCAAAATTTTCTGACCGCTGGTTATCATGTCGGTATAAACTCTGTTGGTTCTACTTTGAGAAATGCGAACATGCAATTACGATCAGAAATCCCCAATCCCCAACTTAAGGTATCTCCTTGGTTACAAAGTACAATTGAACCTGATTTGAACAGGAAACCTTTAGAAATAAATGGATGTGATTAAATTTTTAATTTGTTAACAACAGTCTTTAAAGTATTGTAAACATTTATAACCTTTTTTCTTTTGTCCAGAACAATGATATTTCTTTTGTTATAAAAAACATAAATGTTTTTATGTTTTATTTTTGACAACACATAAGATTGTGTGTTGTGATTGTTGATCTTTTCGAATTCGTCTAAATGTATAATTTTATTAATAAAAGAGTTTTCATAATTGTTCATGATTTATTTTAATGTAATAGAAAAAAATACTTAAATATTACGTACATAATTTCTTTAATTATGATGGATATTACATCAAGTGATTTATTGTTACTTTCTTTATCGAATTACTATTCGAAAAATCATAATATTTACATTATCAAAGACATTGTAGAAAATAATTCAAAACTTTCGTTAAGATTAATTGATTGGTATGTGACCAACTATTGTAAACAACACAATATTGTATATATATTGAAGAAAAAAGATAACGACGAATATTTTAATGTATATATGAACTATAGATCTCAGTTGAAGGCATTCAAAAAGATTCTTTTCGATCCGTTTCGTAGAAGGGAACGGATCGTGTTTCATTATGAGAAAGATAAAGAGATTAGCACCACGATAGGTCAGCTTAATTTTTTTCGATGGGCCATTGAGAACGATATCATTAAACATTTAAAAAACGATATTGTGAATGTAGAAAAAGATATGTTCAATCGACAAAAACAGACCAGATCTGGTAAAAAGGAAATCAAAAAGAGTGTTTTTATTAACAAAAACTCTATTAAAAATATGACTACATTCAACGGAAACACTTTACTCTCATTCAAATGATTTCATCACTTTGTCAATTTCGTTTTTATATTCTTCCAATGTGGTGTTTTGAATTATTTTATCGAATTTAAATTGTAAATGCTGTGATTCAGACTCGTGAAATCGATCGTCGTGAGATATTTCAAACTTTGGTCTTAATATTTTTACAACGGATAATTTGATGTTATTGTTGTATTTTCGTGATATGTTAGACAGATAATTGATTTCATGTATGAATCTTAAATCTGATATGACAATGTTTTCTGTTGGGGTTGTGTTATACATTCTTTCTATTTCATTTGAAATGTTTTTAATCCAAAAATCTCTGTTTATGTTCGGTATGAGTTTCTGGATTTGATGTTGGAACATTTCCGTCCCAACGAATTGCATCGCTTGTCTTGGCGTTATGTTCCATTGTTCGTCCAATGAATCTTTGTTATCACCTTCAATTTGATCATGATTAAAATCGAATAACATTTGTAAGCTATCTTTCAGTTTTTGTGAGATTTTCAAATGAGTATAGTTGTGAGTGTTTGAAATGTGGTTGGCAAAAGTGTCTTTGCCACAACGCTTGAACCCACATAACAATATGATATGCATATTATAGCGAGTCTATATTATTTATATTGTTTATATTATTTATCATCAAATTTTTAATTAAACTTTCAATTTCAATGTATACTTGATCTTGGAAACAAAAGGGGTATGAATGGCTCTTTGTTGAGCTTTTCAACTCATTGATAACCTCGATACTGTCAACCACATCTTCATCTAAGGTGGTAATATCTATTTCCAAGAAATCTGTATTTGTATCTTTCAATTCTTTTTTAATTTTGTCACATAACGCACACATTGGTTTGGAAAAAATCACAATATTTGATCGCTCCAGTATGTTGAATATGTATTTTCGAGGATCTGTCATCGTTTTCTTATAAGTTTAAGATAGATATATTATATTATTTTTAATATAAAACAAATAATGAGGATAGGGATTTTCATTAAAAAACCTGAGAACATATTTTCAAACGGATGTATACAACAAACATATTTTTTAAAAAAGTTGTTCGAGAATTGCGAATTCGAGGTTGACTTTTTGTCTATCGAAAGTCACTACACTAATTTTGAACTAACAAACGAAAGTATTATTTTTGCAAACAATACTTTCGATTTCTCTCCTTATAACTGTGTTATATTAGGTTCTTTGGTTTTATTACCCGAAACAAACAGATCGTTCATTGATAATTTATTATCGTTCAACATACAAATTATAAATTTAATATGTGGAAATGTATACATTTTGCATCAAGAAGAGTTTGTGTTTCAAAAACACAACATATTAACACACTATAGACAACCGTATTTTACAGAAAATTGGGTGCTTGAAATGTACGATTACGCTCGTGATTATGTGCAGATGGTGTCGGCAACAGATACTCGTATTACTCCTTATGTATGGGACGTGGACATTATTAAAGAATATATAGAATCCAACGATATATTCAAAACTGAAATTAATGTGGAGGATACTTCTAAGGTTAATTTGTTGATATTTGAACCAAATATGAGCATTCATAAAAACGCTCTTGTCCCGCTGTTGATATGTGACGAATATTATAAACATAATAAAGACAAGGTGAACAAAGTGTATGTATTCTGTGGTGATAAGGTGGTCAAAGAATCGAATTTCGTTAAACAACTAGATATATACAAAGATAACAAAATGGAAACCTACGCTCGTATTATCATGCCGTATATTGTTGATGTTATACAAAAGAACAACAATTTTAGAAATATTGTTGTCAGTTACAATATTTTAAACAATTTGAACTTTTTGCATTTGGAAATGTTTTATTTAGGGTTCCCTATCATACATAACTGCAAACCGTTCGAGCAAAATGGACTGTATTTTGACGATTTTGAATTGCTGAAAGCAGTAGAACTAATCGAAACAGTTAGGGTCAAATTCGAAAAAACAAGTTATATCGATCAATGCAAACCCATTCTTGACGAATTCTCCCCCAGCAACCAAATCAGAATTTCAACATACAAAGACTTATTCTCGCGATTTGAAAAAGTCGATAACAAAATGGAAAATATTACCGATTATGTTGACGAGGACATTTTCTATCAAGGATCGGGATATGTATTCTTTGTTGAAAGCTCAGAAGAAGTATCTAAATTACAAGACAATATCAATTCACTGTGTTCAACGAAAGAAAAACATTACATCGAAATATTTTTACAAGAAAAAGTAAGTATGCTCCTAAATGATATCTCATTTAATGAATTGTTAAATGTAACCATACTACACCATAATGTAAATATTAATTTACATTATGTGATAAAAAACAGTTCTTTCCAAGAAGTAAAATATATCAATGTGCACAAATCAATGCAAGATGTCAAAGTTTATACAAAATAAGGTATCATTCATATACAAATGAAATATGTAATTCATAAGATCTTCATCATCAGGCATTTTCACAATGGTATCTATACTGTTCTGAATAATGTTCCTCTCCTTAATTTCTTGATCGTTCGATGGTATTAAATCTAGTATTTGCGCGGTATCTTTGTCGTATGTTATCAAATTCAAACTTATATGCGCGTATTTTAATTTGGTTTTTATTTCATCAAATTGATACAACTCTAAATTATTCAGTTTCATTTTGTTGTTCTCGCCATACATTAATATGATACCCTTGCAAAATATATCAAATAACAAAAAAAATAACTCTTTTTTGGTTTTTAAACTGTTTATGTTTATAAACAACTCTTTATCTGTATTTATTTTGAAAATATAGTTCGCTAGATCATTAACATTTATATTCAAACATTGCACATCACTCATTTATTATTTACTTCTTTTTTTTATTGACAACTACAGGCACTGGTTCTTCATCATCGTCCTCATCGTCATCATCATCGTCTTCATCTTCATCATCGTTTTCCTCCTTGTTCCCGTCATCAATATTTATATTTTCAATAGTTTTGGTCGTTTTGTTAATAATATTCACATCCTCATCTTCTTCAATATCTTCTGACTTAATCATGTCGTCAGGAATGTGCTTCATCGAATATCCACTGAATCCTTCCTTAACACAACACTTCAGCTGCACACACTTCCAAGACATTCCAAACTTGGATGCTGCTACCCAAATTCCGGTACACTGAAGCAATACAGTGCACTTCGAACTCTTAGTCTTGTTTTCCTCGTAAGTTGTCAGATCAATCATATTGTGATTCTTGTCAAACACATCACACGCAAAACTTCCGTTCCTAAAGGGTAGTTTAAACTTAAATGTGCTGGGATACTTCTCGTCACTTGCCACCTTGATAATCGGAGTGTACAACGCTTCAATTACCTCGGTCGATTTAGGAACCTTCTTCTGAGACAACCAATTCGTCGCGTTTTCCATACCCTTCTCAATATTCTTTTCATCCAACTGTGTAAACACATTATGCAAATACTTCAGACTCTTCCTCTTTTCCATATCCTTAAACGACAAATCCAATGAATACGAAGGCGCCTTACCGTCATCGTTCTGATAACATTGAAGCCCAAAGGGTGCATAGCATTCGCAAGTTTGAATAATAAGCGGTTGATTATTGTAACCAATCGAAATCATCTTACCACCGTTATCCATTCGCTTGATTTCACCATAGGTCAACTTGTTGATGTCGAATTCAGAAGGAACAATGATAGAACTCATGATTTGATTGTTATTTGTATGGTTATATATATGGTATTATCCTTAAATAAATTAAATCAATTTTTTTTTAAACAAAGAAAATTAATTTGTTTTGTCGTTTTGATGTTATCTTTTCACGGAACTTGTGAAACTCCTCCAATAAAAGTGCTAACTCTGACTTTTCTTTTCTTGTTTTAGGCGATATGAAATTCGCATTTATCACAATACTTATGTTGTCTGAGAACACACCATCTCTCAATTTGTTTTGAGACAAATCCAATATTCCGTTCAAAAAACATATCACTTTTTTGTTTTTATCCAGATTCAACAAAAAGTCTGGATCGTAAAACAAATACAAGCACTCTTTACATATTGATTCTTTTGTGTTTACCGTCTTCAACTTCAAGATGATCTTCTCAATGTTCGTTATAATTCTATTGGTCGTCTTTAACGAATGCTTATAGTGTTGTATATCATCTTCCGTAGTTAGTTCATAATTCATCCCTTCAATCTGATCCTCTAAAATATTTTTCTTCTCAATCTCTTCCTGTACAAACTGTTGATATATACTCACAACATTTGTTGATAGTTCATAATACGGTCCTAACTCTGATTGTTTCCATTTCAACCCGTCGAACACATACCACAATTTGCTTTTTAATCTAGCAACCTTATATTGATCCTTATACAAAAAATGTACAAGTTGTGCAATATCGTATATCGTTCCGTCTAACGAAGAATATACATATTTGTATAAATCCTTCTTATCGTCTTGTATATTTGAAAAATTTATTGAATGCAAATCGAGACTCATTTATATAACATATAATTTATAAATGAAAAAAAACTTTAAACTAATACCATATTTTCAACCATACCCTCTTTTTAAACTTTTTCTTTAATAAAGTGATGCTTGATATATGATTGCAAATTGAAGTAAGTAATAGAATCTTCGTTTGAACTGTTGAAAATCTTATGAAGTTCCTTGTTCGGTTTGATGATTCTTTTATCCTTTTCATCACGAAGATTGTTCTTAGTGATGTATTCGTTAATCATGCGCGTAACATCATTACGAGGCACTTTATCGGCATTGTTCATGCCTAGGAACAAATACAACTCCTCACTGAGTTTGTACGGAACAGCAAATCCACTAGGATGTCTCTTTTCGTTCGGTCTCTTATTCTTTTTAGACATCACCTTCACAATATTATTGAAATCCTTCTCAAGACTCTTTCCTACATTCACAAGTTCTTTCAACTCCTTGTTCATTGTCGTAATACGATCAACATAATTACTCAGTTTGCTCACATAAACACTGACTGGATTGTTGGTGTCTTCCTCCTTCTTCTTCTTGTCTCCTCCAGAACTACATGTATCAGATCCAGTGGTTGTGTTCTCCTCAGACACATGTTCTTCAACAACAGCTTTTTGATCAGTGGGTGTTTTTGTTGATGGCTTTTGTACAACATCACTACTCTCTGTAACTACTGTTGTAGGTACTGCTGTTGTAGGTACTGCTGTAGTAGGTACTGCTGTTCCTTTTTTTTTCATACTTTTTGCTTCAATGGATGATGACCTCTTTACCGATGTTGTTGGCATTGCTTCTACAGTTATGATTTATTTAATTGAATAAATCCTTAAGTAATTTTATAGTTTTTAGCATCATTGATGGTCATACGAAGTGAAAGATTATATTCATATTTACATTTGTTAATTGCTGATACATAATTCATATTATCAAGAATGTGATCAAGAAGATCTGTCTTAGTTACAAAGTATGAATACGCGTGAGTTGTTTCTTTCCATTTATGATTCGTTTCCATGTCTGATTCGATTCCAAAGAACTTCTTTAATTTATCTCTTTGATTTCTTGACCATTGATATTCTTTTTCAATCAACACGTTGAAATCCTCTCCAAAAAGCTTATGTATTATTATGCTATTTATGATCAACGCGTTCAATTCTACTAACGATTCGTTCGTATTGATATAACATAGTTTATTGTATCTATTTCTAAAATAATGTTCTAATTGCGGATCCTTTGGAATGACATTATATAAATGTAACATTTCGTGCGTTAACACCTTATAGAACTCTTCCTCCCTATATATTTCGATATTTACATCACCATCTCTTGAATTGATGTAACACAACCCGCTGTTCACCTCATTTTCTGTTAACAACTTCTGTTTCGGTAATAGTTTTTTATTTTTTGTTTGGAAATATTTTATGGTAACCTTATTCCTTCTATTAGTTGTCATATTATATATTATTGGTATCAACTCTTTTAGATACATGAATGTCAAACTATCATTTATTCGATTAAAATCCCGTTTTCTCAATTTAACTGCAATAATAATCTCTGTATTTCCTATATTGTAATTCAATACGGTATTATTGACATATACATCCTCTTTTACAAAATCAGGTTTATACCCCATATTTATATATTAAAACAGTTCTTTATCAAAACTTCATTTTCTTCGAATAAATTACATCGTTTCAGATCTGTTTTATAAAATATATACAAATGGTATCTTTCATTTTCGTCGTTTGTTAATCCATATCCTTCCAATACCTGTGTGTCACCCATTTTGTGTGGCACATAATCAATTTCGATGCGCGTGTTATTAAAATATCTTAGCATGCGTTTCACACCATAGTAGTATTCGTACAAATTAATTTCCACCACAGTATTTATGTCATACAAATTTATAATTTTATTTAATTCTAAATATGAAAATACACCGTATTCTATATCTAAAACAATATGTAAATCTCCATATTTACCAGTTATCACATTAAAGTCACCCTTGGCCTCCAATATGTACTCCTCTCTCCATCCAATTAATTCCAAATAAAACGACTCTGTCTGTTTGAATAACTTATGGTTCACCCTGGTATATGTAATCTTTTTTACTGATTCATTGTAAATATCTTCTAACGGTATGTTCAATCGTATCGTAATATCGTTACATTTTCCAAAGGTGTTGATAAAATTAAAAAATATAATAAAAAAATTGATGTTTGCTTCTTTTACTCTGAGCAATTCTTCGTATGCCCTCTTTATCTCAATAAATTTCTCAGCATCACCACTGTTACACTTATCTGGATGATATTTCAAACAGAGCCTCTTGTATGATCTTTTGATATCTTCTGTACTACAAGTTTCGTCAACTTCCAATAATTTGTATTTGGCTTGTAAATTATCCATTAGTATTAATGAACGCAATTTACTTAAACGATTTCAAGTCTACTTTCAGCAAATATTACAAATACAAAAATATCTTATTCGATGACCTCAATGTTTTGATTTACAGCAACGACGGTTTTCTCTTAGATTGTATTCTTCAATCCAATCTTGAAGACAAGTTTAAAACTAATCAAACTATATTAAAAACGACTTATAATAACTTGTCTTTCGAATATAACAAACATTTCTCCATATTCGATGTACAACGCATTCAACCCAACTTCAACGACTTTATCGCTTATATACATTCCATCTCGGCGAATAAAGTTCTTTTCGATATGAAGATTTACATGATCTTTAAAAATATTCATGTGTTGTCAAAAAACCAACAAAATATCATCGCTGTCCTTATCGAATCTCTAAAAGCATACACGGTAATATGCACGACCATAAGTATAGACAAAATTATCAATAAAGTAAAAAGTAGACTATTTTGTAAAAAAGAAATTATCACAAACATATTACCAATTCTCAAAAGTTATGCTAAAGATCAAGGGATTATAGACACATGTCTGATAAAAACTATTGACAAACATAAACTGGATCTTTATGCGAGTATTTTACATTTGCACACAGGTTTGTATTTGAATGTTATCGAAATCGAATTGAACATCATATTAAATTCCATAAAAAAAACAAAGAATATCAATATATACATTTCCAAAGTTAGAGAATGTATATACAAACTTTTAATCTATAACATATCATACAAACTTATCATTAACAACATCCTAAAATTGCTTGAAAAGAAATATAAAAAATCTGAGAGTATTCTTATACAATTCATACATGAATTATCTGTATTGGACCATGATCTGTTGTTCTCTGCTAAACCTATATACCATTTTGAACTATTCTTTCTCAAATTATATAAATTAGTCAATCAGATTTGAGATATTAAGGCGGTGTTATACGCCAGTATGTAAGGAAAAAATGTTTTGATAGAGTTCTGAACTATCGCTATTTCTTTTTCCTTACCATCTTGCAACATATGTATGGATTTGTTTTTAATGATGTATTTGTCATACATATATTCGTATTTGCTAACCAAATTATTTAAATCCCTGTGTAACTTGCTCAACAAAAACCTCTTTTTGTTATTCGGATTTCTTTCCAATAAATAAATAATCTCTTTAATATCATCAACATTACTCATCTTGTATATTTACTAGAATGTCTAATACAAATTTTAAATAGTTATCATGTTTTCCTTTTTATGATATTTCAACTTTTTTCCTTTAGTTGTGCTTTGAAATCCGTCAATTGTTATCGAACCGTTGTGTGTGTTGTCATGACATGTTTTACATAACGCTACCAAATTAAATGCACTGTTTTTGTGATAGTGATCTATCATATTGTTTTCGTCCGCGTTAGCCTGGTGCTCTATATGATGAACATCCTCTGCTCGTTTTTTACATATATAACACACATCCTTAAGAATAGTGGAATTATAAACAGATTTTTTGTTATGTACAATGTTCTCGGACATATCCAACAACTTCTTTCGGATTTTATTCGCAGTCAACATAAATATTGGATCCAAATCCAATGACTTACACACTTCCAAGCCGTATAAGGTGTCACCCGAACCCTCCTTCAAAATACGATCATAAATGATTAAATTATCCAGAGGATCATAATTTACACTCAAATGCTTTATGTTCACATTCGAAAGAGTTTGGATCTCTTCAATCTTACTCAACTCGTGCAAATGGGTCGCAAAGATAAAAGAGGTATCGTTCTTTGCCAAGTGCATGACACCCGCCGTAACCAAAGAGATAGCAGATACGGATTCTGTACCCGAACACAACTCGTCACCAATTACCAAACTACTCGAATTGCTATTGTTTAAAATATTTCTTATCTCACTCATTTCAACCGTGAATGTTGATTGTTTTTTGTAAAGATTGTCGTTATTTAGAATGCGTGTATGAATGCTAGTGTAAGGATAAAACGAATATTCTTTTGCAGGAACATACATACCACACTGTGCCATCAACACAGAAATACCCAACGACTTCATCAAACTACTTTTACCAGCAGCGTTAATACCATACAATATAATCCCTCTGTTTTCCTCATTTATACAAATATCATTGGGAATGTATTTTGTGTCCTTCTGCACATACTCAATGATCGGATGTCGTAGTTGTTTACTATCAATATGACACTTGTCTCCCGTAATCGACGGCTTATAATATCCGAAACGAACCGCATTATACGCGTTCGTCGAATAATAATCAACTTCCTCCAAACAAGATATAGAATCGTCCAACTCATTAATATACTTTTTTAAAAATTCGTTACAATAAGAAGTAAACAAATCTGAAACCGTTGTGCGTATTGCATTCTTCACACTAAGATACTCTATATTTTTGCTCTCAATTTCTTTATCGAACACCCTGACATGATTATGTTTGTATTTAATGGACACGAAGCATTTGTTAATCTTGTTCAAATCATTGAACTTCTTGTTAGTAGTTGTGAAGATTATACCGTCTTTATCAGACCTTTCCAATTTCACATAATCACTTATCTTTGAATGCGCTGTTTTAAAAAAGTTCACTATATCTTCTAATTGTGATTGTAAATGATCAAGTTCCTTATTATAAGATAAACAAAATATATTCTCGTCGATATTATTTAAATTATATTTGGATGCTTTCTCAATTTTAATATCTTTTTCAATATTTTTAATTACACTTGCCAAAATGTTTTTATTTTTAATTAATTTATATAATTTAGCAATTTGCAATAAACTAGTATATACATTAACCAATTGAAAGGGTTGGATGTTGGGTCTCTTAATAATTCGTTCAAAATCCATAATGTGTTTTAGAATTTGTCGCACATTAACATATAAGTTATTAGAGATGTAATACTCCACTTTAGAATACATTGTATTTAATTTATCAATATGTGTAATGGGATTTGTTATCATGCGATTGAAATAGCGCTTCCCTATCGATGTTTGGCAGTTGTTCAAAATGTCCATCAAACAATTCGTTTTCCCAATGATATCAAGTTGATACAATGCGTTATTAGTCAAAATCAAGTTATCATCGTAATGTTCAATGATCGGTTTCGATATGTTTCTTAATAGTTTTTCATTATGCCCGTAAACAAAATCCAACATATACACAAAAGACACCAGCGACAAGGGTTTTCGCTCCAGATTAATGTATTCAATGGGTTCCAAAAACCCCTTCTCTGTAAATATCTTATTGATTACGCTCGTTTGATATGTTTTGTTCAAATATTGATCATTTAATTTACCAATCTTATCGTGGAAATACACATTGGTCGGAACAAAGATTTCAATATCAGTAGTGCAACAAATAACCAATTCTTTTGGATTGAAAAACAAACACAAACGGACCAACTCCTCGTTCAAAGTATGTCTGTCAATGTATAACTCAGTAGTTGTTGTACGACTTGTTGACAAGTCTACGGTGCTGACGCCCAATCCAAATGATGTCTTCTTCGTTTTCCAATTTTCAATGAGTTCGATGTAAAGAATCAAAAGAATGTTGGCTTTATGAGATGATAAATTTTCAATGTATGTAGATGGACTTATAATCTGCGTAACTTCTCTTTTTGGGTTGGGTGGTGGTGTCACCTGTTCTATGATAACATTTGTGTAATTATTATTTATCAATATATCGATAAACTTCTTGAGAGAATGATTTGGAAAACCGGCCATCATGGGATTGTCTCTGGAATTCTCTAATATTGACTTATTCTTCCTAGACACCTGAATGTTTAATAAATTACCCATTTCAATCATATTTGCTCCTGATACTTCATTATCATTGTTAACCCCATATATTTCAAAAAAAGAACCAATCTCAATGAACACTATCGTTTTTTCACCATAAATGTTTCTATATTTGTTGGTGTATTCCACATAATCATCATAAATCATTTTTTATAATTCCAACTCCAACTATTTATATATTTAAAAATTGATTTAACTTTTAAATTAAGAATACCAATTATCATCACCGATATGTCGGAATATGATTTAACACCCTTGGAGTTTGAAAAATACACATGGGATGTTATTCAATCATATTTTGACGAGTCGCATAGTAAATGTTTGATCAAACATCAGGTGGAGTCTTATAACGATTTTGTGTTAAACAAGTTGGAGCAGATTATTGAAGGATTCAACGATTTACAAATCCATCACAAGTACATTCCAGAGCTTGATGATTTCAAGTATACCATCTATATCAATGTTTCGAAACCGGTAATGACAAGACCCATGGTACATGAGAAAGACGGAAGCACAAAGTTAATGACACCCACCGACGCGCGTCAGAGAAATTTCAGTTATTCCTCGAATGTGTATGTGGAGTTCAAGATACACATAAAATGGTATGATAACGATAACAAAAAAGAGGAATGCAAAAAAATCATGCGAAATGTGAACATTGGGAAGATTCCAATTATGGTAGGATCAAACTACTGTATAATGGAAAATCCGTATTTCAAAATTAACTCACAGGAATGCAAATACGATTACGGAGGGTACTTTATCATCAATGGGAACGAAAAGGTTGTGATTAGTCACGATCGTATCGCAGAAAACAAAACATATGTGTTCTTGGACAACAAACTATCCCAGTATTCGCATATTGCGGAGATTCGTTCGGTGCCAGATAACATCTTTGGTCCTCCTAAATTAACATCTTTGAAACTGTCATCAAAGCAAACGCAATTCGGATACTACATTCGAGCCAGTATACATCATATCAGAATTGATATTCCTGTGTTCGTATTGTTTCGTGCTTTAGGTTTTGAATCAGACAAGGATATTGTGAAATTGTGTGTGTATGATTTGGATGATCCGAACAACAAAATATTAATTGACAACTTGAAAGGATCCATTGAAGACAGCAATACGACATTGAACAGACTTTCCGCATTAGAGTATTTGCAGAAGTTCCTGAACATTAGCGGATACCCAAAAGAGATTATGCAAAATCGATCAAAAAGAATCAATATAATATTAGATATTTTGAAGAACGACTTTCTACCACATGTTGGTAATGATAATTACAAGAAAGCTTTGTATTTGGGATACATGGTGAACAAATTGTTGAAATGTTTCCTCGGTATTTTCCCAATGGACGACAGAGACAGTTATCTGAATAAGAGGGTTGATACACCGGGTATCATGATTGCAAATCTGTTCAGACAGTATTACGGAAAAGTGGTGAAGGATGTGAAAAATATGATATATAAAGAGTTGAACAACGGAAGTTGGAAGGTCACGAATGATCTGGTCAATCTGATAAACAAGAGCAACATATATAAGATTGTGAAACCATCCACTATCGAGTCTGGTTTGAAGTATGGTTTAGCAACCGGTAATTGGGGAATTAAGAACACAAACGCAAAACAGGGTGTGGCACAAGTGTTGAACAGATTGACTTACAACGCGACAATATCCCATCTAAGGAGGGTGAACACACCGATGGAAAAGTCAGGTAAACTGATTCAACCCAGAAAATTACACAACACCCAATGGGGAATCATATGCCCGTCAGAAACTCCAGAAGGAAGCAGTGTTGGTTTAGTGAAGAATATTTCGATTGTGTCCACAATCACAATAGCTAGCGATTCCCGTAGTATATACACTTATCTGAAGGAGTTTGGTATTACCATCTTAACCATTGATAACATTCATGAGTTTAACAAAAACACATGGGTGTTTGTGAACGGTAATATTGTTGGTATTCATACAAACCCGAAGGAACTTTACGAGAAGATGATCTCGTATAAACGACGAGGTATCATCAACATTTATACGAGTATCAGTTGGGACATCTCCAAAAACACAATAAACATCTCAACCGAAGCAGGTCGATGTGTGAGACCGATTTATATTGTGAAGAATAACAAGCTCTTGTTCAACAAACGATATGTGCTTGCACTAAAGAATAAAGAAATAAGTTGGAACAATTTGATAGCGGATATTACGATAAACAATGAGAAAGCGATTGACAAATATGAATCGATTATAGAATATGTGGATGTGGAAGAGAACAACACATTGCTGATCGCGAGCGTCTACAACGATTTGTTCAAGGGAAAGAAGGGAGAACGATTACAGTTGAACTACACACACATGGAGATTCATCCGTCGTTGATATTGGGGGTGCTTGCGAGTAACATTCCGTTCTCCAATCATAATCAAGCACCTAGAAACACATATCAATGTTTAGATCCCGAAGAAAATGTTCTCATGGCGGACGGAACACGAAAACCAATTAAAAATGTAATCATCGGAGATCAAGTGAAATCATTTTGCCCAAAAACATTGACTTACAAAAATACAAAAGTAATCAATCAGTATGTCAAACCAACAACAAAAGACATCTACACATTGGTTACAATCAGTGGTCGCAAGATTACAGCAACATACGACCACAAATTCATGACCGATCATGGATGGGTTGCGATGAAAGAAGCGTATGATAATAATTACAAAGTTGGTGTATCATTTGATTATACTGAAAAATGGTCACTGCAAAATACTGACAAGCAAATTGGCGATTGCAAACAAATGGGTATTTTGACCAGACTGATTGGTTATGTGTTTATGGAAGGTGACTATAACAATTCTAAGGTCATTGAGGATATTAAACAATTGGGATTTGATATTTTATCGTTCAAAGAACTTGTATCAAATTTGATGCCTAATAACAAATTAATTCCAGAATGGATTGAAAATGCTAGTATATACATACAGACAGAGTTTGTAAGAGGTATGTTTAGCGGAAACAAATTCGAAACATTGAAAATGAGTATCAGTAGTCAAGATTGTATTGAAAAAAGGAAATTTGTTAAAAAGGTTTTACAACAGAATGATATTGAAACATATGATAAATTAGAGATAGTAAAGGTGAAACAAGAAGACGAAAAGAATGTCATTCGATTCTTTGATACTATTGGTTACCCTTATAATACCAAAAACAATCTTGATATAGGTGTGTATGTAGAATATCTAAAAGTATTGGGAAACGGTCTTTCAATGACATTCGAAACTTTTACGGATATGATTGACATTAATGAAAATTCGTGTTTCATTCCAATTCAAACAATTAGAAAACAAGAGCATAAGAACATGATCGCAGATATTACCGTTGATGCCGACGAACATTCGTTTATTGGAGGTAACAACTTCATGATTCACAATTCTGCTATGGGAAAACAAGCAATTGGTTTGTATGCGACAAACTTCAAAACAAGATTGGACACTTTGTCTCATGTTCTAAATTATCCACAACAACCTTTGGTAAAAACCAACATGTCTACATTATTGAATCTTAGTAATATGCCTTGTGGCACTAATGTTATCGTGGCGATCGCAACATATACGGGATACAATCAGGAGGATTCTATCATATTGAATCGATCTTCTGTTCAAAGAGGTTTGTTTACATCCACATTTTATAGAACATTAAAGGAACAGTGTAACAAAAATCTATCAACGGGAGAGGAGGAGATCTTCTGTAATCCGACAGAGATGGAATCGTTTGTAAACAAACCACAAAATTACGACAAAATAGATGAGCATGGATTTGTGTCTGAAAACACATTTGTGGAAGCGGGTGATGTGATCATTGGGAAATGTATGCCACAGAAGACATCAACGAGTTTCTTCCACAAGGATAATAGTATCACTATGAAGAACAACGAAATAGGATACATCGACATGTCTTGCACAAACGACAACTACTTTAAGAACACCAGCGCGGACGGATACAGTTTCTGCAAAATTAAGATAAGGAATTTCAGAGAACCAACTATTGGAGACAAGTTGAGTAGTAATCATGCACAGAAAGGTAGTATAGGCGTAATGTATTCCCAAGAAGATCTACCATATACAAAAGACGGATTAGTACCTGATATTATCATAAATCCCCACGCCATTCCTAGCAGAATGACCATCGCTCAACTGATAGAGACCATTATGGGTAAAGCGTGTGCGAGTTTGGGAACGGTAGGTAACGCCACCCCATTTACAAGCATTAGTGTAAATGACATATGTAACATTTTGGGTAACGATTGTAACTTGGAACCACATGGAAACCAACTAATGTACAATAGCCGAACGGGTGAACAGATGAAGACATCCATATTTATAGGACCCACTTATTACCAACGCTTGAAACATATGGTGTGTGACAAAATCCATTCAAGAAATAGCAATGGTCCGGTGGTGTTACTTACACGACAACCCGCAGAGGGAAGGGCGAGAGACGGTGGTTTGAGATTAGGAGAGATGGAGGTTGAGTGTAATTGGGGACACGGAACGATGAATTTCTTGAAAGAGAGATTCATTGATTGTTCTGACAATTATAGAGTGTTCACTTGTAAAAAGTGTGGCAATATTGCGAATGTGAATCCCGGACAGAATATATATACATGCAATTTGTGTAACAACAAGACAACCTTTTCTGAAATCAGGATACCGTTTGCAAGTAAACTGTTGTTTCAGGAGATCCAGAGTATGGGTATCAATACTAAATTTTATACATAAATGAATATGTAACCGTAGTTCTCTATATTTAATATCAAATTATATAAAATGATAATTTGTCTGGTATTTATTTTTTTGGTAAGTTCTATATTATTATTGATATATAACTACAAATCTAATAAAATACATAAGAAACTCATCGAATCTTTCAAAGACGAGTTATACATGGATTTAAACGAGGAAGACAAACAATTATATTTTAGTATAATCGATACATACGAGTTGTTATTAGATAGAGATCCATCAGAAGACGAACTCAACTTTGAATTCAATCAAATCAAAACAAAGAAACACAATTTGGTAGATCTACACAACAACATTAAGGAATCGATTGAGTACAAAAGGTTGAACGATATTCAACAGAACACCGCATACGCATCCACAACATCAAACAATGATATACAAGATTACAACTTGATAGTTCAAACGTTGAAAGAGTTGATGCCTACGAGTGAGACGGAAGACGATCCTATATATATAGAGTTTCTTGTTATGAAATACAGAGGTATGAGTAAGAATAAGGACAACTTAATCAAATATTTGAAGAAGACACCAGAATATAAAGATTATAAAAAGTCCGTGAAGAAACAACAACCAAAAAAAGAAAATGTTATCACCGAAGAACCTTCTGTGAATTTGATAGAAAAGAATACAAATGTAGAACATAAAATATCTCGTCCTGATTTGAATAAATCGACGATCAAAACGGTGAAAGCTAAAAGTAAGGAATACATCGATTTGTTGAAGGACAAAATGGACAAGGACGATTCGGTAGAGGAGCAGACTTGTGATTTTTATAATCAATACAAAGCGTTGAACGAAGAGACTATGTTGTCGTCGTTACAAGCGAAAAGAAATTTGGATAAAATGAAATACCATTGTGAAATGTCGAAAGTTTACTCTAATGTGAATAGCGATTTGAAGTTGTTGCCAGGACAAGAGTGGAGCGTGCCTCAAAAACGGACCCCTGTATGTACCTCCGGAACTTGCGATATAAACAATTCTTTGTCACAAAGCGCTCTAATTGGCACCTTATTAAACGAAGTTGAGTTCAATTCCAAAATATTACCATCCTTCTCGTACGACGAAAAAAATTAATTTCTATATATATAAAATATGCAAGACTCGATCATCATAGACAACGAAGTTATCAAAAGAAGTTCTGTATCCAATATAACAATATCTTTATTTGTAGGCGTAATCAAATATTTCTTTCCTAGGAACGAAACCAATCATTTGATGTACGATTTGATATTCGGTGTGTTTCTTACTTACATTGTGGATATAATGTTTGTACAAAAACGCTTCAATATGAATAACACTATCAAAATTATACCTTACGAAGCATATATAAAACGACTTGCTTATATCTTCAAACCCCCTGTTTTATATAAATATATTGTCGTTATGGGTATAGGTATTATGATCAACAGAAGCATATTTTTGTATGTGGACAAATTGTTTAAAAAATATTACATATTTCAAAAGAAATCATTAAAAAGATACAAGGACTTGCTATTGATTCTTTCCATAAATTTCTTAACATCGTCCATGTTATTGAACTATTTAAAATATAAATGGGCATATGTAAATTCCGACGATACACATTTGTCTATAATGATATTATCCTTGTTCAGCTTGTCTGTATTAATTTCTGTTTCTTAAATAATAATGTATGGTAAATCAGATATATATATAATAGTTTTCTTACTTGTTATAATTTTATATGTGTTGTTTTTTTTCAAACAAAAACCAATGGAAAAACTAATCAAATATGAACACATGAATCATAATAATTAATTTCTGTAAATATTGATGATCGACTTTACAAGTTCGCTCCTTCGTATATCATCAGAATGCAGTTTCACAACCTCTATATCTTGTACATTTCTTTCGTCGTCATTCGCATTGAGTTTATCTAGAAATATTTTCAACCCGTTCGTTTTTGTCAAATCGCATTGATCTAAATCCCCTGTGATGATAGTTTTAGAATTGTATCCTATACGGGTTAGTAAGGTCATCATTTGGTTATGGGATGCGTTCTGCATTTCGTCAGCAATAATGATAGTATTGTCGAATGTACGACCTCTCAAATAACCTAAAGGTACAACCTCAATTACATTGGTTTTTAATTGTTTCATGATAGTGCTTTTGTCAGAAAACTTTTCAAGATTCTCATAAATGGGTATTAAAAATGGATACATCTTTTGGTTTATTTCACCAGGAAGAAACCCAATATCCTCTTCTACCGAAACACTTGGTCTAGTGATGATAAGCTTGTTATAATTTTTGTTGTTCAAATGTGCTATAGAATGTTTACAAGCTAACATCGTTTTCCCTGTCCCCGCTGGTCCAACACATATAACCAATTCGGGATTCAACTTTGACAAATGTGTCTCGTATACTGATTTATTTGAGGAAGCCAAACATAAAGAGTTTCTAATCATAATAAATTTTTAATTTTATTATTAGAAATTAAATAAAAATGTTCATTAATGTTCACTATTTGAATTTCTATATATATTCTGCTATCTTTTATATAATTATATTTTATTGTTATTTCTTTATTACAAAATTTAGAAGAGAAATCGTTGTAAAGGATGATTTCGTTGTTGGTGTCAACAAGAAGAACATCCTCAATGTAGTGTCCGATACCAAAAACAACATATATGTCATAGACAACAGATATTTGTTGTTTGTCTTCGATGCTGTTGAAACGGTAACAAAAATGGAAAAAAATAAAAGATATTTGATTACTGGTTACGGTATGAGAATACCGTTTTTAGAGTTGTACGAGAACATTACATCAGTGACCCTATTAGATAAATAGATTGTTTTCGCAATTGTATTTCATGTGAGGGAACTTAACATTCTTGAACCTAATAAATTGAGAGCATTCAATTTCAGAACCATCATGAGCATTCGGTATATTCTCGCATTTCTCTTTAGTTCCATTATATTCGCAAAATATGTTGTTTGGATGTGTGTTGCATTGTTCTTCGTTGAATAATCCACACTCAAGCAACGATTCATTGCACTCTTTGTCTGCAAATACACCACATCTTTTTTCCACACCACTCACACAGTTTGTTTGTGATGTGCAATCGAATTTAGTACTAAAGCAACATCGTTCTTTCTCACTTTCTTTATTGATCAAAGTGGACAAAATCTCGTCAGTGGATGATCCTTCATCCAACAATTTCGAAGCGACATCTGATGCTTGTTGTTGTTCCGTAGGTGATTCATTCGGTGTCTTTTCGGGAGCGGGTGTCTTTTCGGGAGCGGGTTCCTTATCATCTTCTTCACTTTCGTCAATTTTGTTTTCTTCATACTTTCGCGTAAAAGTTATATGTTGGAGAGATAGTATGAGCACTGTCAATAGAATAATGGATAAAAGAATTGAAAATCCAATCAGCATTATCTTCGTGTAAGATTCTTCCATTTTTATATTATACTAATATAATGTCCTCTTCTGTTTTACTTGATTTTGATGGGGTGCTAATAAAAAATAAACATATAAGTCATTTGATAGAGACAAAATCTATCGAATATATACAAAAGAAATATAACAAATCGATGAAAGAGAGTAAGAGTGTAAACGAATATTTTTATAAAACTTTTGGTCATACAGCAATCGGTGTCAATCCACAACATTATCGAAACAATATATTAGAGTACAACGAATTCGTGTTCAAGAATATTGATTATCAAACGATAGATAGTATGATGACTTTGAATGATAGATTGACATTAAGAAAACTTAAAAGATACGGTCATAAAAGATTCGGACTATTTACAAATGCCCCTATAGATTGGTGTGAAAATATTTGTGCTTTGGCGAAGGTGAATCTATATGATTTTGTTGATGAAGAGAAAAGTTTTACTTCCGACGACGGGTTAATAAAACCAAAAAGGGACATCTATCAATTTGTGGAGAACACATTGTCATCCACAAATGAAAAAATTCATTTCATTGATGATAATATCATCAATTTACAATGTTTAACAGATAATGATAAATGGCAAGCTCATCATTTAGACAAATCTACAGATTTTCACTCTTATTATTTTGATAACTTTTGTTAAATCGATCCACTATTTTAATCAAGTTATTTTTGTCAATGTTCTCTTTTACCGATATAATGTTAATCAAATTCGGAACTTGGTTGTTCAATATATTGTTAACTATTTTTATGATATTTTCGTTTATGTCGTAAGAGATGGTTTTGGCGTCATCCATGTTTAATTTAGAAAGAAGCGAATGCTTCGCCTGTGTATGCTTCGATAATGTCGTATTGGTTCAAACCAGGTATAACAGGTACAGGTTCTTCTAATTGTATGGGAGCTGTAGGTACAGATTCTTCTTCAATTTTTTTTTCCGACATAGAGGTTTCCTCGGTTATTGTCGTAGGAAAATTAATGGGAAAGTAATTCCTGGTATCGGTAATGAAATCGGTGACATCATTAAGATCAAACACCTCTTCCAAAAAGTTTTCTCTATATCTAATTCCCCCCCCGAAGGAACTCAATAGAGTTATTATTAAAAGGAGAACACAAAACATCCAAAATTGCTTTTGATACATTATTTATTATTAATATACAAATTTATTTAGATTTTCTATAATATTTTTATGATGAGACTAACACACCAGGTTTTTTCTTCAAATATCTAGATTTCTTAATGGCGCTAACTGATTTGTTGAATCCATGACATTGTATTGTAAAATTACTTTCATCAATCTTTTTCAACAACTCTACAATAACAGCCTTGTATATATCTAATTTTTCTTTGTTATCGTTTTTGAACACCAAATAATAATAGTAATACAACAGAAAGAAAATTGATCCATACAGTGTTTTTGAATCCTTCGGTATTTCATACGAAATGCATCGGTTGGAAGCATCATGTATTCGATATAGTCTATGTGTTTTCTTACCATCATACAGAACACAATCTATTGTTTCTGGAACAATTTGAGAGTCTTGATTGTATACAAAATTATAACTGATCCTATTTTTGTTGTTTGATTTTTTTATGTTTGTAACGATCATTTTTTCAAACAGATTGGATGTCTCATACATGTTACTGGAAATAACTTCCAACAACGGGAAATCTTCATTGTAGAAGGTAGTATTTGCTTTTTTGGACTTGATATTAAGATAATATTTGATTGCCTCAAACCCTACTATAGGAATTCTTTTTTTAACACACACTTTCTTCAATGTCTCCACAATATCTTGTAATTCGGATGATAATGTGATTTTTAACATGGATTGAACTTTAAACTTACTAGTGTGTTTGTATTTTGTTTCCAATAATTGTAACCTTTTGTACACTTTGGACCATCTAAACAAAGAACTTTTCGGCATTGCCAATTCAATATATGCGTTAGCCTTTAGTAAATTGATGTTACATACATACATTCCATCGATTACCTCACTTGTCTTAAGTATTCTATTGTATTCATGTTTATTCATCTGAGATATATCGGCAATATCTTTGAACGCCCATGATATTTTGTATGTACCGTCGTGTATAGCGTATCGTACTATAAGAAAATCGTACTGCATCTTTTTTAATTTCTTGAGTAAGGATACCGAGTTCTTTTCGGCATCATAATGAAAACCGTCATAATCAGGAATATCAAAGTCGGTGTAAAACTTTTCTTTTTTATCTAAATACATGTTAATCGCGGTGCCACCATAAAGCACGATTTCTTTCGTCTTGAAGAACTTTTTAACATATTTCATAATGGGTGTGATTTCATTTTTCTTCTGAATTAGCAATTCAGTATCTTGTAACGAATCCAAAAATGTATCTGATATTGGCATTTTTATTTTAATATCATTTAATAATAAATGTTTGGAACTGAATTAGATACAGCTTATTTCAATACGCAACCAACCAAGATGAACCATAACGATACTTTACCACATATCATCAAACAAGAAGAAACAGAAACAATTAACGAACCTCCTAGATACGAACAACAAATTCCGATCGTGCCTATTTTTCAGCAAAACGATAACGTTATCAAAGAATTACAAACAGAATTAGAAAAACAAAAGAACTTAAACAAAAAAGAATACTCTGAACCCCTTTACGATCGATTCATTTCCAAAAAGAAAGATGTTATGAAACTGTTCAATATTGCCCTTACAGTTTTATTGGCTATTAGTTTACACTTTGTTATCAGTGATCTAATAAAATCGTACTTACAAAACAACGATTTTACCTATAATAAAGAAATATATATCAAATTTATGTACCCTCTTAGTGTCTTAATGGTGTTATGGAGTTTCAAGGTGTTCAACAAATAGAGCGTTTTTTATACGAGTGCGTTGATCTATCTTCGTTATCATTCAAAACCGGTTGCGAAGTTATCGTTACACTCTCCGTTTGTTTTGTATTCAATATCTTTTCTAATAATACCGTTTTCTTTTTTAAATATTCAATTTCATAAATAATATCTTCTCTATTCATTTTTAATTTATAAAATAATTTAAATAATATATAGTTAAATATGATTGAGTTTTATTTAGTAGGTACATTGTTTTCATATATTCAATTTAATAGATACATCGACTACGCGTATGAATACGACAAAAAAAATGAAACAGCAAGCAAATGTACGGCATTGTCTGATAAAGATATTTCGAAATACGAATTTGATCGATATGAGTTCCTACTGCTTTTTGTGTACAACTTATTGAACACTCTTTTTTTCATTCTTATATTCGTATACTGTGTTTATTTCATCGACATTGTCTTATCCAAAAAACGAGAATCGTCGGACACACCACACCAGTCTCTTTTTGTTAGCTTGGCGACTAAACATCCAAAATTTAGTCAATTTATTGTCAATCCTAATTCATTTATGAAATATATAGTGAAGTTTTTACTGATATCTTTCATATCAAATTTGGCTTTCGTGAATTTATTGATTGTTTTCAGAGATAAAAAAACAGATAACGACAAAAAGATTATCAAGGCAGATATGCATATTATGTTCGTGTTTTTGATAGTATCTTCTATATTTACTTTTTTATATATATAATGTAAAGTTGTCATGCCATTCAATGAAATGAATATTTTGTTTATAGTCAATGTTATATTTGTTTTAATTTTGAACTTGAATGACTATAAAAGTTCAATAGTTTTAGAGTTTAAGTCTTTCTTCGAAACACATGTTTACACCGTGTTGCCACCAATCTTTCAAATATTTGTATCGACCTTCGGTAATGCGTTGTTCGACTTTTTGTTGATGAACGAGAATATAAACAAATCAATCGAAAACTTATATACAAAATCAAATTTGTCAACCAAAGCGAAAGAAAACGGTAATGTGTTGATGTCAACCTCTGTGTTTGCTCTATCTATCTTTATGTATCTCGTCGAGGTTTGTTTGCATTTTGCGTTGTTATCTATGTTCTTTATATACATTAAACAGATCATTTCACTCCTCACTAACATAGATGAAGCGAGCAACTCTGAACAAAAAACAAAAGCATACTTGCTAATCTTTATAGGTTTTGTTTTCTACCGGGTCATTAAGTTTTTGGTCAACATTAATTATAAAGTTACATTTCAACAATTTATAATGTACTGTATGTCATTTTGTATAGTTATTGGAATATCGTTTGCAACATATTATTGCCTTTACAAATTTGGTAATGAAAAAGATATTGAATTTCCCAATGAAAACATAAACGAAAACATGAAACATTTTATTAGTATGTTTAAGAACTTTATGTCATTTTTTCCTACCATACTCGTAGGGTTGTTCGGTATATATATTGGATTGACAATCATGTTCGTGTTTTATGACATACTGTTCGGTGTAAAGTACAATAAAATCAAAGAACAAAAAAGAAAGATATTCTATACATTATTTATTATCATATTTGGTATTGCTATTTCGAGTTTGTAAATATTTGTCTTTCACTGTAGCAAAAACACCAGTGATCATGAAGTTAAAAGGTACGATCGATGTAAGTATAGATATGGTTAGCATCATCTCACTGTAAGCCCGGATTGCTCTCAAACCGTCGTCTTTGTAGAGAAAATACTTTTTCATGTACATTTTGTTACCTATGATAGTACCTATGCTTATGATAAGTATTAAACTAATGATGTAATCGGGTAAGATGTATGTGGTCAACAGATTGTCCTTTTCACCTAACATACCCAATTTAAAACTATGATCAACAGCCATAAGTAACGCTAAGAAAATAACAACCATTATGACTTCGACGATTATGTGGAGAAACAAAAGATTTGTCAAAGCGGGAGGATTGTCTCCGTTAACCAACACTTTTTCCATGTAAATCTGGGCCGAAAAATTCTTAGCGATCAACAAAGAAGCGTAACTAAATACCATTCGCAATACTTTGAAACCCATATATACCATTATAACTGTATTGAATGCACTTTTCTCATTCGAATTACTCATGATAATCTAATTTATTTATTATAACATAAATAAATAAATATGCTTTCTTTATTATCCGAAAACTTAAATCTTAAAATATTTATATTCATTTTATTTGTATATATAGTGCTTATATTTTACATGAAACAATTGAAAAAGAGATTCCGAGATGAGACAATGGTAGAAATGTTAACATTCGTCAGATATATTCTGATATTATTACCGTGTTTCCTTTTAATTTTATTCGGGATATACTTGTATTTTGATCTTGGTTCGGAATTTTTGTCTAGAGGGTTGCATATACTTACCATATTGTTTTCATATTTGATAATAACATTCATTAGTGCATTAGTATTGAAAAAAGGTTCAAAATCAATATCAAAATTATCTAACAAATATTTGATACTTGTGCCCGTAATAAATATCATTATAAATATGATCTACATTACTAATCAATACTTTGATTTCTTCACAGAATTAGATGCTGTTGGAAACTATTTCTCGCTAATAAAACTGGATAACAATAACACTTTTGTCTCACACTACATCTTTGGATATTTGATGTTCGAAAGTTTCATGATATCAATATATGTAATGTTCGTCATTAACATAGAGGATGAAAAGATATTGAAATTTATTTGTTCAGATAAATCTAATAAGCTAGATAAAAAATGTATCTCCGAAATCATTCAAGATATTTTTACTTACACTATGTTCATCAAATTTATAGTATGTGTTATATTCATGATTGTTATGCAATACATCAAAACAAAACAAGCAGGAGATAATGTTGGCGATAATGCTACTAATGTTGCTAGTAATGCTGATGTTATTAATGTTGCTAGTAATTCTGATGTTAATGCTGATGTTAATGCTGATGTTAATGCTGATGTTAATGCTGATGCTGATACCAATACGGTTCCTGTTAATCCTACTGGTAATATGGATGGCATCAAAGATGTTCTTTTTGAAAATATGCCAAAATTTAAAAAAGGTCTAAAAAAGTTTAATCCTACTGGTAATATGGATGGCATCAAAGATGTTCTTTTTGAAAATATGCCAAAATTTAAAAAAGGTTTAAAAAAGTTTAATCCTACTGGTAATAAAACCAAAAGAAAACTTAATAGATTGGGGTCCCAATATTTAAAACCTTCAATAACAAAAAAAAGAAATAAAAGAAATTAGTGCAACAATGTCTAAGTCTTTAAAGTTGGAAAAGCGATAATCAAAATGAGAATATACGCACGCATTTAAAACTTTGATAAACTAATATTCAAAAGATAAGATGAATATTAGTCCGTCTGAGTTAACAAAAGAGGATCCAATATTTAGTGAGCGTATTGAATCAAATGTTGAATTGAAAACACATCAACTAGTTTGTTTGAATAAATGTATCGAACTGGAGAACGCACCTATAGAAATGAATAGTACTGACTATGTGAGTGTTAAGAGTAACATTGGTATATTGGGAGATAAGGTGGGTAGTGGTAAATCGTATGTAATTTTGGCGTTAATCATGATCAACCAAAGACCACTGAATATATACAACAAACAGAATGTATTCGGGCAATACAATTCTATATATATAGAATACAATCGACCGACATTAAACAAATTGAATACAAATATTATAGTGTGTTCATTTGGACTTATTGATCAATGGGAACATTATATCAAAACTTTCAATAAAAACTTCAGTTACAAAATAATAAACTCGCATGTTAAACTTTCTGAATTTACAAATTCGACAGATACAGTATACGATATACTGTTAGTATCGTCTTCGTTTTACAAATTCGTACAGACTAATTTTAGGGATAGACTGATATCTGTTGTGAGAACAATCTTCGACGAAGCAGATACCACGGTGACACCAAACGCAAAACAAATACCATCCGATTTCTACTGGTTCGTTACAGCGTCATATAAAAACTTGTTAAATCCTTATCCGAAATGTAGATACAACTGGTCAAGCGAATGGAATACAACTAATTACAACAATGGTATTGTTAAAAATGTGTTCATCAAAACATTGATAGTGAGTTTGGTACGTGCGTTACCGGTTATGGATTATCGAATTCTAGGTAGTATCATAGTGAAAAATAATGATGTGTTCGTGATGGAATCATTCGCATTACCAGAGATAATATCGAGTTGTATTGAATGTAAGGACGCCATTTCAGAGATCGTTAAATCCATGACCAACAATGCAAACATCATCAATTCTGTTAACGCAGGTGATTTGGAAACAGCTATATCTTTCATCAACAAAAACAATAGCAATTTAGATGAAAATCATATTATCGATGTGTTAAAAGAGGATATTGAAAAAAATATTCAAAACTGTAAAGCGAGAAAGCTGTATTATAATTCAATAGTAGTTGAAGATGAAGAACAACACAATAAACGATTACTACAGTTGAGGGATTATGAGAGGGACTTAACATTGAAAATTGAATATTTGACAGAAAGAATAAAAAATGGCGAAATTTGTAGTATATGTTATGATCAAGTAAAAACAAAAACTGTAATAAAATGTTGTGGAAACTCTTTTTGTTTGGAGTGCATATGTAGGTGGTTTAAGATTAAAAACACATGTCCTTTGTGTAAAGCAAATGTTAAAGAGTATTGTGACTCGTTGATGGTAGTCAACGATAAAAATATTGAAGCTGAACAATCACATATCTACAATAAACTATCAACATTGGAATTGCTTCTAAAGAAAATCAAAGCTGAAAATAAAAAAAGTAAGATCTTGATATTTTCAGAGTATGAAAAAGCGTTTAATAAGTTCGTTGATATTCTGGAAAGATTGGAAATAAAATATGGAATACTGAAAGGCACAAGCCTTAAATCAAACTTATACATGTATAAAAATCAAGATGTCGATGTGTTATTGATAAATTCAAGGGCTTTCGGTAGCGGAGTGAATCTGGAAAATACAACCGATGTAATAATTTATCACTATTTTAATTTGGAAATCGAGAAGCAAGTCATAGGTAGAGCACAAAGACCTGGTAGGACTGTGTCGCTAAAAACTTGGTATCTCTTCAACCAGGATGAAATAAATAAGAATAGTTTCAGAGCGATGAAAAAAACAATTCTAAAAATATAAACTTTTGAAATATAAATAACAATGGTAGTAGCCAATAGTAAGATCTACATATTGATCATAACTTTATTAATACTTTCACTGTTTGTCATTTCTTTGTGCACACGATTATACAAAAACAATTCGAAAAAATACGAGTTTGACAATATATATTTGATCAATTTAAAACGAAGACCAGATAGATTGCATAATTTTTTAGAGCATTATAACAAATCCGATTTCAAAAATGAGACTGTTATAAAATTCGATGCGATTGATGGAAGTAGACTTAATGTCGATTCAGTGTCTCTATCAGAATTGGCTCAAGCAGAATTACAACAATTGGAAACAACCGGTTTTAGAACAAAGCATTATCAGTTGACGAAAGGGGCAATAGGGTGTTATTTATCACATGTGAAAGTTTGGGAAAACATTTTAAAGCACAAGTACAATAATGTACTAATATTTGAGGACGATGCAAAGATTCCAGAAGATTTAAACTCAAAAATATATGAAAATATGAAGTATGTTCCCAACGATTGGGATATTGTTTTGTTCGGATACATATGTAAACAATGTAGAAAATATGAAAACTATTATGAAGTTGAACGATTCATGTTAACTCATTGCTACATGATTAACAGAAATGCTATAATAAAAATAATGAACTCGAATACTTTGTTTCCTATAACACAACAGATCGATTCACTAATGAGTGAGTTAAGTTCAATATTGAATATTTATAGTATGAAAGACAAAATAGTAAAACAGTTCAATTCCAGAACTGATATTCAAGCTCCATTAATAAGTAAAAAACAAAGACAACATTTAAAAATCAATGTTGACGATAGAATAAAAGTATTATAAATATTAATAGAATATTATGGCAAGACGATTCAGAAAAAACTGGGGTAATAGATTAGATCGTAATAAAAAATTCGTTAACAGAGATAATGTTTTAAAAGATTACAAAGCAAATGAAAAGATAGAAATCAATGTGAATGATAAATACGATTCTAGAAGCGATGATGATTTCAATCGAAATAGAAAAGCTAATAACGATGAGATTAAAAAAGAAGTTATGGGTATGATGTTTGGTAATGAAGAATTAACAAATGTTTATCCAAATACAGACGCAATTAAATTTATTGATAAAGATAATTATAATAAATATTTAAATTTGAAAGGAAAGTTTAATTTTTTGACTGTGTTATCAAATCAATATTTTTGGGCGATATATTCAATAGTAGTTATAGTGCTTGCAATATTGGAAACAATGAGAATGTTATCCGAATCTAATATTATGATTGTTCAAGATTTAGCTACTTCTATTTCAACAGTTATTGAAGATAACATAGGGTATGTTAATCCCAATTGGGGATTCATATTGATTCCCTTGATTATATACACAATATATAAATCATTTAACTCATATTCATACATAAAAATATCTTTTTAGAATAAAAACAATGAACAATATAAAACTAATTATTTACATACCAATTCTTTTCTTATTATTTTTATCAGCAACTTTAGGAATATATATATATTCCAACAGACAGTTGTTAAAAGAGTTGAAGGATGATTCTGAAGAGAATAGTATTAAAATGAAAAATATAATAGATGCCGTTAATTATAATGATACAAAACTAATGGAAAATCAAAGATATTTATATGATGTCTATGAAGAAAATAACAGTTTCGAAAATATTAATGCTGAAAACAGTTTATCTAATGAAAACTCGGATCAATATTATAATATGATGAAGAATTACGATGCTTTAATACATTTGACAAAATAAAAACATTTTATTATTAAAAATGATACCACCGCTTATATTTTCACTTTTGGCTTTTTTTGTTGTCATTACTACTACAGTTGTTGTTATAAAAAATAAATCAAAAGTGAGTAGTATCAATAAAAGTTTCAACACAACTAAACAAAAAATTGCAAATGATAAACATACCAATGAAAAGAAATTACAAAGTCTTGTGCATGAGATTAATTTTAACAATGAGAAGCTTGAAAATAGTCAAAATAATACCAAAAAAGAATTAAAATTGGAAAACAGAAAGACAAACGAGAAAATGAGCAATTTAGATAAAAGATTCAATTCTTATAAGAACATTACAACTGCCAATTTGATGGGTATCAATAATAGAATGACATCTGAGAATGAACGTTTACAAGAAGAAATCGAATTAAATAAAGAAATTATTGATCAAAACAGACGTATTCACTCTGCAGGTATCAATAGTAATGCATTAGAAATATCAAATGCTAATACGAGTTTTAACAATTTTATAAGAGATGATTATAATCCTGCAATAGCAAGTTTGGAAAGAAATCATACTAATGCAGTTGAAGATATATCAACTTTGAGATCTAATCTTTTAGGCAGTGTTATTGATTCTTCTAATATAAACTTAGATGCTCGGATTTTAATCAGAGATGATGTTATAAGTAAATACAATCGTGTGAATGATAGTTTGACTAATTTTTTTAATGTAGGGAATGACCAAATACCGTTTGTGGAGAATAATTATACTAGAACCGATAATGATAAATTATTCAGTAATTGGTATGACAACTATTACAATATTAGTTCTTATTCTAATTTCAAAAAGATGGATCAGTTGTTATTAGCCGCGGATCAAGATATGAATGCGTTACGAGTGGAAAGAAATAGAACAGACAGATTAGAGGATAGAGCGGGTAGTATAGAAAGCAATCTAAGTCCAGAAACTAATTTATATAAGAATAATTTAGCTACATTCATCAATTCGGAGTACAATTTCAATTTACAGAATTTGACCAATATTCAAGATAATACACAAGAAATTACAGCTTTATCTGGAGAAGTTACCACTTTGAGTAATTTGTTAAAAGAAATATCTCTTATTGATGCAACAGGATCAGTTATTACATTGGATGCTTTGAACTCTAATATACAAGAAAATGCTAGAAAGATTACGGATAATGAAACAGCAATTGATGTCAAATTTAACACAGATTTTGGTAAGTACTTAGGTTCAAATTTAGGAGATCATTATCAAACCATAGCAGATAATCTCAATGAAACGACTTTGAAAAACAAAATATCAAATAAAAATCATGTTTTTAGAAGTGTTACAGCATCTAATATATTATCTACAAATATATTAGAATCGGAAAAAGACATAATCTTTGGTCGTGATTTAAAATTTGGAGAAACTAGTTACAGAGATAAAATTGATAATAACGAAAATTATACAAAAACATTGAATCAAATATTTGGTTATGATCAAGTAGCAAATAAACAACATGATTTTGGATCTGAAATTACTACAGATCCAATGATTAAATTTATTAAACCTGCAACAATTTCATCTACTGGTATTCCTGATACCAATTTAAATTTAAGTAAGGTTGTAGATTTACAACCTGGTGTTGATATTAGTTTAAAGCGAATAGTAAAAGAAGGAACATCTTCAAAAGTAGGAGGTAAAATATTTGTTGATACTTGGGATGATATTGGATTAAATAAATATCATACAAATTTTACAAATGTAATTGATAATGTTTTAAGTGTTAATCATTCATTTCCAAACGAATCTTTAGGGGATAAATTTACATATATCGATGAACAATTAGCAACAATGAGTAACAATATTTCTGGTTTTACTGCACAACAACAGAACGGTATATTGAAAAACCAATTATACAATGTATTGAATCAATCAGGTACCCCAGGTACATATGGAACATACGGAAGAGGTGATTTTGGAGATCAGTACCCAAATAGTATGAGAATAAAACATTTATATACAGGAGGACTACCACCAGATTATAAATGTACCATGGATGATGGTACATTTAGAACCGATGCAAAGAGCCAATGTTCAACCATTGATAATCGATTGGTAGCTTTAGAAGGTGTACAAACAACGGCTTTTGGTGTTAATTTTGATACAGAAATGAATAGATATGGTCTAGAACTTCCTGTAAGTTCAGTAATCGACATTAATCTTGAAAAAAATTTAAATGCTAAAGAAAATGTTTTTGTTCATGGAAATCTATCTGTCGCTGGCGATGTAGATGTTACTGGTAATCTTAATGTAGGTGTCGCTAATACAGGTAAATTAGTACTTGGACAAATAAACGATATAGAAATTAAAAATCCAGATGTGGCATTACCCAATGCACCTTTTGAGGATTACTTTCTAAGAAGAAACAGAACTCCTGCATCGGATAATGACAATTATATTGAAAGTATTTCAGCAACTGCAGATTTAACAGGATTTGAATATAAAATGTCTAGTTCTGATTCTCCTACTACTATCACTTTCCCAACAAGTAGTAACATAACTGTTTCAGAAGGTGATATAAAAACCTTTGCTGCATCTACTAATGCTGTAAATTTACTAGGAGGAAGTACTGGTGATATTAGTAGATTCTCGTACACAACTTATGGTTCACCAACATCTTCGTCCTTTGATGTACCAAATAAATATGTATATTCCATTAGTGATAATCCTGAAGATGGTACATTTACAGTCACACAAAAAAATAATAATTCTGATTTGGATAGTACTTTAGTTATTGATAAAGGTGTCTCTACTAGAGACGCTATCATTGATAAATTGAAAGGGGTAGCAGATGAAGGGGAAGCAATCCCTAATTTTGAAAAAGGTATTAAATTCGGTGCACAAGGATGTATTAAAATGTCTGATAATAAGATACTAGCTTGTGACAGTAGTTGTCAAGTTTGTGTTCATGTATGGGATCATGCTGCTGCACCGGAACCATAAATTAATTAAATATAAATAAATTAAAATGATTATTTATATTTATTTAATTAGTTTCACTATAATCAATTCATTTTTATTTTATTATAAAACATATGTTGAACACTTTTATAATACAGTTAACAGTTTTGACGAAGTGTTAGATAACTTGTGTTCGTCCACCGTATCAAACGGTAATGATCAATACAATAATGGAGAATGTGTTGTATCGGACTGTCCATTGGAAACATGTTATAAAACATCAGGTAGTTCATTAGTCCCAGAAACCAGCAAACAGGATTTATACAATGGTGAATGTGTGTCAAAACAACAAACGAAGAGGAACGCTTACAATTGCACCCCTTATGTAGAACCATCACCACCACCACCTCCTCCATCCCCATCTACTTATGTAGCACCTCAAAGTTATGAAGAAAGAACATACGGTCAACAAACATCTACAACGACACCATTAACAGCACCAGGGTATTCATCATCAGCACCAGGGTATTCATCATCAGCACCAGTGTCAGGGTATTCATCATCAGCACCAGCACCAGGGTATTCATCATCAGCACCAGTGTCAGGGTATTCATCATCAGCACCAGCACCAGCACCAGGGTATTCATCATCAGCACCAGCACCAGCACCAGGGTATTCATCATCAGCACCAGTGTCAGCACCATTCGTAACAACCACTCCGGTAACAGCAACCGCTAAATTTGTGTTGACACCGTCTTCAGAACAAAAAGAACCGAATTATTTAAAACATGATTATGCGGAAATAAAAGATTGTGAAGAATATGAATATTGGAATCATGATAATCAACAATGTACTGAATGTAGTTCGGATTATGTATTAAAAAACAGAAGAGGTGTTACAAGCAGTGCGGCATGTAAGGAAAAAGTTGATTGTATTGGTCATAAAGTGAAATGTTACACACCCGAGTGTGCTATTGAATATAAAGACAAAATTGTAAACGAAGAAGATAATTCATGTGATATACCAACAAATTGTGACTTCTCTTGTACAAAACCACCTGATCCATGTCCTAGAAATCCTAGAACACCCTGTGTTCATCCAGAAGATAAAACATTTCAAAGATATAGATATAATAACACTTGTGAATTAGAAAGTGTGGTTGATCCAGGTAAAACAATAACCTCTTGTGAGAGATGTAGAAGATATACAAGACCAGATGGAACTGTAGTGAATCAACGATTAAAAAGAGAAAATGGGGTAGTTGTTTGTAAAGAAATATAAATTATAAAATGTTAAATTAATTAAATTTGTAAAAACTTTTTTAAATAATTAAAATGAAAACTTAATATATTTTTTAATTAATATATAATGAAAATATTATTTTTCTTATTGTGTATTTGTACATTGGCTTTAATCGTTATCAAATTATATAAAATTAACGAGAAGTTTGTAAGTGATTTCGATGAAGTAATGGATAACAAATGTATGATTGTTACGAATAATCAAAAAGATAATTATGTGTTTAACCGTGGTGTATGTGAAAAAAACACATGTCCACAAGAACGATGTAGTTATTTACGATTGGACACTATGACAGGATACAATCATTATATGTCAGAGATAGCCCCTAAGTATAGTTCGAATGATGTGGATGGTAATTTCGTGTGTGTCACTAAAGAGTCGTTACCTGATAAAATATATTGTGAAACAATGCCTCCTGTATGCGAATATTTAGGAGCGGAAGATTATTGTATTGACTATGTTGATAATGCATGGGATAGACAAGAATATAGAAAAGTATTGACATCATCGGGAAATTGTGTATGGAAAAACAAATTTACAAATGATGAATATATGGATGGTAGTTTCTTAGCGGAGTGTAGAAAAGAACCACTAAACTGTTCTTTGTGTAATTTACCATGTTCCACCGGATTTAACAAATATCAAACATTCAGTGTTAATTCGAATTCAGATAAAGGAATCTTTTGTGAACAAGATCCAGATGTATGCGGAGAAGGATGTGATCCTCTGTCTAAAACGGGTTACAAACTTAATTCAACGGATCGTCAATATGAACCCATACTCTTTAGACAACAAATGATGAGAAATAGTGCGTGTGTGTATGTCTATGTAGATCAATATGGTGACGAGTATTGTCATCCCGATCACAGTGGGCAGGTATTTACAAAATATGAGTGTCAATTCCATGACGACATTATATCAGAACTTAATACAGAGATAAAAGATTGTTATACAAACGATTATAAATGGTGTTGTAATTTGGATGACAGGGACATGTTTGAAAAAACAAAATACGAGCCGGTTATCAGCAGAGACGGAGAGAACTGTGTTTACCGAACCGTAGACAGAAGTTTGAGTATAGAATTAGAAATGGATACAGTAACTGGATTCAATTGTCCGGGTTATGAATTCAGATTGTGTCAGAATCAAGACGAGTTTAGAAATGTGTTTGAACAAAAATGTACATCTTGTCCAATTGGAAAATACATCAGAGATAATACCCAAATGACAGCATACTACGCTTGTGCTCCTATACCAGATTGTTCTTCTAATATTGATTCTTGTTTTGAAAATATAAACGAATCAGGCACCATTCAAAAGGAAGTCGGTTATCAACAAATACCCCAAATACAATACAGTGCCGATGGAGGATTGAACACAGCGACATGTGTTTCAACAACACCCTCAGATTGTATCAGAGATTGTAATAAACCTCCTTTAACAGTTAGAACTCAAGGAAATTTTTGTGATTTATGTTCTACAACAGACAATCCAGATTTGGAAATAAATCCAGACACAATACAATGTGAAGCAAAAATTCCTTGTGAATCAGAGACAACAGTCTGTTTAGACAGAAGATATAATACCTTTTACGACTACACTTTGGGTCAAGATGACGAATTCTCGCCGTGTGTATACAAAAAAGTGGGTAATGAAACGGATACTTTACAACCGTTAGAATGTTCTCAAGAATGTCCACCAAATTATGTTAAAAATAATGAACCTAACAATTTAATAGCGGGTGATAAATGTGAAATACCTAAATGTATTTTTTCAAGAACTGTAACCATAAACAATCCTCTTATTGTACCATCATTTGTTGATTTAGATAATGAAACGAAGAACACCGTATTTGAACAGATAGACACAAACGACGCCTATAAATACCACGAAGACTATTGTAAAATAGGTATCATTGAAAGAACAGTTCAATTAAATAGTTACGATAATGCAACCGTGTGTAAAATAACATCTGATTCTGAGATATTACCAGAAGCTGCGTATTTAGTTGATCAAAATCAATTATATTCGATACCTTTTACTTTGAATGTACAACCTCATCAAAAACAAGGAACAAATGATTGTCCATCGGATTGTACTTATGCGGATCCTGGTTTTAAAGATAGAACAGATGGTAAATGTATAGATCGAGTGAATGGCAGAACCGCGTACGGACCAGGTGAAGACACACAAGGAACTCACATTAAAACGAGCATGAAAACCAAGGATCATAATCGTTTTGGTACAACATGTCCACAAGCAAAAAGTGAATTGTTAGGCGGAATTAGTGAAACATCTTATGTATTGAATGATAAAGGTGATCGATTAGAATTTAGTTATCTTTGTCCATTACCTATAAGAGATATTGATTGTGAGTCTCGTGAAATATGTACGAATTGTGAAGACAGAGGTACTTGTGATTTTAAAAAAACATGCCATGTGGTGATTGATACACATCCTTTTGGTGTTGGTACTGAATGTCCTTCCACTGTACCAACAGAACAAAATTGTCCACAAACATGCCCAAATTGTATGGATGTTTCTGAATGGTCAATTGATGATTACGATTGGGAAAATATACAACCTTCACCTACACAAGATAGAATATACACCCGTTCTTTAGTCACAACACAAAACTGTTTATATGCTTCTTCAGGGACTCTGAATCCAGAGGGACCTAATCAAACTATTGATACACAAACATTATCCGTATCTCGTCCTGCACTATCTGAAACAGAAATAACAAATGCGTGTGGTGATAATTTGTATACTTGGACACCTACAGTAGAACAGGTGTGTTCGTGTACAGATGGAAGTTTCGTTCAGTTTTCACAAGAAGGAACTTTAATATCTTCATCTCCAGTCCCTGTTGTTCGAGGTTTAACCGTAACATGTCCTTCATCAGAATCTAGAGACACAAATTGTTCAGACTATTACGATAGTTATCCTTGTCAACAACAAAGAGATAATTTAGATATTAGCGTAAGAAGTGCTGAAAATGCCGCTAATACCGCTGTGGAAAACTTAAACACCGATATTGGAAATTTAGAAATCGCTATAACAAACGGAAATAACAATAATATTGAAACATATATAATTACTAATGCTACAAATGTTAAGAATGATGCTTTATCTTTACAAACTAGAACCCAAGACTCAGCAGATGCTATTGATGATTTGTTTAAAACTTATCCCCCACCATCTAGCGGAGATAAAGAAGCTGCGAAAACAACTGCTGATAATAATGTGCGGGCAATTAATTCTATGATTGCTACGATTAATGCTCAAATATCTAATATTAATACCGCAAACAATACACTAATTGAAGAAATTTGTAATGATGCTACAAATTACGGTTACGATTTATCAAGCTGTTCACAAACACTTTGTGATGATAATCCATCATCAGTGACAGGTATATTGAAAGCTGAATATCGTGTAATATCTTGTCCTTCGTCCATACCACCACCAACGGAATTATGTCCTTGTACATTGTTAGCAGACGGATATTATATATTGAACATATTAGGTGACAAATATTTAAGTGATTCGTTAATTGGAGATACTGTTGATAATGCCACAATATTTGAGTTGAGCAATGTTTCTATAATTAGTGCAAACGCTTCTTTAATAAAATTAAAGAACATTGTTACTAATCAATATTTAACAAATGAAAATCAACCATGGAATTTTTCATTTACAGATGGTGTTAATGATTCTACATTTAAAATTATTAAAACAAATAGTAATGCTTTTAATATATATATGCAAGAAAATGGCAATGATGATGAATATACTCGAAAAATGGTTAAAGAGGTATTTATAAACCATCGATCAAGATCTAATAACAGTGCTGGTTTTAGATTTGAACCAGTAAACAATACACTAATTGAAGAAATTTGTAATGATGCTACAAATTACGATTACGATTTATCAAGTTGTTCACAAACACTTTGTGATGATAATCCATCATCAGTGACAGGTATATTGAAATATCGTGTAATATCTTGTCCTTCGTCCATACCACCACCAACGGAATTATGTCCTTGTAGATTGTTAGCAGACGGATATTATAAGATTTGGATGGAATATTCCAGTACATATATAGGTCCAAATGCTAACAATACGATTAATGAAGCATACATATATCAATTGGAATCGAATGAATTAATATCTGAAACAGAAATGTTTGTTAGTTTAAAAAATGTAAATACCAATAAATATTGGTCAAGTAACGGAAATATATCAATAGAACAAACCTCCTTTAATAATATCATGTCAAAAATTAGAATACGAACATATCAATCAACAATATCATGGGTTTTAAGTGAGAAGTATGAGTTCTCGTTCCTCATTGATATGTATGAAAATAGTACCGGACGATACAATTTAAGAATACAAACAGGATGCAAATTTGAACCAGTTGATACAACAAACATATGTGACAACGAAGCGAATTTCAATTTTGCAACTTGTCCTGTTCAAACACATTGTGGTGGTAATCCTTCAACAATAACTGGTGCATTGAAAAATGAATACAGTAGCGTAGCAACTTGCCCATCTCCACCTACCCAAACATGTCCATCAATATATGATTGTATTGAAATTTCCGGTGTGAACAAGGGAGTAAATGGTTTTATTGTTACAATAAATTCAATAACTATTGCAAATTCTGAATCAATGACAAATTATGATTTGAATAATTTGTATTTACAGGTGGCGCTTATGAAAGACGATTCATGGATCAGTGATTTCTTTATCAATTCTGAACTAACTATAGATAATGAACATGGGCATCACATAATAGAATTAAACAGTAATGATTGGGATATAACTGATGGGACAATACAACATAATACATCTGGTGCTTTCAATATAACTGTTAGCGAACCTGGTGAATATAACCTGTATATGGGATTTACTAGAAAGTATAGTAATACTGAATACATGCATCGCGATGGTGGGTGGGGATACAGGGGTATTGTAGAAGATACATCTTATCCTTTCAATATTGTTGCAAAGGAAGTTATTGCAAAAATGAAACTAAATCCTGGTCAAGTCTGTGGTGAAACATCTTTACTCAATGATAATGAATGCAAAATGTATGCAAATTTGAAAGATATGGTGTTTTCAACACATAATAATACAGCTGTTCAAAGTGGTTGTCATAGACATGATAATGGTGAAAATACAGTCTGGTTTAATATACATACAGACCACACAGTCGCAGCCAATGATTATAGATCAATATGCAAAGTCACGGATAATAATGATTGTGATGTGGAAGCGTGTAACAGTTATATATATGAATATTCTTCTAAATATTGGGCTATAGATACTAATCTTGTTGCTTCTTGTAGTGATTGTCCGCATAGAATGTTAAATGGCAGTGTTATGGGAGGTGATGATATACCAACTAATGCTGCGTCTACGCACAAAAGAGGGTTTATTTATGACTATTTGAATTTTGGGGATAAGATCCATTATATAGAATCATCAACACCATCATCTACAACTGTACAATATAACGACAGTTTGTAATGTTCAATTGTGTCTGGTTTTGTCAATATTTGGGTAAAATTTCTATTGAATATTTAATAATGTATCAATTTATTTTTCTTTTCTTAATAATTTTTATCATTATTTATATAATTTCTTTATTTATCAAATATGAAGAGGAATTTACAAATAATTTTGATAAAATACTTGATAACAAATGTAAAGTTGTAACAGATGACAAATTAAATAATTATATCGGTCCTTGGGACAATGGTGCGCGTGGGTATTGTGGTGAATACACATGTCCAACCGAAACCTGTTATTTCTTAGAAAAAGACACTTCAATCAGTCCACAATACGGAAACGAGAATTACAAATGGAGTTCAGAAACAACAGAACAAACAATGACCACCGAAGCAAACGGAGATATACTGTGCTCGTCTAAACACGGAACATCACATCCTGTGCACGGTACAACTTATGATTGTGAAAACAATCATACGAACGATATTAATCACGGAAGAAAAGATGTGTGTTACGAATACTCACAAATTGATAATGAATGGATGAAACATACCTATATAAATTTATTAGGTCCCGATGGTGTATATCATTGGAGATTAATTGGAGATTTGAATACGAAAACGGATATAACCTATATTAGTTCTTGTTATAAACAACCACCAGTTAATTGTAGTTTATCTAATGTGTATTGTTGTCAGATATCTGGTCACCCTGAACCGTGTTTGTTTCGTCAACCGAACATAAATGATAAACAGATGATATTTAAGATTGATCCAACCGATCCAACCGGCACTAGTTGTAGGGAATTTGAGCCGGATATGTGTGGAGTTGATAGTTGTTTTAGTTCAACTTATAGCAGAAGTTGTTGGCAATTTAACAGAGAAACTAGAGAATGGACGAATCGATTGTTTACTAGAAAAATGGTTAACGGAGTGTGTGGGCTTTACGACCAAGATAATACATTGATAAGTGAGGATTTATACACCAGTGGGTTTTGTAAAGACTTTACAAATGAACCTGGTAATCGACCACCATACACGAAAGAAAAATGTGCTAGAGAAAACGAACCGATTAATTGTCAATTTCTGAACGAAAATGAAGATCTGTACACAAAAACATACTTCTCTACTCTTAATTATAAGGGTGATGATTGTATTTACGAAACAGAAACCGGAGCGGATGTTCTTTTGGACGGATTCTACAGAGATTATGAAGATCTGTATGAGTATCCAGTAGAATTAGGCGATGATGCGTTGTGTCCAGTATTAACACCTGCCAATTGTAAGGACAACGAACATTTCTTACGAGTTTATGGTGAATCACAAAATGCCTCTCCTGAATGTTTGGCTTGTCCAAACGGAACATACAGAAACGATAACAATCTTGTATGGCATCCTATCAATGCATGCACACCCAATGCAAGTTGTCCAACTGTTGCCGATTGTAAAACAAATTCAACTAATAATAATAACTGTTTCGAATGCATGAAACCGTTAGATGAATTGAACAACAAATTCGAAATGATATACTTAGAAACAAGAGCGAACAAGTCAAATTGTGAGATAATTAATGATTCAAATTGCGCTAGAAATTTGGATCATAGTTATAAAACTTGTCTGAACTTTCCACCAGTAACATTTGGAAACATGAATTCTACAAAATTCTGCGATAACTGTCCTATTGGGTATAGATTGACAGAGACTCCAGACGGTGTGGAATGTGAAAAAATAATTGATTGTTCACAACAAGAGAACTCTTGTTTAGATCAAGATGATAATTTTAAAGACTTTATTTATGATAATGAAACGGATGATTTTAGTCCTTGTATATGGAAAGAAAAAAACAACGAAGGAAACACTAAAACCGAATGTATAACCGAATGTGATGAAACTAATGGTTTTTATAAAACCAATGATGGGGACGGTCTTTATTGTTCTGCTGTGATCAACGCAAACTGAGTGTAATGCTAATGCTGTAATCAATTGAAAATTATTTATCCATTAAAAAATAAATGTTATATTTTATATTATTTATTTTGTTAATATGTATATGTTTATTATTATTATATATAAAATCAAAGAATCAAAATACAAAAACCAAAGAACACTTTAAATCAAGAATAACCATGGATGATGTATTGGATAAGTATTGTGTCAATAAACTCCCATCGAGTATGGACAACTACGAAGGTCCTTGGTTAAGCGATACATATGTAGGACCAGCCAGATGCGGACGATACGAATGCCCGACCGAAGTGTGTAGCACCATTCAACCGGAATTCGGTTATTTTGGAAATCCTCACGCCTTCTTCTATTCAGAAACCACCGACAAAATGGCATGGGAATCCAATCTGGATTCAAATATTGCAGGAAACTGTGTAACTAAACACAATCCTGATTCCAATATATTTTGTAAACCACATGGTGATCCACCACAATGTCCCAAACACATGTTTGATCAGCATGGTTATCGTTTCAATTCGAATGTTAATCAATGGGAAACACGATTTGTAAATTATCTAATGAACTCTAATGGTGATTGTAGATTTAGAGATGTTAATAATCCATTTAATATTGTTCAATTACATGATACAAATTTTAATTATATTGAGGGGGACAAAACATCTCCAAACATATATTATAAAAACATTGGGAGCACATGCACTTTGCAATTCGATTCTGCCGAAAACTGGTATCATGGTGATGAAAACAGAATAAGTATGAACGATTACGAACGCTATAACGACAGAACCAAAGAGTTCGTTTGTAAAAACGGTGCCAGAAGACAATATGGATATGTTGATTCACCCATAACACCCCCTGGTTTCAGTTGTGGATTGACCGGTTCTGAATGCGGAACATGTGAAGATAGAAAAGGAACACCGTGTTATATTTTTGATTCTAATGATCGTTCGTTTAGCAAAATGAACTTCTTACAAACATACTTCAATCACGATGGAAATGATGCAACTAACGAAGTATGTAACACTTATGTGGTTAGACCCGATATGAATGATCAATTTGAACAATTAAATGGAGGTAGATATTATTTAGATGAATCACACTTATATAGTTTAAAAGATGATTTGTTGATACATGATCCCGAAATTGTAATCACTAAGGATCAGTTTAACATAACTCATTCGAATATTTGTAAAACAGATGTTGTTCCTGATCAATGCAGCGCTGCGGAAACGACGTGTAGATTAATTGGTTCAGAATTAGAACAGTCCGTTCTGAACAATTTTATCAGTCCCGGATCATTTACCCCGGATACCAATTTGTATCCTATCGAAAACAAACTGATCAATGTGGACTATAGACGCAGATGGAACAGCAATGGAACCGATTGTGAGTATTGTATTGTTCATAGTAGAGATGGATCCATTATAGAAGATTCGTGCAAATCAGATCTATCCTGTGACAACACAGTCACTTGTCCGAAAGGCACTACCATACAATCTATAGGATGGTCTACTTATTGCACTTTTTGTGGATCCGACGAATATTATGACGAAACTACTTCTAATTGTCAAAAACTGGATGGTTGTGACGAAGGGTTGAAATTCAACCCTTTCGATAATGTAGATGGAAGTTTTAGAATATACAACCAAGAAACGAAAACCAACATTACTGATAATGGTAGTGGTGTTCCAAACAGAGTCACTCCAACAAACTATAAACATTACGATTACACCTTTTTAAATAACAACACCCCGTCACAGTGTTCGGTGTGCGGATCAAACACCTATATGAACGACTATGCACATGTCAATTTAGAGTGCAACACTTGTGACCCAATAGACAGTCAATACGGAATATTTCAGACAGTTGTGAATAACAGTTGTGCATTGTGTGGAGAAGCGAAACCCAATCTTGGCGATAACAGTCCTAACCCCAAATACATAACATACAGCAACAGTATACGATATTGCAAATCATGTCCTACATTGGATGACCCCCAATATAAAGGTCAAAAAGTTATTGCTTTAACATCAGATGTTGATGGCGTAGATGGTCAATGTTATAGAGAATGCTTGCAAAACGAATATGGTTACGACAATATCAGAATTAATGATGATCTTAATAAAAGACCTTACGACAGTAATAATGGAAAATATGAAAAATGTGACATAGAATGCCCCTATCACTATAAGATAGATGCCGCTACCAATACTTCTTGTGTAGTTTGCCCTGTAGGAAAAGAAGGTAACTATGAAGGTGATTGTGTGGATTGTGTTGATGGAGAATATAACGATGTTCCCGGTTCGGCGTGTAAACCATGCCCGAATACAAACGATTCTAGACACAAACTCAGTAATACGAAATCATCTTCAACAGGTAGTTCCAATGTATTACAATGTAAATCTGCGTGTAGCGCACCATTTAGCTCTTGTAATGTGTCTTTTACAGGTAGTACAACCACCGGTGGTTATAATTTCGGCGCATGTCCGTCAACACCATGTTCTACCAGTTTGTATGACAGAGAACGAATTGCTGATAGTCAAGGTGGTTTCAGTATTACCAACGTTATGGGTACACGAAACGATTCTGTAGGTGGATTATGTGATGCGGGATCAACACCGTATGATAGTGGACAAACAGAAGAATGCAGAATCGGTGAAACCACCACCGAAGGATTCACCACAATCGAACCCTTTACGACAATCGAACCCTTCGGGGTTACTTATTGTTGTCCAGAACATATGGAATTTGATGTAGCCACCAATAATTGTGAGTGTAAATCGGCCCAATATTTTATAAATCGATTAGACGAAAGTAAAAGAACACACATAGGCACTACGGTAACATACGCATCAGGAGAATGTAAACTTGATTGTACCGGAGATGCTACTACTGGCACATCAGGTTATTGTGAAACGTCATGTGACAATGATAAATATGTAAACGGTTCTACCTGTACACTATGTCCTCTTTCACTAAATGCAGCTTCAATGACAACAGAACATGTATATGATGGAGATCCAACATTGCTTGATTGTAAAATAAAAACATGTAGTAACAATTATACATTAGTTAGAGATGAATGTGTTGAAAATAAAACAGAGCATGTATATTACGAACAAATAAATACACCTTGGACAACAAATTTTCATGGTAATACTTATAACGGAATTAGTCCAACAGGTAGCATTCGTATTCAGGATGGTGTAACACAACCATCTTATCATGTTAAACAAACACACTCATTAACATTTTCTCAAATAGGAACTATTACGGATTCTGTATTATCTGTTTGTAAACCGACTTCGACCGATTTAGACAATTTTGAATTCAATCACAATTCTGTATTACAATTGGGAGATACTGTTTTGTGTTGTCCGGATGCAAATTCAAATTTATCTTCGGTATTAGTGCAAAATAAAAATAGAGCATTATGTTGCCCTGGAGATTTTAGTGCAAGTAGTGTATTAAATAATGGAGGTGAACATGTTGTAGGATGTTGTTCTCCTACAACACAACTATATGTAAGTTCTGATGGAACAACTGGATGTTGTCCTCGATCTGATACAATGGATGGTGGGAAAACTTATTCTCTTAGTAATGATGGAACTTGTATTTACACTTGTATTGGTGAATATGCTAAAAATGGTAATGAATGTGTTGGCTATACCGACTGTGTCTCACAAATATACAGAAAACGCAAAAACACAGATAATACCGCAGATTATATTGATAATTACGGAAGACATATTTACGAACAAGAAAGTGTAACACCAACAACAGGAGTATGTCCAACCGGTGATAAAACGCTAAGTGAGTTATTCGCAGATGTAAAATGTCAATTAAATTATGATTCATTTTATTGTTGTGCCGACAATGAGGCAGTTATTGATGACAACAAAATGTGTAAGAAAGCATGTAATAGATGTATATACAGCACAACACAAGAACAAATAAACAATGGTGGTAATCAAATCACCAACATTTATGTAACACAGAATAATGGAAACGATGCAACAACACCATCACCCTCTCTTCCTGATCAAATTATGTATTACAAAATTTGTGACGATGCTAATGATCTATATTATGATACTTCTACTTCCAGTTATCCAGCATGCACCAGTCATCAAGAACCGGACTGTCCAATCGGTTATGTAAACAGTTCTGATTCTCTAGGCAATGTATTTTGTAATGAATCAACAGAAAAAGAATGTCATAAACGCAAAGATCCCGATGATGATGATAATGGAATCCATTATGAAATCAGAAATTTTAACAACGTTGACGCAGATTGTCCATCTGGATGGCAATCTGATAGATATCCTTGCCCATCAGATTATACAGAAATAAAAAGACATGATGTTTCGGACAAGTATGTGTATAGCACAGATAACTCCAATTACTATGTGTGCTGTCTAAAATCATCTGAAGGTTCAAATATATCATTCTATGACTCAACCAAAAAATGTGAATTAACTGAATGTGGTGCCAATGAAGAACCAATTCCAGACGATCCAAACGGAAATTGTCAATGTATTCAAACTTATCAAGAAGATACTAATGTTGTTATGAATAATTCAGTTACTAAATACACATTACAAGATAACACATATCCTGATTGTCAATCAGAAAACGCTAATTTACCAGAATCCTCACAAACAGTGTGTAGAACATTAGGCACTTCTAATTATTGTTGCCTATCAAATTCTAAACCATACGGAACTGATGAAACTAATTTTACATGTGAAGATGTATGGACATCCAATATCAAACCGAAAGGTTTTGTTGGATTTAATGAAGAAGCTATTGTGTATCATAAGATTAGTTACGCACTAGCGAATGATATTAATAAAGATTAAAGATTTGTATGTATAAATTAAAATATATAGATAATGATGAAATTTGCAAATTTAATCTTAACTATTTTAATTGTTTTAATTATTTTAATTATTTATTTAATTTATAATCATTTGAAAAATACCGAAGAAAACTTTAATAATATAATAGAGGTTCATTTTGAAGAACACGATATAGATCAAACTTTATATAAGATTGATCTATCATCATCAGCAGAACCAGAACCAGAATACTATTTGTTAAGTATTCCTGATACAAGGCCGTTTATCGATGTTACAAATATAATCGCATTGTTTCCCATAAGTAACGATATCGTGTATATGTTGGATTCTACACATAAGTTGTTTAAAGTGGAAATAAGTTCTTCATCAGCGTCTTCTATAGAAATAACTTTTACAGAAGAAGAATACCCCGTTAAAGTAGTGGGTAACAATATTGTTGTGTATGTATTGACTTCGGAAGGTAATGTATATCCAATAGATAATACTGGAAACTTAGAGACATCATCGTATAGTGATGCTATAGATATTGCATTAACCTCAAATGGAACTTTGTATTGGTTGAATAAACAAGGTGAGCTTTTTATAAGTAGTAGTATAGAGACTTTGTCTGTTACAGATAACGAAAAATTCGTACAAATTGTTGGTTCAGGGAATAACTATATATTCGGATTAACTCCAAACAAAGAAATTAAAAGGATATCGTTTTTAGAAGTAGTAACACTCGATTCGTTTTCTCATTTAACAAGTTCAATCAATATCCAATTAATAAGTAGCGATTCCATGTTTGGATATATAGATGATAGTAACAAATTTTATTTTATGGAAAATGACAATGAAGATTCTTTATCATCAACAAATTCTCACAATTATGTCAAGCAAGCTAGTTTTAATGAATCAGGAACAAATATTCACCGTCGAATTGTATTAGATAATAGCAGCAACAATATAAAAATATCAAAAGAAGATGATTCTAGTAATACTTTAGACGAAATTACAGTAAGAAAGGGAACTAATACTTTGACCATTCAGTTATTCGCTGGGGTAAATATGAACAATATTTTTGTGTTGGCAAATAGAATAGGAACGACAATAACAACAAGAGTACCACCACAAGAGGCGGTAGTAAATTGTCCTGACTGTAACATATGCACCGAAACTACATTTAATGAGTGTGATTCCATTTGGGTGGCAATCAAAGGTTTGATAGATCCGTCATCCATAAATTGCAATCCATAATTTATATTTTAATTAAATAAAAATGCAAAACAATTATTTGTTGGTGGTTGTCATAACCTCTATATTAAACTATATGTTCTTCGCATCTGGATTTGATAAATTGTTTAATTATTCTAAAGTCGTAAATGGATTGAATAATAGATTAGGATCGTTGATGCCGTTTTCTGTATACAAAATATTAATCGCGTTTGCCATTCTAATTGAATTAATATGTCCAATGGTAATATTTTACAGTTCATTGGTAAGAAACAAAAAAAATGACAGATATGCTATGTTCGCAAGTGTAATGTTGATCGTTTTCACAATATTCGCAACTTTATTCTATCACTTCCCACCAACCACCAGCGCCAAATATTATCCGTTTATGTCCAACCTATCCTTAGTCGGTGGATTGTGTTTGATGACCTTGGTGTTCTATAGGAATGCTTTGCTTTAAAGACAAGTATTTGAATTTATCGGAAATGTAAAATAACGGATATTTAATGTATTCATAGATGCGTTCGATAAAGTCAATATGATTCGACATTTTATTACAATTGTTCAATATTTCATTATTCAGCAATTGTTCAATTCTAGTAAGTTTATTATTCAATTCAACAATACTTTGTGGATCAATATTGGAATCCATTAATTAATTAAATTATATAAATTAATTTGAATTATATAAATTATAAAAATGTTTTTCGGAAATAAATAAATGAAATAATAATTATAAATTTAATTAAATGAAATTCAATCATTACAAAAAAAATATAATTCAAATGTAAACAATGCAACCAAATATCAAAGACTATTATGGTAATATAGTTAGAATTATTTCACATAACATAGGTTTCGATTGGTTATTACCGTTTCAAACAAATAATACTTCAGAAAGTTCGGGTTCAGGGTTTTTTATTGATAATAAAGGACACATTTTAACTTGTTCCCATTGTGTTGAAGATGCTATTCATGTGTTTGTTGAAATACCAAGTGAAGGGAACAAACAGTATCCTGTAAAGATAAAAGGAGTGTGTCCGTATTTTGATTTGGCTATATTACAGATTATAGATTATAAAAACAAAACATTTTGTGAATTGGACGATGGTAAAACCACCATTGAACCAGGGTTGGAAACATTTGCTTTAGGATACCCGTTAGGTCAGGATAATATGAAAATAACAAAAGGTATTATTAGTGGTCAACAATACAATTTTTATCAAACAGATACACCTATTAATCCTGGCAACTCTGGTGGACCGTTAATATACAAAAACAAGGTAATCGGTATCAATGCGGCGGGTGTGCCTGCAAACGAAGGTGAAGGAATTGGTTACACTGTCCCAATCCAAAGATTCTATAACATTAAAAAGTTATTGTTTAATGAAAAACCAACACTTATACATTATCCAGAATATTTCGGTTTCGAACAGTTGCAAAAAACAACTAAAGAAATAAAGAAATATTTTAACCACAAATGTAATTCGGGTGGTGTGTATATACGCGACATCATCCCTTCCAGTCCCGTATCCATCACCGGATTGAGAAAAGGGGACATCATTTGTAAAATTAATAACATATCTGTTGACTTTTACGGCGGATTGAACAAAAAATGGATGAACGAGAACATGTCCTTTGATAATTTGAGATCGGAAATAGGATTAAACAAAAAGGTGACTATTGATTACTGGAGAGAGGACAAATTACATAAAGATTCTTTTAAACTCACAACATTCTTACCGAAGATGCGTCTTTGGTATCCTGTGTTTGAAAAGATCGATTACGAATGTATCGGGGGACTTATTGTGATGGATCTGAATATAAATCTGATCATGATCTTGAATAACATAAACCTTCATCTGTATTTGAAAAGACAAAACATTATGGAACAAGGAGTTGTAGTGATCAATGTATTGGTTGGTGGGAACATATCGGAAGCAGGAATTCTGTCCAAAGGAGACATCATATGCAAGGTCAATGACAAGAAGATTAATAATCTACAAGATTTTAGGAAGAACTACAATAACAAAAAAACCATCTTAAAGTTAGAAACTAGTTCTAAAAAACTTATGGTAATATCTAAAAAGGATTTAATGAATGATGACCAAATCATTCGCAAAAATTTCAATTACGAATCATCAAAGTTATTTAAACAGTTAAATTGAAAACAGAAATAATGGATATTCAGAAACCAAAAACAAGTATTGTAATAGAGAATATTTTAAATGTTATAAAGTATCAACCAGCAAACATACAACGGTTATTGAACGATGAACATGTGGATTATTTGGTGAATGATCAGATTGAAGAATACAATAAAAATGGTATGTTTTCAATATTACAGTCAATAACCTGTGGAGACTTGAATAACAGAAGATATGTTCTGGATGGTCAGCATCGTATCGCTGCGTTCAAACATTTATATAATTTAAATTACCCCTTAAATCAGAACATACCACTGATAATATACAACACAAATAGTTTGGAAGAGCTTAAGTATTATTACAAACGAATAAATAAGCATCATCCTATAAATCCGTTGGAGATAAGCGATACATGGTTTAAATACGGAAAAGCATTTTGTGTTTGGTTAAAAACCCAATTTGGAGAATACATCAGGAATACGGATAAAACATGTAATTGTCCTAATATCAACTTGAGAGAAGTGATGGAATATATTAAGAAAAGAAATGTGTTCCAGCGTTTGAATGATTTCATGCTCGACGATGATGTGTTGCATGTGTTTCAAAAAAGTATTGTTTGCACAAACGAATATTTGAAACAAAATGTTGAGGTGTTGCGAAGATTACAGTTTACGAGTGATTTCAAACGAAAGATTGAGAAATGTTATAATAAAAATGAAGAAAATTCATGTTTTTTAGGAATATGGCGTCAATTCGAATGGATTGAAATATCAATATATTTGATAAAATACGATGTCAAAATCAACGATATAGACTTATCTTTGTTTAGTAATGAACGAATAAAGATACCTAAATCAGTAAGAAATGATGTGTGGAAGAAAAGAAACGGTAATGTAATGGAGGGAGTATGTTTTGTATGCAACAATTCGTTAATTTTTGATAATATGGAGTGTGGTCATATCGTACCTCATGTTTGTCAAGGACACATTACTGTCGACAATCTAGAACCAATATGCAAAACATGTAACAGGGATATGGGAATTATGAATTTAAATGAATATAAATCTATTTTAAATATTAATGAGAATGAATAACGCTAATGTTTTTAAAAATCATATATATGGTGCGAATTTGTGTAAAAAACTGTATATGAGTCCCCGTAAAAACGCAATGCTTCATTATAACAAAAAAGATCGTGATCTGTATGTTGTATTACAAGGAACAAATACAATATATCATTGGATCCATAATTTTTCATTATTGTTGACGAAGGATGAGGGTATACACACGGGGTTCAAAAAACATGCAGAGTTATGTAAAAACGAGTTGTTGGATGATATATTGGTGAACAAATGTTTAAAGGATATAGAGTCTTTTGACGAAATAGACAATGTTTATTTCACTGCACATTCGCTTGGTGCTAGCGCCATTTTGATTTTGGTATACGAACTATTAAAACAAAAGTATTTCTACTTGTCAGACATAAATGTCGATATTGTGTTGTTTGGTTCACCCAAATCTGGAAATGATCAATTTAACAAAGAATTTAACAAACTAATAAACAATCACAACAATGTCAATATATACAGATACAATTTAAAATATGATTTGATACAGTATTTTCCCCCGATGGATATGTATTCACATGTATGTGATGATATCATACTAGAGAACGAAGAAATGGAAATCAAACAAGTTTTTAACAATCACAGCATTAACAGTTATATTAACCAATTGGAAATTTATTATTTAGCAGTCCGAAAAAATAAAATTATTTTCGATGATATACCATAATATATCTGAATATTTTAAAAATGATTGATTTTTTGAACACCATTGAAAAAGAAGAGTTGTATACTTTGCGTTATAATAATAAGTGGAGAATATTGGATAATTCAGGTAATACACTTGGTTATGACACACAACATAAACTTGATCATTTAAATAGCACCAACGAGTTAGTAGGAACTAATTGTATCTTTTTGTTCTAATCCATTTATTACACACCCATTTTTCATCTCGTAAAGGTGGTAGACCAGCGTGTTTTGATAAAACATGAAATTTAGATTCGTCTTTGACTAAATTGAAAAAGAATATTCCGCATCCCATTTTAGGTTTGAACTTATATTTTAACAAAGGAAAATCAGTTTCGCCTCCATGCTCAACATCGTTCAAATACAATAAAAAGGTGGAATGTCTATAACCAAAGTTTTTCGCATCTTCAATGCATAATTCACTCTCGTGTGGCATACAACAATCATAATGACTTTTATACTGTTGATCTTTATCATATTGGACAACTTGTAAAGGTTCTTGGTTTTCAATTGGTTTTCCTGATATTTTAACAGTTAAGTTATCAATTTTCTCCAAAATATCATTTATTGGTAGTTTTTCCTTGGATTTGTGTAGAAATGTATTTTTGCTTGTTCTTATATCTGATACGGGATTGTTGGACATAATACTGCTACGGACTAGTCTATCTTTTGACATGTGTATTATCATATCACATTCTTGCTTACTTAACACATTGTTAATTTCGTAAATTAAGTATTCGTTTTTATGGAATGAATGTTGGATTATGGTATGTTTGAATACTATATCAATGCGATAATTGTATAGTATATGTACAATTAAACACACCAATATTAATATGATTAGCAATTGTAAAAAATGATCCATAATTAATAATTTGTAATATATTAATTATATCTTCAATCTCAGTTTATACTTTGAAACATAATGATTCATTTCTCCGAACCCTATAATATTGGATTTTATGTCTTCTTCGTCGCTGGTCTCGATTTTAATTTTATCTACAATGTACATATTGTTTTTATTTGTACTGGACCACCAAATATCTAGCCCCCATCCGGTTTTTAAATTATCTTTATTTTGTTTTAAAAATGGAAAAAGGACATCCTCTACATATGTTCTTTTAAAACAAACCAATTTATTTTCTATAAAATGCGATTTCCTAAAAGACTGTTTAGGATTATGTAATAAAACTTTGTGTATATGTTTTTTGTTCTTAGCGGATCTGTATATACTTGGTTGTGATATTTTCATTTCGTTTTCGTATACAATATTCAAATAAGTCATTATGTCACCTTCGTCAATTTTGATATTATCATCAGGAAACCATAAATATTCATACTTTTTCCAAACACTATGGTTACTTAAAAACCACAATATATTCTCCCATTTAGATTTTAAAGTTGTTGTATATTTATTCTTTTCAATCTTAAAAATATCAGCTTCCATATCCATTACCGGAAATATTGTTTCTTTTTCATCATAATTTATTACAATTAAAAATTTGGAAGGTTCATCAACGGTAGGAGGTTCATCAACGGAAGGAGGTTCATCAACGGTAGGAGGTTCATCAACGGAAGGAGGTTCATCAACGGAAGGAGGTTCATCAACGGTAGGAGGTTCTTCGACGGAAGTAGGTTCATCAACGGTAGGAGGTTCTTCGACGGAAGTAGGTTCATCGACGGAAGGAGGTTCATCAACGGAAGGAGTTTCTTCAATATTGGATTTTGTAAATATAGAAGATATAGAATTTATATCTTGAAAAGAAAATTCCATTCAATTTTATAATAAGCAATGAAAAAAACTATTGTTATTATTCCGAATGTTTTTCTTTGATATAATTGGAGATGTGCTTATCGTTGTAATTGATGTCGTGTATTAAATTTTTAAGTTGTCTATCATTCATTGCTTGATAATCAGTAAAGTCTAAAACTTTTTCTTCAATATCCATATATTTGTTAAACAGATACATAACCAATATGTACAAAATAAGGATACAAACGAAATTGACAACGATCATGGAGAAGTTAAAAAAAGTTGAATCGGAGTTGGAATTGCTCATTTTAATATAAGGTTAGTTATTTTTGCAGAACTTCAAATGTTTATTTTCTTTTTCATATTCGTTGATAATCTTTTTTGACATTTCGTATTCTTCTTTTGTGTAAACATTGTCATAGAATGTGTTTTTAGAAAGTATTGAATATTTAGAATCTTCGTTGAATATATTGAATGCTATAATAATAAAGGTTGCTGTAAGAATTAACGATATACCAACATCCCTAGTGGCAACAAAGAAAATACAAAATAATGTTACTCTTCTGATGATAATGTTTTTAAAGAACTGTTGTTGAGATTTGCTCATGTCGATGATTAGAAACTTCGAACCGATATTAAAAACAATCATAGCAATACCTATTAAAAGTTTGCTTGAGTTCATCGAATCGAACATTGAAAATAATTTGTCTAATTTCAAATTCATATTATTAATTTATATTGTTGTTTTAATTTTCATTCCTATTTGGATAAACTGTTCCATGATAAATATTAAGATCACACCAGAAATCGTGTATAACATCAAATCAAGAAAGATTCTTTCTTTCATCTTTTTTTTTGATGTTTTAAAAGTTTCGTTGTCGTCTTCCTCTTCAAATTCTTCATCGAGTATTTGTTTGTATCTCTTCTTTGGTGTATGCTCCTCATAAACAGATTGCATAATATTAGCATACTCGTCTTCTTCATTATACACATTTGCTTTTTTCTTGGTCGATAAATATGTGTCGAATTCTTCGTCTGACTCGTAATTTTTAACAATATTTGTGAAATAATCCTCGTCTTCCTCTTCGGGTTGTGTCAAAGGTATTTGTTTCTTGATATGTGATTTGAAAGTAGGACTGACTTTCTTTCTCAAATTACTAAAGACTTCTTCTTGTATGTAATCGTCATCGTCGTTTTCTTCTTCAATCACAATAGGTTGTTTGTAAGTTAGATTGGCATTGTGTTCTTCGTCAATATAACTAAAATTGGTTCTGATAAGTTTCGGTTGTTTATTCGATTTTTTTGAGGACGCTTTTTCGAATGTATTCGCGGATTGTATGATGGGTTTGATGGTTTCAAACGATTCTTCGTATATGTTTTCCTCATCTTCTTCGTCAATGTATTCTTCTTCCTCGTCCGAAATGTAATAGTTTGAGACAGAAGGTCTTTTGTATGGAAACTTAAGATTGTATTTGGACAATTTGTTACTTTTTCTGGAGAATGGTCTACCATCTTTATAACCATAATATTTGGTGTAATCCTCGTCCTCGTACATGGGTTTAATATGCGAGGATTCTTGAAAAGATTTATAAGGTCTTGATGTTTTGGTCGAGTTTCTCTTATTATACACATTACACACATCAGAGTTTTTCTTTTTTTTAGACTTTTCAAAATTTGAACCCCAAGCATCTTCAAGGGTACTGTAATTAATATTCAAATAACTCATTGTTTTCTGATTATTAAATTAATTAAATATAATTTTATTTTTTAATCAACATTCAGTGTGAATTTGCCTTTATCGTTTTTATACGGAATATAATGCATTATAAGCGCAGGGTCTTCTTTTATTTCGGTTATCAGTTTCTCTTCTTTCGGTGGATACCAACTTATATGTAGAAGCTTTGGGAAATGATAATTGACTCGGAATCCATTGTCATTTAACTGATTAATTATAAAATCCATACATTCGTTGATATTGTACAAAGGCAAACCTACAATATATTGCGGAACGTCGTATATATATTCATATTTCTCTTGACTGGCCGCTGTCTTTATTTTCAGATGACATTTTTCAAGAACATTTTCATAGATCTGAGTCCTGTTTTGTTTCTTTTTGTTAATAGAGTTTTGTAGTTCAAATATATTTAATTGTTTCATACCTATATGTTAATTAAAATAATATAATATGTTCCATAACATCGCTTTATCTGGTGGTGGTATCTATACTATTGCTTTTATAGGTTGCATTAAGTATTTGCATGAAACGAATAAAATCGACGAACTATATAATCTAATCGGATCCTCTGGTGGATCGGTTATATGTCTAATGATTACCTTAAACTACACTTGGGAGGAAATGAGAGATTGTTTCGTTCAAATATGCGAAAATGACGAATCTAAGCATTTATTCAAATATTCTGTGAAAGATTTACTAAACATATTCAAAAAGTTCGGAATAAATGATGGGGAAGTTATTACTTACAGTGTCAAAAAGATTTTGACATATAAAGAGTTGTCTGAAGACATAACTTTCATAGATCTCATAAAAATAACCGGTAAGAATATAATCATACCTGTAACTAACCTTACACAAAAGAAAAGAGAATACCTATCCGTAGATACATATCCCGAAATGAAAATTATTACAGCAATTCGTATGAGCGCAAGCGTTCCTATAATATTCGAGCCAGTTAAATATTATAACGATATATATGTAGACAGTCTTATCTTTAGCAATTTTCCTATAGATTATTTCGATAAATTCCCTGTAGATACCCTAGGACTGAACATATCGTCCGTTGAAAACACTGAAATGGAAATAAAAACTTTGAGAGATTACTTGAGTTTGTTGTTTGAAAGTCTTTTCAATAGTCTTTATCAACAAAACACAAAAATAAAATACGTATGCAATATATGTATTCCCAAAACCATTAAAAACTTCGATATATATCAATTACAATTTATCCTTAACAAACAACAAATTGATGAATTGATTGATATAGGTTACAATAGTTTAATGAGCATTTTCGTTCAAGAAAGCGAGTAAATCCTCCTTGGTACGATTATTAGTAAACACAATATCATCACGATTGTCTTCAACCAAAACAACATGCGGGAAACCTCTAACATTGTGTTTCTCCATCAATGGTTTGGCTTCTTCATTGTCAACATCGAGTTCCAATAGTTTGGTTCGTTCATTCTTTTGTTGGCATTCTTCCACGAATTCATCCCAAACAGGTTTGAAACGGTTACAGTGTCCACACCAACTTGCTTTAAAGAAAATGAGTGTTTTTGTGCTATTTTCAGTGTAAGATTCCTTGGATTTAGATTTCATACATTTAACACACAAATATGTAATCATTAATATTGTAGACAAAACTAATATCATTAAGAAACTTTTCTTAGCGTATGCTGGCATTTTAGTAAATATCATTTTATTTAAATATTATAAAAAAATATGATGGACATTTTCAAATTGTCTCAACCTTTTTTCGTTGTCAATACATATGATCATGTTGATCTCATCTTTATCTAAATATGTAATATTGTTATTCATGTTTTCTACTTCTTCAAATTCAAGTAATAGTATTCTTGCTTGATTATCTATTATCCTTTCAATATCGTATATTGTGGTTACTGGATAATCTTGTTTTTGCATTAGTTTATATAAATGATCTATATGCAATGAGTCTACAACAATAATGCTTTTGCATATGTTATATGTATGATATATTTGGTTTATCTCCCAAAGATAAGCATCCATATTATTATAAAGAACTGTTTCAATTTTATTTAAATAATATACATGGTCGTTAGAATAAATGTCATTGACGGTGGAAACTTTTGAAAATTTGAAACAAAGTGTGAATAATGATTTGGAAAATAAGTTCAAATGCAAGTTTCAATATATATTGAGGAAATTCGAATCTTTGTCGAAACACAATCATTACAAGAAAATTCAAAAAGCAAATATCATACAAACACCAGACAAGTCGAATGATAACATTCTGAATTTGCTGAACAAAATTTCCGATACTAATTACGATACAATATCTCAAAAGATATTGTTGAAACTAACCAAGAGAAATGCTGTGTTGTTCATAGATCAGATTCTTGTTTATGTTGAGAGATCAAACACCGCCACTCTATGCTTATGGCAATTAATCAAACTGTTATCCACTTGTTCGATAGTTAGCAATCAACAAAAGCAAACTATCCAATGTGAAATAAAATCTTTCATTGATCGCTTTATCAATATTTTTGATATATCCAGTTACAATTCTTTAAATACCACGAACGAGTTGTATATGGAATTTGTAGAAAGAAATCATTCCAATGAATCTATTATCTGTAGAATGAGAATGATTCAGATCATTATAAACGATAATGCTTTGTTCAAAATAAATTATAATATCGATGTTCTATTCACTGTCTTTATCAATCAATTGAATGCAATTATCATGGATAACAAGAATGAAAACTTGTTGTATTTGTTGTTGCAATGTATTTCATTAATTATCGAGGACGAATTGTTGGTAAGGAATCCGTATGCGCACAAGAAATTCCTTAATATGTTTAACAACGACGAAGTGAAAAAGAAATTGACAAATAAAATTAGATTTAAGTTATTGGATATTATTGATATAATAAATAGGAATGCAGTATAACGATCTTATCAATTACAATCTATCTGTTCTGGTGAAGAAATACAAGAAAACGGATGTTTTCAAAACTAGAGCGTACAGTAAAGCGTTGTTGGAGGTGCCTAAAACACCCATCCTTACAATAGAAGATGTGAAACATGTTGGGGGTGCTAAAACTCAACAAAAATTACAATATCTTCTGAAGAACAACAAAAATCTTGAAGAAGTGGACGAGTATCTAAAAAACGATACTTACGCTATCATTGACACACTTCAGACAATTCATGGTATTGGACCTGCAAAAGCAAAAGATCTATACGAAAATCACAACATTCGTTCAATAGAGGACTTGAGATCAAATCATAATCTGTTGAATAACATTCAACAGATTGGACTGAACTATTTCGAACACATTACCAAGAAAATCCCTTATAAAGAGATGGTTAAACACGAAGACTTTCTGAAAATGCACGTAACAGATTTTGATTTTACAATAGCAGGTAGTTACAGACGCAAAGCGAATCAAAGCAGCGATATAGATATTTTGTTGACAGGAAACACAAACATGTTGAACAAACTGATCAATATCTTAACACAAAAAAACTATATTGATTTCGAGAATGTTCTCGCACACGGTGAAGTTAAATTCATGGGGTTATGTAAGTTACCCAAACACAAAACATACAGACGGATCGATATTTTGTACACACCACCACACGAGTATCCATTCGCTCTATTGTATTTCACCGGCAATTTCAAATTCAATGTGGATATGCGTCGTCACGCAACCTCGATGGGTTTATCCCTTAACGAACAAAGTCTTACTTATATAGAAAATAAGCAATCTGTGAATCATACGTTCAAAACAGAAAAAGATATTTTCGAGTATCTTAATTATACATATGTTGAACCGGAAAAGCGGTCTATTTGAATGATTGACAATTATGTGTTGATCGTTCCATAAATCCCTCCACTATATCATCTTCTTCGTCGTCTTCTTCATCATCAAGTCCATCATCAAGTCCATCATCAAGTCCATCTTCCATTTCTTCATCAACTTCATCTTCATCTTCTTCGTATATTGTTTCATTTAATTCGGTTATCAAAGTTTCATCAATTTCTTCATCAACTTCTGTTTTTTTCAACTTGTTTTTGATATTTTGAATACCGGATAACATTTGTAATGTGGATTCTTCTAATAACGAAATATCATCGTGTGTAATAAACTCCTCTGTTGTAGACATCAACTGCTTTTTCATATTAATGGTTTTTATTTCACTCTCTAATATAGTGTTTTCGAACTTTTCAATTTCAACACATTTACAAAATTGAAAAATGATTATAATAACAATTAGACTAAATAAAGCTAAGCATATTTCTAAAATCATTTTTTGTTTAATTTATTTCAAGAAATTTATTCTTCGTTAGATTCGCCTTTTTCATTTACCAGCTCTTTTATATCGTCTAAAATAGACTTGTAACGAGTGCAGTTTTCAGTTTCTTTCATGGATTTTGTCATGTTCGATAGTAATGCACCACACACATTGGAAGGAGCGTCACATTTGTTGAATAATTTACAATCTATATTATCATTCTCATTTAACAACGAAGTTCTGTCTGTAATATATGTTTTGAAGGCTTCTTTGTCTTGGTGATTTTTGTAATGAGTGTATATGATATCCAGTAACTCTGTATTTGTTTTCTTGGTCTTTAATTTGACCAAAAACCTGACAATATTTTTATATACTTTCTTTTCGAAACTCATTTTTGAAATCTTACTAATTTTGGTTTTTAGTTTTTCTATTCCTTTTTTTCTTGTTATAAATCTCTCTGTTGTCTTGCTATTATACATGTTGATATAATAGACAAATATAGTCATTAACACGATTAAAACTAATATATGTATCAACATCATTACTATATTTACATATTATTTTTCTTTTTTCACACAGAATCATATATTTTACGAATGTCAATGGTAGAACCCGATTCTTGGGATTTGTTGCTTTTACTGACATTAGTTTTGTTTGCATACATCGGTCTCTTCCATATATCTTTGGGATCCCTTTTGCATCCTTCTACGAATTCGATCATTTCATCTACAATAGTATCATCCGAAATCTCAAATATCTTCTCAAAATACGGTCGCTTGACATTCGATTTCATATTGTTCTTGTTTTTGTATGTCTGCTTTCCATCATCCCATTTTTTAAATATCTTTGTGTTATCATCATATGTTTTTTTAACTTTGTCGGCGAATTTCTTTTTATCTTTTTCTCTGTCTTTCAACGCGTCCTTATCTCCAGAAAACTTCAATTTTTCTATGTCCTCTCTGATTCTACAATATTCGTCAAACAAACTATGAAATTCTTGTATTATGGAAGTCAAGCCTATAGAGGGATCGTAAAGCACAATCTCTTTGAATATAGTTCTTAATGTTTTTTCGTCTGTATCGATAGTTAAATCATCTATATTCTCGGGAAATTCAATCTTATCAGGTCTATTATTATAAAATTTGAGAAACTGTACTATTTGGGTATTAGATAATAATTTTCTTTTAGATATTTCTTTATTACTCATGATCCCCGTGGACTGAAACATAGTGCCAAGAAAGTATTTGAACAACCTAACATTTGTTTGACACTCTGTAAAACCTAATAAATTTAAATTTGATATATTGTGTTCTGCAACTAATATATGTGTCAACACTTCAGCGAACTCCTCCTTATAGTTTTTCATGTCCTCTGTGAACTTGTCGGTGTCTCTGAAAGTTTCATGAAACTTTTTTTGAAAGTTTTTGAAAGTTTTGAAGAAATCTGTGTTTTTAACAATACAATCTTTGCTCACCGAATCGAACTCTCCTAGCGCACCAGCGATAATGAGGCCTAGCATTATTGATCCTAAAATTATACAAAATTTTTCTTTAACCACACAACACATACTTTGTATCTGCTTGATAAATACCACAAGTAATATAATTATCATCAAAACATAATCGAATGATGTAATATGTAACATTATGTTAATTAAATATATAGGACATTTTTTAGATGTCCCAATCGGGCATGCTTTCACATTCGGGTCGTAAAATAAGTTTTTCTTTTTCAGTAGGTGGATTTGGATTGAATGATACAAACAAATCTTTGTGTCTGCTTGAATACATTTTGATATTATGATATATACGACGCATGTTACTGTAATTTTCATTGTTTCCGTATAGATTCATAGCAGCGTCGTATTCGTATCTTTTCTTTTTGTCGTCCCATTTACCAAATATGTTTTTGTCCTCACCGTGATAGAGTTCCTTCACCAACTTTTGAAAAATCTCTTTTCTGTTGTTCGCTCCTTTGTCGTAATAGTCAAGCATCTCTTCCGCGACTACTTTGTGATTACCACTATTTCTACTTATGAGTTTTTTCCACATTTCGATCTCTGTTCTTAAAAAGAAATATCCTTGTTGTCTGGTAATATCAAAAGTGTTATCTCCATTATAGACAGCTTTGAAATCGGTTTGTGAACCAAACAGCGATTTAATATAATTGTTGAAATTTTCAATGTTAAACGGAAATCTTCCTATGGATGTTATTTTCTTGATAGCACCATCTAATTTATCGAATTGACCAATAAGTTTATAATGTTTGTCAAACTTTTGTTTATAATCTGATTTATCTATGAAAACTTCGCGAAACACCACTTCAAAATTAACTTCTTTTCCTGCGAAGATCTTAATATAATTATCATACATTACCTTCAGACCATTGTATTGAAATCCTTTAATAGGTTCTATTCTCTCACCCAATTTTTCCCTATTACCAAACAGAAGAATTTGATTCATCATTTGCAATGCGCCTTTAACGGATCCAACTCTACCTTTAATCAAGTTGTGGTTTGCTGGGTCTTTGATGAACTTGGAGTTGTTAAACAGGGTGTAAATTAACACTCTAAATGATTTTACATTTGTTTGTAGTTCGTTCAAGTTGAATACATTGTAAAAAGAGGTATCGCTTAAAAACACATCTGTTAAGAACACCGCGAAGTATTTCTCAATATCTTTTAGATCACTGTCAATGTTTTTATTGTCCTTGAAACAGTGTTCCACTTTTTTATTGATCTGAGACAGTTTTGGAAACCCTTCGTTTTTCGGAACCAAACATTTATTGTTTCTATCCATGTCTTTTTGTTCGTCCACTTTAGAAAAGTTTTCATGTATGACATTTTTGTTTATGTAACATATACAAATAATAATCACTAATAATAGAAATATGGATAAATATTTCATTGTTAATTAATATAAATAACAAAAAATGAATGATCAGATCGATACTTGTAAATATATATATATTATTTCTAAATACATAGTTTCAATATTACAAGTGATGAATGTTACTTTTTCAAAATCATACATCAACAACCTGATTTCAACGAAATGCCTAAACACAGCGGTCATGCTTATTGTGTTGCTTTTGGGTGAAAATAAAATCAAAGCGATCCAACAATGTGATGTGCCCAACACAATAAAACGACATATATCGTTCAAAGACAACAACGCACTCATCGCGGACAAATTAATTAAATCTTTATGCAAATCGTCCGTAAAAGACTATTTGTATTACATAATGCTAACTGATGGAAGATTATCCAATAGTATAAATCAAAATCAATTCAAATATTTTCCGGGACACGTGTTCATTGTTGAAAAAAGACAAAACAATTATTACATTTATCAGTCGTTCATTTCTAAATACGATTTGAATTCCTTTATTGTGAAAAACAAATGTAGAAAATACGATACGAGCGAGGTAAAACAAATGTGTTCGTTCTTCAAAAAGTTTTTGGGACAAAACTATGTATGGGATGATGTTGCTGTCCAACAATGGTTGAAGTTAACGGACGTGGACACGAGTGATTTCAAATCTTATAACACGAACAACATCTATATATGTTTCAAAAAGTTTAGGGTGAAAAAAGTAAAGAATATGATCGACAAATTTATAACACAGTCATTGACAAACATACAATATCATATCAATAACAAAAATGTATTACATTATATGTCGACAAGTTTTTTGAATAATTCGTTGTCATCCAAACCGTTTGATATTGGTAGTTTAAAAAAGAATTTTGAGAAAATGAACAAAGAACTAAATTCTGTTTAATAAGTAAATGGAACCTGTAATATTCTTATTAGACTTAGATGGCACTTTACAGGGTGATGTGAGTCCTCAATTACGAGAATATGAACTTCTGCACAAGGTTAATTCGGAAAACAATAAAAACAAAAAGATTCGTTACAGCACAAAACTGTTGTTTAAAGATATGCAAAGAGGACTTATTCGTCCGCATGTTAACGAAGCGTTGCATGAAATCAAGGCAAAGCACAAACAAGTTGAATTCTTTATTTACACAGCATCGTCCGATGTATGGGCTAAATTTTTGTTGCCGAAAGTTATATCATTTGGATCCCTTGAGAACATTATCAACAAACCCTTATTCACCAGAAGTCATTGTCTGCCAGATGGTCGGAAATCAATTTCAAAATTAAGACCATTAATCATAAAATCACTGCAAAATAAATATAAAAATGCCACGTTCAAACATATATATTTGGTCGATAACAATTTCGTTTTAAATGTGCCCGAAATGGACAGATTGCTATATTGTCCATCGTATAATTATAAAGCGCTTAATTGTCCGTTACGAAATATAGATGAAGATAATTTAGATAAATATCACAATTTAATATCAATTTATTTGTTCAATACAAATACTTCTCACAGGTTACATCTATTAAAAATTTATTATGATCGAGCATTTAAAGAATATGTAAATACAGAAAATACGAATAAAAGATACCAATCAGATAAATATTGGTATAAATTCAATAAGGTGTTGAAAGAAAACTCTTTGACCACCGACAGTGATATTAAAGAAACAATATCTAAACTTCGAATGATTCATATGACGAACGACTTTCAATTGTTAATAAAAAAATACATTATTTATCAAGAATCAAAATAAATTTAAGAGTAATTGATAAATGTTAATTATGTAATGGTATTTATATTGTCATTTGACATTGGTATTAAGAATTTAGCATTTTGTTACAGTAACGATGAAAACATTTTGAAATGGAATGTTATGGACATTCAAGGTTCGAATATAAACGATACTTGCGAAAAATGTATAGCATTATTAGAAGAAACTTTCAAAGATGATCCTATAGAACAAGTGTTAATTGAAAATCAACCTGTTCAAAAGAATCCGGTTATGAAAACAATTCAGGTTATTGTTTTTACTTATTTTACTTACAAGAAAGTTTTAGAGAATTGCAACTCCATGAAAATCAACTTTATTTCTGCGAATAGGAAGAACAAGTTCGCCGAAAAGTTCAATTTGAACATTGAATGTAAAACCAAATATCAGAAGAACAAAAAAACAGCAATAGCGTGCACATATTTGCTTGTGGAAAAAACATCATGGGAACTTCATTTCATGAAACACAAGAAAAAGGACGATTTAGCAGACAGTTATTTACAAACCCTATCGTTTATCAATTACGAACCAGTACTCCCGAAACCTTCCGAACCTCTAGAAGTTGACGACAATTCATCAACCTCTTCCACATCACAGAGTGAAATCCACTTGAGCAATAGTTGAGCGACCCGGTCCCCTTTGTTGATGTCAATCGACTTCACTTTGTTAAGATTGAATAACAAAACTTTCACATGACCGGTGTAATCGCGATCGATTACACCGGCACCAACATGTGTACCCTTACAGCTCATACCACTTCTAGGCGCGAGTTGTCCGTATGTGCCTTCGGGGACCGTAAATGATATCCCTGTATCGATGAGCTGTTTATTGCCTGGTAGAATGGTATAATCACAATAACTGCATATATCATAACCAGCAGAATCTGCCGTTTGTCGTTTAGGCAGAATTGCATCGGGATAAAGTTTTTTTACAAGTAGTTTTTCCATTATATAATATATATAAAAGATGTTTAAATATTTTTTGCGTTCTATAAAGTACTTAAAGTTTCTTTTTAGAATTTAATCAAAGAGTGCAAATGAATAATACAAATTTCAATATAGTTCAAGAACACGACGATGATATAGAAAGCGAGGAACAACCAATTATCAACAGAACAAGTTCGAACAGTTATTTGACTAGACAGAGTAATGACAATATATTCAATCGTTCAACATGCTTTAAACCATCTTTAACCGTGAACAATGATGCTATGGGATTAGATATGCTTGTGAACAAATCCGCATCAGAAGGTTCTGTTAGATCTGAAAAGACGAATATTTTTCAATCCGATGACGATGACGAAGACGACGATGATGACGACGATGAATACCGACAAACAAACCAAAACACATTCACTCCTTCATTTTTTAATACAGATAATCAACCATCCTTTCAACAACCAAGATCACAAGAAGAAATAAACAACGAAAAAACAGAGATGTTGTATCAGTTTGATCGTATGGAAAAGAAGGGGTTTAAGATACCTAAAAAATTCTGTATGGATTCCAGTTTGGAGGAAATGAAATCCGAATACGAACGAATGAAAAAAGATAAAGAGATTGACTCTTCTATCGGGTTCCAAAGAAAAATCATGTTAGCATTTACAAGTGGCGTTGAGTTCTTAAACAATAAATTTGACCCTTTCGATGTTAGATTGGATGGGTGGTCTGAAAATATACACGAATCCATTGATGATTACGATGATGTCTTCGAAGAATTACACAACAAATACAAATCGAAATCACAAATGTCTCCAGAGATGAAGCTCATGATGATGATGGGTGGAAGCGCATTCATGTTCCATTTGACGAACACAATGTTCAAATCTTCGTTACCACAAATGGGAGATGTATTAAAGCAAAACCCCAATCTCATGAAGCAATTCGCCAGTGCAACCGCAAACACTATGGCTAGTAGCGGAAACGATAAAACGGGTATGAGTGGTATGTTCGCAAACATGTTTGGTGGATCACCTATGCCGTCTCATGCTTCGGTACCCATTCCCCAAAACTCGAATACTACCAATTCCATGAAAGGACCGTCCAATTTGGACTCCCTCCTAAACAATTTAGATATATCGGACGATAACAGATTGGAAACAATGAGCACAGCCACACCTTCTGAGATTTCAGAAATGACGGACACTAACAGTATTCGTAATCTGTTAAGTTCAAAAAAAAGAGGTTCAAAAAAAACAAACTCTCTACAAATCTAGTGCTTCAAGCTGAACAACTTTCACACACTTCGTGAGTGTCGCTACTTGTCGTTGTATCATAATTCGTTTTGGACTTGGTCGGGTCAATTGTGAACTGTTGTGTGTGTGCTTTGGGTTTCGTTCTCAAGTAGTACATTCCTGTTTTCAATCCACATGTCCATGTGTAGAAATGAATGGTATTTAGTTTATTGAAGCTCGGTTCATCAACAAATATGTTCATACTCTGTGATTGACAAATGAACGCACCTCGGTCCTTCGCTTGATCTATATATTTTTTCTGTCTGACCTCCCAAGCGGTTTTATACAATTCACGTATATGCATTGGGATTTCCTCAATGTTCTGTATAGAACCTTCCTTAATCAAAATCTTATCTTTCATCTCCTTATTCCACATATTCAATTCAATCAAATCTTTAATCAAGTATTTGTTAATAATAATAAACTCCCCCGCCAATGTTTTTCGTTTGTAAATATTCGATGTGATGATTTCAAAACTTTCAGTAAATCCCATTATCTGCGAGGTCGAAGCAGTTGGCATCGGTGCTAACAACAAACTGTTTCGGACTCCGTACTTCAACACCTTTTGTCTCAAATCTTCCCAATCGTACATAGTCGCTTCAATCCCCCACAGATCAAACTGAAATTTACCCTTCGACAACGGGGATCCCGCGAATGTGCTGTATGCTCCCCTATACTCCACCAAGTCCTTCTCAAATTCATTCAAGTTTAGATCATATGCTCCATTATTCTGTTCAATTATCTCCGCTCTCTTCTGTGATATTTCCATCGACATCATCATCGCGTAATAATATATCGTTTCAAATATCTGTTTGTTCAACTCCTTCGCTTCGTCACTCTCATAAGGCATCTTCAACATCATATATGCGTCACTCAGTCCCTGCACACCAATTCCAATTGGCCTGTGTCTCATATTGCTTCGCCACGCCTTATCTACCGGATAAAAGTTACGATCTATGATCTTATTCAAATTCTTACACAAAATCTTAGCATGTTTCCCTAATTTCTCAAAGTTGAACTTTCCATCCTCCACATAGCTCGGCAGACACAAACTCGCCAGGTTACACACCGCTATCTCATCTGGAGAGGTGTATTCCATAATCTCCACACACAGATTAGACGACTTGATCACACCCAGATTCTGTTGGTTAGTCTTTCTGTTTACATGATCCTTGTACAACATATATGGTGTACCCGTCTCAATCTGTGATTCCAAAATCTTGATCCACAACTCCTGAGCTTTAATTTGTTTTTTGAATTTTCCTTCCGATTCGTACCGAGTGTATAGCGCGTTGAACTCCTCTCCATACACATCACTCAGATGCTTACATTCATCGGGGCACATCAACGACCACACACCATTCGCTTTTACTCTCTCCATGAACAAATCAGGAATCCATAGAGCGTAAAATAAATCCCTAGCACGCTCTTCCTCGTTTCCGTGATTCTTTCGCAAATCCATGAATTTCTCCACATCCGCATGCCATGGCTCTAGATACACCGCGATACTACCATTCCTTTTTCCGCTCTGATTTACATACCGTGCAGTGCTGTTGTACACACGCAACATTGGAATGATGCCGTCCGATTTACCGTTCGTTCCCCGAATAATACTGTTTTTGCTACGCACATCATGAATATGAAGCCCAATCCCTCCTGCGTATTTTGAAATTAATGCACAATCCTTCAGAGTTTTATAAATACCATCGATCGAGTCATCCACATTGTGAATCAGAAAACAACTGCTTCCCTGTGGTCTAGGTGTTCCGAAATTGAACAAGGTCGGTGTGGCGTGTAAAAACATCTTCGTCGACATCGCGTCGTAAGTCTCTAACGCGTCTTTCAAGTCGTATCCATGAATTCCCAAAGCAACTCGCATGAACATATGCTGAGGCCTCTCAATTATCTTATCATCCTGACGAATCAAATACGCTCGTTCTAATGTTTTAAACCCAAAATAGTCAAACAGAAAATCTCGGCTGTAATCAATATAACTGTTCAGTTTGTCCTTGTGTCTTTGTACTATATCATAGATTTCGTCACTAATAAGTGGAAATTTATTGTTATACAGAATATCAATCGTTTCACTGAACGACGGTGATGTTTTCTTTTGATGATTAGAAATCATAATACGACTTCCCAACTTATCGTAATCGGGCGAATCCGCGATCAACGAACTACACGATACAGCAGTCAACTCGTCCAATTCAGATGTGCTCACACCATCATAGATTCTGTTACATATCTTTTGTGCGATCTCGTGTCCGTTAATATTTAGATCCTCGGATAGAAGTTGTATCCTTCTGAGAACTTTATCGAACGATACAACTTCGAAGGATCCATCACGCTTTTTGACTTTCATTTTATATTAGTATTTAGATAAGCTTAAGTAATTTATTTGTTTCCGGCAGAAAGTCATTTTTCGTAATTAATCGATATGGATTATCATCTTTTACCACTAAATTGAAACTGTGTCTATTCGGTAAAATATTATATTGTAACACCAAACAATTCTTCGCTTGATTATTCACAACCATTACACCGTGCTCAATCAGTTGTGTTGATCGACCGATAATGATCAAATTGTAATTTAGTATTTTTGCTAACAATTTTAATTCGAATATTGAGTAATAATAGTCGTCCTTTTTAATCAAACCAGTATAGTCGTCCACATTTATTTTGGACTTTTTGAATTTGTGTGTCTCAAAGTTCTTGTTTTCTGAATAGTTGTCATACAAACTGTCTTTATCTTCCATATAGTGATCTATTATCGTTTGATTTAATTTCTCCTCAAACGATTCTAATGTGAATGATCTGTCGAGATCGTTCCCATAATTTATCAAAACATTATAAGTTATCTCCTCGTCAATCACTACGAAATTAGGAAACATCCTTTCAATGCTTACCGGTTTTACTGGTTTACGCAGATTACTCCATACGACATTCTTCTCTTTGTTCGCATCATCCAAATCGTCCATTTTAATGTAGTTGATTTCATCCACAAAATCCTCTATTGATGTATCGATTACTGTGAAAAAACTCTTGTTATATTTATTGTAGTATTCAAATATCTTTTGATTCAATATATCTTCGTATGTCATATATATGTCATTTTTACTTTTTATGTTGACTTTAATCTTATAATCGTCTATAATTCTGTTTAACGGTATACGCAACACATCTGTTATTAATTGTGCCTCATCAATATCCTCATCATATTTAACCTTGTTCTGTTTTAATATTTGTTTCAAAAGATACACTCTCTCTACCATTGTGAAATTATTTAAAGAGCTGTTCAACACATTCACGGCGTTGAGTAACTTACTTTTGTTCATAATTTTCTTGGTAACATTATACAAGTTGTCATTGTATTTCTTTTCTACACTATCTTCCTTGAACGATTGGTTCGGATCCTGAACAAACAAACTTAAATTTGTGTTTTTATTTACTTGTAGTTCTTTTATTTTTTGTTGTGTTATTCTCTTGTTGTATTTTTTCATATACTCTTCTGATACGGTGTATTTATCGATAGCGTCCGCATAGACCACTCTTTTTTTCTTGATATTGTCGTATTCTAACATTATTTCGTTCTCCAAATATATCACATGTTCATCTATGATAACACCAATACATTTCATATTTAACGATAGAATATATGTTGAAACATTCTTATCGAAAATAAGGGAATCATATTTATCGTCTTTTAACTCTTCTTCAATGTTTTGTAAAATGGGTTTTACCTCTACATATTTGAACATTATTTCTTCATTTTTCGTCTTCGGTTTTTGGGAAATCTTACTCACATATTCGTAACTATTCGCAATATTCAATATTACAACATTTGCTCCGGCATTGTTGTATTTACTTTTGTAAGAGTAATACTTGGGATTCATAAAATAAACATCCTCCTTGTGAACATTCAAAAATATAAAATTGATTTTATTAGGATTTAACCATTCGTATGTTAACATATGATAAACATCATCAATGTGTTTCTCGATATTATCTTGAATTATATAATTTTTGAAATTTATGAATGAATTCAATATTAAATATTCCCTTATCACCATCTTGGTCATCAAATCATTTTTAATTTCGAATTCCTTTTTACTTTTTATATAATTCACAACCTCTCGTAAATTGAACATTTCTATATATTTCTTGTTGTTAAGAAAATACATCTTGAAAGTATCAAACTCCTTTTGTTCTGCCAATTTGTATTGCATCTCATTGTTCATAAACACCTTCAATGTATTACCTCCATTCAAGAATATGTAATGCTCCAATTTCATATGCTCACCAATGTATTCACCCAGAGACTCTATGTTTAACACTGTTTTTAATGTCTCGAACAACCCGTCCTTACTTTTATCCACACCGGTCCGCACATAACATGACGATTTCGATTTCATAATTCCATTGCACACAGCTTTCTTGTTCATTATTTTGTTCATTAAATACGGCAGATTACCATAAGTTCCCTGATCCAACGGTAATTCCGACGAAATATTTGATATATAATTCGAATTCTGTTGTTTCTTTTTGTTGTTATCTTTGTTCTCTGGTTCCAATGTGTTTTTCTTTCCACAACACGGTAAGTGCAGACCCTTAGGATGTTTGTTATTTTTCATCAAGGACGGCCAATGTTGCTCACCATTCTTAGCTGTCATGAAGTAATTGTCTTCGTCTCGTGTACCATATTCGGGAAAGAACATAGCCTCCTCCCCGTGTGGGCATTTCTTTCCGTAACTCTCGTACTCTTTTTCTGTGATACTTACCCTACCAACTCTACACCATATTTTGGGACATATGTAAAAGTTTTTATCTTTTAGTTTGGTTGTGCTTCCCGTCTGTACATATCCTGTATAAGAGTCTGGGTGTTCTTTATCTATTTTATCTTTCTCTTTTTTGTTGATTACGATAGGTTGTTTGAAATCTGTCTTTTGACATTTACTCGAATACGCTTTGAACTGTGGATATTTCTTTTTATCCCATAAAAACAAATTCTTATCAGCCGTGTACAGTTTGTTCAACACGAATGTTGTATAATCGGTATGTTTTCCACTGTCATTATCGTTGGGTTCAATCTCCTCCTCTTCCTCGTCGTCCTCCTCGTCCTCGTCGTCTTCATTCTCTTCATCATAATCGTTTATATCTGTCTCAATGTTTACTTTAGGCGATGACATGTCAATGTCACTCAAATCATCCAAATCGAGGTCATCCAAACTATTGTCCGAATCGATTAAATCGTTGAAATTTACTGTCTCTGAAGATTCGTCTTCAACTACGGATACTTCTTCCGTTATCACTTCCACCTTCGATGCTTTACTCTTCTTCAATTTACTATTTAACATGTTTATCACATAGTAGATGATTATGAATCGGTATTTGTCATCTTGTGTGTTAGTTGTATTGATTTTTATTGACGAATCACTTAGTATGTTGATCTTAACCGTGACTGCTGTATGATAGTCTCTGACTGCAAATATGTTTTTCCCCTTTCTGCTCGCTTTAAGATTGATATTGTTTTTCTTTTCAATATACGCGTCAGATGCTTCATCCTCGTCCATATTAAAATAGTACTGTAATTTGTCAATCATGTCGTTCTTGGATAAACCCAAATGACGATATATAAAAGCACTAATCGCATCGGTATTATAAAAATTGTTGATATCCACAAATTGAAACTGATGTATGGAATTCTTTATGTTTTTATCGTATACAAAAAAGGGATTGTTCATCTTGATATTCTCAACAAATTTGTTCTCCGAAATCTTCTTCTTAAATGTAATGGTGTTCTGGGTATTGTATTCTATAATCTCAATCATCTTTGAACTAAATAGTTCACTTTCTTCTGTGAGTTTGTAAATCATATACTCCTCCAAATTCTTGTACACGTCGTTAATCTTCTCGAAACTTTGTTTTATATCCACCATTTTGATGTCATTGGTTTTAGTGAATTTGTATTTTAATCTGTAACTCCCGTTTTCTGATAGTAACAAGTTGAAAAATGTAGATTCGTTAAATTTGATATAATAGATTATGGTGTCGTTTGAGCGATTTATTACATTTTGTTGATTTTTCATCTCCTGTGTATTCAACGAATCGATCAACCTCTTATCCATATCCGTCAATGCCAACTTGTTCACCTTATACTCGTTCGTGAATTTGGATTTGTATACAATAAACGGAATTGTGTAACTTGTATGACTTATCTTGAATAAGGTTTTCATATTGATAGTTATATCGTGGGAATACGGTAAAGCTCTGAATAAAAGATATTCGATTCTGTTATTCATAGTATCCATGTAATTTTCGTTCGTTTCCAATTTCTTTTGAATATCCATTTTATTTGTAATCATCTTCACATAATTTTCGTTGTAAGTTGTCGTATTCTGAAAATAAAACTCGTTGATTGTAGTGGTTGTATTATTACATACGAAATGTATGATGTTGTTTTTCAATCTAAATCGATACAGCAAGTTTTTTAAATAACTTCTTTTGATTGATTTATCGTCCGTTTCCTTGTGCGCTTCGAATGGGTTGGGTGAGAAGAACTCTTCGAAATCGTTTAGATCACTGTAACCAAAATCCAAACTTCTTGTGATAGTATCATGATCGAATTCGTTACTAAAATCCTCTACAACTTCCATTTTATCAAGATCATTTTTATACATTGTTTTTCCGAAATACAACTCTACAATTCTGTTAATATATATTTTGGTTAACTTAACATTGGTTTTGAACAGGCTTTGTTTGAACAATATGCGTTCTTCGTTGTTTATATCACAATCTGCCCATAGATACAGAGTCTTCACATTCTTGTTCTTCAAACAGTAATGTGCTATTTTATATCGAACAGTTTCAATGGTGTCTGTATCATAAACATATTGGTCTATAATCGTAATATCATTCGTTTTCGAATCGGAATAATCTGTTTTGTTGACTTTCTCCTCGCCAGCAAATATAAATACATTTTTTTTTGATTGACTGATCCATTCGTTCAAAACATAAATCTTTTTCAAGTTCATAATATTTTAAATTTAAATAATTGAAGATTTTATATTTATCCCACAATACTCTGCGGGATTCTCCGCAAAATCTGTCTTCTTATACACTTTAATATTTATCGCTTCCGATAACAAATATCTAAAATTGTTCCAAAAGGTTTCGGTGTGGCCAATCTCCTTGGTCATTAAATGTCCCAGTTCATGAGTAGCAACATACATTAACACATTATCCTCTACAAAAGCATCAGTACCATTTCTTTGTCTCAAGCAAAACACAATCTTTTCTCCCTTGTTCACAGAATAGGAGGTATAATTACTGTCTTCTGTTCCTTCAGATATGTTCTCTACACTATAGTTACCCACTAATCGCTTTATATCCTCATTGTCGGGATCAAGTTTATTCATATGATTCAACAACTTCTTAATCTTCTTGTTTAGTCGGGCTAGCATATCCGCGGCTTTTTGTTTATCATCTTGATTGCGGACTAAGTATCTGTTGTTATCAATTTCCGACATCACATATTCCACTTCTAAATATCTCTTCTGAATATAAAAAAGTAGGATTACTACTATAACAAATATTATCACAATTTCTATCTTGTTCATATTTATATTTAGGGTAAATAATATTTAAAAATTGATCTAAATTTTAATATTAATTAAACAATTTACATGGATTTCAGAGCTCATACGGTTTCTGTAGATGAGTCTGAACAGTTATGTTTCCAAATTATTGATTGGTATCATTTCGATTACAACAATGAGGAAACAAACGAACACAAATATCTCATTAAAATGTTCGGTGTCACCGAACATGGAGATTCTATCTGTGCGAACATTGTTGATTTCGAACCTTACTTTTACATATCATGCAAAACAAAAGACACCTTTACCGTATCGGAAGTTGATTATATTCAAAACTATATTATGAATAAACTACCAAAAAACTTCAAAGAGAATATATCTCTTACCACCATAAAAAAGAAAGGTATATGGGGGTTTACGAACAACGCTTACAAGCAATATATCAAATTGTCCTTTGACAATCTGGTATGTATGTACATGGTGCGAAAGATGCTTCAATATAAAATTAAAATGTTCGGAAACACGCTCAAGTTCCAATTTCACGAATCCAACATCGAACCTTTTCTGCGTTTCATTCATACACAAAACATACAACCGGGTGGATGGGTTACATTTGATGAGTTCACAACCGATATTGACAACGAACTAGAAACAAAATGTCAAATCAATATTCAAGCATCTTTTACCGATGTAAAACCTTATACATGCAACAAAGTAGCTCCTGTTTACATCATGAGTTTCGATATAGAATGTACGAGTATGTCGGGGGATTTTCCCGTTCCTATAAAGACATATCGAAAAACCGCAGAGGAGATCATTCAGTTTTACAATACCCATAGCAAGATCAATTTTGAAAACATTATCATTTACTCTATTATTCAATTATACAACAAGACAACCAATTTCGAACAACAATTATCACAAATTAAAGAACGATTCATAAACACCGAATTGGAAAGTTCTTCCGAAATAATACATTTAACACAAGTGTTTCCCAAAAAGAAAACAATCAATCTTGTGGACATAGTATCCGTAATTCAAAGGAACTACGATGAAATTAGCGATATTCTCAAAAACAACAGCAACACAAACAACTTTCAACAAAAAAATCCAGATCTAGAACCAACCGTTCTGAATCAACTTGAATTTCTATTCAACAAGACCCTTCCTCCTCTGAAAGGAGATCCTATAATTCAAATCGGATCTACCGTTCACAAATACGGCGAAACCGTTTGTTCTTACAAAAATATAATCACTCTAAAATCATGTGACGATATTCCGGGAGTGGATGTTATCACTTGCACGACAGAGGCTGATCTGATTAAAGAGTGGTGTATTTTGATTCATAAGATTGATCCGGATATTATCACCGGATACAATATCTTGGGTTTCGATTTCGATTATATCTACAAACGCTCCTTGGAGTTGGGTTGTGAAAACGCTGTGTTGAATTGTAGTCGTTTAGAAAATCATAAATCAAAATTCAAGGAGAAAATGTTGGCATCTTCCGCATTGGGTGAAAATGTGCTCAAATATGTTGAAATGGAAGGACGAGTGTTCATTGATTTGATGAAGGTGGTTCAAAGAGAGTACAAATTGGACAGTTACAAGTTAGATAATGTGGCGTCGCATTTCATCAGTGGTAAAGTAAAAACAAATGTCAATTCAACTACTTTTATTCTAGATTCAATCGCTGGATTGAATGTGGGAGATTACATCAAATTGAACAACACACACAAATGTATGATTCTTACCATAGACAACACAACTATAACAATAAATCAAGAATTACATGATAAGATTACAACATGGGGTTTAGCAAAGGACGATGTGTCTCCCAAGGAGATCTTCAAGTGCCAAAAGGGAACATCTACTGATAGAGCGAAGATTGCCAAATACTGTGTTCAAGATTGTGCTCTGTGTAATATGTTGATCATTAAATTGGAAGTGTTCGCAAACAACATGGGTATGGCGAATGTGTGTCTGGTGCCTCTGTCTTACATCTTTATGAGAGGTCAGGGTATCAAGATTTTCAGTCTGGTCGCCAAACAATGCAAGGATGATAACTTCATCATCCCTCTAATCAAATTCGACGAAAATTCGGAGGAAACTGAAGGGTACGAAGGCGCTATTGTGTTAGACCCCATACCCGGTATCTATGTTGATGCTCCCATCTCCGTAATGGACTACGCGTCTCTCTATCCATCCAGTATGATCAGCGAAAACATTTCACACGATTCCATTGTCCTAGATCCGAAGTACGATAATCTACCCGGATTCGAATATGTAGATGTTACATACGATATCTTTAACGGCGTAGGAGACAAGAAAGTCAAAGTGGATGAGAAAGTTTGTCGATATGCCCAATTCAAAAACAACAAAAAGGGAATTCTTCCTAGAATCCTAATGAAACTTCTTTCTCAAAGAAAAGCGACTCGTAAACAGATCTTACACAAAACGGTTCTAACTAACGACAACATATCAGTCACTGGTATTGTTCAACACGAAAACGAGGCTAATGTAATTATCAAGACAATTGATGGGGAAACAGTCACAATAAAACAACAGAACATTGTATCAATAGCGGACACATATAATGATTTCATGAAGGCTATTCTGGATGGTTTGCAATTGGCGTATAAAATTACGGCAAATAGTTTATATGGACAAGTGGGTGCTAGAACCTCTCCCATCTATATGAAAGAGTTGGCGGCATCAACTACCGCGACCGGCAGAAACCTGATTATGAAAGCGAAACATTTTATGGAGAAACACTACGACGCTGATGTGGTGTATGGGGACACGGATAGTATATTTGTTGATTTCAAAATCAAAGAGAAGTATAATTTGGTGGATAAGGATGCGTTACAGAAATCGATCGATATAGCGGTAGAAGCAAGCAATAAATTCAAAAAAGAACTAAAAGATCCACACGATCTTGAATACGAAAAGACATTCTTTCCCTTCATTATCTTGTCTAAGAAAAAATATGTGGGTAATCTGTATGAGTTTGATATTAACAAATTCCAACAGAAAAGCATGGGTATCGTGTTGAAACGAAGAGATAACGCTAACCTCGTCAAGATAATCTACGGTGGTATAATTGACATTCTGCTGAACAAACAAAACATTTCAAAGGCAATCGAATTCTTGACATCGTCTTTACAAAATCTCGTTGAAGGCAAATTTCAAATGGATGATCTGGTAATAACCAAAACATTACGAACAACTTACAAAGATCCTTCTCGAATCGCACACAAGGTGCTTGCTGATCGTATGCGTGAAAGAGATCCAGGTTCCGCTCCACAAACGAACGACCGGATCCCGTATGTTTACATAGAACACGACATAAAAGACAAATCTCTTCTACAAGGCGATAAAATAGAACATCCATCACATATCGTTGACAAAAAACTGAAAATCGATTACATATTCTACATATCTAATCAACTTATGAAACCGATTTGTCAACTTTTAGCATTGGCGTTACATGAAATCCCAAAATCTACGAAACCGGTGTTTTATAAAAGCAAACTCAAATCATATATTACCAGTTTTGAGGGAAATGTGAAAAAAGCGAACGAAAAAATTAACGATTTAAAACAAAAAGAGGTTCAAAAACTGTTGTTCGATACGATTTTGATTAAACTGAACAACAAGCGATTAGGACATCGTGAAATCACCGAATTTATGAAAATCGTACCGTAAGCACTTATGTTGATCCTACATCTACATTACCACATATGATTCCGATGTTCATGTTATTTGGTGCTTCACAGACAAAATTGTTATATTCCACAAGAGGTTTGTTGTTCGCAGTGAATTTGCTTGTAGCCGCGTTAACCTCTTTGTTATATCTCATTAAAAATTCATCAATAAACTTAGTGTGTCTTGTTGTGCACAATGTGGACAGTGACTCTGAAAGATATATTTTCAGAGAATTGTTGATTATGTTGTCAAATGTATCCGAACATGTGAATTTGTCTAATATATCCGCAAAATTTTCAATGTTGTTTGTATTTAGATAATTGGATGGCATATTCAAGAAGTAATCAGATTCCATATATTTAACATACCTGTTTAATTTGTATGTATTGTAATTCATCATCATTAAATACTCGGGTATCAACACAAACAGAAGTTTCATTTCTTTGGGTGTGTACATAGTATTTACCTCTTGTTTGAAGGATGTCCAACTTGTGTACAATGGGGCAGTGATTCGTTTCATACATTTTGTCAATATGTGATTGTTGTCATTGATTACATCGTGTATGTTTACCGATGTCAGGAATTGATTGAAAAAGGTAATACTAGGTAGGTTTGCATAATAGTTTGTCATGACATTATCAATGTCTTCATATATTTGTAAACGATTGTTTATGATGTATCTTAATATCAAAGGTATATACTCTTTAATAATGTAATTCTTTTTCGCATCACTTTCGAATGAAATGTCATCTTTGTTTTCTAATATGTATGAATATATGTATGGTATGCTTGTAGTGTACGCGGTATGATGTAAGTTGTTTATATTCACATAGTAATCCATGAAATTGAACTCATTCAACAAAATCTTTATATTTTCGAAGAGAATGTCTTTGTATTTTTTGATAAAGATGTCTGGTTCGTCCACCTGTTTGTCAAAAAGTCTATATATGTCCTCGTTCAACAAACCCACAAACACAGTATTTATGAACATATTCTTTTGATCGGTCGTTATCGTGTATTTGTTTTCGTATTCGCTCACAAACTTTATAATTATTTTAACAATGTCATATTGGATTCCTTTTCTTAAGAAACTAATTTTGTTTTCTAGATCTCGAATCTTGGGTTGATTTATGTTCTCACGAGCAGTTTTGTTTATTGTGATTTTGTTCTTGTTGACCGCTATATTTTGTTTGTTGTGTTCTATCTTTTGAGACTGATCGTTCACTAATTTCAACACGAAAGATTTCATACTGTCTTCCAAATTTGTCAAATCGGTGCCTTGAACAACTTTCAAAGTGTTCAAATAATCAACTATCGCTTTGTTGGTTTCTGCATTGACATCAATCTTTAATTTTGTTTTACTATCATCGTATTCTGTATCATCTTCTAATTTTTTCAAGTATTTTGTGTACACATAATACGAAAGCATTGCCATTATTATTATCACAGCAAGTACACTTAACATTATTACAACCTCATTTGTTGTTGGATTCATTTTATTATCTTTATTTAATTATTACAACAAAGAAATTTTATTCATATCTGGATTTATTACCAATCCAAGATTATACAAATCGTTACAATAATTCTTTATATTACTATTGTTGTATTCTAAATCCTTATCTGTATGCACAACGGGCACCATCGATATTTTGCTTGCGGTTACAAACTCTTCGTTAATTGTGTTTGTTGTGTTAATCAGCACGCTTGCCTTGCTATATATCAATATACGAACATACGATTTGACCTCCTCGATTCGTATATCAAATATACTTGGATCAATTTCTAATTTCGTCATTTTCGTGTCGAAGTTTCCATCTATACAACAAAAATGATCCTTGGGAAACTCGACCAAGTTCAATTGACCCAATACATTACCACTCAAATGATCCTTTAACAGAGTATTATAAATATTCTTTCTTAACGACACAAACATTTTATCGTCCATATCTATATGGCGTATTTCCTCATCCGTTTCGATAATCAGATACATATCTGATTGTTCGTTACTTGTAACATCGTTGTACAATAATCGTTGATCTATTCCCGGATTGTATAGATATTTCTTACCATTGAAATACATGTTGTTCACAAGTTCAACATTCCCTAGAAACAATGTATCATATGGTATTTCGTGATCCCACATCATTTTCAATTTAACCTTTTTGAAAATACTGTATATTTTCGCCGATACCATAATTGATATTCTGTTCGCTATTGTTCCTTTTGGATAAATTACTAATGTGGTTATCTCCATTTATATAAAAAATTGATTTTTATATAAATGATTAAGAAAAAACGAATATGTCGATCGAAAATGGTCATTTCAAAGGTTTGCCCAATTTGGGAAATACCTGTTACATCAATAGTTCCATTCAAAGTTTTCTACATTCCCAATATTTGAAAGCGTTTCTAACAACTCATGATGTAACCCCAAACTTCAACTCATTTGACGATTACAAAACCCTCGTGAAAGATATTAAATCCGTCTTACCGTCCTATTTTGCAATATATGAACAAAATGATGTACATGAATTTTTGATGTATTACATAGACAGCATCTATGAAAAACATAAAAAACATTTTCAAATCAAAAACAATAAACACAATCCCTCCGCCTACCAAAAACTGCAGTTCAAATGTAACGAAGCGTGGTTTAAAAACTATTCCCCTATTATGGATACATTGTACTTTCAAATTATTCGACAAACGGAATGTGCGGTATGTAACCATAAAAATCTAAATTTTGAAAACAACTCCATATTGGAGGTGGATATTGAAGGAAACGATGATGATTTATCTTCTAGCATCCAGAGGTACTTTACATCTCATTATGTTGAAGATTGGACATGTGATAAATGTAACAAAAAATCCGATAACAACCGTGTTATTCAACAACTGTGGTTTTTGCCTAAAGTCTTGATTGTTTGTATAAAACGATTTAAATTCATGAACAACAAAATGGTGAAGTTGAGAAATACTGTGAAAATACCTAACGAAATAGATTTACAAAATTATTGTTTGCAACAAAATTGCAACTACAAATACAAACTGTCCAGCGTTATCAATCATTTAGGAAGTTCATATTACGGTCATTACAATTGTGATTTGATTACCGAAAATAATAGTATAATAAAAATTGACGATGAATTTATAGTCAGTACAACCAATAACAAACTCAATGAAGAGAATGGATACATCCTGTTTTATGAAACTACCAAATGAATTGATTTCACATGTAGCCTCCTTTCTGGACGATTTTCAAAAAATACAATTTTCGTATGCTTCAAAATATTTACGCAATCTTATTTATCATTCTGAATTGAAGCACAATGTCAAAGAATATTTATTTAATTTAAGATTTCTAAAAAACGAATGCTTGAAATACATCGTAAGAATAAACACAGACGGTGTTGTATATGGTGAATGTGAACAATGTTATCGTTTACAACTGCTCTACACCCACAACGATGGTGATACCGAAAAATGTATTTGTTTGAACAATTGTAAAATGGATTGTTTTAATTGTTTTTCAAATGTAACCTTTCATCATATAGAAAAAGGTTGCCCTAAATGTTATCAGGATCTGTCTTTTCATCCTCTTCATCTTCTGTATCAATGTTTTTAACAACTTCTTGCTTCAAATCATCTTCTAAATATACAATTTCATCAATCATTATTTTTATTTCGTTTGTGACTTTGTCCAGTTCTAATCTCGTTTTATCAAATTCGTTTCTTTCTTCGTTATCTATTTCTATCACGGCATTCAAATACTCGTGCGCTTCAAACACCCTTTCCGAAGTTGGTTTTGTAATCTGAATTCCATGTATACTTAACAAAGGTACGAATGGATCATATTCATAATCGTACATCATGAATAACTGCGTATTGTTCAACTCGTACAACTGATTCAAAAAAAGGATATCTTGATAATCGTTTATGTCAATGTAAGTCAATTCGAATCCGTCTTCGCACTCATCAATCACATCATGCTCTGTTATATCCAAAATGTCTTTGTTCTTTGCCTGCATAGTATATTTGATTCCTCTATTCAACCATCTGTTTGTTTTTTCTTTATGACTTGTTAAAGTTCGATTCAATAATTCCACTTTTGTTCTGTCAGGACATGTTATCAATAATGTGCTATTATTGATATATGTCGAAAACATATATTTCTGACAGTTCAGAAAAAATAAGTTATTCATTAAAATATTTCAATATAATAAATATGAGCAATTATCAAACTAAAACGCTTTGTGATGAAAACATATTATCAAGATCTGATTTTCGTAAATGGGCTAAAAAAAACCATCCCGACAAAACTTCTAACACCACCAAACACGAAAAATTTGTTAAGATTAACAATATTGTAAATGATATCTTGCCCAATAATGGAGATTATATAGAATGTAGAGAAAAATCTCCGGAAGAACCTAAAGAACCCACCAAAGTATACACCAACGATCTACCCGTAAATATTTCTAAAGCAGCGTGTATGCGCTCCGCGGAGAACTGGACCAAAATCTTAAAACACCATCGTTTCGACAAATCTTCTTTCAATGCGAACAAATTAAAAGAAGAAATGAAAACAATGTCTCCCAAAATGGTCAAACTTATCCAAACCATCAAACAATTAGATGACGGCGATTTCAACAACGAAGGCAAATATTACAAGCACTTCATCTTTTCAGATGTAAAGAAAGGGGGGTATGGGGCTAAGATTATATCTTCAGCTCTCGTCGCTAACGGTTTCAATCACTGTTTCACTAACAATCTTAATATCGTTCCTCCCAAATCCAACGACCGCAACGAAACCTTTGGTGTGTTATCCTCCACCGCCATTTACGACAAACCCTTCACCCAAAAGCATGTGAAGAATGTGTTGACTATGTACAATGAGCGTCCGGGTAACATACGCGGTCAAAACATGCGTTTTATTGTGTTGGATTCCGGATTCAAAGAAGGGGTCGATTTGTTCGATGTGAAGTATGTCCACATCTTCGAGAACCAGCGCAACAACGCCGACCTCATCCAAGCCATAGGTCGTGCAACTCGCTCGTGTGGTCAAAAGGGATTGAACTTTTTGCCCAATGTGGGATGGCCTTTGCATGTGTATCAGTACTATTTGACTTACGAAAACCCCACCAAAACGGTGTTTGACGACTACTTGCAATACGCCGGGGTCGATCTCAACATGCTAGTCATATCCGAAAACATCGAGAAACTAGCTATCGAAACCGCCGTCGATTACGACCTCAACATGAACATCAACAAGTTCGAAAACAAAGTGGAACAAATGTTGGAAATCGAAGGTGGTGCTGATAAAAACTTGGTTGGGTGTAACGAAAAGGATAAATGTGGCACGCGTTCCACCAAGACAGTCCCTTACAGCATTCCCTTAATGAAAGCGATTTACAAAAAGAAACTTCCCAACAACTTCGACAAGATGTTGACCAAGGACAAACGATTGTTTTTCTGCCAAGCGTTACAACAAGATCCTAGATTCTGTGAAGCGGTTAACAACGCTTACTTCAAAACCACCAAATCCACACAAACCACTCCCAAACAATACGATATTGTTCCCGTTAACAAAAACAACAAATTAGTTCTTGTTGAAAAACAGAACATGTTGGACATGAAAGAGGACATGAAGAACACGGAAGATATGACTTTCGAGGAGTTCCAACGATACATCAACAAGGTGTTCAAGGAATACAAGTATAAGCCAATTAAAGTGCATAACATGTGTGAAACTAAAGGAAGCGATGAGCGTATTGTGAAATTCACCGAATCCCAAAACTTCGTGACCAACTATTTCGTCCCGAAACATTTCGCGAAGGGACTGCTTGTGTGGCATTCGGTAGGCACGGGGAAGACCTGCACCGCCATCTCCGTGAAATCCTTCTTATACGAACGATTGAACTATTCCGTGATATGGGTAACTAGAAACACCCTGAAGGAGGACATATGGAAGAACATGTACGACAAAATATGTGATCACATAATCCGTAAGAAGGTCATGAACAACAAGGATACCACCAACCTGAAAAAATACTTGTCCAAACGATTCCTCCCTCCCATGTCCTATCGTCAATTCTCCAACATGTTGGAGGGTAAGAACGACTTGTATAACAAACTTGTGTCGTTGAACGGTGAGGAGGACATCTTGAAAAACACTTTGATTATCATGGACGAAGCCCACAAACTGTACAGCAAAGATCTTGTTGCTATGGAAAAACCCAACATGAAGGTGGTTGAACAGAAGATAGAGGATTCGCCCACATGCAAGGTGATGCTCATGACAGGCACACCCATCGCGGATGATCCCATGGAGTTCATCAAGCTGATGAATCTGTTGATGAAGAAGGACAAATTCCCCACCAAACTGAATCAGTTTAAGGAGGAGTTTATGGAAGGTAACGATTACACCGCGAAGGGTAAGAAGGAGTTCCAAAATCGCACCAAGGGATTAATCAGCTATCTGAATCGCCGTTTCGATCCCAGACAATTCGCCCAACCGAAGTTTCATAAGATGCCCGTGAAACTATCCGTAGCCAAGAAAGAAACCACAAACTGTATGAAAAACGCCGATAACAGAAAGGACAACTGTATAAACAACATTGTTCAGCCCGATGATAATCGGTTGAACAGAATGAAAAATGAGATTAATAATTTGAAAATGGAGATAGAGGATATGAAGGGAGATTTTACTTTAGATAAATTGAATAAAAATCTAAAAGATTTAATTAATTTAAAACAACTTAATTTGAAAACATTGAAAGCGCAATTAGCAACCGAAAAGAGAAGATTTACGAAAGCGACTAAGGACGCTAACGCCGTGAAGCGTGATTGTAAGAAGGAGTTTACCAAAGACAAAAAAGACTGTACGAATATCATGAAGAAACAAGAACACATGTATCAGAATTTGGTCTTCCAAAAATGTTAAAAAACAATTAAATAAATCTATTATAAATTAATAAACAGAAATATGATTATAGCAATTGGTTCATTCATTGTTTTTATTATTGTTGTTATTATTGTGGTAATGATGACCAGACAACAATCAAAAGAAGAAAAAAATAAAAACACATCGGTTGTAAAACCAACCGTCACAGCAGCACCAAAAATAGATCATGTTACAATTCAAAGTAATAATGATCAATCTAAATTGCTTTTAAAGACAAAAGAGGAGGAGGTGAAAGCTATGAGAGAAGCACTTGAAAAATCTCGTAATCAAGTGAAAAATGCCGAAGAACAAATGAAAGAAACTAAAAACAAAGCGGAAAAGGAGAAATTGGAAATGAATTTAACAAAAATGAAGGAACAACTTGAAATGAAAGAAGCGCAACTCAAAGAGGAAGAAAAAACAAAGAAAGAGTTGATTGAAGCGTTGAAGAAAGGCACAGTGAACAATATAACAGTAAGTCCAACAATGATAAATGAAGCTACTGCCGTTTCTCAGAATCAAAATATCAATATTCAAAATGTTTCCAATCCTGTATTGAATCATTACCAAACACAAATCAATAACGATGTAACATTCAACACTTTAAATCAAATGTATCAAACCTTGTATCAATATTATACATCACCAGAAGCAAAACAAAATTCAACTGATTCAACAAAAGCCACAGAAATTTCGAAAATGAATGAAGAATACATGAAATTATTAGAAGAAAGTGTACCTAAATTTAATGCGATTATAAGGAGTTCTAATATTGATAATGATGATAGAATAAAACAACTTACTAGGATAATACAGAGAGATTTTCTTCCTAATATACAAGTGTCCGATAGTACTGTAGTTCTGTATGTAAATCCCAGTGAACTTGAAGAATCAGATAAAGAAAAGTTGGAGCAATTGAATGGTTGGTATGGAGATGATGTATTACTTGAAGAAACAGGAGAAAATGGAGAAACAGGAGAAACAGTTGATGAAGAAGGATCAGCACCAACAGAAGAAGGAGAAGAAGAAGCAGGAGAAGAAGGAGAAGCAAGAGAAGACGGAGAAGGAGGAGAAGAAGGAGGAGAAGAAGGATCAGTTGATGAAGAAGGATCAGCAGCACAAGGACCAGAAGGAGCAGCAGCACAAGGACCAGCAGCACAAGGACCAGAAGGAGCAGCAGCACAAGGAGCAGCAGCACAAGGACCAGCAGCACAAGGACCAGGACCAGGACCAGGACAAGGACCAGGACCAGGACAAGGAGCAGAAGACGAAGAAGAAGAAGAAGAAGAAGAAGAAGAAGAAGACGCAGAAGAAGGAGCA